CACCACTCTCAGAGCCATCAACTATCTGATCACCAATAACCCAAACAACAACTCCTCCATCTTTAGTTATTCTATATAATTCCTCTACCATTGGTATAAATGGAAAACTATAACCATCAAACTCATTCTTATCTTTTACAACACCTTTATATGTTCGCAATGAACCATATGGAGGACTTGTGACTGTAAGGTCAACACTATTATCAGGCATTTTTGACATTATATCAACAGCATCACCACATATTATTTTATTCAAAAAATCATTCATATTTATATTTATATTTATATTTATATTTATCTATCTTTTATATAAATAAAAACTTATTATGTTTAACAAAAAAAAGAGAATACAAGTTAATGTATTCTCTTTTTTTTACTAAAAATTATTATATGTAATTAAATCAACTAAATATACATGCAATTAAAATATCAACAAACCCAAATCCTAAACCAATCAAAAACATTGTACCTGCAAATGAAAAATCACCAACCAAAAATGATAAAAATGAAATAACAATAAATATTAATGCTATGATAAATATTATAACACCTATCATTGGAATTTTACTTTTACTATTCCAATCAATACCTTCGAGGGTTTTTTCATTTGAAGTTTTTTGATCACCACTAATACCTTCACCAGGATTGAATTTTTTCCCACATTTTAAGCAAGTTATTTTAGTTTTATTACTACCTATAAATCCTGCTAATAAACCAACACCACCTGTTAATGCTGCACCTGCAGCAGCTTTTCCAACTCCAAATCCTTTTTTTTCTGTTGATAATTGTATTGATCCACACTTAGGACATCTAATTTGATCATTATTTTTCATACATAAATAACTTTAACCTATACAAGTGAGGTTTTTAAATTTTATATAAAAATAATAAAATTATTTCATATATGCAAATATTTTTAATAAAATTATTTAAAATTCTTCTTCAAATTTTTCACCTCTACTAATCAAATCATCTTTTATAAGTTTTTCAATATACTTTGATTTATTTGTGTAACCATTCTCAGTTAAGTAAGATTCTAATTTTTCATTGAGTAATATATTCACTGAAACAGAAAACTCTTTCTTTTTCTCATCATCTGATAGTTTTTTCCTAGACATAAATAATTTTTTATTTTTATATCGTAAAAATCAAAAAAAGATTGAAATATTTTTAAAATAATTGTAAAATAATTGTTTTTGACTTTAAAATATTTATATATACTATAAAATAAAGAACATAACATGAAAAGACAAGTAACAAAAAAATCTATGACAGTTGTAATAGATAAGAATATATATGAAGCAATTGAACGTTTATTCTGTAACAAATCTAAATATATAAATTGGCTTATATATCAGGACTTATTGAAGAATACTAATGATGAAGAAATTAAAAAATTATTATTGTAAAATGAAGAAATTAACTACAGAAGAATTTATACAGAAAGCAAAAAATGTACATGAAGATAAATATGATTATTCATTAGTTGAATATATAAATTCATATACTAAGGTGAAAATAATATGTCCTACACACGGCATATTTGAACAAAAACCGAATGGTCATTTAGATAAAAAAGGTTGTTCAGAGTGTAGTGGTAATAAGAAATTATCTAAAGATGAATTTATACAAAAATCAAAAAATATACATGGTAATAAATATAATTACAGTTTAGTGAATTATTTTAATTCTAAAACAAAAGTTAAAATTATATGCGAAAAACATGGCATTTTCGAACAAAATGCAAATAGTCATATTATAGGATATGAATGTTCAAAATGTAGTTATAATGATAGATATGTATTTATTGAAAAATCTAAACAGATACATGGTAATAAATATGACTATTCTTTAGTTAATTATACAAATGCATTAAATAAAATAATTATAATATGTCCTGAACACGGTGAATTTACACAATTACCATATAATCATTTAAGTGGTAATGGTTGTAAAGAATGTTGCACATTAAATAAAAAATTAAAAATTGATGAATTTATACAAAAATCTATGGTTACACATGGAGATAAGTATGATTATTCTTTAGTTAATTATAAAGATAGTAAAACAAAAGTTAAAATTATATGCAAAAAACATGGGGTATTTGAACAAAAACCAAATGAACATTTAAATGGTAAAGGATGTGCAAGGTGTTTTAATACATTCAAATTAACAACAACTGAATTTATAATTAAATCAAAGGAAATACATGAAAATAAATACAATTACAGTTTGGTGAATTATGTTAATTCCAAAACAAAGGTTAAAATTATATGTTCTATACATGGCATTTTCGAACAAATACCTAATTGTCATACAGCACAAAAACAAGGATGCCCGATATGTAAAGAAAGTAAAGGTGAAAGAATTATTAGACAATTTTTATTGAAAAATAATATAATTTTTATAACACAGAAAACATTTAGTAAATGTTTATCAGATAAAAATAAAAAGTTAAAATTTGATTTTTATTCAATAGACTATAATATGTGCATAGAATATGATGGTATTCAGCATTTTGAATCTGTTGAATATTGGGGAGGTGAAAAAGATTTCATAAAAAGACAAATGTATGATCAAATAAAAAACGAATATTGTTTAAAAAACAATATTCGTTTAATACGAATTAGATATGATGAAAATATAGAAGAAATACTAAATAGTTATTTTTTATAATTATTAATATGTATATATTTCATTGTTTCAACCATTGTAGGATCACCAATTGCCTTAATTGCATCATCTGATAACTTAACACAAGGAATTCCATTTGCACTAGTAAGTTTAATTACCATGTTCATTGGTTTACTTTTTTCACATTTATTACTTTTTTTTGAAAAATCCGATGTCAGAAAAGTTCCAATTCCCATTGAACAACGTATTTTACCTTTACAATAGTCAACAATTTTTAAAGATCTATCAATATCTAAACCATTGCTATATACAATAATCTTAGTAGTTGGATCAATATTTAACTTTTTATAATGAGCAATCATTTTATCAGTATAAGTATATTCTGATCCTGAATCCCAGCGTGTACCATCCCATAATTTTGAGTCTTCCAAAGAGAAATCTTTTAAGAATGAATCAATACCGAATGTATCTGGAAGCATAGTACCCAAATCTCCACTATAAGTTTGTTGCCATTTTTTCATAACAACTTTATTCGGATGATTCAAACTTTCTAATGCTGCTACACCTGAAATAATTTCATGAGCCAAAGTTCCTACGCATCTAACATCATGTTTCATAGATAGATACGGATTACTTGTGCCTACAAATACTGAATATTTTTTCAATTCTCTAACAACCATATCTTGAACCGAGAAATCTCTCCTACGGCGAGTTCCAAAATCAGCTAATGATGCGCCAGCATCACTTAATGTTTTTCCTTTTGAATTAATCAATTCAATTTGTCCATCCATACTCCAATCTTTATCCATCACTTTGAAGTACACTTCAGATATAATTGCCATCAATGGAACTTCCCATAATATTGTATCTCTCCAAAAACCACTAATATTAATATTTAGTTCACCATTTTTTTCATGAGTAATATAAACTTGTTCAGGATTAAATCTGTAAGCCGCTAAATATTGACGATAAGAAACTGGTAGATATTTAAATTTTTCTTTTAAAAAGTCATATTCTTCATCTGTTAATTTCAATTTAGACATCATATTGATTTGTTTTTTAATCATTTTGAATGCTTCATCATTAAAAATCATAGATTTATCACGATTGCTAAATGTATATTCACATTCTACATCAGGGTAGTGCTGAATTACAAAATTTTGCATACTTAACTTGTAGATGTCAGTATCTAAGATACTTTTGATAATTTGCTTCATTATTTTTAAATTTTTAAATTATTTACAAAGATAATACTATTATTTCAAAATACAATAAAATATCAGTTTTATTTTTTTGAATATGGATTTTTACTTAAATAAGAATTATAATATTTCTTATTACTTGTAACTTCTTCTCCTAACCATTCTGGTTTTTCATAAGATTCATTTTCACTTTGAAGTTCAACCTCAGCCATTGTTAATCCTTCATTATCTCCATGAAATTCATCAACTTCAAATATATGATTTCCAACTTGAATATTATAACGAGTCTTATCAATTTTACCATCTCTACACAATAGAAGTAACTCTTTTGCCTCATCAACTAATATTTCTTTTTCAAACTCATAACGAGATACACCAGTTTCATTAAGTTTACCTTTAATAGTTATATAGGCTTTATCACTTTTGATACGAATTCTAATAGAAGGATTTTCTGATATATATCCTTGAATAATATGATATTCATTAACAGCTAATGATTTATATTCACCTTTAACAAGAAATTTTCTTTCAATTTCTTGTGGCATAGGCTTTCTATCCATTTGTTTTAAAATTTTTTGTTGAATATCAATAATACACAATGTTATCTCATATATTCTATTTTTTATTTCTTCAGTTTGTTCTAGACTTTCAAGATATTTCAATCTACCATCCATACAATCATATATTTCTTTATACATTCCAATCATAGTTTTTATTTTTTATTTTATCAAGTTCTTCTAATTTTTCTTTTCTAACTTCTATTAGTGTTTTTTCTGGTTTTTCAACCCAACTATTTGATTCACTTACTTCCCATCTCCACCTATACAAATCAAATTTTTTCTGTTTGATTTCCACATATCCGTGCAAATTAAAATCACGACCAATTGGACGCATATACAAATCATAATATTCATTTGGAATATTCTTGATAATCTCTGAATTAAATATTTGTTCACAAACAATATGACCACTTGTTGAATTTTTATAATATTTGTTCATTTATTTTTTCTAATTTTTCTTTTCTTATTATTAATAAAGCTTTACTATAATATTGTGCTATATGTCCTGTATTTTTTTCATATGAATGTTGCATACAGAATACATATTGTGTTATTGGTTCTTCAAAACCTAAAGAGTGAAGCCAATTATCATAATCTTTAAGAAAAAGATAATATGCAAGTTCATCTAAATAACTACAATTTCCTAAATTCCAATATCCTAAAGATTTATCTATGTTCATTTTTATCTATGATACGATTAATTTTCATTTTATCAGCAAGAATCCATGCTCCACCTTGGGATTCAGGTCTATCATAAGTTTTTATACCTTCAACTTCAACTTCTACCCATACTCTTATTTCGCCACTTAATAGTTTTTCTTTCAAGTGTGGCGCACTTGGAGTGAAACAACAATGCCAACCAAATCTCTCAGCAAATCCATTTGTAGGTATAAACTCAGCATTCATCCAAACATTCAATGAATATACTTCTTTAGCATTTATAAACAAACTACCAAGAGTACCATTCTTTCTTTGTTTCATTAATTTATATGCTATCATTTTAAATTATTTAGTTTTTTAAGTTTTCGTTTTCTATATTCAGATAATGTTTCAAATTCATCTGACATAAATGGTACACATGTTTCAAATCCAACCAATACATATAAATCATAACCATGATGATGATTTACATATTTTATTGTATAATTTGAATCAAGAATTAATTCATCATAAACTATTTTATCAGGAGCATAACCAGTATATATGACTCTATCACCTTTTTTGCATATCATACTATAATTTTAAGTTTTTTAGTTTTTTAAGTTTTAGTTTTCTATATTCAGATAATTTTTTAAATTCATTGAAATTAAATGGTATATCAAATCCAAATAATAAATATCCTGAACTATTACGTATACAGCTTATATCTTTCACAATATAAATTGAATTTTTAGTCAACAACCAATTCACATGATGATAAAGTTCACCAATATAAACAACTTTATCTCCAGCTTTTGCTAGATTTTTTATCACAATCTAAATCTTAAATTACTTCAATTTCATCAGCAGAATTAACAACTACAATCCTACTACCAACACTATTGACTTTATATTTTTCAACTAAAGAATCTACATAGTTTTTAACATCTTCATCAGAGCCAATACCTCGACAGCCACCAAGGTTAAGAATGACATCAAAACCAGCATCAAGCAAATCTTCAACTGTTGAACCTACACAGTAGTTTGTAGCTAATCCTGCTACAATAACAGTATCAATATGTTTAGCTATATACCATTCAATAAGTCCTGTTGATATTTTTTTATTTAAGTCATGATAACAACTTGAATAAGGATGTAAATCTGGTTCAAATCCTTTTGCAACAAAGAAATCATACTCACACATTTTAGGAAGTCCTGCTATAAGTTCAGAACCAAATGTACCTGATATACAATGAGATTTCCAAGCAATGTCTACATTTTCTCCTTCTACTGGTGAAAATTGAGGTTGGCTATCATTAGCTATCCAAATTGAATTAATAGGATGCATATCTTTAGATACAGTCTTATATTTCACAAGATTATTTTGCTTATTCAATTCATCTACAATTTCATTACCACCTATTACAGGCAACTCATCTGGACACAATGGAGTAAATCCATTTTGAGGATCTACATTGTGGCTTGCTGTCAAATTTTTAAATACTGTTATTTTTTTATACATTGTGTTATTTTTTAATTTTTTGTTTATAATATGCTTCTACTTTTTCAAAATGTTCTGGCCATTTGTCAATTAAATTTGTATTAGAAAAATCAATTCTTATTTTTATAGCTGGTATATTATTTTTTACATAAAATCTTTTTCTTGTGTCTATTGAATTAACAGTATTTGTAAATAAAGAATTAATATCACAACTATAAATAAATATAAATTCTTCAAATCTTGAAATATCTTTTTTTATATCATGTAAATTAACAAAACCTAAGTCATGTTTACCAACTTTTATTTGTTCTTTATAATTGGTTTCAAATATTTTACGATATTCAAGATATTTTTCTAATTTCATTTTACCAATGTATTTTTATATGTTCTAAATAATCATTATAATTTTCATCTAATATATCAATCATGTTTGCATATCCAATATCTTGAATTGCTATTTTAATGCCATCTTTTTCAATTACTTCACCTTTTGTGAGTTTTTTAAAATCTTCTTCGTCTAATAATATATTTTTTGCCATAATTTTTTAATATTTTAACACCAACCTGATTGTTCATTTATCTTTTTAATTTTTTCATCATCAGTGACTAATGAAACTTCAGAGCCAATTAGATTTCTCAAATCAAAATCTTTCATATTATCAAATTTTGTTGCATAATAGCCTACTTCACAAGCATCTACAATCAAGTTTTCACCTTTAATAGAAATGTCTTTTGTTTCAAAGTGATGTGTTTTATTATCAAAAATCACATCAATATACTTACCTATTGTTATATTGACATTTGTTTCAAATGTAATATAGGTACCTTTTTTTACTTTTCTTCCTGATGATACTATTACAGCATCTATTACTTTACCTAAATAATTTTCCATATTTTATATTTATTTTTGTACAAAGATATAACTAATTTTTATAATATCAAAATAAATTGAGATAATATTTTTTTATTTGAATATAATTTATTATATTTGTAATACAAATTAAAAACAAAATGTCAATAGTAATTAAAGAAATAAACAATGAACAATGGCTACACTCTATTGGTGATATTCCTATAAATTTTACACCATATACGAATAGTAATAGAGGAACTTTTAGTGTATCTATTAGAATTGGTAAAATAAAATATTCTAATTTAATAGTTGATGAAATATATGACTTAGATTACGATAAAGATTTTATGATAATAGAAAGAATAAAACAAGTAAAACATGAAGATGGACTTATATATGATGATTTAATATTTATAAATAAATCTCAATATTTAAAATACACAAGAAAACAAAAACTAAAACAAATACAATGAAATTAACGGAAGAACAAATAGATAAAATAAACAGTGAATGTACAATATCCGATCAGGGAGTATTCATAGAACCATATGGATGTGATGGCATTAAAGAATTAGTAATTTATATGCGTTGGTCTGAAGGTGGTGCGCAAGGTGGTAATTGTTGGAATGATGATGAACCTGAAGAATATGATGGAGAAGGTAAACCAAAATTCAAAGTTCTTGATATGGTTTTAGAAATATTAACACCAGGTATGACATATTTACAATATAAAGCAGTAGAAGAATTGTTGATATCAACAACTAAACATGAATGGGAATATTACGGTAACTATGATAATTATGGTATAGAGTATATTAAATTAAAGGATTTGATAGATTTATTAGAAACTTTTTAAATTTTTTAATAAAAAGAGAGCCTAAGTGCTCTCTTTTTTTATTTATTTAACCAAATATAATTAGTGTATCTTTATATAATTATCTATCTTTGCATTAAATAATCATTAAAAAAATAATTTTATGAAAACAGTTTTTAAAGTAAAATTAATAGACGGCGGTTGGGTATTTTGGAACCAATTTGGTATTATAATTAGTATTAGTACTGATAATGAAGGAATTCATTTAAATAAATATATTAGTCAATATAAAGTTATTACTGAAACAGTATGTCAATTTACTGGGATAACTGATAAAAATAACATTGATATTTTTGAAAATGATTTATTATCAGATGGTAATATAATTTATAAAGTTGAATGGAATCAACAAAATACCTGTTGGTGGATTAATCCAATAAAAACAATAAAAAAATCTGAAATATCAGAAAAAGATAGTTTCATAACACTAGTACTAAGCAATGAAAAACTAGGAAATGGGTATTATTCAAGAAGAGATATGGAAGTAATAGGAAATACAATAGATGACTTAAACTTACTATCATAAATAATAAGTAATCTATTGATTAATAGACACATACAAAACAATTTATATATAATATATATAGTATATATATCATGATCTTGCATGTTTTTATAATTATACATGAAAATCAGGTGTTTAGTCACCTGATTTTTATTTTTTATTTGATTAAACTTTATTATTTGATTTTTATATCATGAATTATGGCAAAAATAGACATTGAGTATATAAAGAGTAAGATTTCAGAAGTATTAAAAAATGCTCATTCTGATCCCCGTAAATTTATTATTAAAGATTATAATGATAGAATAAATTTTGCATGTCCAGTATGTGGAGATTCACATAAAGATCCTAACGCAAAAAGAGCAAATATATATAAGGATAACCCTACATTTATGGTTTGCTTCAATGAAGATTGTAGAGCAAGTGTTACTCATTTGTGTCGTGACTTTAATGTAGAAATAGGATTAGAAGAAAAACAAGCATTGTATGATTTTGCTGATTCTCACATGAAGTTTGATAGGAAGAAAGATGTTTATATTCCTTCGAATTTGAATAAATTGATTGATATAGATGAATTTTCAAACTATGTAAATGAACATTCAGAAAATCAGATTTCAAAATTTAAACCAATACAATTTAATTCTGCAGCTTATCAATATTTGAAATATGATAGATTAATTGAAGATTTTGAAAATATTTATGAGTGTGATTATAAGTTAACAGATAGATGGACTGAGAAGTGTATTGTTATGCTGAATAAGTCAGGTAAGAAAATGTTAGGAATGCAAATTAGAAACATGAAACCTGGAGATAAAAGATTTTTTAAGATTTTTAATTTTGAAAAAGTATATTCAATTTTACATCCTGATGAAGTATTAGATGAATTAGAAATGTTATCTTATAATAAGCTTTCTAATTTTTTCAATATATTAAATGTTGATTGGAATGAACCAGTGACAATATTTGAGGGTATGTTAGATTCATTGTTTATGAATTATGGTAATTCACATAGTAATTCAATTGGAGCAATAGGGTTGAATAGTATTGATACAGACTTATCATTTTTATTTGATTCTGACTTGGATATTCAATTCTTTTTAGACCAAGATAATGTTGGTATCAGAAAATCTCAAACTCTCTTAGAACAAGGATATAAGGTTTTTTTGTGGCAAAAATTAGTAGAAGATTTATTAAAAAACAAAAAAGATAAATATGTAGCTAAGAAATATTTAATTAAAATTAAAGATTTAAATAAATTGGTACAGGAAATAAAAGATATGGAAAAATTTAAAAAAATAAATTTACAAAAATATTTTTCAAATGATGTTTTTGATAAATTATATTTAGATGAAACTTTATATCCTAAACCAGATAAGTTTGGTAAAAAACCATATGATAAAAACAAATATAAAAAATGAAAAATGATATTGATGAATGGAATGATTTTTTAAATGAATTTGACAATTCAATTTTGAATATTTATAAGAAACATGAAAATAGTTTTGATGAATATGGAATTCATGGAAGACGTCATATCTCACGTTCTATTGTTTTTTCTGAATTTATGTCAAGATTTTATACAAAGGAATTAGGTAAAGATATAGATTTTAAAGCAATAAGATATGCTGTATCATTTCATGATAGTGGTAGGCAAGGTAATGGTATAGATGTATGGGAAAACGATAGTCAAAAAAATTGTTTCAAATATTTAATGAATGATTCTGATTATGATAATCATTCTGATTATGATGAAACTAAATGTAAATACATATCTTCATTAATTAGTAAGAATCTAACAAATGATATAAATCATAATATTGTTTATGATTCTGATGTTTTAGATATAATGAGACCTTGCTGTGGACATGGTGAGATTGAAAATTTTAGAAGAAGTGAACTTCGTTTTTTAGGACCAAAAGATAATTTTGCAAATTGTCATTTATATGATGAAATAAGAGAAGAATTAATTATTGATGCTTGGAAATTGATAGAATACACAGAAGATAATGAAATGCTATTCAACACAAAAGAAAATAATCAACTTTATTATATGCTTAATATAGTAGATAAAAATAAATTAAATTTTAATATATTACATAAATATTTTTAATATTTATGTAATATATAAATATTGTAAAAATTTTTGGTATATACAAATAAAAATATTACATTTGCACAAATAAATAATAAAATAAATGGCTAAACAAGAAATTAAAAACAAAATCAATAGATTTATTACAAATCAAAGTGTTAGATTAGTTGGAGATAATGTTGAAAATTGTGTATTAGACACTAGAAAGGCACTTAGACTTGCTGATGAAATGGAATTAGATTTAGTTGAAATATCATCTAATGATAACGTTTCTATATGTAAAATTGTTGATTATGAAAAATTTCTTTATGACAAAAAGAAAAAAGAAAAAGAACAAAAGAAAGTTCAAAAACAAAATCAAGCAGAGCTGAAAGAGATTAGAATGACTCCTAATATTGATGAGCATGATTTTAATTTTAAATTAACTCACGCAAAAAACTTTTTATCTGAAGGTAATAAAGTTTTACTATCAGTGTTTTTTAAAGGAAGAGAGATAGTGTATCAAGATCAAGGTAAAGTTAAACTATTGAAGTTTGTTGAAGCATTGGATGGTATTGGTATGGCAGAGTCTATGCCAAAATTAGAAGGTAAAAGAATGCAAATGACTATAAAACCAAAAAAGACAAAATAAATGGAGAAAAATGAAATGCTTAATAGCATTATTAAACTTACAAAAGAAACTGGACAAGGTTTAGCATTATCAATTATTAGAGTTGCATCTCCCGAGTATGGGAGATTAGTTGATGAGCTTATTGAAGAAGGTAAAGTAGATATTCACATCAAACATTATTCTATGTTACCATCTGATGAATGGGTTGTACCTGCAGGTTGTTATTTTGCCATTAAAGATGATGAAACATATCATCCAGGTGCTTTAATTTTTATGAGAATGTATCTAGAAATTGAAGATTTAGGAGTTGGACTTAAAATATCTAAGGTATTAAAAGATGTTCATAGCATGGAAAATTATGCTAAATGGCTAAAAGACAATGAACAAAAACTGATTGATTTAGTTAATATGAAAGAAATTGAATTTATACCAAATCAATTAGATGACAATACAAAAAATTGGATAAAAGATAAAACTTGGTATAAAAATAATGATACTGTAGAATCTTGTCTTAATCTGTCAGAAAAAGTTTCAAAAGAAAATGGAGATAATACACAATTAGATTTGTATGATCAACTTATGCCTTTATATAATACAGACAAAAGTAGATTTGTCAAAGAAATTGAAGACTCTAAAATAGATATTGAAAAATTAAAAGAAAATATAAAAAATAGAAATAAGGTAAATAATTGGCTGAAAAGTCAAACACAAACAGATAAAATACAAACACTTATAAATTAAAAATGGAAACAAAATTAAGAAAAGACATTTCAGTTGAGTTTAAATGGGATTTAACTCATATTTACAAAAATAGAGAAGATTTTGATTGTGAATGCGATAAAATTGAAGGTTTTACTGAAAAAATTCAATTATTTAATGGTAAATTATCTGATCCAAAGGAATTAAAAAATTGCTTAGATTTGATGGGCGATGTACGAAAAATGATAACAAAACTTCATTGTTATGCTAATATGTATTTAGATCAAGAGCAAAATAATGAAGATGCTGATAAATTAGTTCAGAAAGTAAAAGATGCTGCTGTTAAGTTAGGCTCAAAATGTGCATTTATTACAGATGAAATTATCAATTTTGATGATGATACAATTTCTATGATGTTATCTTGTGATGATTTGAAAAATTATCATTTTGATATCAAAGATACAATAAAAAATAAGAGTCACATCTTATCAAAGATAGAAGAAGAACTACTCACTAAAATCTCAGATGTTTTTTCTACGTCAAATGATGTATATACAATTTTCAAAAATACTGAGTTAAAATACTCAACTGTTACATTATCCAATGGAGAAGAAGTTTTGGTTGATGATAGAAATTATAGAGTTTTAATAGAATCAAGTAATAGAGAAGATCGTAAATTAGTTTATGATACATTCTATAAAACATTTGATGAATATAAGAATACTCTAGCTAAACTAATGTTCAAATTTGTAAAAAGTTCAACAACAGGAAGCAAAATCAGAAATTATAAATCATCTTTAGAACAGTCTCTATCATCAGAAAATATTCCAATATCAATTTATGATGGATTGATTGAAAATGTTTCTAATAACCTTGATAAAATGTTTGATTATCTTAATTTAAGAAAAGATATTTTAGGTTATGAAGATTTGAATTATTATGATTTATATAATCCTATAGTTGATAATGTTGATTATGAATATTCATATGATAATGCTAAGAAATTACTTATTGAATCAACTGCTATTCTTGGAGAAGAATACACAGATATTATGAAAAGAGCAATTAGTGAAAGTTGGATAGATATATATCCAAATCAATTCAAAGACACTGGTGCTTATATGAATGGCTCTGTGTATGATGTTCATCCTTATATTTTATTGAATTATAAAGGTAAATATGATGATGTTTCAACTATGCTTCATGAAGCAGGACACGCAGGACATTCTGTGCTGAGTAATGCGAACCAACCTTATAATAAAGCAAGTTACTCAACATTTATTGCTGAAATTGCATCAACAACAAATGAACTTTTGTTACTCAATCATATGTTGACAACAACAGATGATAAACAATTGAAAATTTTCTTGTTGAATAACTATATTGAACATTTTAGGACTACCGTATTTAGACAAACTATGTTTGCGGAGTTTGAGAAATTTATGTATGAATCAGTAGAAAATGATGAGGTTCTAACAGCATCAATGATGAATGATAAGTATTATGAGTTACTTAAAAAGTATCATGGAGAAGATAAAAATATCATTAAGATTGATAAAATGTATGCAAATGAATGGTCACGTATTCCTCATTTCTATTATGATTTTTATGTGTTCCAATATTCAACTAGTTTTATTTCTGCAGTCATTCTTTCAACAAGAATATTAAATGGAGATAAAGAACAACTTGATAAGTATATGGAATTATTGAAATCTGGTGGTAGTGATTATCCTGTAGATTTGTTGAAAAAGGCTGGTATTGATTTAACTGACGGAGAATGTTATAAAGATGCATTCAAACAATTCTCAGAATATTTAGAAGAACTGAAGTCTTTATTGAAATGATAAAAGTTGGTGATAAATTATATTGTCATGATAATAGTTATAGTTTGATAAAACTAACTGAAGGAAAGTTGTACACAGTATCAGATATTCGTGAATATGGTCATATTATAAGTACCAATAGTCGGTTAACTATAAAAGATGACGAAGATGAAAATATTTTTTTCTCAATAGATCAAGATGAAAATGAATTATCATATAAAAACTGGTTCATAGAAAATAATGAATATAGAAAAAATAAATTATTAAAAATAGAATATAATGTTCAATATTAATAGATGATGAGGTCAGGAGATAAATTGTATTGTGAACGCAATGATATCGGTATAGTAAATTTATCTATTCACAAAATATATGAAATTATTGAAGTTAAAACAGATAATTCTTATGGTAAAATTTTAATTCATGATGATGTTGATAGAATTATTAGTTTTACTATATATGTAGATAGAAATAATCTATCATATCGTAATTGGTTTCGGTTAATTAATATAAAGGAAGAGAGAAAAATAAAACTATTTGATATAGAACATAACATTTAACATAAAAAAATCTGAATTACTTTTGTAGTTCAGATTTTTTTATGTACCTTTGTATTCAATTAATTATAAAACAATCTAAAAATTAAAAAAATGAATGAACAATTAATTTCTTTTTACAATGTCTACATTTCTACTGGATCGAACATTGCTGAATATGCAGAGAAAAATGGTATTACACCTACTCAGTGCTTTCAATTGATCACAATGGGAGAATTTTACAGCAAAAACTAATTTGAATATTAGTTTATATAAAAAAACCAACATTAATAATGTTGGTTTTTTTTGTTATGTATTCAATGATTTATTTATTTCTCTGTGTGTTCTTCCTCTATGAGCTAATGGGAAATTTTCATAAAACTCTTTAATTTCCTTTGAGTGTAATTTATTGTAGATAGATTCAAATTTATCTAAGAACGTTATGTCTTCATTAGATATATTAAATTCATCAGATATATTCTTGTATCTACTGAAATTTTCAGAAATCCACTTAATTCTATCTTTATTTGTCAATATCATAATTACATAACTTTCTTAACACTTCTATCTCCAGTATCAAATACAGAATATGTTACATTTTTAGTTGATAATCTTAATTCTAAGAATTGATCCATTGCAGCCTTGACAAACTTAGGATCATCATCAGAGAAACCATATTCAACATTTATACCTAAATTGTTTGCATACTTATTAACTAATACATTAAATTCTTGTAGTGCAACTTTTTTAGAATCTTCCACTGACATTATACCATATTTTTCAATAAAATAATCAGAAGAAACAGTGTAAATTGGACATAACTCAATATAGTAATCAATTACTTGATGTGATTCAGTACCAAATATCTTGTGGTATTTCAAAAGATTATTAATCATTTGAGTTTTAAAATCAACATCTTTATCTACATTTTCAATTTGTAAATCTTTGAAATTTTCTAACCCGTATTCATATATAAGCCAATATAAAGCTTTCTTTATGTTTTTTGGTGAGTGTCCTCTCGATGTTACAATAGAGAATATATTACCATTTATGATGCATTCAAGAAATGTTGTCCAAGAAGGTGCAAATTTCTTATTCATTACAGCATCTTTGAAATCAACAATGAATGTCTCATCTTTTAGTTTGCCCCAATCTCTAAAATTTGAAAATGATAGTTGTCCTGGTTTGTATCTCCATCCTTCTGCACTTCTAACTTGAGAAAACATTATGGTATCTACTTCTTCATCAATCCATTCATCTTTCACTAAATGTTCCATGATAATTTTTGTGTTTGTATACAGTAAATTATCATCAATATCAAATGAATAATATTTGAATATATTTTCGTTAATTTTACTTTTCTTTTGAGGTTTTGAATTTTCAACTTTTGTATTCATTATATATCTTTTAAGTGAGTTATTATAATTATGAATACAAATATACAAATAATATTTTGAATAAAAAAATTATAAGTTATATTTTTTTGATGATAGATGTATTTTTATTTCAGGTATTGCATTTAAGTCTACAATTTCTTCTGTTACTTTTTTTATCCACATATTATTGTCATATCCTTTCATACATAAATAACAGTTAACAATTTCATCTAAATCAAATGGATTTGCATCAGGTTCAATTTCTTCTGAATCTCCATTTTTATCAATTTTCATTAGTTTATATTCAGGATCATATATAACTGGGTCAATTATATTTTCAAATTTTTCAAATTTTCTAATTTCCATATTTAATTATTATGTTTATTATAATATTTCGAAACAGTAGGATTGAAGAAATTACGTACAATTAAGTTAGATTCTATTGTATAAACTAATAATTTTTTAAGTTTATCAAGAAATGTGCTTGTTGTTTCATTTTGAAACATTAAGTTAGATAATGATTTTGTCATTAATTCATCTTCATAATCAAAACCTTTTTCAATATTATCATTTATATGTTTTAAATCATATAATTCTTTAATTTGCATATCTTTTTCTATCATAGTTAAATATTGAATTTTTTTGTTGCGTCATAAGATTCTATGTCATTTATGAAATATATTAATAATTGATATTCATCTTTATTGAATGTGTAATCCCTGCTACGATTGAATACATCATTGTCTGTTATTCCTATTTCTAATGCATCATTTCCAGTTTCAGTATAAGTATAAAAATCAACATATTCAGAATCTTTACATAAATTATTAAATTTTAGATATTCAGTGATCCATACAAATGTATCATTTCTATCAGATATTATTTTTATATAATTATTTATTCCATTTTCCTTTAAATGTTTCTTATATTCTATCATTCTATTTTTTGATATTTCAAATTCTTCTTCATTTTCTATGCTATCAGTATATGCTATCATATTACCATCCCAAAAATCAGTTATTTTAACTATATCTTCTATTTCCTCATATATTTTCAAATATTCAATTGTATATTCTAGTAATTCATCATATCTATCTACAATTTTAGATAATTTATCTTCCTGAATTGTACTTTCATTTAACTGAATAAATCTTTTAATTATCATTCTGTTAATTTATTCTTTTTATCTGTCCAAATATAATAACCATTGAATTCATTGTCATATACCATATTACCTAGTGTAGATATCACATTTAATGTTGTATCAAATGTTATAGTTTGTTGAAAAGAATATTTGACTTTTTCTTTATCAATAAAAGACAATGGTTTCATCATTATACCAAAAACATTTAATGAATCAGGTATATCTGAATAAAATTCTGATAACGCAAAAGTTACTAAATTTTCTCTGATGTTTTCAATATCTTCTTTATCAAAAATACTACATTTGAATACTACTTTTTCAGTACCTAAAATGTCACCTGACATATCATTGATCTTATATTGATGTTTCTTTTTGTCCATTAAATCAATATATTGATCATATGTTTTAAAATAATCAACAAGAGTTTTTGTGTATTTAGGTGTTGCTAATTTTATGTTATAAAAAAATTCATCTAATTTTACATTAGGTATTTGAAACTCATATAATGGAGACCATTCTGTAAATTTTTTTATACTATTTATTTCATTTATCATTTTTGTGTAATTATTTTTTATATCAAAGACCTTCACCTGCATAACTATCAGCTTCATCCGCCTGTGCTTCTTCACGAAGTATCATTATATATTCTTTCTCTTTTGTTGACAATTTGTTAAACCAATTTATTATATTTAGTTTTTCTTCTTTAGATAAATCAGAATTCCAGTTGAATAATCCACTGCCATTGATTGAATATTCTTCTTCCTGAGTAATATTTTCATTTGTTGTACTATATTCTCTAACATTTTTCATTTTATTTATTTATTATTTTTAGGAAATCTTTGTATTGTTCATCTGATAATTTAAGTTCTCCACTAGTGTCACCTCCATTTGATGTATAAGAAATATTTAACATTTTTTCATTTTTTAATAATCTAATACTAAAATCTATGTTATTTAAACTAAATCTTATAAAAAATCTATCATTCAAGTCTATTATTGGAATTTTATCTAATTTCTTTAATTCATCTAGTATATTTAAAACTAATAATTTATTGAATTCTGAAGTTTTGCTTCTTATTTTTTTGATATTATTAGAAATGAATACTGATTTTAAAAATTTATATAAAAAGAATCCAATTGCAAAAGATGTTATTAATCCTAATGATTCATTTTTGTAATCATAAGAATTAAACTCTTTTATGTGTGTTAGTTTTTTATTTTTATATACATCATCTTTATCTTTTGCTATTAAGTCATCTAATATATCATTTAATACGCTTCTCACTAAATTCTTATACTCAGTATCATCTGTTATTATATTAGCACCTTTGTTTTTTATATCTTCTAAAACTTCATTAAACCTTTTTGAGTTTCTGTAATATTTTTTTAATGATTGAGGAGTTGCACCTTTATTTATATAAAAATTTATAATAGGATATAATTCAGAGAATATATCTGATTTCGCTTGCTTAGTTAAGTTAGAATTTTCCATATTCATATATATTAATATTTATTTTCTAAAAATATTTTTTATATATAATTACATGATAACTAACTTTAAACTATTTGAAGATTATGATAAAAAATTAGTTTGGAATATACCAGTAAAAATGCCAGATTTTTATTTGTCATTGAAAAAAATTGGAATGTCAGATAGAGTAATTAAAGATTGGTTAAGGCTTCGTCAGAATAAAGTGTTTTCAACTAAAGATACTAATACTAATTTTGAAACTATTTCATTAGTAAAAGATTCAGAACAAGAAGACTCATATACATGGTATTGGTATCCAACATCAGAAAGTGATGAATATACTATATATATGGGTAAATTAGAATGTACTCCAGAAGAAATTCATAAATACTATGATGACATTGAATTTAAAAAAAATATTACCAAATTTAATATATGATAACTAACTTTAAACTATTTGAAACAATTAATGTAGGTAAACCAGAAATTGGAGATTTTGTGATATGTAATGAAGATGATTCTACGTCTGAGGTTACGTATTTTACCTCAAATAATATAGGTAAATATATTAAGTATAATTATGACATTGAATATCATTATGCTATATATTATGAAGATACACCAAAAGATTTAGGTGTATATTTTTCAAACGGTGAAAGAAATATGACATTAGATGAAATAAAATATTGGTCAAAAAATAAAGAAGAATTGGAATATATAATTAAAACAAATAAATTCAATTTATGATAATCAACTTTAAAATATTTGAAGATTATTCTGATGATGAGATTAGAAAAATTGAAGCAACATCAGAATTAATGAAAATTGTTGATGAAAAATCACGAGATACAAGAAGTATGGAGCCCGCAATAAAAATGATAAATTTATTGGATAAAGGAGCATATCCAAATATTAAATCTAAAAATGGACAGACTCCTTTGACTTATGCTGCTACTTTATGCTATCATGACTTAATTTATAAACTTATAGAAGTTGGTGCTAATTTAGAAGCTAAAAATGATAACGGTGATACTCCGTTGATGAGGTCAGCAATAAATAGTGACTTAGCATCAATGTTTGTATTATTATCTGCTGGATCGTCATTATATTGTAAAAATATACAAGGGCATAAACCTTTTGATTTTTTGACTGATTATGATATTAATAGAATAGCTATTAAATATCCAGAACAATATAAAGATTATTTGAAAAAAGAAGAATTTGATAATTCAGTTAAAAAATTTAATTTATAATATGAAACATGTTAAAATGTATGAAGATAATGATTTTACTATTTTATTCGAAAATGAAAACGAATTAAAAAATCTATTGTTAAAGAATAAGTTTTTTTCTGAAGGCGATGTGTTTTCTGGTATAATAGATGTTTCATATAAACATTTCACACCAAAAATTGGATATGATAATTTTTTAGAAATTATAAAAACGAAATTTGGATTATTACCTTATTTTTGTATTCTTCTTGGTAGTTATAATGGACAAGTTTGTAATGGCGGACATATGCAATATTTTGATAATGGATATGCCAGTTCAAAATCAAGAAAAAAATATGACGGATCTGATTATGATAATGTTAATTTACATGAAAAATTACTTAGATTATTTAAATTTTTGAAAATAGAACAATGTGTACCTAAAAAATTAGGAGAAAAAGTATATTCAATAATGAAAGATTTTGATTTTGATTGTGTTGCATTTGAATGTTACAATGGAGATGACGGACAATATAATGAGAATGATAATGATAAACATGATTATTTAGAAGAATTGGACAACAGATGGTATGATGTAACTGAAGAATTTATTAATAAATTTAATGAATATCTCAAAAAATTAACTTTAGATGGTGAAAAAATCGAAAATATGTTAGAATTATCATCCAATATTAATAAATACAATATATAAAAAAGAGATGAATATTATTCATCTCTTTTTTTATCAGAATGTTCCTTAAACTTATCTAAATGTTTCAATTCTTTTTCTTTATTTATTTCTCTCTCATCTCTCTTTTGTTTAGCTTTAATATTAGAAAATTTGATGTTAGATTCATCTTCTAAACCTACCATACCTTTTAGTTTATCTAAAATTATGTGATTACTTTTTCTGAAAGTATACTCTAATTTTTTTAGCAACAACTTAATATCATCTTCAGATAAATTTTCATTGTTTTTAATCTTATTGACTAACTCATTACCTGATTTTTTAAAAGAATATTCCAATTTTTTGAGTAATAATTCATACTCGTCACTTTGTAATTTCATAATAATTTTTTATTTATATATTAATTTATAAAGATAATAATAATTTATATATTGGCAAAATTAATGTAAACATATTATATTTTTTTATATATAATATTGGAAGGAGGCATGTTTATATGTATAATAATAAGAAATTTATAGAAAAAGCAATTTTAATACATCATGATTTATATGATTACTCATTAATTAACTATAAGTCATCAACAGAAAAAATTAAAATCGTTTGTAAAAAACATGGTATTTTTGAACAATCACCTGTTAAACATTTAATTGGACATGGTTGTCCAATTTGTGGCGGTAGTAAAAAGAAAAATATAATTGATTTTATTGAGGAATCAAAAAAAACACATGATGATTTATATGATTACTCATTGAGTGAATATAAAAATGCTAAAACTCCAGTTAAAATAATATGTCATAAACATGGAGTTTTTGAACAAACACCTTATTCTCATATTGCTGGATCAAAATGTCCGAAATGCTATTTTGAGTCTAAATTAAAAACTACTACACAATTTATTGATGAATCAAATAAAATTCATAATTATTTGTATGATTATTCAAATACTAATTACATAAAAAATAATATTCCTGTAGAAATAATATGTAAAATACATGGCTCATTTTTTCAACAACCATCAGTTCATTTAAATAATGGAAATTGCCCAACGTGTGCAGATGAGAGTAAAAAATTAACAAGATGTCAATTCATGTTAAATTCTATTCGAATTCATGGTGATTTGTATGATTATTCAAAATCTGTATATATTAACAACTACACTAAAGTAGAAATAATATGTAAAAAACATGGATCTTTCTTTCAATGTCCAAATTTTCATATGTTAGGTCAAGGATGTCCTAGTTGTAAAAATAGTTTAATGGAAAATTATATTTCAAAAATATTAGATAATTTAAATATTAGATATGAAAGACAAAAAACATTTGAACTGTGTAAGAATATAAATAAATTACCTTTTGATTTTTACTTACCAGATCATAATATTTGTATAGAATATAATGGTAAACAACACTATGAACCAATTGATTATTTTGGTGGTTCTGAAACATTAAAATATATTCAAAATAATGATAGTATAAAGAAAAAATTTTGTGATAGTAATAATATTAAATATTTTGAAATATCATATAATGAAAAAAATATAGATGATTTAATAAAAAAAGAATTGAATATAAAATAATAAATATGATAAAAGAAGAAACTGTTGATGTTCATATGTCTTATAGAAATATAACTCGTTATAAAGAATTAGGATATCAGACAAAATTACACGAAACTATTCAAGTTAAAGTTATAGATTTAGCACCTGTATCTCATCAAAAAATAACTGCTATTTGTGATAATTGTGGAGCAGAAAAAGTAATAGCATATCATAAATATTTAGAGAATGAAAAAAGATGTGGATATTATGGCTGTAAAAGATGCTCAAATAATAAAAGAGAAATAACAAGTTTAGAAAGATTCGGAGTTACTAATTATGCTAAAACAGATGAATGTAAAGAAAAAACATCTAAAAATAATATGATAAAATATGGTGTCAAAACTACTCTTTTAGAAAAAAATACAATGAAAAAAATAAAAGATACTGTGTTTGAAAGATATGGAGTAGATGAGATATTGTCGTCTAAAGATGTTATTGAGAAAGGTAAAAAAACTAATATTGAGAAATATGGATTTGATCATTATGCTAAATCATTATTTTTTTATGATAATACATATAAAAGATGGAAATCTGATGTTATTTATAAATTAAATAGATATAATATTACTGATTATATTTTGAAAGATGATAGAACAATAGATATTAAGTGTGATTGCGGATTAGATCATTACTTTAATACTACATCAAAAATATTATATCAACGAAAAGAAATACAACACAATATATTATGTACAGTATGTAATTCTGTTATAAGTCAAAAACAATCAGGTAAAGAAATACAAATATTAAATTTCATAAAAGAAAATTATAATGGAGTAATATTAGAGAATGATAAAACAATAGTTTCAGAGTTAGATATTTATTTACCTGAATTAAAATTAGCTATTGAATTTAATGGATTATATTGGCATAGTGATATTTATAAAGAACATAATTATCACTTAAATAAGACGGAAAATTGTGAAAAAAAAGGAATACAACTAATTCATATTTGGGAAGATGAGTGGATTTATAAACAAGATATAGTTAAATCTATGATATTAAATAAATTAGGAAAAACATATAATAAAATTTATGCTAGAAAAACAGAAATTAAAGAAATATTTGATACCAAATTAATTAGAGAATTTCTTGATAATAATCACATTCAAGGATTTGTTGGATCAAAAGTTAAAATTGGACTTTTTTATGAAAATGAATTGATGAGTTTAATGACATTAGGTAATCGTAGAGTTTCAATGGGTAAAAAAACAACAACTGAAGGAGAATATGAACTGTTACGGTTCTGTAATAAATTAAATACAAATATTATAGGTGGAGCTAGTAAATTATTTAATTATTTTATTAAAAATTATAATATAAATGAAATAATCTCATATGCTGATAGAAGTCATAGTAAAGGTAAATTGTATGAAACATTAGGATTTGAATATTTAGGGAAAACTGTTCCTAATTATAGTTATTATGATTCAAAATGTAATAAATATAATAGGTTTAATTTTAGAAAGGATGTTTTGATTGAAAAAGGTTATGATAAAAATAAAACATAACATGAGATTATGATAGAACTTAATTATATGTGTGTTTATAATTCTGGAAATTTAAAATATTTATATAAACCAATTAAAAAATAAACCATACAATAAGAAACTAATAATTTATATGACAGCGCAGGAAAAAAGAGATAAAATTACAGATTTAAAAAAGAAAATAGATCAAACAAAAGCAGATTATGATAGAGCGAAAGCAATGCAATTAGCTCTGAAATTGGTAATTAATGGAACATATGGTGCGTTCGCACATCCAAAATTTGTATTATCAAATTCACATATTGCAAATGCAATAACTGCTCAAGGACGTGATGTTATAAATTATATGCTAAAAAAAATAGAGACTTATTTCTATAAAGAATGGCATTTAGATGTTAAAACTCATCAACTTCTTGGACTTGAATATATTGCTGAAAAAGAAGGTAGTTTTTATCTATTAGATAGAAATGGTGAAAATATTCATTATAAATATGAATCTGTTGATGAATTATTAGAAAAATTGAATTATTATCGTAGTAATTTAATTGAAGATAAAAAAGAATTGAATGGCTATAATATTTTGTATAGTAGATTTATTCATGATTTTTCTAATGTGACACCAATACCAAAAGATGTTCCAATTACAATTTATGGAGATACAGATTCATTGTATATTTCTTTCGCTCCTATGGTTAAATCATCTGGTTATAATGGAGATGAATTAGATTTCATTCTTCATATGGATAGAGTTTTTATTGAGAAGTTATATAATGGTTGGTTAGAAGAATATGCAGAAAAATATGGTGTTAAGAATATTCACAACTTTGAATTAGAAACAATTAATAGATCAGCATTACATATACAAAAGAAACATTATATAAATAACGTTGCTTGGGAAGATGGATTATTTTATGAAAGTATGAGTTATTTTTATCCAAAAGGAGTTGAAATTGTTAAATCATCTACTCCTCCATTTGTCAGAGAAAATATTTATGAGTTTTTGAGATATATTTTCTCGAATCCTAATAATTTGAACATTAGAAAAATATTACTAATTGTGAAAGATTTGAAAAAACAATTTATGATGGCTAATATTGAGGATATTAGTATGACATCAAGTTGTACAAATTATCCAATTAAAGTTATTGATGATGTGACAGATGTTCTTTGTGTCAAAGGTGCTCACTTTGCAGTCAAAGCTGCAGCTTTACACAATTACTTATTAAATAAGAACTCTGAGTATAAAACAAAGTATGATAATATTAGAGGTGGACGTGTAAAATATTTTTATTGTAATCATACTAAGAATGGCGTGTTCGCTTATCAAAGAGGACTGTATCCATATGAAATTTGTGAAAAAGAAGGAGTTAAAATAGATTATGATGAACAATTCGATGTGACAATGCTTCATATTGTGAATAGATTCCTTGAACCTATTGGATTACCTACAATAAATAAAAGATTATCTGTTTTAAATTCAATATTTCAATTTTAGTATATTAATAAGACTGAATCTGAAATAATGTCAGAAAGAAAAATATTCAGAATATATGATTCTGGAAGTTTAAAAATAAAATTAACAAATGTTAAAACTAAGTAAAGAAATATTAACAGATAATTCACTTTATAGAATTGAACCAACTAAATCAGATAGTTGGATTCAAACATATTTAAATCCAACAAATTTTGATAATTTAAATACCAAAGAAAATTTAGAAGAATTTCGAAATTATGTAATTGATAATTGTAAATATAAATTGATTGAAAACTATAGTATCAATGAATATAAATCTGATTTTTTTATACCAGAATTGAATTTAGCTCTGAAATTTATAAATCTATTTAGTTATTGTGAGTTAAATGTAGATAAAAAATATCAATTAAATTCATATTTAGAATATGAAAAATCTGGTATTCATCTGATACAGATATTTGAAGATTTATGGGAAATTAGAAAAACTAATATTAAATCTAGGTTAAAGAATATGTTTGGATTGTCTGAAATAATTTATGCAAGAAAATGTAAAGTTGTTATTTTCGATAAAAAAGATAACTCTTTTGTTAGTAATTTTATAAGTGAAAATCATCTACAAGGTAATGTAGGATCATTTATTAAATTGGGTTTGAAATTTGATGATGAGATTGTTTCAGTTATGACTTTTGGTAAATTAAGAAAGAATATGGGACAACATGGTGGATCAGATGATTATGAATTGTTGAGATTTTGTAATAAAATGAATAGTTCTGTTATAGGAGGAGCATCAAAATTGTTTAAATTTTTTGTTAATATGTATAATCCTTCTACATTAACATCATATGCAGATATGATGTGGAGTAGTTCAGAAAACATATATAAAAAATTAGGATTAGTATTTGAACACAAAAGTGATCCTTCATATTTTTATATTGTTGATAACATAAGGAAAAATAGATTTGGATATCGTAAAGATGTTTTATTGTCTTGTGGATATAACGGTGAATATTGGGGAGAGCATGATATTTGTTTTGTAAATAAATTATATAGAATTTACGATGTTGGAACTGAGAAGTTTACATGGACTAAATGAGTGAACTAATTCACTCATTTTTTATTCTATGCTTTTGTAGTATTTTATTCTAATTAAATGAATATTGTTATTTTTACAATATTCATTTTTAATATTATCATTAAATTGTGTACTTTTTTAATTTTATTGTGTATTTATATAATTCACATGTGAATATTCTTATTTATTATCATGAATCAATATAGCTTTTTTATAAATTCTTATTTGTTGTTTTTATATTCATATATTAAAATAAATCTAAATCTAAATCATAATATAAATAATAAACAAATTATTATTTCTGTACTAAGTATAATTACATAAAAAGAATAAAATTGATGTTAGAATTTAATAAAATATATCAAATAGATGTATTAGAAGGATTACGAAAATTGGATGATAATAGTATTGACTGTGGTGTATCATCACCACCGTATAATAAATTGGGTCTGATGAAAGGAAAAAAGCAAAAAGGTGGTGATTGGGATGGCTATATAACATATGATAATTTTGAAGATAATATGCCTGAAGATGAATATCAGAAATGGCAAATAGAAATATTAAATGAAATTCAAAGAGTATTAAAACCTGGTGGATCATTTTTCTATAATCATAAAAATAGAAGATATGATAAAACTGAGTATTCTCCATATGAATGGGTAAGTAAATCAAATATAAATATTTATCAAACTATTATTTGGGATAGAAAAGCTGATGTTAATAATTCTTTGTATTTTTTTCAACCAGTATATGAATTGGTATATTGGTTAACAAAAGATAATAAAAAAGCTCCAATTTTTAATAAAAGAGATTTGATTGAACAAAAAAGTATTTGGAGAATATCACCAAAAATGAATATTCCTCATCCTGCTCCTTTTCCTGATGAATTAGTTGAACATTGTATAAATGCTACAACTAAAGAAGGCGACGTTGTGTTAGATCCATTTATGGGAGTAGGTACTACTGCTCTGGTTGCTAAAAGATTAGGTAGAAAATACATAGGATTTGATATATCAGGAGAATATGTTAATATTGCTGAAACAAATGTTTATGAAGGCAAAATTAGAAAAAAAAATGAAATGTAAATGAAAGAAAAAGTCCAAGTTGAAAAAGAAAAAAAATATCTTGAAGTGATTTTCGAAAGTTCAGATGATTTTAATAAATATACAGGAAAAATTAAAACATCTGATCTTGGTGAAGAAGATTATATATTAACTATTTATAAAAAAGGATCAGTAGTTAGAAAACTTCGTAGATTAGGAATAACCGAAAATTCATCAAGAAATATTAATTATAGAGAAATAATTTAAAAAATGTGCATAAAAACAACTCATATAGTAACAAGATAATTTGCTATTGGTGCAATTCTAAGAAAACAGAATGATATTTATAATATATCTGATGAAGAACTTTCTGATTTATTGAAATAGAGTATTCACAATGGTTTTTATAATTTTGTTATTGTTAGTAAATCTGAAATGGAAGATAATAGAAATAAAAAATATCCAAGTCCATATTTAGATGATGTGTATAATTTACCAGAAAGTAATGATGCTTGGTAATAAAAAAGTGAATGATTAAATCATTCACTTTTTTTATTTAAATAAACTTATTATTGCATTCATTCCATAGTCATTTAGATTTCTTGTTCCTATGCCTGCAAATTTTTCTGTTAATTTTGGAATACCTTCATAGATTTCAAATGCGTTTGATTCATAATCAAAATAATGCCATTGGTTCACATTTTGCTCAAATAAATATATTGGCTTATGATTATCTATTGCACAAGAAACAGCGTATCCTGTACCCCCTCTAACATTAGTTTCATTTTCAAGAGTGCCAATTGCAAATATTGTATCAGAACTTTTTACTTGAAACCAATCTCTTGATATTAGATTTTTGACATACAATGAAGCATTCTTTATGTTTCTATTTAGTCTTTCATTAGCAATTTTGATGTGTTCATAGCCTTCTTTTAATTGGTTGGTTGAGAGTATGTATCTATTGTCTGACTTTGTGCCGTGGTCGAAAAAAGAAAATGATACAACTTTAAATCCTTTCTTAATTGACTCTTGTTCGAAAATGTAATCTGAGCCTGATGCTCCTCCAGAATAACATGTTTTCATATTTGTTGATTTATATATTATTTGTAATTATTAGCTCATGTTTAAAAATAATCCTATCACCGTTATAATTATGAATATTATAATCCTTGTATAATTTTCTTATAAATGGCTTATCTTCATAAGATATAATAACGTTACCTTTGAGTTTATCTATTTCATTTTTCAATTCAATATGAAAATCATCAGTATAGTTTTCACAATTATCATACAAATATTCCTTTTTGTAATATGGCGGATCTAAATACCAAACAACATTATCAGTATTGTACATATTGAAAATGTCTTTGTAGTTTTAAGTTCTTCATTAAATCTTTTAATTTCCATGATATTATTATTTTTTATAAAACTATATATTAAATTTTTGATGAATTTTTTTTTTATATATACTTGAAAATATAATATAATATTAATGAAAATTTACTCTAATGAATATATTACAGATTTTAATAAATTAAAAAATTCTGTTATAGGGTTTGAATTTGAATTTTATACAGATAAATCATATTTTAAATTAATAGAATTATTAAATAATACTCTTGCGCCTATTCAGGTTCATGGATATAGAAAATATCACTCTACTTTTACTCCAGATGAAAATAATTTTAAAATTGAACCAGATTTATCTGGTGGCGCTGATCTTGTTGAATTGATAACAGGACCAATACCTTATGTAAATTCAAAAATAATTTTATTGAAAATTCTTAAAGTATTAGATAAATATGCAAGAACAGATGAAAAATGTTCAATTCACATCAATATTTCTTTTGAAGATATTGGAAATGGTAAAGTATTAGATAATTTAAATAAGTTAAAATTGATTTTATCTGTAGATGAAGAACGAATATACAACTTTTTTCCTGAAAGAAAAAATAATATCTATGCAAAAAGTGTTAAAACATTAATTCCATTTAAAGGATTTGATTTTTCGACAAATGCAGTAGACATATTACAGAATAATGTTCAAATAGGAAATACTAAATATTATGGCATAAATTTTTTACCAGCAGAAAACATCGAAACATCTGGACAAAGATTAGAGTGGAGATATATTGGTGGTGATAACTATAATCAGAAATCATCAGAAATATTATCATTAATGGATTATTTTATTGCTATAACTTGGAATTGTTGTGATGCTAAATTGACTGATGATGATTTGAAAAAATTACAAAAATATTTATTTGAAAATATTAATATATTTAAGACATTTTCAAATTATAATGATTTTATTGCTGAATTTCCAACAATTGATATTCAAGTTGATAAACTAAATGATTATAGTATAGTTAAAGCTTATTATGATACTATTTATACTAAGATATTTGATATAGTAAGAAATGTTTACAACCTTAAAGATTGTATTATAAATTTGGACACTGAAGTTAATAGAATTGAATTGGTTGATGCCACATTCAAAACAATATTTGATTTATATGATTTAGATTTTATAGAATGCTCTATGAATAGTGGTAGATACACAAGCTGTAATTTTATTTCATCAGAATTAGTTAATGGCACCATACATGGTGGAGAAATATCAGATACTGATGTATTGAACTCTAAAATAGAAAGTGCTACAATTGATTTAGATTCAGAAGTAAGTGATTGTTATTTATATCAATGTATGATTAATTGTAGAGTAAAAGGTAATTCTGTTATAAGAATGTGTAAACTTGGACCAAATGCAATAATAGATGACTCTGTTAAAATTGCAACTGATACTAATAACTATTTTCATACCATTCCGACTGAAGAAGATGTTAAAAAGGGTCCAGATAATTTGAAAGATATGAAGATACCTTTCACAAAAGGTAAAAAATGGTGATATGATAATACATAAATTTAATGAAAATAATAACGAAGATTATGATGATTTTGTGAATAAAGTGAAAACTTTATTTTTAGAATTGTGGGATGATAAAATAGGAATTTCAAATTTTAAAATTGATACAAATGTTCAATATAATGTAAGTTTTAAAATTGGCTATAATTCAGTTACAAATAAAAATTTTACAGAATATAATGAATTGTTTAAAATATTAAACAATTCTGGTCCAGAATTTCAATTCATTTCTGGTACTATGTATGCAAAGATAACTAATTTTAGTAAACTAATTGAAGATATGAAACTATTATTAAATTCAAAAAAATTTAATTTATAATGGAAATAGATAGATTTAGAAATGAAGCAAAAATATTATCTAATGACACAAAAGAATTGTTTTTAGATTTGTGGGATGATACATTATTTCTAACTAAATTGTGTGTACAATCATATGTAGATACATCCAATAATATTTTTTATCAATTGTCTTGCTCAATGCACAAATCTATTGATAAAGACACATATAATATTTATAAAACTTTATTTGATATTCTAGTTAGATGTGATGTTGATTTTAAGTTCGATAAAAATGAATTATCAGCTCAATTTGAGGATATCAATACTTTTATAAAAGAAATGAAAACATTAAAAGATTCAAAAAAATTTAACATATAATGATTACAAACTTTAATACTAAATCAACAGACCACAATTTTTATTATCCTTCTGTTACAGGACCCCAAGGTAAAATTCCTTTTGCTGGTACAAATTATGGTGAGGAACCAAGAATTAAGAATTTTAAACAATATTTTGGTGAATACAGAAAGGGATCTGATAAATTTGGAAAATTAGTTGAAAGAATAATGGAATTTTTGAGATTACCAGAATTTAAAGATAGACTTAGTGAAAATGATGGATTGAAATTCTTTATTTATGACTTTGAAGCAAGATCTCACATCAAAGTAGATAAAATAAAGCAATTATTAAGTAATGATACAAACCTTTATAGTTTTGATATTAAGATAGATGATAAATATATAACATTTTCTAATATAAACAAAACCAGAAAAGGTAGATATGTATCAGGTAGAAAAGATTAAATTTATGAATAAAAATTGGACATATATAATATTATTATCAATTGCGGCATTATCATTAGCAGGTACTGCCGCATATTTTTCGATATTTGGATTAACAAAATTATTTGCTTCAGCAGGTTTAGGTATAACTATATTAGCAGCAGCACTTGAGTTTTCTAAATTAGTTACCGTATCGTATGTTTATCGTTATTGGAAAAAGATTAAACCAATATTAAGAGGATTTTATATTTTTGCTGTTGTTTTTATTATGTTTTTGACTTCGGTGGGTATATATGGATTTTTAACTGGAGCATATCAACAATCTGCTAATAAATTAGAAAGTAGAGATTCACAAATAAAGATAATGGAAAGTAAGAAATCTCTATTTATAACTCAATTAGATATGATGAATAAATCTATTGAGAGTTCAAATAGTAGAATTAACACTTTGTCTGGATTAAGAATACAGCAAGAAAAAAGATTAGATGATCTTTATAATAAAAAAAATAATAATGTTGCAAAAAATGCAGAGAGCCATATAGCAGGTTCAGATAATCAGATCAATATAATAAATTCTGATATTACATCAAAAATGAAACAAGTCAGTATGTATAATGATTCTATTTCATTTTATGAACAGAAAATTATTGATTTGAAGTCATCAGATGCTACAAATGAAATTGGTCCTTATAAATTTGTTGCTAAATTGACAGGTATTCCTATAGATAATTTAGTTAATATTGTAGCATTACTTATTATATGTGTATTTGACCCATTAGCTATCGCATTATTGATAGGTGTCAATCAATTAACAGAAAATGAAGAAAATGTAAAAAAAGAAGATGATAAAAAAGAAGATGAAGATGAAATACCTGATGTTAAAAATAATTCAGAGAATATATTAGATAATCAAATAATATCACAAAAAAATAATATATCATCTGACAATATTAATTTTCATGATAATATTAGTTCAAATCAACAATATTACAATGATATGAAAGAAATATATGATGAATGGTTAAATGAAGAACTATTAAAAGAAAAATCAAAAGATGAATTAGTTGAAGAAAAAGTATCAGTTGAAGAAATTGAAGATTTTATGACATTATTTGATAAAAATTACGATGAAAATGAACTAATTACTGTAATAAAAAGAGATAACTTAATTACTGAGTATCACTACGATAAAAAACACTAAAATCGTCAAAAAACATAAACAACATATATAATATTTAATATAATATAAAAATAATTATGATTGATGATAAAATATGATAAAATAGAAATAAAAATATCAAGTAATAATGTTAATCATTATAGAAGTAAAGGATATGAATGTAATATTAAAGATATTATAACTATTAATGTTACTGATTTGATGAATCAATCAACAAAAAAAATAATAGCGGTGTGCGATGTATGCGGTTCTGAACAAGAAATAGAATATAGAAAATATGTTAATAATAAAAAAAATAAGAATTTTTATGTTTGTTCACCATCATGTGCTAGAGAAAAAGTGAAAATAACTAACAAAGAAAAATATGGAGATGAGAATTATTCAAATGTAGAAAAAAGAAATAAAACTTGCTTAGAAAAATATGGAGATGAAAATTATAAAAATTTTGAAAAAACAAAGAAAACAAATTTAGAAAAATATGGGTTTGAATATACTATACAAAATAATGATGTAAAAGAAAAAAGACAAAAGACAAACATAATAAAATTTAATTTTGATTCACCTATGAAAAATGATGAAATTAAAATTAAAAGAAGTAATACCATGATAAATAGATATGGTGTGAAAAATTATAATAATATTGAAAAATCATTATTTGCAATAAAAAATTCAAATATTGAAAAATTGAAACTTAAATTTAACGTTAATGTAATTGATTATAAAGATAAGTTATTTTATATAAAATGTGAAAAAGGACATGAATATAAAGCTACGTATGATATAATAAGTAAAAGATATTTATATAATACTGATATTTGTACAATTTGTAATCCAATTGGAGTGACATATTCTAATGAGGAAAAAAAATTATCAGAATTTATATCTGAAAATTATAGTGGAGAAATAATATTAAACAATAGAAGTGTAATAAAACCATATGAGTTAGATATTTATTTGCCTGAATTGAATTTGGCATTTGAATATAATGGATTGTATTGGCATAGTGAGCTATATAAAGAAAAAAATTATCATAAGAATAAATATAAAATGTGTGAAATAAATAATATACAACTCATACAAATTTGGGAAGATGATTGGTTAAATATAAATGATGTTGTTAAATCAATGATATTAAATAAGTTAGTAAAAACTAAAACTAAGATATATGCTAGAAAATGTGAAATAAGAGAAATTTATGATAATATATTAATTAAAGAGTTTTTAAACCAAAATCACATTCAAGGTTTTGTTGGATCAAAAATTAAAATTGGACTTTTTTATTGTAATGAGCTGGTGAGTCTAATGACATTTTCAGAAAAAACTAAAACTAAGATTTATGAATTAAATAGATTTTGTAATAGTCTTAACACTAATGTTATTGGAGGCGCTAGTAAACTATTTAATTATTTTATAACAAATTATAAGTACGATAAAATAATATCATTTTCAAATAATTCTTATTCTAATGGTAAATTATATGAAAAATTAAAATTTATCAAAACAACAGAACTAAAAGAAGATTATTCTTACATTGTGAATGGTATAAGAATTCATAAATTTAATTTTAGAAAAAAAGAAAATCAAATAGAAACCGAAAGAGAATTAATGTTAAGTAAAAAATGTTATAGAATTTATGATGCTGGTAAAATAAAATTTACCTATCCATTATAAACCATCCAGTATTTGTTTCTGATCTAACTTTCTCTATTATAGCATCCATTTTTTCTTTACCTTGAGAAATCATGTCGGCAGCATTATATTGAAATGAACCAGGCATATTGAAATTAAATCTTCCTACTGCTTGTCCCATCCTCATTTGACATAATCCTATAAGATATTGTTTGAAATATACATTATCAAAAAGTTCTTCTTCTTCAATTCTTGAATATATCTCTAACATCATATCAGTATCAATCATTGTTAATAAATTTAGATGCTTGCTTATATGATTGAAATTAAATCTTAATGTATTAGTTGTCATTTTGTTTATTTGATCTGCAAAACTACTAATAACTGAACGATATACTCCTAATTCACCTGCTGTTGTTACAAAACTTGTCAAAAATGGCTGATTAGTTACTCCAAGATTAATTGATAATTGAGGTGCTTGAATACCAAGTCTAAACATATTTGGATTATCAATTTTAACTATTCTAACCAAATCTTCTACTTCAGGTGGTAATACAATTGTTTTATTTCTATGATACTCATCAGTGTATATAAAATCTTTTTTAAGATAATAAAACATTTTAATTTTAGAGAATTGATAATTTTTATAAAACCAATCCAATGCTTCTTCTCTAATTAAACGAATTATTTCCATATCAGGTAAAATTTTATCAAAAAGTCCAGATATTGTCAAATCACCTTGAACGATATCAACCAATTGATCGATTGTCATTGCCATAATTACAAATTATTATTTTTGGTATATATAAATTTTAAGAATCATAAATTAAAAATTTCAGATTCTTTTATTAAATATTCTTAATATATTTTAGAATATTATTATTTAATTATTCTTTAATTAACATCCAAGTGAGTCCAGACTATATGTTCTTCAATATTAAAATTTCTAAATACTTTATCAAATATTTTTATACTATTTTATTTTTTGTAGGATATATTATTATATCTATATATAATAACAGGTAGTCAATTGATTACTGCGAGATGTGCTAATTCGTTGAGTTTTTTGATATTTGTATTTTTATATATAAAAAATAAATTAATAAATTATATATAAAACTATGGAGATATTCAAATTCGGGAATTTTGTTATAAATGAAAATATATCATTAATTGATCATGACGGTATATTATTAATTGTTGACGTTCAATCTAATTTTAAAAAATATTTTCCTACTGATCCTAATGGATTTATTAAAAAAATAGACAAATATTGTTTAGATTTTCCATCAGATGACACAGGAAAAGGAGTTTATCAAATATGGGATTCAAATCAAGGATCTAAACCAACATACAAATTTAAAAATGAGATAGATTTAATTGAAAAAAAATATGGAGTCAAAAAATTTTATTCTAAATATAAAGGGGGGTTTAAAGAATGGATAACACACATATTTGATAATAAAACATTAGAAGAATTCAAATCTAGAAATAATGTATTTAAAAAAGGTGATGCATTTAAGTTAAGGGATAAAAATGAATTTTTGATATATATAGGAAATAATCATCAATGGTTTTACGTTAATGAAGAATTGGTAGAATTATTTAAAAAATTAAGAAATAAAAAAGTTATAATATGTGGAGGAGCAGAAGATGAATGTTTAGATGACGTGTATATAGCATTAAAGTCGTTTAATGTTAATGTAATTAAAAATCATCAATATATATATAGTGCAGAAACAGGTAACTATTTGAAGAAATAAAAATAAATAAATTAAATATGTTAAATTTAATAATGGCAATAAATATTCTCAATATATTTGAAGATTATGGTTTTATAATTACAGTTTTTTTGGTAATAATCCTAATCGCATATATGATGATTAATAGTTCTGCTAAAAGAATAAAAGAACAAGAAGATAAGATTGATTCATTGTATAATAGATTGGATAATATGATGAAAAAAATACCAAATGATGATCATTCTGATTTACCTGCTAAATTTATGAATTTTGCTGAAAACGCGAATAAAATACAAATACAGATGTATCATTTATTGCAAATTTTTGATAGTGAAAGAATATCTATTTTTGAATTCCATAATGGCGGTAAAAATTTAGCTGGAATTGAATTTAAAAAATGTAGTAATACATATGAAGCAGTGTCATTAGAAACAAAGCCAATAATAAAAGAAATGCAAAATATGCCTCTGAGTATAAATCCTCTTTGGAATAGAATATTGGCAACTCGTGATGAAATTTGTATACCACTGGTGTCTAATCTAAATGATCATTTCTTAAAAGATTATTTAACATCATTAGGAATAAAAACTTATTATTCAACAATTTTAGAAGATTATGACAATACCCCAATTGGACTAATAACAATGGAGTATTATAATTATACAAAAGAGTTGACATCAGAACAATTTAACGAATTTGCTGAAACAGCCATAAAAATAGCGGTATTAATAAATAAAAAATAATTCATAAGAGTATGAATGAAATTGCTATCTGTGTATTTGTAGTTTTAGTTGTTATATTTTTTATTTTATTTTTAAAAAAATTACATAACACTAACAAAAAAAAATATTATATATTAATTGATTATTTAATTAAATATATTAAAATGCTAACATATCATGAAAACATAAATTACATGAATATGTTGAAAGATTCTAGTGCGTTATTTTCTCATCCTAAAAAAGAAATATACAACTTACCATTTAATTATAGCGGAGTTTTTAAATATAATCATAAAACAGATTTTTTTTCATCAGATTTTTTGTTCACATTGAAAAATTCTGGCTACATTACTGACGGTATTATATTTGACGATTTAACAATGTCTGTTAGTATAATATCATCTGCTTCTTTTAGAAGTGAAAATGATTTTGATTGTATGTATATTGATGAGATAGAAACTATTAATTATAATAAATCTATGTATAAAATACATAAAGAAAGAGACATCTATAAAATATACTATAATAATATTAACAATTTAGAAAATGATGAATCAGATATAGTAGGATTCTTTTTTGCTTCTCACATAGACAAAAGTATCATATCAGAAGAAGAACAAAAAACATTATCAGATATCATATCACAAGTAAGAGAGATAATTTAATATAATTTAAGATAAATTAATATTGAAATATTAAAACATATTAAATATTTATAATCCTTGATAATATATGTATCAAGGATTTTTTATTAGGCTAAATTGTTGTATCTTTGTACTATAATTAAAAACAAAGATATGAAAAAAGAAACTCTGTATCAGTTTGAAAATGTCGAAGACATTAAAAATTTCATAGTTGGAGGTAATGCTATTTTCACATTGGAAAGTAAAGTTACTGGTAATTGGTTTACTTATAGAATCAGAAAAATGAAAAATTCTGATGAAAAAGCTCCTTTGTTTGTGTCTGTTCTCACTGGTAGTGATAATGAAGAAGCATACACTTATATGGGAGCAATTTTTAATTATAATTCATTGAGTTTTAAATTAACAACAAAATCTAAAATAGGAACTGATGCATTATCATATAAAGCATTTATGTTCTTTTTTAATTTGTTGATGATGAACAAAACTCATAAAGATATGGGAATTTATCATAAAGGTATTTGCTGTGTTTGTGGTAGAGCTTTAACCACACCAGAGTCATTAAAAAATGGAATAGGGTCATTTTGTTCAGGAGTATTTTTTAATAAAAAAACAAATAAGGTTTCTATTAAGAATAAAAAATCTTTATCATACTCAAATTAATAATTAAATAAAATAAACAAAAAATCTTTTATCTTATAAAATAAGATAAAAGATTTTTTATGTGGAAATACCTTATTATTACACTTTTCTTTAATGCCATATTATTTTATACTTATAATGTATTCGGATTTGAAGTAACAATTATATTTGCCTTGTCTATTATTTGTTCAAGCCTTATTAATCCTACAATTCTTAATAAAAATAAGAGAGTGAATCAAAGAACAAATCAACAAATGTATTCTACTAATAAAAACAAGATTAGAAGTTAATGCTAAGAGCATATCAAAAAATTGCATTTGATAAAATTAATGATAATGATAAATCTATTATAATTTGGCCAAGGCAAACAGGTAAAAGTTATTTGATAAATAAAATAATAGAAAATTTTGTCATTAATAATTCAAATAAAAAAATCATTTTTATTACAGAATCAGAAAGTTATTTTGCTCATTCAACATTAAGAATAGAAAAGGACATAAATAATGTTGTTGTTAGGTATAATAAATATGATATTAGTTTTATAAATAATAATAAATTGATATTTTTTTCAATAAGAAATAATATATTCCCCTTATTAAGTAATTATAATCCTCAATTAATTGTGGCCGATTGCTATAAGAAAATTCAAAAGTCGAAAACAAATAATATATTAGAAATTAATATGTATTCTGATATTTCAAAATGTAAATGCTTGTATACATTTTTTTATGATATAAATATTATTAAAGATATTGATTATAAAAATGATTGCTATATAAATATACTTCCATATGAAAAAATAAACAATTACTCATTTGATACTGATGAATCTATTATAAATTCAAACGTAGTAAAAGATTTGAGTTACAAACCTTGTGTATTATTAGATTATTATAATTTAACTTTCATTAGAAAACGGAAAATACAAATACTAAATAGTTTAAATTCTATTTAATGCTTGTATTTTATTTTTTCTAATAATACTATTACTAGTTTTTATCCAATTATCTATATTAAAATATTCTTTACCATAAATAAAGTAGCTATTATAATACCAACCAGTTGAATCTGTTCTTGTGATACAGGATGCACCGTAAATGTTGTGTTCTTTTCTGTTGTGATAATATGTAATTATTTTATCGTAACGATTATTTATTATAAATTTAATATCTTTAGATTTTTTATATTTTTTTGGTATTTTATACCAAAAATCTTTTCCAATAATATTATTCCAACTATTATAATCACTATCTTCTATTACTAAATAATTTATATTGTTTTCAATCGATTTATATATTTTCTTCATCTATTACTGTGAATGACATTTTTTTTGTTATTTTTAAAATTCTATTGAAATAATTTCTCATTGGAGAACTTTCTGTGAAATATACTTTTGGATCAAGTATAATTATATTTAGATTAAATTCTTTTGTGAATTTTTTTAATACATTTAATGCAAATTCTACATTTTCAGGACCCATACTAGAAAATACTTCATCTAAAAATAAAATATTCAATTTTCTGAATTTCAATATTAATTTAAGATAAGAAAGAGCAATTCCAATATTTATTTTCTTTGATTCACCCATAGATAAACTTTCAGGATGTATTTCAATTGTCAGTCTCTCATATATTTTAACATTAAAATTTTCGTCTATTTTAACACTATATGTAGATTTCATTTCATCTAAAATATCCTTCAAATAAACATTTATAGGTTTTACTATATTTTTTACTATGCTTTTTCTAACTCCATTAGTAGAAAATATAGTTTTTAATTCTTCATAGACTTGATTTTTTTCATTTAGTTCTATTATTTTTTTACTATTTTTAATGTTGCTATTTTTAAGTTCTTCTATATTTTTTTCTAATTCATTAATTGATACATGATCAGAAGTATCTATTAAATTTGAAATTTGCTTTGTTATTATTTTTAATTCATATATCAAATTATTATATTCAGAATTAGTTATATTTTTTTTATTAAATAAAGAATCTCTACTATTTGATATCTGTGTTAATTTTAAAGTTAAATCATCTTTTTTAGAATTTAAGTCTTTAAACTTTTCCTTTTCCTTTTCTAATTTTAAATTAATATCACTCAAATCATGCTTGTGATTTTCGTCACATAAATTAGTGTTACACAATGGGCAAATTCCAGATTCATAAACGTCTAATTTTTCTTCTATGACTTTTATTTCAAATTTTATTTCAATTATATTATTTGATATTATATTTCTTTGATTTTCAAAATCCTGTCTTTCTTGTTCTAACTTTTTAAATTTATCATCATATGAACTCAATTCTTTTTTAGCATTTATGTATGGTTCTCTTTTAGAATTTTTCTCTTTTTCTAATTTCTCTTTTTCTAATTCTTTATCTAATATACCACTTTTTTTAATATTTACAATATTTTGATTTAACGTTTTTATTGTTTGTTCATTTGTTTCAATTATAGATATTAATTTTAATTCATTTTCTTTGTTTTGTCTAATTAAGCCATTGCTTAACGTTAAATATTCATCTAAATTTTGCAAATTAAACAATCTATTTATTATGCTTCTTTTCTCTTCTGGATTTAAATCAATAAAATTTGCAAAATCTGATACTGACATAGAAATAAAACTTTTATATGTATCATAATCAAATCCTATTAATTTATCTCTATCTTCTTTTTTTAAATTTTTAAATTTTCTTGTTTCATCTATATCATTGATAAATACTTTTGCACGATTAGGTTCTAAACATCTCTGAATTTTAATGTTATCAGACATATTATTAAAAAATTGTATTTCAGTTTCTAAATTTTTATTAATTCTATTCGGTAGTATTGATTGTGGAACTCTTTTACCACTTTTGCCCCTCACTATACCAAAAATAGAAAAATCAAATGATTGTTGAAAAGAAGATTTGCCTCCACCGTTATTTGCAGTTAATAGAATCAAATCAGAAGAATCTTCTTTGAATTTTACTGTTTGTGTGTTATTTCCAAATGATTTGAAATTTCTAAGTGAAATGGATTTAATTATCATGTATAATTATATATGAACATAAAAAAAAAGTTTTCTATAAAAAATGTTATTTTTAAATTAATATTAATAATATTAATAATATTATTAATTAGGACACGAAAAGATTTATATATAAATAAAAAACAAAATATGAAAACAATAAAAACATACTCAATAGATGAAACCCTATATGATGCATTTGATACATTGGCATCAGAGAAAAATATTAATAAAAGTTCTTTTTTCGAAGATGCTATTAAAAAATATTTAAAAGAAAATAATTTAGAAATTGTAGGAGAAGATTATAGATTAAAAACAAATGATGCTTATATTGTAACAATTCTATCTCAAAATGATAAAATATGTAATTTGAGTAGTGGTGATAAAATTCAAAGAAGATTATTTTATGATTTATTTATGCCAGTTGATGGTGTTAATCCAGAAGAATTTTTTGGTAGTAATAATAAAGTATTAGAAGATGTATTTAATAAAGTTAAAAAATTAAATCCAGACGATGTAGGAGATATTAATTGTGTTCCTACCAACGAATTTTATAGTAAAGATTTGTTTAATGTTATTAATACTGAAAATAAATCTGATGATATAGTGTCTACAATTAAAGAAAGTGCAGAAGATGTAAAGGAATTATTTAAAATTAATTATAATTACAAATCAAAAGAGTATTTAAATTGTTCTAAACTTGAAATTTGTGATATAATTATTAAATTGAAGATAATGACATTTGAATATGACAACTCTTCAGATAATTTGAGGAATTTGTTAGTAGATATTTACACAATTTATAAAGATACACTTATTATATGAAAAAAAGAGATTCAAATGAATCTCTTTTTGTTATTTTAATTTTTAATTTTTAATTCATTTTCTCAAATCTCCATTTAAAGTAATAATAGTCATTATTTTCTATATGGTAAGTATCTTCATTTATCTTCATTATGATATATGGCTTATTGTTACTATTGATATTATATCCTAAAATTTCAACTACTTTGTTTTCGTTTATTTCAAATAGTTTGCCTATATTATCTTTTACCTTAGTTTCATTTTTCATATTTTTATAAAACCCTTTATCTGGTATGAACCATTTATCTAACTTTTTATAAAAATAATTACTCAATTTTAGTTTATATTCACTATCAAATCTGTATAAGTATTCTGGCTCGAAATATACTTCTGATTCAAGTGTTGGTCTTATTAAACCATTATAATTTCTGAATACGCCAAAATATTCTTCTTTATCAAATTCAAATGATATAAATACATCTAATTTTAAACTACTATTTTCATATATTCTTAAAATTTTAATGTTGTCATACAATTCAATATCTTCCAAAAATGGATTACTATCTTTATAGATTAAGTTATTTTGACCACGTAAGCCTTTTATTACTCTATCTAAGTTAGATACTAAGCCAGATTGACGGGCATAAAAATCAGTATATGGACTATCCTGATAGTTATAATACGATGAGCTTGGATCCTGAGCAAAGGCAAAGTCTCCTCCTCCTCCTGCAGTACCCATTGGTTCAATCCCGAATTGAAATTGTTGAAATTCTGAATCCTCTGTTATTAGGTTTGCTTCATTAAAAAATGAATATCTACTATATTTTAATACTTTCATACTGTTATATATAAATTTTTCGATTTATTATTTTAATATATATTTAAAGGAATAAATAAAATTAATATATAAAGATAAAAGAATATTTATGTCAGAAGAATTAGATAATAATCAAGAAAATAAAAAAAATATCAATTATAATAAAAAATTTGATATTATTGAAAAATATCAATTTAAAGATGATTCTGTTGAACTAATAACAGATTCTCCTTCTGAATCATCGATTAAAAAAAATATCGAAGGAGTTTTAATTAAAGATATACCATCCAAGTCACTTAGTAAGAAAAGTGAGAGTAAAAACGCAGAAAAAATAACAGAAGTTAATAAAATAGAAAAAGTAGACTCAACTGAAATAAAAACTGAAAAAAAATATACTATTATGAAATCCAATAAAGAATTGTATGGTTCTTTTATTAAAGAATTGAAATATTATTCATTGAGCATTAACGATGAAGTTATTTATGATTCAAGTATTGATAAATCTAAAGACTGTCCTGTTAAATTTGAAAATGATTATTTTATCTTATTTGGTAAAAAATATTCATATAATGGCTTAAAAATTAAAAAAATTAATTTAAAATAAATGGAATTAAAAAATATTCAAAATCGTAAAGATTTTATTAAAATGAATGAAATTTTTGGTGGAACTCAAGGTGGAGTTGGCGCTAGAGATGGATTTGCAAATAATTCTGAATTGAAAGATACTTATTTAGGAAAACTAATGAATGGTTTATTTAAAGGATTGAGTTGGTTATGGAGAAAAAGTAAAGAAAATTTCATTATTAACAGAATGATTGCAAAATTAATTAATGAATTAGTTCGTGGAGTTATAATATATTGCTTCATAAAAAAAATTGATTTACAATCAGGTAAAATATCAGAATCAGAATCTGAATCAGTAAACAAAGAAAATGTAGAATCAAATGATAACAAAGTTAATTTTGATGTAATTAAAAAGGATATTGGAGAGGATTTGTTTAATAGAATGATGAGCGGTAATGAAGATGAAGATGTTGAAGAATTGATTAAAAAATCAGGAATAAAAACAGATAATGATAGAACGATAATAAAAAATATCAATGACGTAAAAGAAGTTGTAGATAAGGAAGATTATAATAGAATGGAAACTGAAACATACGAATTTTTGAAGAAAAATATTCAATATTTTGACGAAATTAAGAAAAATGCAGATGACGGCGATGAAGATTCTAAAAAGAAACTTGATATGATAAAAGCTATCTATGTCAATTATGAAATAGTTAGAAAATTAAAAGAAAAAGAAACAAAAAATAAAGGAGCATTAGGAGAAGCATCATTAACAAATGAGGCATTAACTAAACTGAGAACAGATTCTAGTGCTGGTAAAATTGGATTAGGATCAAATTCTCCAACTATAAGTCCTGCTATCAATCCAAAATCACTTATTAAAAGTTTTGTTAGTGTTAAAAGCATTATAACTAAAAGAGATCAAGACAAATATAAAGAGCGTGAAGCTGATTTTTCTCTACCAATATCAGATATAAATTTAGCTGAAATAGAAAAAACAATTAATAGAAAAACTGATGTTATGAAAGAAGTTTCATCAAATGTAAATTCTGAAAGTTTGAAAGTAATTCAACTTACTGTGAAAGAATTATTAGTTTCAAATAGTCAAGAACAAAATGTAGAAAAAGAAAAATTAAAATTGAGATGGGATAAAGAATTATCAAAGGTGTATGCTAGTTTTTCTTTACTGATGGATATACCAAGTGTTGATATAAGAGATGGAAACTACGGATCAGGCTTAAATTTATCAGGCTCAACATCAAGGGTATATAAAGAAGTTAAACAAATTGGTTCTGATACAGAATCATTGAAAATTGGCGATCAATTGGGTGATTCATTAAATCCAGTTGAAACTAAAATAGGTGGATTGGAAGGAAATTGGCAATATTGTATTTTTGATTATCAAGGAATAAATTATAATGCTACAATAGCACCAATTAGTTCTGCACCATCAAATGGATTTTATATGTTTATGGTTACGCAGACAATTAAGAAAATAGAAAATAATGTTGTCACATCAAATTTTAAAGAATTTGAGAAAATTTTTACATCTACAAATTTTGCAAATGTTAATCTTAAAAAAGATGATGTAGTTAATGTATACTTCATGTTAAAGAAAGGTGCTAGTTTACCATCAGGTACAAGTGCAAATACAAATGGGCAAAGCAATAGTTTTTTAGTTTTTAATAATTATATTAGTTCTGACAATAAAACCAATAAATTGTTTCTATGTGAGCCATCAGGAGAGAAATTTATAGCTGATTTGGATTTAAGTAATCCTAGTAATACAATTGATGGCGTAATAGCTAGTAATTATCAAAAAGATAAAATTAGTATTAAGAGCTGTCGTAAGTTTGATAGAGTTAAATTTTGGTGGAAAGCATTAAATCTTATAACTGATACTAATGATAAAAAATTCTGTGCTTTTAAAGATGATGAAAGTAATCCTGTATTTTGGAATGATAAAGTAGTATTAGATAATCTAAAGAAAATTGCATCTAAATTTTAAATAAAATATAAAATATAAAATGAAAAAAACATATTCAGATTTCATATTAAATGAACAAGATTCATCAACAGCAGTTGCTCCTAGTGCAACTACAAAAGTAGAGCCAACTAATACTGCTGAAACAACAAAAACAATCAATCCTGATGTACCTGGTGAAGAAAAAACAACAGTTGATCAAGAACAAGATGATACAAAAAAAGATGACAGTCAAAAAGATGAAATAATATCAAATTTTGATGAAACAAAAGGAGAAGAGATTATCAAAGAAATTCGTGATTTTTGGATAAATAAAATAATAACAGAAAATGAATTAAATTTTTCTGGTAACACATTAAAGATTCTTTATGTCAAACAAAAAAATTCAAAATATATTAAATACAAAGATACTATTAATGAAGTTATTGCATCAAAAACAGCAGAATGTAATCAAAGATTGATTGATTCTGATGTTAACGATATGTTTTTTTATGTTGATTATCCTATTAAACTTATCAAAAAAGGATTGACAGGCAAACCTAGTATTGTTTCATTCTTTAATAGACAAACTGATGAAAAATATAACTCTAAAATAAAAGAAATAATAAGTAATAATGAATATGCTGATAGCTCAGGATTACCTGAATATCAGAAAAAATTAGTATTGGGTGAATTCGAATTATTAACAGACATAGATGAAAAACATACATATATGTATGATAATCAGCCAGTTGAATTTACATTCGAAAATGGTGCAATAAAAACAATGGTCAATGCAGATACAAATAATTCAATTAGTTTAGTAGATAAAAACGACAAAAATATATTTGATATCACAAAATTGAAAAAATATGATGAATCAGCCAAATCAGATATAACAACAAACACTACAACTGTTGCTGCTACCACAACAAACACAACAACTGTTGCTGCTACCACAACAAACACAACAACTGTTGCTGCTACCACAACAAACACTACAACTGTTGCTGCTACCACAACAAACACTACAACTATTGCTGCTACCACAACAAACACAACAACTATTGCTGTGAGTAAGAAAAATGTTATGAATAGTAAAGATTTTAAAAATAATAAAATTTTAAATAAAAATAAGAATAAAAACACATTTTAAAAAAACTTAACAAAATGAAACATATAAACAATTATGAATTTTTTTTAGAAAATGGTACGAGTAATCCTAACACACCACAAGGTTATGTAAATTCATTATCAAACAAAACAAAATTAAAACCAATCCAAAATAACAACAATCAACAGATAAACAAACAGAAACCTACAGATGAAGTAGATAATATATTACAAGACACTGAGCAACAGAAACAAAATATTGTGGCAAAGAAAGATGTTATAGAAAAAGGTTTACTTCAGAATATTCAAGATTTAGAACCTGAAAATCAAAAAGTGGTAAAAACACAAGTACAGGATTATAAAAACCAAGTACAAGAATTTGATAAAACTGTACAGCAAATAGATAAATTAAATAAGACACTTAAAAAATCTAATGTTAATGTAAATGCAAACATAAACATGAAAAATGCAAGAAAACAAAATAATTTTTAATTATAAATGTCTAAACTAGATGAAAAATACATAGAATCATTAGATACATTCACAACAGCACTAGAAAAAATCGTAGAAATATTAAAAGAACAGCAAAAAACTGGTAAAGCAGATGTTGTTAACGATTTTTTAAAAACTCCTATGGATGATTTGAGTCATGTTGTTAAGGATTTGCAAAAAATAACTGAGGACGGATTCAAAAATGTCAAAACAGACAACGAAAAAATATTACAGAAAATTGATGGTATAAAGAAGCAAAAAGAATCTGGAATGTTTGGTAGTATAGAGGATCCTAAAAATAAGAACAAAATTGTTGATGGTATTAAAGTTGTTGTATTAATTGCGGCAGGCGTTTTAGCATTAGGATTAGCATTTAAAATAATTGGAAAAGTTGATTTTCTGTCTGTTGTAGCGTTATCTGTATCTATGATATCTATGTCCATGGCTTATAGTAAAATAGCGGATATTAAAAATTTAAAATATACTAATATACTTTTGATATCCGCTATTATGCCTTTGATGGCAATTGGATTAGCATTATCTGGATATATTTTGAAAGGTATGCCTAATTTTTCAATAATGCAATCAATATCTATACTTCTTATTAGTACAGCTATGGGACTAGCAACATATTTTATAATGAAATCAATTTCTAAGATTAGTACATCATCATTGAAAATGATACCATTATTACCTTTTATTTTACCAATGATAGCATGGGGTATAGTCAAATCTTCCCAAATTTTAAAGAACGTTGATAGAATATCATTTGTCCAAGTACTATCTGTAGGATTGATTGGATTAGCTTTGGGTGTAGCGACATTTGGTATATCATTAGCATTAAGGGGATTGAAAAACGTGACATACAAAGAAATGTTAGCATTACCATTCATGATACCATTAATAGCAGGTGGTATAGTTTTGGCTAGTGAAATATTTAAAGGATTTGTACCGCTTAGTAATCCATTAGATTTATTAATTGGTAGTGCTGTTATAGGATTGTCTTTATTATTTTTTACTCCAGCAATTTATTTTTTAGGTAAAATGAAGTTAGAAGATGTTATTACTGGAGCATTGATGATATTGCCAATGTCTTATGCTATTACTCAATCTAGTATTATTTTTAGTAAATTTATACCTCTTTCTGATCCATTGAATGTTGTTTTTAGTACATTAGCAATGGGTATATCAATATTGATTTTTACTCCTACCATTGTGCTATTAGGTAAATTGTCAATTTCTGATTTACTTGTTGGTATAGCAGGAAGTGTTTTGACTTCTGTTGCTATTGTATTGGTTGCTAATATATTTGCATCATTACCAAATAATATGATAGCTCCAGATTTCATGTGGACATTATCTGCTGGATTGGCAATAGGAGGATTTGCTCTTATAGCTGCTGGAGTTGGATTTTTTGCTGGAACTAATCCATTTTTCTGGATTGGACTTGCCGCTATTTTAGCAGTTGCTGGAATTATGGTTCTTGTTTCTCATATTATACCAACTGGTAACTACGCTAAATATCCACCTTTGGATTGGGCTTTAGGAGTAGGTGGATCATTGATAGCATTTAGCTCTGCTATGATTTTAGCATCAGCAGGTAGTATTGCAGGAGTAATTTCAAAAGTGTTTACTGGCGGAGAAGATCCTTTAATTAAGATAGCAAATTCCATGGTAGCTGTATCTTGGCTTTTACAGAGTGGAAAATGGGATAGTGGTTATCCAACATTAGGTTGGGCTTTAGGTGTTGGTACTGCGTTATCATTGTTTGCTGCTTCTTATGTTGCTATAACAGGATTACAAGGAATTAATAAAGTATTTTCATTTTTAACTGGTACTAAATCACAAAGTTTCAATGATTTTGTTATATCAGCAGCAGGTGCAATGAAAACTGCAAATGCTGAATTATCAAGTGTGAATTGGAGTGCAGCAGGTAGTTATCCATCTAAAGATTACGCAGATGGAGTAGGAGAATTATTAAAATCATTTGCTGAAACATATGCAATAATATCTGTTTCAAATATATTTAGTAAAACTCCTGAGAATTTTGGAGTATTTGTTGAAAATGCTGCGAAATCTATGGTTACTGCAAAAACAATACTAGATAGAGCTGACTGGACTACTTCTGGACATCCTACAAAAGAGTATTCTGAAGGTATTGGAGCTTTTCTTGTGTCTATGGCTACTGCATATTCTAAAATCAACGATATTGGAATTATGGAGTTTTTTGCAAAATTATTTAATGTTGGTAATAAATTGACAATAAATGATTTCGTTGAGCAATCATCAAATGCAATAGTTTTAGCATCTAATATATTAGCAGGTGGTGATTTTACTACAATTCCAGATTCAAAATATTTAACTAATTTTACTAATTTCCTAATTTCAATGGCAGATAATATTAACAATTTTAAAATTGACACATTGGATATGGCAGCTTTCACTTCAAATTTGAATTTATTAGCACCATCATTATCTTCATTATCAAATGCTACTCAAAATCCTTTATCTGATATTTATATACAAGGCTTTGATAAGTTAGTTAAATTACTAGATAATATGCCGGATAAAAGTGCTCAAATACATAAATTGGCTGATTCATTTGTTGATTTATCAAATTCATTGAAAGATATTACAACTTTTGATAATTTATCAAAAGTCTCAGCTAGTGTGGTGCTTTTAAGTGCTGTTGATGATACAAAACTACAAATAGTTCTTGATAAATTAAAAGATAACCAAGATACAATAAAAACTATTTATGGTAATTCAAGCTCAACACCAAATATAATGAAAACAATGGGTAAATTTTTTGATACATTAACAGGCAATGATAAAATTGAAGCCAATAATAAATCAAATGAGCCAATTGTTGTTACTACCAAAATAGATCCACAATTTTATAGTGACATGGCTGAAATGAAAAGATATTTGAAATCAATTAAAAATTCTTTAGATAAACCTGCACCTGCATCAAGTTTTCATAGATAATCAGAGATAATCTATCATACCTGTAAACTTTAATTTAATTTTAATCTATAAGTTATTAAAGTAAATATTTTGATATTGTATAGTATCAAAATATTTATTGATATATGTTCATTTGAACCTATATCAATAAATATATAAATAAAAAAGAAGATATGAAAAGATTTTTATATTTGATAAGATATTTTAAACTTCTTAAGAAGAATGAGAAGATTTTATCTGAATCCAGAATTAATAAAAATGTTAATCCCTATGGTATTCAATACGATTGGATAGGTAGATTATATACAGTACTAAATTTACCATTGGATGACAAAGAAAACATTGATAAGTATGGCTATTATTATGTTGATAATATGGTTAGAAATCATGTTATTGAAATTAATAATTTTTTATTTGAGTTAGGAATGTTAGAATATGTAGAATTAGATACAGATAATATACAACAAATTGATGATTTAAATATAAGAATAGTATTAAAATTTAAGTATCTAAATACAAAAATTATCGCAAGATTTCTTATAGGTACAATAGTATTAGGATTTTTATTTGGAATATTTTCTTTATTATTTTTATTATAAACTTTATTAAACAATTACAATATATTTAAAAAACAAAAAATTATGGCAAAAGAACAATATCACGAATTAGCAGATTATATAATAGACTATTTTAAAGTCTTAGAAGAAAAATTATGCATTCCAATAAACTTGAAATTTGTATATCAAGCAGACGATAAACAAAAAACACTAATAAAAATATGTAAAATTAACGATAGATACGTGAGCTTATTGAATGCTGAACTATTAGTTAGTTTTAATGAAAATTTTTTTGATGCTTTTGACGATGAAATAAAAAACATATTAATTGATCAAGAGTTAGCATTAATAGAAGCAGATCTTGATAAAGGTACAATTAAATTGGGAAAAGCAGATTTGATAACATCATATGGTATTATTAGTAGATATGGAGTTGAAGCTGTTGAAAGAGCAAATAAATGTAGAGATTTATATAATAGTCAACAAGCTGAGAAAGATAAAGAATCAAAATCAAACAAGTAATAAATAAAAACAAAAATAAATAAATAAAAACAATGGAAGAAAAAAAATTTTTCAATTTTAACGGTGATGAAACATTCGACTTAAATACAGAATATACAAAATTATTTGTAGATGGAGATGAACAAAAAACTAGTTCAAATGATAATAAAATTAAAGATGCTGAAAAAATTATTTCAGAAACAGGACAGAAATATATCGAAGTTACATCACTTCAAAAATATGAATATCTATTCACAAATTTAGATGTATTTTTAAATAGGTTTCAAACTGATTCAGAAGAAGTGAAATCAATGACAAAAGAAGATAGAGACAAATTATTTGGTTATGGTAGAGAACTATTTTCAACATATCAAACTCAATATAGTTCATTGAATTTTAATTTTGAACTTTCAATGAAAGAATGGAATTATATGGATAATATATTAACAAAGAAATTATCATATAATGGAAATGAACTTTTTAATTTTTGGGAGTTATTTACTAAATTTATTGATCCAACTAGAAATTACATTAAAAGTTTACCAAAAGGTATAGAATCATTTGTACCAGTTTGCTCAATTCAAAGTTTAGTTTTGGTTAGTCATTTATTGATGAAACACGAAGAAAAAGGATCAACTGATCATTTCTTCTATTTTAAAAATGTATTAACTGAAGTTGGTTTGATGACAAGACTTTTCAATGCTTATGGTGTAGTACTAGAAAGATACACTAATATGTTTAATAATTGGGTAGATGCATTGAACACTATGGATGGATATAATAACATAGATAGAATAGATGAAACAGGAACAGTGTCAGAGTCACAACAACAATAAGGAGATTTTTTGTGAAATACGAGACATGATATATAAAAATAGTGAAAAAGCTATTGGTATAAGTGATGTTAAGATTTCCTCATTGAAAAATCCTCATATTATTGATGATATAAAAAATATCAAGATTATTGAATTAAATAATCTTGCTGATTTTATGTCTTATGTGAATTATGACCACTACCTAATATTTAAAGTTGATAATTTTTATTATTTCTGTGATACAGAGCTTGCTTCATATTTGTATAATCTTAGTTTGATTAAAATATCAGATTTTAATTTGTATCTCAGAAAAGATAAAATAAATAAAATAGAAAATTTTAACTAATTAAATAGTTAAAATTTTTATTATAAACTATACCTAAAATTTAGTTTATATAAAATAAAAACATAACAATATGCCAAAGTCAAAAAATCGAAAAGGACACGATTCTAAAGTTAGAAAATATAACGCCAATAAGAAAATTCAACAAGAGATATTAAAAAATAAAATGATGGAAGATTATATTAAACTTCAAAAGGAAATTATGGCTGGACAAGCTCATACATCGACAGAGGATGTTATAGATTCAGATATTAATATTGATGAATTGAATGATATTAATGATATTTCATTGATTGATATTGATAATCTTGTTGAAATTCCAGAAAATGATATTAATGAAGAACTAGTTAATGAAGAACTAGTTGATGTAGAATTGATAGAACCTAATAAATAATTTAATATTATGATAACCATAACAAACAATAAAATCTATTACAGTGAAGAACCAATATCATATTTAAATTCAATAGATAACGCTGATGTTATAGATCCAAATGATATACTACTTTTCTTGTCTGATACAGTTGAATTGGGAGAAAATCTAATATTCAAAAGATTATTTGATATCATATCATACAATGTAAATGATTTTAATGATATTTTTTATTCATCCTTAGATGGTTATTATATTGATCCATTTCTACAAGAAATAGAGAATAATCCAACTGATAAATTAGATATGGATTATATTGAAGTTAATTGGAGTTGCAATAAGTATGACAATGAACTAAGTGCAATATCAACAATTCACGGCGTTTCATATAATGATACAGATTTTTATGCAATAGACTTTGTTCCTCTTAATAATTTGAAAAAATTGAATATTTCAATTAATAAAAATTTTATTGTGTATGATTATAATAAATTAATAGAGGGTAAAAATGAAGAAGAATCCACAATTAATTTGGGAGAAAAATCATTTACTCTATTTGATTTGTATAATGCAATATTTAGTGAGATTACATTTCATGGAGGTCCTCTTGATAAAAAAGAAAGATTTGAAGAATTAGAAAAATGTATAGAAGAAGAGAATATTAATGCTGATGAATATAAAGAATTAAAATCTTCTACTCTGAATGATTTGATAGAAAAATACGAAAAAGAAGATAAATATTTAGTAAAATATAAAGATTTCAGAGATAGAGTAGACGAAAGTCGAATTAAAAATAATGAGAACTTATCAAAATTAAAAGATTGTTTGAAAAATAAAATGATTATTTATGATGATATCAACAATTGTGAAGGTAGCTTAAAAAAATATTATAAAAAATTAACAAATATTGAGTTTAATATGCAATCATTGTATGGTGAAGACGAAGATATTTTATATCACAAATTTTGGCAAACACCAAAATGTACATGTCCAAAAATTAATAATATTGAAATTTATCCTTCTAAAAATTGTTTAGTTGATGATAATTGTCCAATTCATGGTAAAAAATAAATTAAAAAAGCTTCATATTTAAATTAAAAAAGCTTCATATTTAAATATGAAGCTTTTTTAATTTTTCTTTTCTTGTGTGCTTAATAGAATATTCCAAACATTCTTCAGATATGCTTTCATAAGTTACACCATTTATAGTATTATTTGTTATCATTCCTGGTTTATCAGAGTCCCAATAATCAGTATAATAACTTTTACCATATTCAGAAAAAACAATAATTTTCATGCTATTTGTATGATACCAAGGGTATTCTTTAATGTCATTACACAATACACTACACACAACTATGTCACCTATTTTAAATTTTCTTTTCATTATTTTTAGAATTTAAATAATCAGACTCAATTTGCGTCCAATTTTGAATAGGACATGTACCTCCAGCATCTTGATATGTTTTAGGCGTGAAAATCTTTGCTTTTAATGCACATCCACATAAATTACATCTTGCAAATATATCAAATTCACCTATTGCTATCATTTCTTTGTGCTCACAACCATTACAAATTTCTATACGTTTACAAGCTAAATCATATTCAGGATCATCCTTGACAACAGTCAGAGCAATTCTCCAAGATGTGAAAATTTCTTCAATTTTATTCATATAATATAATTATTTTTTGTTATTATATATAAAATTGAAATGATTCAAACATCAAATATCTTTATTTGGCGTACGAATATATCCATTATTTATATGATTTTTAAATAATTTTTCTAATAACACTTTTTTACGAGCTGCATTATATGCGCCCACACTATTTTTAGTAAATTCGCATATGTTGTCATATTTATTAGCTTCTTCTTGTAATGTTTCTTCTGTCCAATATCCAAGTTTAACTTGTTTTTCTGAATAACCTTGATTTTTGTGATTTTTAAATAATTCATCTAACATTTTTCTACTTTTGGCTGCAATATAAGCAGAACTATTTTCTCTAAATTCTTTTCTTGTTTTATATTTATTAGCTTCTTCTTGTAAAGATTTTATTGTCCATTTTAATCCACCTGATCCTAATGATCCAGCTTTGACTGAATTTATCATAATCCATTCATTATTTTCATAAACATCAACCCAATATATTTCCTTTTTTATAGCGTCATTAGAATTTAAATTTTCTTCTAATAATTTATACTTTGGAAGAGGAATATTATTTATTTTACAAAAATTAATCAATGATTCTTTTTCACTAAATAAATGTTCTTTGTCTCGTCTATTTATATTGTTTGTTAATCCAACATAAGCATTATTATAATTTGTGAATTCATAAACATATATAACATAACTATTTTCTTTCCATTCAATTATATTCCGACGTCCTTGATTGTCGTGATTTTTAAATAATTCATCTATTAATCTATTTTTATACGCAATTTTATAACCTGTGCTTTTTTTCTGAAATTCTCCTCTTGTTATATATTTATTAGCTTCTTCTTGTAATCTATCAAACGTCCAATAACCTTTTTTATTTACTTTAATATCAAATCCGTTATTAGAATGATTTTTGAATAATTCATCTATTAATTTTTTACTTAATGCTGCACTATATGCAGATTTGTTTTTACGAAATTCTCCTCTTGTTTTATGTTTGTTTGCTTCTTCTTGAAGTTTTTCTCTATTCCAATGCCCAATAGTCATTTTACCTTCTTCGTAACCTTTATTTATGTGATTTTTAAATAAATCATCAATTAATTTAATTTTAGATGCCGCTATATAAGCGGAGTTGCATTTTTCTCTAAATTCTTTTCGATTTTCGTATTTATCAGCTTCTTCTTGCAATTTGTCAATAGTCCAATAACCAATAGGTTTACGACTTTCATTTATAAAAATATTATAATTTTTACTTATTTTCATTGAATAATATATTTTTAACTATATATTTATAAAAAAATCAATGATAAATTATTGAATTTTTTGAACCTATGATGGGAGTCAAACCCACATTTACAACTTCAATTACAGTTACTTGATTCGTAGTCAAGACTGGTTACATAGGCATATTATATCTACTCATTTTTTTATAACAATATCTATATTTTCTAATTTTTCTTTTCTTGAGTATCTATATTTATATTTATTAATACCTTCTATATCTGAATCTAAAAATTGTTCTATAAATTCTTCAGTTTGCATAGTAACATATTTTTTAGTACAATTTTCTTTATTGTCACCATAATGACTAGTATCAAATCCTACTATCCAATAATTGTTGAATTTTTTATAATTTTCCTTTGTCACATCACCATCAATTTCTAAGCCTTCAGTCCAATTTAAAAATGAATCAGAATCAAAAAATCGTCCATATGTTAATCCTCCATGTACACTTATGGTATTCATATCATCATATGAAACTTCATACAATGGATGATTAGTAGGTAATAATATATAACCATTCCCCCATCCAAATTCCATTATTAATGGATAATTTTGTATAGTAGATAAATGTTTAGTAAGATAATTCTCAACTATTAGTGTGTAAATTCCGTATTTCATAATATTTTTTTATAATAAAACAAATATACAAAAAAATTGTTATATATACAACTTAAAATTATATTTTTTCTTGAATATTGTCAACATCTGTATCAACTATTTTCAAATCATCTTGTATGTCATCCACATGATCTGTTATATTGTCAACATCTGTGTCAACAGATTTTAAATTTTCTTGTATACCATCAATGTGATTTTTTATGTTGTCTACATCTGTATCAACATATTTTAATTCTACTTCTATATCATCAACATGATATTTTATATCATCTACATCAGTTCCTATGTGCTCAGTCATAACTTCTATTTTTTCAGATAACTCTGCTATCTTAGATATAATAGCATCAGTTCTACTTCCACTTATTTTAGCAATATAACCTAAGACTGGTAAAGCAACTCCTTGAAAAAAAACAGAAACTATATATTGCATCCATGCAACTGTTCCTGATGGTTGACTAAAAAATAATGGAATTATAACTAACAATGTTATTATCCAAAACATTGTCATACTAGATAATGAATCTGATAAAAAAATTGCAAATTTTTCTTGCGATGACTTTAATTTCTCAACTAATTTATTCATATATTTTTTATATTTATATATAAATAGTATAAATAATATTAATTTTTTTTTTTGTGGGACTAGTGGGGCTCGAACCCACAACCTCCGAAGAGATCAGTTTTACAGACTGACATGACTACCTGTGTCATATTAATCCCATATTTTTGTGGTAGCAGATGGACTCGAACCACCAACTTCTGAGACATCGGCCCAGCACTCTATCCTTCGCTCGTTTCAAATTATTTATTCTAGATTCATAATTATCCCCTTTGTGCTTTTGAGTTACACTACCTTTTTTTATTGTAATATTCTTTATTTAATTTTTTATTGAGTGTACTGCCGAAGGGACTTGAACCCTCATACACCAATTACCTTGTTAATGACTGGATATAAGCCAGTGGGGATACGACAGTGTATTTATTTTTGTTGTTGGTGAAGTGGGACTTGAACCCACATGTGACCAATTAACCTTTCTACTACTTATCAGGCAGAGGGTATATTCACCAATGTTATTTAGTAGTCTCGGTGAGACTTGAACTCACGATTTATTGCTTATCAGGCAATTGCTCTAACCAACTGAACTACAAGACTATTTTAGTTTATTATTTTTTTATTGGTATGATACTATTTGAGCACATTGACAGACTCGAACTGTCGGTGTTTATATCTCGCTTTTGCAGAACGATGCCTTCGCCACTCAGACCAAATGTGCATTTCTATTTTAAAAATTAATTTTTCTTCCTTTTGTCCAACCATTAAATATCCATTCATCTAATTCACATTTTTTAATTTTCTTGTTTTTATTGATATTTAAATTATAAATCCAACAAGTATTAAATTGTGAATTTTTATTTCCTTTTTGTTGTATTGAATTTTTTTCTCCAATTTTACGTTTCGTTTCATCAGTAATTTTTCTGCCAGAAAAAATATGCTTTAATTCACCAGATAAATATCGAGGATCATTTGTTGATACGTTTAATGTATTATTTTTATTGTCTTTAACCGTAATAAATCCTTTCTTGTGAAATATTAATTCACCAGATAAATATCTTGGATCATCAATAGAAACTCTAATTTTTTCGTTGTTTTTATTTTTAACAACAACAAAACCTTTACCAACACACTGAAATTCACCTGATAAATATCTTGGATCTTCTGAATTCACAGATAATGTATTATTATCTTTGTCTTTAACCATAATCAATCCTTTCATTATACTTACCAATTCACCTGATAAATACCTTGGATCTGTTTTATGTACTGATAATGTATTGTTATCTTTATCTTTAACAGTAATCAAATTATATGAATTAAATCCTCCTCCACCTAATATTATATTATAAGTATTACCATTTTTAATAAATTCATCATTTACCAATTCTTTTTCTTTTTCCAACATTTTTTCTTTATCATCAAAATTAAATAACACAATTTTTTCAAAATTTTCAACTCCAAATTCTTTTATAGCTTTTTTAATATTAGATCCAGAACCCATATATTTATCATGTATGTTTTCTGTAATATGAATACCAATATAAATTTTATTATTTAACTTATTTGTTATTTGATAAACTATATAATATTTTTTATTTTCCATAAGTCGAACTTTTTATCACTATATATAAAAAGTTCGATATCAATTTTATTAATATTTATTTATTTTTAGTACCGTTAGGTGGAATCGAACCACCGCAATCTATAAGACTGAAAGGTTTATGAGACCTCCGTAATAACCAACTCTACTCATAACGGTATATTTATGTTTAAATATATAGTTAATATCATACTAATAGTATGATATTGTTAAATATTTTAAACTATTTTTGCGGGAAAGTTGAGATTTGAACTCAAGACACTTTGCTTAACAGGCAAACGCTCTAACCAACTGAGCTACATTCCCTTATGCGCACTGGGTAGGATTTGAACCTACGGTGGAGATTACTCTCACTGGATTAACAGTCCAGACTTTTCGACCAACTAAAGCAACCAATGCATATAATAACTTAATAATAACTTAATAATAACTTAATAAAGCGGACTATAACGGTTACGGTCCGTTAATTTTACTTGAGTGACAGTCAAGTTCTCCACCAAGGAGCCTAATAATCCATTTTTGTACTGGTAACGGGGTTCGAACCCGTGAGGAAATTTCTTTCCACAACATTGAAAGTGTTGCGACCTAGCCACTAGTCCATACCAGCATTTTATTAGCGGATTATATCGGGCTCAAACCGACTTCCTCAACCGTGACAGGGTTGTATGCAAAGTATCACTCACACCTATAATCCATTTTTTTGTGGGATAGGAGGTAATCGAAACCTCGTAGTTATGATTTACAGTCATTCTAAGTAACCCTGACCTCTATCCCATTTATTCATTATCCAGTATTTCAAAGATCATTTAAAAACAAAAAACTCAGTTCTTATTTTTAAGAACTGAGTTTTTTTATTATTCACATAATAATTTATATACTTATCCAGTTCTTCCTACATTATTTTCATCATCATTAATATAATCATTAATCATATCAATACATATCTCTTCCATATTGTAATTGATATTACAATTGCGATAAATGCTATATATGTTATTAATGTTATTCATGATATTTACTTTTACTTTGTTTTTATTTGTTGCGGACGTCTGATTCAAACAGCGACTATGGGTTATGAGCCCATTGAGATATCATTTCTCCACCTCCGCGATATTTTTTTTATTTGTTGCGGACGTCTGATTCAAACAGCGACTATGGGTTATGAGCCCATTGAGATATCATTTCTCCACCTCCGCGATATATTTTAATTTTTTCTGTTTCTATGATACAATTTTAGTGATTCTGAAATCTTTATTTTAGTTTCATCTGAAATTTTACTTTTATTTACTGTTTTATATGAATCAGACATTTTTTTCTTACTTTCATCTGATACAAAATGATTTTTTAATTTATTAGATATTTTATTTCTTTCTTCTTCAGATTCAAATCTTTTTTTAGCTGAATCTGACAATTTCTTTCTTGTTTCTTCTGATACAATTCTACATTTTAAAGATTCTGAAATCTTTTTCTTCGATTCATCAGAAAAAATTTTACCTATTGATGATTCTTTTAATTTATTTTTAGTTTCATCACTATGTTTTTTACCTTTAAAATGTGGACCACCTTCTCCTCCAATTCCTATATTATAATTTCTTTTTGATTTTATAAAATCTTCTGTTATAATTTCTTTTTCTTTTTTATTCATTTCTGATTCATTATCAAAAATAAACAAAATTTCTTTTTTGAAATTTTCCTTACCATGCAATTTAATTGCATTTTCTAAGGCTTTACCAGAACCATAATAAGAATCATTTGTATTTTCAGTTTGATGCTTTCCAATATAATACTTATCATTTAATATATTTGTTGTTTTATAAATTGTATAGTACAAAATTATTTCTTTTTTATGTATATATAAATATATAAAATCAGAAATTAACCTGTTACCACTATACTATATATTTTAATCTTTTTCTTTATCTATTTTCTTATAAAGTTTCTTAGCAATCTCTTTTGCTTTTGAATTCATTCCTTTTTCTGTTTTAGGAACTTCACTATAATCAATTTTGATTTTATCAGCAAACATTATAAATTTTTCAGTTCTATCAGATTTCTTTTTCAGTTCATCATAATTTCCTTGAATTCTATTTACTACTTCTGCTGATTCATCAATTTTATTTTCTTTAACTTTTTTCATAACAAAAAATCCAGTCATTTTTTAATTGACTGGATTTATATATTTATAGGCATAAGCCTTAAATTTATTTCTCAGTCAATTGGGATGTATCATCAATATTATTGATAATTTCGTTGTTACACATTTCCTCATTTATATATAAATTACGATACATCTTGTTTTGTTTTTTTATTATTATTTTTGTTGAAAGTTTAATATTTTATTCTTTGTTATATATTATAGAAAAAAAGTCATTTTTTTCTATTTTTAATTTGTAGTACAAAAGTAATACAAAGTTTTCATTCTACCAAATGTTTTTCAATCTTTTTTATATATTATTGAAAAAATATCATTTTTTTCTACTTTTAATATGATAGTGCAAAATTACAATAAAGTTTTCATTCTACCAAATCTTTTGATTGTTTTTCTTCAATATGTTTTTTAAATAGTTTATTAAATAATTTATAAATATTACTGAATTGTATATCATTGTAGAAATTTGTTTGTTTTTCAATTTCTTCTTTAGATTTAGTTTTTAAATCTGTTGGACTTAATCCTGTAATTGATCACCTTTCATACTCACTATTCATGTGTTTTGAAAAGTTTTCATCTATTGTGGTTACTCCTGCTCTGGTTGAACCACCAAAATGATGGGCTTTTACTGTATCACCTTCATTGAACATAGTACCATAAAAAGGTCTTGCTATTGTACCATCAGCATTGACATATAATCCTAAGAAATCTTTTCTTATTTTTACTATTTTAGACATAACCTTATTGTTGTATTGACTCAATAACTATCGAATTTTCATAACTTTCTAATTCTTCATAATATTCTTGTTCATCACATTGATTATCTTCACAATATTCTTCTTTTGATTCACCCATATATTCTTTTATGAATTCTGTTTTTGCAGTATTTGCATCTTTTGGTGTATCAAATATTCCTATGAATATATTATCTGACATTGTACCAGTACTTGTAACGTAATCTACTTTGTATTTCATATTAAATTATTTTTAATTTGTGTAAAAATACAATAATTTTTTCATTTTACCAAATGTTTATCAACTTATTTAAAAAAATAACCTTTCTTTTCAATGAAGAAAAGAAAGGTTTATGTATTTCTATTTATTGTTTTTTTACATTGAAAGTTCTTTCTTTTTCTTTGTATAGAATGAGAAACCACCATATTCTTTATCAATACCAGGAATTACCATGAAATTTTTAAGATTAACACTTTCTTTTACTGAATAATATTCTTCTTTTGTTAAAAAAAATACTTTTGTAGATTTTGCTGAGTTACTTGAGTTGGTTGTCATAATGTTTAATTTAAATTGTTTAAATGATTGTTGTTTTAATTTCTACACAAAGATACTTCTGTTTTGAATATCTACCAAATATTTTAGTGTTTTTTAATGATTTAGATATATTTTGACTTATATTTTATATTTTAGTAACATTATAAATAAAAAATCAGTTTTATAATATAAATATATACTAAAAAAAGATATTATAAATATGAAAAATATTAAAAATTTTGTAGATTATAAATCTATGAATGAAAAATGGAAAGATGATGTTAAAGTTAAGCACACTGGCGAACATTCTGGTAAGACTATTGAAGAGTTAGAAAGTGAATTATCATCACTTAAGAAAAGAAGCAAAAAATATCAAGAATCAGGTAAAGATGTACCAAAGAGTATCATTGATCAAGAGCAAGAAATAAATTTTGCAATTCGAGCAAAAAAACATTGGAAATAAAAAAAGCTTCTTAAAAAGAAGCTTTTTTGTTAATGTTGACTAACAGTTACATTTTTTAATTTGTTAAATAGTCCATCGTGTTCAAGAGAACTAAAATATGAGCTATCATTATCTGAATAACTGAAGCAATACATAACTCCACTTTCCACATCTTTACCATCAATTACTTGAAGTTTTAATTTTCTTTCATTGAAGAATTCGTTAAGTGCTTTTTTACCATATCTATTCATTGCATCGTTGTAGGCATCCCATTTGTCTTGGTCATTCTCAATATGGTTAAAATCATTATAATCAGGAGCGCCTATTAAATAATCACTTTGACATATAATATTAGTTGCCTTTTCAGTATCATTCTTTTCTTGTTCGCAGATGTCTTTCCATACTGTTTCAGCTACTTGATCAACTGAATATATATCATCTCCATAATACAATTGAGTATCATCGAATAACATTTTTTTAACATCTTCAGCGCATTTAGGTTCCATTGGAAAAATAACTACAAAGCTACTTGATGATGAATTACCAACAAATCCCGTTCTAATTTTCATATTTTATCTTTTTTATCATTTAAATCTATTGTAATATCAGATTTTCTAAAAATTGCTTTAATTATTTATGTTATTATACCACCAGTAATAGAAATTAATGAAATACAACCTACAAATATCCAAAATCCTGATGTTACATATTTTAAAAATTATAACATATAATTTTATTATTTTTTTTTTTTGCAAATTTACTAAAATTATTTGATAATACAAAAATTTATTGTCAAATAATTATTATGAATTTTTTTTATCTCACACAATTTATCTTTTCTTTTGTATACAGGATTACACACTAGGCATATAAGACCGTGTTTTTTTGTATTCCACATCATCTGATAATCACCTTTTTGTTTGCATTTAGGACATGATTCGTTACTTTCTGAACCTATAACTTGATAATCTAATGAATAATAATCATTATCAAAAGAATAAAATTCAGAGTCTCCATCAAGTAAACTGTTTATGCTATACCATCCATCGTCATTATCGTTATATTTTTGTAGTATAATTTTAAGTTCTGATTTAGCATCTTCTGATAATTTAGTATTATATTTCCATAAATCCCAATCTTCATTATTACATGTTGAAATTAAATAGCAATCTGCAACTTTTTTTATATAAGTATCATAATTGCAACTTTGAAATGTTATTGCCTGATTCTCATCTAAATTTTGTAAAAAATTTAGATATTTATCGTGCTCATTTTTTCGATATTCATCCTGTTTTTTATCTCCACCTCCATAATCTCCATAATCTCCATATTCATCATATTTTCTATTAATCATATATGTAGCAAGTTCACGTACACTTTTAAAATTCTTATCTGATATTATAAAACTACTTGATGATGAATTACTAACAAATCCAGTTCTTATTTTCATTTTCTATTATTTTCTATTATTAACAATATGTCGTACCAGTTATCAATTCAACTTCACTAATATCAACATTTAATGTGTCTGCTACTAATTTAGATTTTTCTATTATATCTGATATCGATGTTGCACTATCACTTAACTCTTCACTTCTTGATATTATATAACCAACAATATATTCGTAATTACTATTTTCAACATTAATTACTTCAATATTATTGTCAAATCCTTGTTCAATTTCATCTGTAGTGCAATTTGCTCTTTTGATACCAATTACCACAAAGCTACTTGAACTTGAATTACTCACAAATCCTTTTCTTATTTTCATATTTTCTTATTTTTTATCCATTTCTACCTGCGCCAAAATAAACTTCTGATTTATTTAAGTCTAACCCTGATTTTTCACTATAAAAAGCATTATAAACTTTTTTGTCATTATTCTCAAAGAATGACATATCAATATCATAATCAATATCATCATAATCAGATGTCATAAAATCTGAATCACCTTCATTATTGCATATATTAACAACTAAAAATAAATCTTCATCTTTACAATCTTTAGTATCTAACGAAGCATTTGTTTGAAATGACTCTACATAAATTTTATTATTGTTAAAATGTATATCATAATTACCGCTTTCTTTAATATTAGATAACGTTAATACTTTAACATAATAATCCAATTTAATATTATTATCTTTTGTGTATTGTGTAAATTCGTTGTAATCATTAATCTTGGCTATACCAACAATAAAACTACTTGATGATGAATTACTTACGAAACCATTTCTTATTTTCATATTCTTATTTTTTTTACAATAAATGTGGTCTTGCTTCAGCAATTCCAGCATTTGTTACTTGATACCATTTTGGATTGTATTCAGATAGATTGTTAGCTCCTCCATAAGATAATGCTGAACGAACTCCATAAATTAATCCTTCTATTACAAATCTTACTCCACCTTTGAATGGTATAGTTGTTGACTCTCCTTCTACATTTCTCTCAGCTTGACCATGAACAGTTTTAGTTTCCAATGATGCAGAGCCTCTATAGCGTTTATATAAACCATTAGGACTCTCTATAACCTTACCTGGTGATTCTTCTGTTCCTGCTAATAGAGAACCTAACATGATTGTTGATGATCCTAATGCAAGAGCTTTAGAAATATCTCCACTTGATCTAATTCCACCATCAGCCATAACTGGTACTGTTGCTACATTTAAAATTTCTATTAAACTTGTCACATTTGGAACACCAAATCCTGTCTTAATCCTTGTTGTACAAAGAGAATTATGAACAACAATACCATTTATATTATACGAATGTGTTTTTTCTACTGTTAAATCATAAACTTTGCCTGTATAATTCTTTTTCTCAATGCTTTTTATTTCTACTAATTTCATATTATATCTTTTAATTTTTTAATAAAACTTCCATCATTTATCTCATTCTCCCAAATTCTAATTAATTTAAAATTGTGTTCTAATGCAAATTTATTTTTCTTTATATCTTTTTCAAATTTCAACTAAAAAATATTTATCAGTTAAATTTCCTGCTGGTATCCATTCAGCATACTCTTCAATATTTGATGAGTTAACTAAACCTTTATATTTTATATTTACAACATAAAATTCATGATTTTTTGTGCATTCTATGCCATTTATAATAATAATTTCCTCATTTCTATCAAACTCTAATTTATTTAATACTTTATTGAGTTCTCCATTATGACTATAAACTTCATCTCCAATTTTTACATCAATTATATCAATATATCCTTCTGAAGTTTTAACTTTCATGCTAGGTGTAAAACAGCCTCCACCAATACCACATCTTAGTCCATCAGCTCCCCAATTTTGTAAATCAATAGCTGCTTCTGATGTAGCAATATTACCTGCAATTATATCCACTCCTAAATCTAATCCTTTAATTGCTTCGATTGCTTTTTTTACATTTATGTGATGACCATGTGCAACATCAATAAGAATAACATTTACTCCTGCTTCAATTAATGATTTGGATCTTTCTAAAAAATCTCCGTTTGAACCTACTGCTGCCATTACTGGAATTTTGTGCCTTATTTTATCTTGATTGAAAGGATCATATGAACTATTCTCAATACTTGTAATTAATTTTTTAATTTCATTTGCCTGTTCTTCAATAGACATAAATCTATGAATACATCCTACTCCTCCTAATTGAAACATTTTAAATGCCATTTCATGTTCACAAACTGTGTCCATGGGTGATGCTACTAATGGTATCATCAACTCAAAATTTGTCGATAATTTTGTTCTTAAACTAATTTTATTTCTATGTTTAACTTCACTGTAAAATGGTATGAGTTGAATATCATCATACGTTAACGCTATGTTATTTGTCATTCTTTATTTTATTTGTTTTTTATTTGTTTTTTGGTAGTAATAATAACTTTAGATATCTACTATTCAAATCAACACTATTGTTCATGTGTGATAATAATATTGGATGTAATTTATAACTTAAATCTGAATCAGATATTACATCAAAGTCACCAATGAATTTTTTAAAGTTTTTCATTACACTTTTACTATCACGTATGTCAGAATTTAATATGAAATTTAGAATATTTAGAATTTCATATTCATCATTATCAATTTTCCACATTTTACAATATTCTGACCAAAAATCAGCACTATAATCTATTCTTTGTGACCTATATTTATTTTTAACTTCACTTATAAATTCATTTTTACCCAATTTATTAAAAAAAGATGTAGTCTTTTCTATTAAATAATCAGGTGATGTAGTTATAATTTTATTATCATTTAACATAATTCCAAGATAATAAAATACATTATATGCTTGATTTTTAGTCATAATTTTTTAATAGTTATCGTTACTTACCATTTGAATATATGTGTTAATTACTCCTGTGATACCATATTTTTCAAATTTTTTACGTAATTCTTCTTCTTGTTCTGATGTACGATCTTTAAATTCAATCACTTCTCCGTCATCTAATCTTCCTAATGATTCTCCTACTATAAGAGTATTATAGTCTTTTTCTCCAAAATAATTACCATCTACTTCAACACTAAAATCATTGTCAATTTTATTTGAAAAAAATTCAAATTTATCATAATCATCTTCAATGTTATCAAATTCTTCGTCTTTAATGTTTAAGAATTTTGCTAACTCATAAATAGTAAGTTTAATTCCTCTTACAACGAAAGAAGAACTACTTGAATTGCTTACAAATCCACTTCTAATTTTCATACTTTTTAATTTATTTTTTAATAATTTCCTCCACTTTGTATGTGAATGACATCATTGTTTACATTTATTCCTGTTTCACACAAATATCCTTCTAATCCGTCTCCAGAATCATCTGATGCAGAGCCTTCATAATAACGATATTCTTTATTTAATATTTTCACTAAATCTTCTCTTGGTATGTGAGGATATCCTTGATCAATTATTTCATCTATCATTTCGTCATCTGATAATTTATTACCTGAATCACAATAATTTTCAAATATATCTTTAATGCTCATTTCTTTAAGATTTCTAATCATCCAATCTGATAGTCCATTTGCAAAGTCAAATAATATTGAATTTTCATTCAAATCAAACAACTTCATAAGAGTATCTTTTGATAATTCTTTTTCATTTTTTACAGTAACAATGAAAGAACTACTACTGCTATTACTAACAAATCCATTTCTTAATTTCATGATTTTTTATTTAATAGTTCTGTTATTTTTTTACTATCAGCGACAACAATTTGACCGTCATCTGGTCCACCTTCTACAGTTGCTATTACATATGCACTAATTACATCATTTAAATTATCAAAAAAATCATATTCATGATTTTTATCATACTTTTTTGAATAATCATATATTTCTTCATTGTAGAAACCCCCGTCATCAACTAGCCTTTTTAACAATTCTTTAAATCCATCTAATGGAAAATCTTCATATTCATCAGTGATCTTTTTATAGTCAACAATATCAAGAAAATTCTCAGGTAATAGAATTACAAAAGACGAGCTACTTGAGTTGCTAACAAATCCTTTTCTTATTTTCATTTTTCTTATTTTTAATTATTTATATTCAATATTTTATTTTTAGTTTATTAATCTATCTATTCCGATAGCAAATCCAACTCCACCATCATATTCTCCTCCACCACAAATTTGTTTAGATGAACCTAATTTTTCGCAAGTTATTTCAAATCCCTTACCATCTTTATAATAATCAAGTCCTCTTCTAACATCGTTATTGACAACATAATCATCAACATTAGTATTGAAATTGTTTGTTAATAATTTCATTGCTAAATGTTGCAAGTTTGCTCCATCAGAAAGATAATCATGAGATGGATTTAAAATTTCAACTCCAAGTTGAGTGAATTGCCTATATCTTCCCGACTGTGGTTTTTCCCCACGAAAGCATTCACAAACATAGAACAATAATACATCATTTTCATTTTTGTATGTTGTTTTAGATAGTTTTTGCGCTATTGCAGTATATTCAGGAGCTAAACACAAATATCTATCTCCTCTATCTTTGAAATTGTACATCATGTTGTTATTTTCTTCTCCTACCTTATCTTTGAATAATTCTTGAAATTGTATAATAGGAATTTGTATTTCTTCAAAATGATATTCATCAATTAATATTTTAATCATTGAATTTATCAATTCTCTTTTTTCATTACCAACTAAAATCCTAGTTCCTTTGTAACAAGTTTCTTTTATTATTTTCATTTATCAATCTCACTCCATTCTTTAAGTAAATTACCATATTTCCAACATTGTACAAGTATTGATCTAGCTGCATAATACATTGACCCTGATATTCCTAAAAAATCCATTTCAAATGATGTTTTGCTCGCTACTTCTTTAAGTAAATCTAAATCAATTTCTTTGTTTTTTGATATTGCTTCTGACTGCATTAATTTAGCCCATCCTTCAGCATATTCAAATATACAATTACCATAAGAGTCAGTATTATTGGACTTCCAATCTTCCCAAGATTTTTCATCTAATAGTTCAATACTAATTCCTTTTATTTTTTCTTTATATTTTCTTTTTGTTTCAACTTCTTTTTTATGTTCTTCAATTCTTCTTTTTATTGATTCCTCTTCAGATTTTTTTAATTTTTTCTCATAATCATTTTTAGTTTTATCATCATATTCATCATCACATATCGGACCAATTTTAGTCCATTTCATAAAATGAGCATCATTATAATACTTATGTAAATTATTGAGATTTGTGTTTTTGTCAATTAAACAAATGATACCATTAAAATCAAAGCTACAAATTAAATTGTTTGCAATAGAAAACTTTTTTGCTTCTTTTGAAGTGTAATCAAAATCATATCCTAGCATAACTTGCATTCTCACTCCTGAAGTAGAATTACTAAGAATTTCTAAAATTTTTTCTTCTTCACTATTGATGATTAAGTTATTAAGAACTTTTAATTTCAATTTTCTATCAATATCATTATTAACACAGAATGTTATATACTCTCCATATTCACATTCATAATAACTTGAAAAATTTATATTATTTGATATAAGATATTTAATTAAAATATAATTTTTATCTTTTTTATCTTTTATTGTATATGTGAAATATTTATTCATTTAATTTTTGTTTTTATCATTCCTAATGCAGAATCATCATCATTCCATAATTCGTCTTTTAAATTTCTAATACTAATAATAGAATCTTTATTGACAATTATATCTTTAATTAAAATATTAATTACATTATCATAAGCATCAGATTGAGCCTTTTTACAAATATAAACTGCATCACTTCTATCTAAAAATCTTCTATATTCAAAATCATTTTGTAGTAGATTTTTCCAAAATCTACCAGAACCAATTTGTCTAACAAAAACTTCTTTCCATGTATCTTCTTTCATAAATCATTTACGATAGATTCTGTTGTTGTTATATTGTTTTGTCTTTTGACTATACATTTTAGATTGCATCTTATTTGTTATAACTTTACAATTCATGTCCATTTCTTTTTTGTATAAATTATCATCAATATTTGTATACCAAAAATAAGAGTCAGGATAATGAAAATCTTTAGTGCTATCAACAATTATAGATTTTTCAATAAAACTTAAAATTAATTCTTCTTTACTATTGTGTTTTGTGTTATTAGTTACACTTAATAATTTTAACTTCCTGTATAATTTCTTATCAATACTAAAATTTACAATATGTTCATATGAGCTTTTTATGTTCAATCCAGTATAATTCATTTTTATAAACTTACAAATTTCAATATTGTAAAATTTAAGAACTGCACCATGTTTGCTTGACATATCAAATGTGAATAATATTAAATTATTATCTATCATTTTTCTAAATCTTTTTTAGAAATATATTCAATAACGTCTTTTGATTTTTTAATTTCAGAAATAACCAATGAATATAATGAATCTTTAATTATTATTTTGTCATCATTTGAAGAACTTTCTAATATTGCTAATAGATTACTCATAGGACTTAATTTATTTCTAACATTAGCAAGTTCTTCAATTTGATATTTTTCAATCTCTTTAAGAAGGTCTTGCTTATCATTCCAACTTGATGCTGGTTGTTGCTCGGAATCAAATTTCCAAAAACTATTTACTAAATTTAAAATTTTGCTTTTCATAACATTTTCAATTTTTCCAATTTTTCTAATCTTAATATTTTAATTTTGTAAGTTTTCATTTTATTCAAGAATAAATCTTCATTAGTGAAATCACCTAAGAAAATATCATATCCACCGTAATATAATTTATAATTAGTAAAATATCTCATTTCTACTTCACGTACCATAAATTTGTGAGTATAACCATACCAAGTACGATCTTCAATATCATATCTAAAATTATTTAATATTAGGGTAGCTTCTGTCATTTATATAAAGTTACAAAAATGTTTTGTAATTACCAAATTATTTTTGAATTATTTTAATTTCATAGCCGATATTACTCAATTCCTTGATTATATCTTTCACCATCTGTTCAGCTTCTTCAACTTGAAGAACAGCATACATACCTTCACCATTTTCTGTGGTTCTGAATATGTATATTGCCTCCAATAGTGCAAATTTTATTTTTTCGTTGTCTTCTTTCAAAGATAATTCTTCTAACTTGTTATCCATATTTAATTTAATTCTTTATAGTAACCTTTATATTTTATGTTTGTTGTAGAATAGCCAAGTTTTTCCATTTTATCAGGTTTTACTGTTTCAACATAACCATCCAAATAAAGCCAAGTAATACCTATTTCTTTACATTTTTCTTCATAGTGTTTTAATAATTTAACACCAATTCCAGTATTTTGATATTTAGGTAATACACCAACACTCCATAGCATGGAGCCTTGGCATAATAATTTTTCACCTAATACAAATCCAACACATTCTTCATCTAATTCATAGGTGAAAAATAAATCTGTTAGACTTATAAGTTCTAAATACCAATCATAGTAAGATATTCCACCTTCAGTAGATGTGTTGCTTAATCCTGGTGCATTTGAAATTTCACAGATTTTTTAATAAATCTTTTTCAATTGTTTTTCTTATCATTTTTAGGTTTAATTATTTACAAATATACAAAAAATAATTGACATATCAAAATTTATTTGGTTATGTTTTTATCTAAATATTCTTTCCACATCTGTTCAACAAATTCTGAACGATTTATATTGTTATCTTTGAGGTATTTATCTATCTTATCAAAAACATCATTATTTATTGATATGCTTATGTTCTTCTTCTTTTCTTCTGTTTCTTTTTTTGGTCTACCCATGATTTATTTTATATTTTACTATTATATATGAAAAAATATTCTTGGTTTAAAAATAGAAAAATATGACTTATTTTTATTTATATATAGATAAAAATGATACACAATTATTATGAAAACAGAAAGAAACACAAAAGTAATGTCAATAACTATAGATAAGGATGTATATGACAAAATATCAGAATTAGTTAATAACAAATCCAAATTTACTGAATGGCTATTCATTAACTATTTAGATAACATCGGAATTGATGTAAAAAATATAAAATTTTAAAATGGATTATTTAAAAATATATAAAAAATTGATAACAAATGCAATAGAAAGGACAATTTCTGATAATGAAGTATATGAAAAACATCATATAATATCAAAATGTATATTCAATGATAACTATTCTATATCAGTATTTAATGATTATTATAAATTAGTCAAATCAAAATATAGTCTTAGTAATGTAGTTAAATTAACACTAAGAGAGCATTATATTTCACATTTATTGTTGGTTAGAATTTTTGAAAAAAATAAAAATTGTCATTTTAAATTATTATGTGCTGCAAATTTTTTGACCAACAGAACAAAAAATAATAGGGAATATGAATGGCAAAAGAAAGAATACATTGAGAAATTAAAAATATCTATGACTGGAAAGCCAAGTAGAGCAAAAGGAAAAAAATGGTCAGAAGAATCAAAGAAAAATAAATCAGGCACAAATCATTATATGTATAATAAAAATTATGATGAACTTTATGGATTAGAAAAATCTCAAGAGTTGAAAGAAAATAGAAGAAATTCACAATTAGGTAGAATAAAATCAACTGAAGAAAAAAATAAATTATCTAACAGAATATTCACAGAAGAATGGAAAAATAATATATCAAAAAATAAAAAAGGTAAAAAACTATCAGAAACAAATAAAGATAATATTAAGAAGTTTATGTTAAATCCAGATTTGAACCCGAATGTGGATCAGACATTATATAAATTTTACCATATAGATGGCAGGGAAATTATATCAAGAAAAATTGAAATGAAAAAAAATTATAATTGTACAGACATACACAAAATAATAAGCGGTATTAGAAAAATTTCTAAAGGATGGAGGTATAAAGGAGAAATAATAAAAAAAAGTGATGAATAATCATCACTTTTTAATTTTTAAATTTTATATAGAGGACAATCACGATTACAACGAATAAGGTTATTTCTAAAATTAATAGTCTTTTCGTTATTCCAAATATCATCAATAAAATTACCACATTTTAAAACATTTAGTCCTTCTTTCCAATTTTCTGTATTTGGAGTAAATGAGCAAGGAAAATAATTTCCTTTGACATCAATATAGCTACTATAACAACTTGACTCACATGGCTCTACACATTGCTTCATTTTGTTTCTGTATTCATCTGATAATGAGTTATCTGATTCCAAATATTTTAGAAATTTGTGACTACTGCAACTATCAAATCCTATACTTATTTTTTCATCTAATGCAAATTTGCAAAGTTCATTAAACTTATCCTGTGGTAAAGGGTGAAATCTATTTTCTGCTCTACCTTTAGTTTTTAAACTTAGTAAAACTAATGCGTTAAGATTTTTTAATCTTTCATCATTTTTACAATCTTTAATTACTTGCATTGTATAGTCAAAATTTTCCAAGCAAATCATATCGTGAATGTTTACTTGTGTCATTCCTCTATCAGTTAATTCTTTTATTGCGTTGTAACTATTGTCTTTATTATAAGATGTACCAACTGATACAGCAACTGCTCCCATTGTTTTTGATAATCTATCATACAATTCTGATGTCATTCGTGATCCATTTATTGTTACATTAGGAACAACATCTTGAGAGCGAGTATAATCAAAAATATCCCACATATCTGGATTTGAATCAATGTCTGTTATTCCAAATGCTACCTGAGTTACAGTTAAAGGAAGCTTAGAAAAAATGTTTTTATATGTGTCTAATGACATATATTCACCATCTTTATTGTTGCTCTTGTAGCAAAATGAACAGTTTTGTTTACACGCTGTGTCAATTTCAATATCAGCAATTTCAGGTAATCCTATTTCTAAATCACCATCATCATCTTCTGTTTTACCCCATCTGGCAAAAAACCCTGTTTTTTTGTTAAATAAGAAATTGTAGTTTTCTGATTTTAAAATTTTAACATCTTTATTATCTACAATTAGTGCTTCTTCACCGTTTGAAAGTTTTAATTTAGTTTGTTTCATATTTTGTTTAATTTGTTTAATTTGTCTCTTCTTTCAGATTTTAATGATGATTCAAATAATTCAATATAATATAATGTATAGGGTTGTTCTGATATTCCTATACGCAAAATGTCTTTGTTAATAGATGAATATTGTAGTCCATCTACAGTGTAATTTTTATCAAAACTCAAATCTGATGGTATTCCAATTTGCTCAAATATGTTTGTTGGTTTTTTGAGTATAACTTTATCACCAATTTTCAAGTTTGTTATCATGTTTGATTATTTAAAACATTTTAATTTAACACTCAGATATTTCTATTTCATTTGTTTCATTTACATCACAAAAATTCTCATTTAGAATATTCAATGCTTTGTTAAAATTGTTTTCTGTTGTATCTACAACATCTTTATATTCTGATGAACTATCAGCATATAAAATAGTCCAACCATTTTTTCCTGCTTGAATCGTTACAATTAACTGTCCTGCTCCAACTCTGAAACTTTTTTCTTTTTCTACCTCACTTGAAGGCATCATCCCACAAAATCTATTCATATTATTTTACTGTTATTTTTACTAATTTATTCTTCTATTTGTTTATCAATCTTTCTTTTTGATGCATTATATAATCCTAATCTTTTAATTTTAATTGTTTTGTTTGTTAACCACCATTTAACAAAATAAGATTTTTTAATTTTCTTTTTTTGTTTTCTGATGACATAAATTTATTTTTTTTAAATAGAATAAACAAAGTCTGCTGACATTCTGTGTTCAACTTGTTCTCCTGAGTCATTTTGAAAAGTTAAATATAAACTGTGAATATATTCAGTTTTTAGTAATTTGTATGTTTCATCACATACAAATAAGTCATCAACTAGACATGCCTCTTCTATTAGATGATCAATAACTTCTTTTGACTCTAACTTTTCTTTTATTTCATTATAAGCATCAGAATAAGTGTCTGTATTTTCTACTTTGAAAACAAGTCCATTAGATACCCAGTAATCTTCTCTATCCACATTTGAGAATAAAATTGCATTTTTCTTTTTCATATTTTTTATTTTTTATTTTTTAAAATCATTCAAAGTTATATAGAACACATCAATTAAAAAGTAATAATCTTTATTATATAAATGTTGTTTTGTATAATCGCTATAATTACTTTTCATTGTGCCATACATCATCACACAAGGATATATTGAAGGCGATTTAAATGTTGATGTTTGGTACTCATATTGTTCTTTTTTTGAACTGTAAATTGCTTTGTTAATATTTTTATTTGGTATAATATTATAGATATCATCTAATAATTTATATAAGTATTTTTCAGTTTCTAATAATTGTTTTTTCATTTTTAAAATAATTTATCTGGAAATATATCTTTATCTAATTTATTGAGTCTTTCATTTAACTCATTATATTTATCTATTTTATTTTTGTGAATAATCTTACATACTTTTTCAATTTCTTCTGTTAGATTATTAATAAATCCACATTTGATGACTGTTATCGAATCATCATTCTCAATTATTGCTACTATTGAATTTTTTTTATATTTCAATTCAATATCGACATCATATTTATCTATAAATTTCAAAATTATACTTTCCATTATTATTTTTTATTGTATAAATATTTGTTTAATCATATTCAATCTTTCTTCATCTGTCATTGGCTTATTCATTTCATATGAATATTTTTCAGATATCAATCTCAATCTTTCACTTTCAGAATAATCAAATAAATTATCTATATTTGAACAATCAGCTATGATATTATCTTTGTCATCATAAATTATATAATTATCTTTATTCTGTTCTAATTCATCATATATACTATCAGATATAAAATCATTTATTATATTAGCTGTAGATACACCATAAATAGAATTTAATAAAATAATATTAATCTTATTATAAGTTTCTAAAAAATCAAATAAATCTAATCCATTTTCATGAATACACTTCTCTTTTTTTCCTTCTTCTATAGAAAGTTCAACAAATTTTGTAAATGTGTATTTTTTCATACTATTTTTTATTTTTGTCAATATCAGGAAATATGTATTCCAAGTAATATCTTGTTAATGAATATACATCAGCCCATTCAGATTTGCTACCAGAAAAATTTGTATTGATGAATGACAAACCAGTATTATAAAAATATTCTTTATTTATCTCTTTTTTAACATCTGTTATTATATAGGCATCACCCAATTTATCACCAACTTTAAAATCAGCTATTTTATTAGCCATATCGTTTTCAGCAAACAATTCACAATGTTTACTGAAAACTTCATCACAGGCAAATAATAACAAATCTAAACTGTATATGGTTTCACCTATTTGAGCCATTTTAACCTCAGTGAATTTAGGACGAACAAATGAAAGAGTATTCCAAATAGCATGAACGTTATCTTTTTCAATAATTTCAATTAGTGAAGGAAGAATTTGTTTCATTGTTAAAAATTTGTCATCAACATGTGCATCAGAGGTTTCATCATCCATTTTGTCACGGTCATCACTTATTGTGAAAACAGACATTCTATCTCGATATGAAATTTCTTTATCTTTGTTAATAGATATAAATGTGAAATGACTACTATATTGTCTTACTAATAGTTGAACATTATCCTTAACTAAGAAAAACCAATCATAGTTTTTTCCCTCACTAAATTTTAAATCGTCAAAGGTAAATTTATCATCAACAGTATTGATAGGTATATATTTTAACAAATATTCAAAACTATATTTTAATTTTTGTATCAGCTTATTTTCATAAACTATGTGTTGTTTAAAATTGCTTTCTTCAAACTTGAAAATATCTTTTTCCATATTGTTTTTATTTTTTAATTACACAAAGATACTAATTAATTTGATGATTATATTAATCAAGAGCTATTTTTTATTTATTTTTAACTATTTAACTAATATCGTGATTATTAGTTAGTTATAAATAAAAATAAACTATTTGTTTATTTAAGTCTATACAATAACATACTAAGTTAATTTATGGTAACTATTTATTACTATATAATAATATAACTAATAATTATAAATCAAATTAGATAATCTAATTTTATAATTAATTGATGATTTAATCTGCTGATTTCCTTACTGTGAATCATATCTTATAGGCAGATTTTACTTTTTTACTTTGAATTTATACAATAATTCTACTTTTTAAAATCATCAATCAAAAACAAATTAAAGACATGAGAAAAATTATAATAAGCATAATAATTATGCTATTGACTTTTAGTGCTTATACTAATGCACAAAATGAACAAAAAAAATTCATAAATAAATTTGATGAATTATCTATATCACTAAGTAATGAATTTAAAATACCAGTCAGCGTAATACTTGCTATTTCATTGTGGGAAAGTGGTTCTGGTACAAGTAGATTAAGTAGAACTAAACATAACTATTTTGGAGTAAAACAAGGAAAAAATTATAAACGTTATGATAATGATTCTGTATCATTTAGACATTTTTGTGAATTCATTTCAAAAAGAAAATATTATAAAAAATTAACATCTAACAATGTAACTGATTATCATATATGGGTACTCAATATCAAAAGAGGAGGATATTCAGAAACAAAAACATGGGACAAACATGTTATCTCTATGATTGAAATATATAATTTAACTATGATTGATGATAAATCTGAAGAATAATTTATAGATTATTTAATCTATTTAACTTTTCAGTTCTATCATTTTTTAATTTCTTTCTTTCTTCTTCTCTATCAAATATCATTTTAAATGTATAGTTATAAAATGCAGGATTTGCTACTAAGTCGTAGCTGAAAAGTTTACTTGATTTTATTTCCAATTTGCTTCAATTTCTTTTTTCTTAGATGCTTAACATATTCATTAGGAAAGTTATCATAGTCCAATACAGGCTTGTTTGAAGCTTCCTTTATGACATCTAATTGCCATTGTATTGACTCAACTGGATCATCACATTCACTTTCATAAGATATTATAGTAATTGGATTTTCAGTACAAGCTTCAGGTAAGTCCGTTTCATCGTTATAATATACTTCATAAATACTAAAATGAACATCAGAGTATAAATCTGTTGTTATTCTTTTTGCTAAAATTCTATAATTCCAATGTGTCATAATAATTATATATCTATAAGATAAAATAGTTTATAAAAAAAGTCAGAATAATTATTCTGACTTTTTTTATTGTTGTGTTATATCATAACATTTAACCAATTTGCTATTGGAATCATTACATAAATAGCCAATAAACATATAATCAATACTATTATTGAAGTTATTGGATATAATCTCCAATAAAATTTTATTCCAATAATAACAGATGATAAATGACAAAAAGCACACACAATGAGTGAAATTATTTGTAAAAAAATAAGAAAATTTATATTTACCATGATAATTTTTAATTTATTGAATTGAATTTAATTTGTTTAATTTATTTTTTCTTGATAAATTTTTGATAGCATTATCAATTAGGTTATCTGTAATTTCTTTTTTATAATATCTGAAATTATAAGAAGACTTCATTATTTCTAATTGATGTTCATTTGCATTCATTAATTTATTTAAAATACCCTCTTCTAATTCTTTATAGAATAGCATTTGACCTACCACTTGAATATCCTTATATTTTAATGTGAGTTCTGAAATTAATTCTAAGTTATCACAACTTTTTTTTAATTGTTCAATTAATTCCTCCATTTAATTATTTAGATTAAACTTATTTTATATCCTAATTTTTTTAGACATCTATAAAAATTGTCAATATCTAAAACTCCACTATTTTTTAGTAAAATATTAATATTATCTGTTTCCTTTTTTTCTTCAATTTCAAAATCTAATTGTCCTTTTACAAATCTCTCGACATCTGAATCATTAGGATAAGAATCTACAATTTCTTGTAAATCTTCAGTAGATAAATCATACCTATTCATCATCTCACCTATTTCTGATAAATAATCTGACATTGTGTAACTACAATAATCATCATCATTTACGAATTTTTTCATTTCAATGTAGAATTTCTCTAATTTTGTTTTCATGTTACATTATTTTTTTAGTTAATTTATTGAATATTGGAGCACAGTGTTTTAATTTGCACCACTGGACAGATTTTAATGTTTTTGTGTCATATAAGCTTCCTGTCATTTCTCCATTATATGAAATATCATGATAATAAACTTTACCCCAATGATACACAAGAACCATATTTCTTTTGTTCTCTGAATTGTGATATGGTACTTCTTTACCAAGAATATAATTATCTGATAATTTATAATCCTTATATTCAAAGTTATCTAAGCTTTGATATTCTGTACCATCAAACACCCAAGAATCTTTAATACTATTGAAGTAAATATTCATTAATCTACTGAACTCTTGAGATTTAATTATAGTAGAGTTAAGAAGAAGAAATTCATTGAATGATATTCTTTTATCTACTAACTTTATATCATTCCTTATAGAAAATGTGTCTGTATTTTCATTGTATTGCACTAATTTACCACAATCAGTTTTATAATACACTTTCTTATTCATGATTTATTTTTTAAGAGTAAGTAAATAATATTCATCTTTATTTATCATAGATTTATATGATAATTCAGATTTACATTGATAATTACCAGACGGTAACATCATCAATATATCTTGTTCTTCAATAGGTAAATCAAGTTGTCCATAATCGCCATCTAAGAAACATGGAATATCAAATTCTGCTAATTCCTCAGCATCATCGTGTATATAAGCTCCTTTTCCTATTGGAAGATTAATAAGTTTACCTAAATTAATATTCTCAGTGGATATTAATAATTCACTTTGTTCAGAAGAAAACATTCCATGCGGATTTGTTGTAGTAAATCTTAATTGCTTCATAATTATTTTTAAAATATAAAAAATCTTATAACATTACATAAAGATATCAAAAGACATATTAGTATAAATTTCATTTCTTTTTTCATATGATTTTTTATTAGTATACATTTTTCACATATTATTTAATATCTACAAATTGATGTAAGTTTAAACCAACACTGATTCCTTGTTCTCTTATTCCACACGTATATTTAATGTCAATTTTTTTGAATGATGAACAGATTATAATGCCTGTATTATAATATGAACTAGAACTACCCAATTTAATATGTCCATATTCCATATCACTATATAATTGTGATTTAGAAACAAGCCCCACAAATGGTATGACATATAACCATTTGTTTGTTGTAATACAATATCCAACTTTGAAACTTTCAAGTAATTCTTTATCTGTTAAATATCCTTCACCATATACATTTTCTGGACTCGAACCATAATTACTACCATATGAAAAATAACAATTAAGAAAAGTAATACCAAATGATAATACGATAGGAGAAGAATAATTTGTGTTTAAATATGACACTCCTAAATCAAACGTGTTAATACCAAATGGATATTTACCAGTGTATGGTTTTTTAAAACTCCAATCTGATTTAGATTGTGAAAACACACTCACAGAAACAATCAACATTAACAATGATATTTTTTTCATATAATTTTTTATTAGTATACATTTACTTCAGAAAATTTGCAAATATTTAGTATTTCTATATCTTTTGATACATCATTACCTATACTTCTATTATATGGTATATCAACAGTGAAAAAATAATCTTTCCTGATGTTCCACATTTTTGATTCTCTGTTACCCCAGAATATCACAAAATATGAGCTATCTGATTTCAATTTAATTGTCATGTCAGTATAATAGCTATCTTTGAAGTACATTTTAAATGTTGTGTCATTAAAACTAGCATACTCACTTAATGACAGATAATCTTTATTCTCGATGATACAATCTTTAAAATTGTCTTTTCTGAAATCTGATTTTTCTGATATTTTAATAGCAAATTGATATATTAATGCTGAATATAAACTGAATATCAGTATAAACCATAATGCAACTAATGTTTTTTTCATACTTTTTATTATTCTTCTATAAAATTACCAATTAAATTATCACTAAATAGACTATCTGATTTGATAAAAATAGTATAACCATTTTCATATTTTTCTATGAAATTTTCATAATTATCATCAATTGTTCCTTTGAGTTCTTTAAGTTCAAGACAATCAAAAACTTTAAATGCATTATAATCATACTCTTTTGATTTTTTACTCAGCCAGTCCTTTCTTTCTTCTTTTGTTTTAAAAGACTCAACGCCATGCCTATGTTCATATGCAATAAAATCATGCTCTACTATTACCACATTTCCGTCGTCAATTATAATGTATGATTTCTCAGATAATTTAGATTTTGTTATACTTTTATCATATTCATATAACAATGAATCAACATCACCCTTATTTTCAACAAAACTGGATAACCAATAGTCATTGAATTTATTTTTATCATTAGATTTTTTAAATTCTTCAATGAGTTCTTGCCTAATGGACAAATATCTTGAAATTAAATCATTATCTTTATTTACTATTGGTTTCATAATAATGAGTTTTTGATTTAAGAATGTTCAAAATATGAGTATCAATATCTGTGTGTTTGGTTTTACTGACAATGTTAGCACAAAAAAAGAAATCTTCTTTAAAATACCATAACCATGATTTTCTATTACCCCAGTAACACACACAATAAAATCTATCATCATTCCCACATTCAGATAGTTTAATAGTTAACATGGTATAATAACTATTTTTTATAGGCATAAAAAAATGATGATTAATACTATCATATTCAAACTTATCAAAGTTTTTTAGTATGAAATCTTTACATTTTGATTTTCTCATGATTCAATTTTTAAATCACCAAAAATATCTTTATTGTCATTCACCATCTCTTGTAGCTGTTTTGATCTTGGTGCCATTTTAAATACATTTAAATAAAGTTGAGCAACATCATTTAAATCTATTATGATCAAGTGAGTATATAACAAGTCGATTGTCATTTCTTCTATGTTCCAACCTTCTTTTTCCCTAATACCATCAGATAATTCTTCAATTAATGCAAAATCTCCACAGATTAACTTAATTAATCTTGAAACTTCAGAATTATACTTTTTTTCTTTGTGACATATTGTAATTACTTTATCAGATTTTTTTCTAATTTTTTTCAATATTTCCTCAAAATTACCAAGTGGCTTTATATCTTCTATTTTCATATCTTAGATTCTTCTTTTGTCTTTTTTAATTCTATTTCTTTGAATTTCTTCTTTGTTTCTTCAATGTTTTTATTCATTTTTCTGATAATTGAACGAATTTCATCTTCTCTTTGTTCAGCTAAACTATCTTCACTCCATTGTTCGTACCTAAAATGATATTTTGGATGATAAATTTTAGCAATACTATTCAATGCTTCACTTTTATACTGTCGTATGATTTCATTTTTTGTCATTGCCTTATAATTTAGATTGTTTTATATTTTCTCTTTGTTTACTCAATGTCTTTATGCATCTGTTCAATGATAGAACTTATTTTATGCTCCCTTTGTTCAGAACAACTTACATCATCACCAAAGTCATAGTAATCTCCTATATCATCCCTGTCATAGTAGTCAAACTTATATTTTGGATTATAAATTTTCGCAATATTATTCAATGCCTCATTTCTAATTTGTTGTAATATTTGATCTCTTGTCATTGAATTATATTTTAGAATGTTTATTCATTAAGTCCAGATAGTTCAATAACAATATCTTCTTTTAATTTACCAGTACAAATTGCAAGAACCTCACTAATTTCAAAAATTGAAATTTGGTTTTCAACGTCTGCTTGATTTTTGTTTGATCTAACAAATGCTCTTGCATTATTAATCATCATTTGATAATAAGGATTTTCCATTTTATTTAGTTTTTATTGATAATTCATTAACTATAGTATTCATGTCCTCAACTATTGGAACAATCTTGGCTCTTACTTCTTCTGATAGAATATAGTCCTTTACAAATAACAATTGGCACGAAATAGAGTCAAACTCATTCTTCAATTTGTTTAGTTCCTCAGATATTTTTCTGTACTTTTCTTTTTGATCTGGATTAAGCTGTTTCATTTTATTTAGTTTTATAATTATGATACAAAGATACAACTATTTTTTATGATTCAAGTAAAATATTATTATTTTTTGTGATTTTTTGTGATTCTTCTATTTGTTTTAATTTTACTTTCCTTTCTTCTTTCTCAGAATAAAAAAATCTATTAAAATTAGGAAGTTCTTCATAATCTTTTTCTAATGAGAAACAATAATAAGTATATCGATTATTTTCATTAATATTACGCATCTCAACAAAATATCTAAATAACTCATTCATAACATAATAATTACCTCTAACGAAATCATATATTGATTCTTTACAACAATATTTCCTTTTTGTGTTTTTAATTCTACTATCCAACATTATTGAGGCTTTCTAATTTTAACATTCTTTCTTCTTTTTCACTGTAAAAATAATCATAAAAATAAAAATAGTAAGTTGTATATTTAAATATACAGAAAATTTCATCAAACTCTATTCCATCCACTATCAAACGTAATATAACATCACTGTTGCTACACCAAGTTGTGTAATAACTATGCCCTTTTTCAAATCTATATATTGACTTCTTACAAAGATACTTTGTACCTATTTTCAACATTGTTTATATTTTTTACAAAGATAATAAAAATATTTTATATGACAATTTTTTTATATAAGAGAAATAAAAAAATTAAATATGAAATATGCAAAAATATTTGAATTGTATCATGAGTATGATATAAATTATGTGGGTACTCGTGGTGGCTCTCCTAATAATAAAAAATAAAAAAAAGTCAGAATAATTATTCTGACTTTTTTATGTTAATTATGTTAAATATTATTTTATTTCCTCAAAATCCACGTCTGTTACATTTTCAGAATCATCTTTTTTGTCAGATGAATTGCTTTCATTCGTTGACTGATTTTTTGATTCTTCATAAAGTTTACCACTAATGTTTTGCCAAACATCATTAAGTTCTTTGGTGTATTTATCAATATTATCAACATTTTGAGTTTTGTGAGCTTCTTTAAGATTATCAAGTTTAGAATTCAATTCAGTTTTGTTTTCTTCATTCAATTTATCACCAAATTCTTCAATTTGTTTTTCAGTTTGAAAAATCATTGAGTCAGCTTGATTCAACTTATCAACTTTTTCTTTTTCTTTCTTATCAGCATCAGAATTTTGTTCAGCTTCCATTTTCATTCTTTCAATCTCTTCTTTTGTTAGAGATGAATTACCTTCAATCCTAATGTCATTCTTTTTTCCTGTTGCTTTATCAACTGCAGTAACTGTCAAAATATTATTTGCATCAATTGAAAACGAAATTTCTATTTGCGGTACTCCTCGTCTGGCTGGCATAATTCCATCTAAATTAAAAGTTCCCAACATTTTATTATCCTTAAACATACTTCTATTTCCAGTTGAAACATTAATCTGAACACCAGGCTGATTGTCAGTGGCTGTACTGAATATTTGTGTCTTAGTTGTAGGAATTGTTGTATTAGCCTCTACCATGACACTGGCTACACCGCCCATACTCTCCAGTGAGAAGTTTAAAGCTGTAACATCGAGTAATAAGATGTCAGTTGTATCACCAGCAAGAACAGATGCTTGTATAGCTGCACCTGATGCAATTGCAGTATCAGGATTAAGTGACTTATTCGCTTTCTTACCAAAATATTTTTCAATACTTTCTGACAAATATGGAATTCTAGTGCTACCTCCAACAAGTACAATTTCGTCAATATCTGAAACTTTCTTACCACTTTTATTCATTGATGATTGAATCAATGATATTGTTTTATCAACATAGAATTGAATCAATTGTTCAAATTTAGATCTTGTTAATTTTTGAACCAAATGTTTAGGTTGTCCATCTACAGCAGTGATGTATGGTAAATTTATTTCTGTTTGTGTAGTATTAGACAATTCTATTTTTGCTTTTTCTGATGCTTCTGTAACACGTTGTAGAGCCATTGGATCTTTACGAATATCAACGCCTGTTTCTTTTAAAAATTCATCAGATATAAAATTCACAAGTGCGTCATCAATTAAATTACCACCTAAATCTAAATCACCATCAGTTCCAATAACTTCAAATAATCCGTCCTCTATATCTAAAACTGAAAAATCACTTGTACACCCACCACTATCAACTATCATATAAAGTTTACCAGTTTTATCTTTAATATTTAATGATGCTGCTGTTGGTTCAGATATAATTCTATCAACAGTAAATCCTGCTATTTCACCTGCAACTTTTGTACTGCTTCTTTCATCTGAATTGAAATATGCTGGAGTTGTTATGACCGCATTGGTTACATTTGTTCCAAGGTAATCTTCTGCTGTTTTTTTCATTTTTTGAAGGATCATTGCAGAAATTTCTTCTGGTGAATATATTCTTTCACCAATTTTTACACCAGCCTTACCATTATTATCAACTATATCATAAGGACGTTTAAGATGTTTAACTTCCTCATAAGTTCTACCAATAAGTCTTTTGATATTAAAAATTGTGTTTTTTGGATTTAATGCTGCTTGTCTTTTTGCAGATTCACCAACTTTAATTTCTCCTGTTTTTTCATCAAATGATACAATTGAAGGAGTTGATAGCGATCCTTCTGAATTAGGTATGACAATTGTTTGTCCACCTTCTACTATAGATACGGCTGAATTGTATGAACCTAAATCTATTCCAATAATTTTTCCCATAATTTTTTAATTTATTTTTTATTTTTTATTAATTTTTATTAATTGTAATTTTCTATATTCTTTTAGTGATATGAATCTGTTAGCATCAAATCTACCTTTTATATTAGTTAATCCTACACTATTAACATTATAACTATAACAATACTCATCTATGACATACGTAGAATATTTTTTTAAATTCTTATATGGTTCAAAAGTAGTAGCATCATCACCATCATCAATACAAACAACTATATCTCCTATTTTAAACATATAATATTTAATTACTTATTATTAATCAATAGTCATGCCAAAACAATGATAGTGTCATTGAGTCATAATATATGACAAATTGACACTATCTTTATTTTTTTAACTGTCAAACACGATCATCATTTTATTTATCCAAGGATGTGCTTCAAAAAAAGCTAATATCCAATAATATGCTTCTGGATCATAATCATCTTTATTTTCTTCAATTAATTCTGATTTTCTCCAATGAGATTTACCTTCGACTGATGATATATGATGTTCTCTTATATAATCACAACATTTGTTCCATTCCATATTAGAATTTATTGTTATAAATTCTATAATATCACATTCATCCACATAATGTATCTGTTGAGTTTCGTCTAATACTTGTTTCATATTTTATATTTAATAATACCAACAATTTAAACAAGCTTCAACATTATCATCAATTTGAACTAATGATTCTAAATCTTGACTTCCATGTGGAAAATCCTCATTGCTTGAAATCTTTTCTCTCAAATCATCAATATGTTTTAATAGATTTTCTCTAAGAGTTACTTCATATTTTTTTCTATCTTCTTCTGTCATTTTTATATTTTGTGCAAAGATAATAAAAATATTTGTATCTTACAAATTTTCGCAAAAAAAGGATGAAAATAATTTTTTCATCCTTTTTTAATTAAAACTTTTTCATTTTTTGGTAAGAAATTTCATTTCTTTCGTTACTACGTTGCTTATCTTTCTTTTTTTGTTCTTTCTTGTCCTTCCAAGATGTACCTTCAGATTTATCTTTGATATTTAAGATTGGTTTGATTTTATCAAGAATCAAAGCAGTAGGTCCAATTGCTTTTTCAATCATTTCAGAGTTTTTGTAAGCAAATGGTGATTCATCAATTGTACTTTTACATACAGAAGTTGAATATATACCTTTCATTACTCTCTGAAAGTCTTTTAAATCAACTGACTCTTTTGCTTTTGATCTTGACATCAAACGACCAGAACCATGTGGAGCTGAGTTATTCCAATCTTCATTTGATTTACCTTCACATATAAGTATTCCATCTCTCATATTGAATGGTATAATCATTTTTTCTCCAACATATGAAGATATAGCACCTTTTCTTATGATAAAGTCTTTGAAATCCACATAGTTATGTATTGAATGAATTTCTTCATCAAATTTTTTGATATTCAATGCTTTTTTTATCAAAGACAACATAGTTTTTCTGCTCCATAGAGCATATTGTTGAGCAAAAATCATATCAAATAGATAACCAATAAGATATTCTCCGTCTAAATATTCTTTGCCAATATTAAGACTGTATCTTGTTCTCAATTCTTTTATTTTTTTATCAATATCAGATTTTGGATAAGTATTCATAGTAATGTCATCCAATTCCATGTTATATTCTTTGGTTGCAACAAATACTTTACCATTTGCTACTTTAGTCCAGTGTTCAGCTATTTTCAAACCAAAGTTTCTTGAGCCAGAGTGAACTGTTACCCAATAATCATTAGTCTTATCTGACTTACCAAGTTCAATAAAGTGATTCAATTTTGTTACTATTATTTTAATTTCAATCTAAATAACCTCATTTTTATAGATTGCTTTGTTCTTTTAAGATTTTCTATTGATTCAGATATATCATTATTTATAATATAATTATCTTCATAGTCTGTCCATATTTTACGTTCAAAATCTATTTTTTTGATATTAATTGGTCTTTCCCAATTTAATATTTTTTGAGCAGAATCATATTTTCTATTTATACTCATACAATCTTTATAATATAATATTTCAATTATTTTTTGAGAATTTTCATTCATCACCATTATATTATATAAGTTATCTCTTTTATTTTTATTTGTTATTTTTTTATATCCAATAATGTTAGATAAAAAAACAACAAATTGTTCAGCAAGTTTACTAGAACATGTAACTAAAGATATGAAAGGTAATCCTTTTTTTGTAAATCCTAATGATCCATCGCCATCTATAACTCCTCTCCAGTAATCAATTTCTATTATATTATCTGGTTTCTGAATTGTGTGTGATTTTTTACCAACAGGTAAATACTTTTTAAATTCATTTCTTGTTTCTAATTCAAATATTTTTAATGCTGATGTATTTGAAATATATTTGTATTCTTTAATATTAATATTTCTTGTTCTTTCAGTTATTGAAACATTACAATTAAGAATAGATTTTATATATTTTAATATATTATCATCACTTTTATTTATTTCAAGTGTGATTCTTCCTCTATTTCTAGTTGATTCGTATAAATTACCATCAGTTTGTAATAAACCTATAATGTATGCATGTTTCTTATTTAAAATGTCTATTTTCATAATGTGTTTTTATTTGTATATATAATTTCACTTTATTGAAAATTTACATTTCATTGAAATTGTAATAACGAGATAGACATTTCTGCTATCTTCAATATCTTCTTATTAAATATTGTTCAGAATGTACCTTTTACCTTTGTGTATTACAGTGAGATAAAACAAGTCCCTCCATTCGTTACAGGGTGTTATCTAAAATGACAGAGCACTTCCCTCGGTATTAGCATCACAGCCGTCCACCGATTTGGACGATTTTAACTACTATTAGCTATTAACTAATACGGTGGCAATCAATTCACCACCGCCTAACGTTCCAATTGATTTATAAAATTTACCTTCGTCAATACCTATATCTTTCAATTTTGATGTTAGCCATTTTTCATTGTATGTAGGTGATTCATAAGAAGTTCCAAATTTTTCATTAAATTTTACAATGAAATTATCCGCAATTACTTGAACATCGCCAAACGGTATATTTTTAAATTTAATATCTTCGTGCATACCAAATCCCATAGGAACATTTTCACGTATAAGATTGTCAATTTTCTCTAAATCTAATGAAGTCTTACCTGAAAAACTTGCGCTAAGCATCCCGCAGCCCAAATCTACTCCGATCGTCGACGGCTTAATGTATTTACCTAATTCTTGTGTATATCCGATTACGCATCCCGATCCAACATGTGTATCTGGCATTATTCTGATTTTCAATCCTTTAGATGTCTCAGAATTAATACTATCATATATTTGAGTATATACTCCTTCTTCAACTTCATCGATAAATATTTTAGCGTCAGTATATTTACCTTTTAATTCAATCATAATTTACCTCCTTTTTTTAATTGATTTTAATTATTATTTTAATATATTTTGCAAATGTACTACATTTATTTTGATTGACAAAATATTTCATTCAATTTATTTATTTTATTTATTTTATTCATTCTTAAAACTCTTTTACTAATGAAAAATGATCCATAACTTATATAACATATAACTCCAGCATCTGTCATTATTGATATAGCTCCAAGCATTATTTCTAATACTTTATAATCTTTGCCTACTGAAATAAGGTGATCATTTGTGTTATCAATTTTGATGCAAGTAACAATTTCACCAATTTTATATTTATTTATTTTTTTCATTTATTTTATTAAGTTTCAATGTTCTATATTCTTTTACCCCAATGAATCTTTTCATATCAAAAACAGTATGTCCATGTATCTTTTCAACTTCATCTAATATATATGATGTGTTTTCATATGTACTACTGGTATTATCAATTTTGTCTCCACAATTTCCATCATCTCCCCAATATGTATGAATTTCTTTAATTGTATAATATTTATACTTTTCTAATGGATTTATTTTATGATATTCTAAAATACAAGAAGAATAATCATAAAATATTTCCTTTGAGTAAGGTTTATCATCAATACAAACCATAATATCACCTACTTTGTACATATCTTATTAAGTTTTTCTAATTTCATTTTTCTATAATAAGAAGTTTTAATAAAATATGATGATTTAAACCATAATACAATATTTCTTGTTTCAATACGAATGTAGATTGAATAAAAAAGATGATTTGTTGATTTTATTTTATATCTTTCTCATTTTTTTTAGATATTCACGAGAAAGGTAATCTCCATCATCATTAATAAAAGTAACAGAATCACCTACTTTGAACATATTTTATTGAGTTTTTCTAATTTCATTTTTCTAATTGATTGATCATCTGTGAAAAATTCTATCGGTATAAATTGGGAAAATCTTTTTGTGTCAGTTTTTATACAAATTTTATTAAAAAAATGATAATCTAAATCATTGATTTTATATTTTTTGCCTATTGTTAAATGTTGTTCCCAGTAATCATCATTGTCATATTTTACGCAAGTAACAACTTGTCCAATTTTAAAATCTTGATAAGTCAATTCTTTATTTTGCATAATTTATTGAGTTTTATTTTTCTTAAAATTGAAATCAATTCTCTTTCAGTTATAAAATGATTACTTATTGATTGTCTGCATATATTTCCATTGATATTAGATTTAATAATTATTCCATATTTTGAATTATTATTGTTATAACTTATTGAAAGTATATCTACATCATGTGAAATATTTAAATTAAATTTTTTGTTATAATATTGTCTTAATTCTCTTAATAAGAGTAAATATGATTTAATGTCTAAGTTTGAAACTATATTGTCTGACATAATTTTACAAGTTTTTGTTTTCTCAAAAAAATATTATGTTCTTTATCATCAACAAATTGATATAGCACATCACCTATAACTTCATGATTAGAATACATAAGTGTATATATTTTGTGTTCAAACCTAATAGAAAAAGATGTTTCGCATGAATAGAAAATTTCAAACCTTCTATTGTATCTTTCATTAAGTAATGTTATTGCAGCAGACCTAATTATTTCTTTTCTTTCATCTTTTGTAATAAAATTATCCATTTGATAACAATTACGAGGCATACCCCATAATCCATTATCTTGTTTTTTTGATTTTATTGGTATTATATCCATGATAATTTAATTATAATTTGCCTAAACTATTCAGTTCATTATTCAGTTTAGATCCAAGCAGTTCCAAATTTTTCAGTTGATTTTTTACTTGATTTATACTATCATTAAAATCTTCTTTGATATTATTATTAAATTCTTCTATATCATCTTTATTTATTAACTCATCTAATTTTTTATACAATTCTTCACGTTCCATATTGTTTGCATTATAATCAAATTCATCATTTTCAGTATCTTTTTCATATTGAGATTCATTTTCAGATATCTTTTTGTTTACAGATAGTATATCATCTTTTGTTTTATTAGATAATTCTTTAAATTTGAAAGTATATTCTTCAGTTATAAGAGGACACCATTTTGGTTTATATTCATTCTCATCTAACTCGATATAATGTTCATTTAATTTTAAATAATTTGATAATACGCATATATTTGTGTCTGGATTTACTGTTGCATCATAGTCATATTCTGTGTGACAAAAAGGGCAATTCAAGCAACCATTTACTGTTTTTTTCATTTTAAGTTATTTATTTTTTCTATCTTTTTCTTTCTTTCTATTTTTGTTATTTTTCTTTTTAGTTCAGCAGCTAATTTTTCATCTATATCAAAAGATTCTGGATATAAACTTGCATAATCAAAATTAGATATACTATATAAATCTTCAAATTTCAGATTCTTCTTCACTACAATTTATTTTATTTAATTTTATTTTTCTATTGAATTTTATCAATAGTTCAGTATCCTTATATCTTAATATAGACAATTCAAATCCGTTATTATTATAATGATTTTCTAATTTAGATATAAATAATTCAAAATTTTCAGATAGAACTCCATTTTTTTCAAATATTTTTGGCTTGTTATTTTTATTTTCATATATTCCTCTAATTAGAACCTTATTTATACGTGTTGAAAAATTTATATAATCTTGGTCATTGCATAATTTCCAATTTTGATTTAATATTAATTTTTTAATTTTTTTATATTGTTCATCTATGATACCCCAATAGTGATATTCATTTTCACTGTCAGCTCCTTTGTTATAGCTACTTATAAATATTACATATGGAGTATCTTTATATAAAGTTTTGAATAATTCATATTTAGATTTGCAATCTAAATCAAACACTGGATAAATAACATTTTTAAATTTTGACTCAATTAAAACTTCACAATATCTATCAATATTAATCATAGTTCTGAAGTATTTCATTATACTACCAATAGATTTATATTTTAGTTTTGATGTTGTATCATAACTTCCATAATGTGTTGTTTGATGTAGATATATTAATTCATTTTTATTTTTAAATAAAATCATATTATTTTTTAATTATTTATACTGATGATTTCTGTTATGTTTCCAAGTTTTATACATTCTTATTTGGTACATTAACAATTGTTTCTTTTTATATTTCCTTGTTAATCTTGAGCATTCTGGATAAAAGTGTAAACCCTCATCCCAATAAGGATCAGTATTATCGTTAGTTATAATATTGTAGGTTTTGTTGTCAGTTACTACTTCTGATTTCGGACATTTTATTCTTTTCATTTCTATTTGATTATTTTTTAATAATCTAATAGTTATCTAATTTTTTCTTCATTTTGTATATTATGTCATCTTTAAATTTTATATATATGTTTTTTAATTAAATGTTTTTTAAAAATATAAAACTTTTTTTATTTATATGATATAAGTGATATAATTTTAAATTGATTCTATACTCAAATAGATTTTTACAAAGATAACAAAAATATTCAATAAAACAATTTTTATATGGTAAATAATAAAGTTGAAAGACTTTTAGCAGGAGAAACAATTATTAGTAAAGAACCTGGTAACTCAATGCTTCCATTAATTAAATCAAAACAACCTGTAACATTAGAACCAGCAACTTGGGAATCAGTTGAAGTAGGTGATATAGTTTATGCTAAATATCACGGAAAATTATACACTCACATAGTAAAATCAAAAAATTCAGAACAAGGAGTTCAAATTGGAAACAATAAAGGACATATCAATGGATGGACAAAGAATGTCTATGGAAAAGTCATAAATATATCATAAAAAATAAATAACAAAATATATGAGAGCTACATGCAAGCTAGATTACGGACAGTTTGAAAACAACAAAACCTACAATTATTCATACACTAAAGACAACAAATACCACGTCGATGGACAATATGGAAAAACAGAATTCAATAAAAGACAATTTGGTGCACTATTCACATCAGAAAAAATAAAAAACCCAAACAAATCATTTAATTTTTAATATCTAAGAAATGAAATATCATGTCGGTGATAACGTTGTGTTCATAAATAATTCCAAAAATGCTTACGATTGGAACATAACTGAGTATAAAATCTATAAAATTTATGGATATTCAATTCATAAATCTCAAATTGTATATTCTGTCAAATTTGGAACAACTATTCAAAGTTGGTACAGTGAATGTGACTTCATGTCATTAAAAGAATATAGAAAATTGAAAATAGAAAAAATAAATAAACTAAAAAATGGGTATATTGGAGATAGATAGTGAATATATACAGAAAGAAGAATTGACTACATTAGGATTAGTTTGTCACTGAGTAAAGACAGTCAATAATAAATTTTATTATCACATTATGAATATTGGTGATAGTAAAAAAATAGACATTTATGTTACACAGCAAGAACTTAATAATATTGAAGAATATATGAAAAATTATTATAAAGAAATTAGATTAAAAAATTAAAAAAATTAAAATGAAAAAAATTAAAAAAATAATAATTTTTTTAAATAAGTCATTTAATCCATATTATGAATTAAATAAACAGGCAAAAACAATTGAAAATATATATGAAAAACTTATATCAAGTCAATTAGATAGTAGACTGAATGAACTTGAAAGACTTAGAAATATGAGTGAAGAAGATATAAAAAATGAGAAAGAAAAAATCTTAAATATAGAGGCAACTAAAATATTAACTCAGTTAGAATGTAATCCAGAATTATATAGAGTATTTAATAATATATTAAGAATAAATAAATTTAAAAAAATAGAAGATAGTAAAAATGAGTAATTTAATAGAACATGCAAAAAAAGAATTTATAGCATTAGGATATAAACCAGTTGATGAATGTGAAGAAGGACCAAATAGATGGGTACAAGAAAATGTATTGGAATTACTTGAGATGTTTTCTAAACAAGGACATTCAGGATTTTCAGCAAAAATTGTTATTGACTATTTTAAAAAATTAGCAAATTTTAAACCAATTGCGCCAATTATGTGTACTGATGATGAATGGATCGATGTTTCTATATATAATAATGATGTGACTTATCAAAATACTCGTTGTTCTGCTGTTTTTAAAAATTCAATAAATGACTCACCATATTATTTGGATGCAATAGTTTTTGTTGAAGATGGAAATTCATCTTATACTGGAGGTGCTTTTAATAAGAAGCATGAACGTATCACAAGTAGTCAAGAAATAAAAATTCCGTTTATTCCAAAATCTTTTTATGTCGATGTTGTAGATATTGATGGAGAACATCACATTAAAGATGAATCTCAATTAAAGGAAATTTGGGAATATTATGAGCATCAAGAAACAAAATCATTTATTAGATTACAAAAATTAAAAGCATTAAAATGAAAATAACAATAGATGAATCACAATTTGATGTCAAATGGGATTTTGGAGATTTACCAGATAATCCCAGTAAAAGTTTGACTATTGATATGTTAAATAGGTGGCAAGAATTTATAAATTATGACAAAATAAATGAAGCAAGAAAAGAAGCAAGAAAATTAAGAATTGATAAATTAAATGAAATAATTTCAAAATCAAATGACAATACAGAATTATAAGAAGAAATATTTAATATGTAAAGATGACTTTTATAAAAATATATATGCTGGCGATACAGTTGAATTGTATTGTCCAACGGAAATATCAACTACATGGAATTCAATAGTTTATTGGAATATGTTAGATGGTGCTTTTATTCATTCTCATCAGGTTGGTAAACTGTTGTATGGAGAAAATAGTATGACTAAATTATCTTCAATGATTAATCAACAAGAATTGAATATTTGTGATGTTGGAAGTGATATTCCAATCAAATATAAGGGATATTGTAAAAAAATTAAATCTTTTTATCAAGAATAACATATAAAATAATATAAAATAATAGAATAATATAAAATAATAGAATAAGAATGTTAAATATAAATGAAATTTATTTAGGAGATTGCCTTGATGTTATGAAAGACATTGATGACAAATCTGTTGATATGATATTAGCGGATTTACCTTATGGTACAACAAAATGTAAATGGGATTCTCAGATTGATTTAGATAAATTATGGGTTCAATATAATAGAATAATTAAAGATCATGGAGTAATTGTATTGTTTTCTCAAACTCCTTTTGATAAAGTTCTTGGAAGTAGTAATTTAAAAATGTTAAGATATGAATGGATATGGGAAAAATCTCAATCAACTGGACATCTAAACGCAAAAAAAATGCCAATGAAGTCTCATGAAAATTTGCTAGTATTTTATAAAAAGTTACCAACATTTAATCCTCAAAAAACATTTAATCATAAAAGAAAAATTTCTACAGCTTTTCACAAAAGAAATACAAATACAGGAGAAATATATGGTAAATGTGATGTATTTTCTGATTATGATTCAACAGAAAGATATCCTAGAAGTATTCAGTTGTTTCCTAGTGATAAACAAAAATTAAATCTACATAGCACACAGAAACCTTTGTCCTTATGTGAATATTTGATAAAAACTTACACGAACGAAAATGATTTAGTTCTTGATAATGTTTGTGGAAGTGGAACCACTGGGGTAGCTTGCTCAAAATTAAATAGAAATTTTATCATGATAGAAAAAGATTTGACTTTTTTTAATACCTCTACAGAAAGATTAAAAAAATTTCCTTTGGAATAAAAAAAGCTTCATTAAAAATGAAGCTTTTTTGTTTTTAATTTATAGTTGGATCAGTAGTACCAGGATCTCCAGTAGAATTAGTTTTAGTTGTTATGATGTCTGTTTTATTATCATTGGAATCAATTGCACTAATATTTGTTGTATTTGTTTGAGTTTTCTCTTTTTGAATTTGAAAAAGAATAAATCCAGCCAGTGTAAATTGTATACCAGCCCAAATTGCGAAATCTCCAGCAGAGATTTTACTAATATTCACAATTAAAAAATAAATCATACCCCATTGTCCTATAACAAATGCGAAAAATTCTTCAATTCTTTTTCTAGAAAAAAATGAACTTTTATCTGAGAATGTTTTTAACAATTCAGTAATGAATTTTTTTATATTTGTCCAGCCAAAAAAATAATTCTTTCTCATAATTTATTTACCTTGTCTTTTTAAAATAGCTTTTTGTAAGCCTTCTGGTAATTTTTTTTGAGATGCGGACAATCCTTTTTTGTCTTCTTCATCATCTTCATCATCATCATCATCATCATCTTTTTTAGATTTGCTCATTGGTTTTTTCTTTTCATCTTTATCTTTCTTATCATCATCTTTCATCTTTTTTACAACTTTGCCTTTCTTTTCACTCTTTTCATCATCGTCATCATCGTCTTCATCTTTGATGTTTTTGAATTCTTTAAGAATATCTTTTGCTACATCAGTACGTTTAGTTGGTCCTGATTTTTTAAACAAGTCTTTTTCAGAAAAATCATTAAGACAACAAAGATTGTTTAATTTACCATATGAGTTTTCTTCTTTGCTCTTTGATTTTTCTGTGATGTTTTTTCCGCCAGATTCTTCTTTGTTTTCAAAAATATCTTTTGCAACTTCAGTTCTTTTCGTAACTTTTGCGTTTTTGAATACTTCTTTTTCTGAAAAATTATCCATGCTAAGTAGATTATTTAATTTAGTATCTTTCATGTGTTTTTATTTTATTTTTATATTGTATATATATTATTTTTTATTTACTTTTTCTTCACCGCAAATGTCAATTTTTATTTTATCTAAATCTTTCGTTGCACCTTTTCCTTTAGTCCAATATTTGTTTATATTATCAAAAAATTCACTTTTCTTTTCATCTGATAATTTTGCAGGAGATTTAACATCATAGCAATCAAGTATAAATTTAAAATATTCTCTATACTCTATTTGTAAATCTGATAATTTTTCATTTAAAGATAAACTTTCATTATATTGTTTAAAATCTTTGATTTTATTCATGCGTATATTTTCTTTTTTTGTATATATTAAATAATAAAAATCATTTTTATTTTAATGTAAATTGTCTTTTGATTAAATTACCTTTTAACTTAACTATTTTCTTAGATCCATCTTCAAAATATATAGTAATCTCAAAATTATCAAATATTAAGCCAAAATCTTGATATTCAATATTATCATATGAATTTGATATAATAATTACATTTTTGTTGTGATAAAAACCTTTTCTTCCTACATAATATTCTTTAAACATTTATATATTAAATTTTTGATATTTTTTCATCTTGGATTAATTCTATTTGCAACCTGCATCATTGAATTGTATCTTGCCTTTTCAAACATTTCTAAAGATATATAATCAGAATTTGAGAAATCAATATTTTCATTTAATCTTTGACGTTCCTGAGTTTGTTTTATTTCATTTAATCTTTCGTCACGAAGTTTTTGCATAACTTCATTTAACTTATTTTCTCTTTCTTCTTGTTTAACTTCATTGATAATCTGTCCATTTACTCTTTTCTCAATGTTAAATTCATTAATGTTAAAATCTTGTGAGTATTCTTGTCTTCTTACTTCATTTATATTTTGAGTTTTAAAATTACTATAATTATCGTTATAATTAGTATAGTCAGTAGTTTCTTTTAACATTTGAGTGTTGTATGAGTTGTCGTTACCTCGTAATTGCTCATATGCATAATTTGTTGATTCTGATTTTTGTGTATTTACTTGTTTAAACAAGTCTAAATACGATTGATCGTAATATTCCATTCTATTGTATTGTTTTTGTTATATATTATTATGATGAGTATATATTAATATTACAAGTTAAATTTGGTTATATCTTCATAAAATGGATTTTCCTTTATAAAATCAGCAAATCTCTCATAAAAAAGTTCTCCATTATTCTTTTTTAACATATTATAAAATTTAGGATATGCACCCAATCTCAATAATTTTGTTGATATGTCAATACCTCCTAATCCAGATTCATAATATAATCTATTGTATATTAAAATAACAAAATCATCATACATATATTTTTTAAGTGGAGTCATAAAATCATCTATTATATTAAAATTTTTCTCAATCATTGGTAACATATTTGAAAATGTTTTCATATCTTGAATTATCACACCATTATCAAATAGAGTTTTAAATATATTTATTACTATATTTTTACTTTTATCACTATAATGTCTTAGTTGATAAGTCAAAGGATATAAATAACTTACTTGGTCCTTACCATTTAAATTTACATTGTTTTTTATTAATAATTCTAATATTTTTTTATTTAATATGGATCCTGTGAGAACTGATTGAGAATTGATATCTATTTTATTTATATCTACTCCATCGTTAATTATTTTTTGATATAACTCAACATTGAACAACTTCTTTATTGCTAATGTAATTAGTGTTGTTCTATTAATTTTGGTTACTTGATTAATATTAGCTCCTAAATCATACAATTTTTTGAATACTTTAAGACTCTTGCAAAAAAATAACACATTCTCGCCTGTAGATTTTACTACTTGATTTAAGTCAACTTTAAATTTTAAAATATAATCAATCAAATCTTCATTATTAGATGAAACTACACTCATTAATACGTTTTTACCACTTTTATCACTATAATTAACTAATCTATTAATTAATGCTGAGTTTTTGTTGTCTTCTGTTTCTAATGATTTTAATATTTCAATTATATCTTCATTAGACATTGATATGTTTTCATTTAATAGAAACATGTTATATTTTTTTATCATATTATATATTGAATTTATTTGAGTTTTTATAAAATTCTAAGTTTTCTGGATGTTCTAAAAAAGAAACATTGTTATATCCTATAATTATTCCATAATCGTCTATTAATAATCCACAATTTTTTGCATATTTCTCAGCCTCAATATCATCTTTAATTAAAATTGAGTCATCATCTTTTTGTATTTGCCAATAATCTCCATATTTATTTGTATATGGTACATTATATTCATTTGGAATATTCAATCCTGATGCATGTGAAATAAGCCAACCTTCTTTTTTCATTATATCATCATAAAGATTACAAAACCATTCAATGAAGGGCTGAAATAAATCTATTGGATATATTTTCTTATTATCTTTAATATTTTCATATTTTTTGATATATTTCATTTATAACATATATTTATTTATATATATTAAAAAATTAAAGTTATTTTTATGAGCAAAAGTGAAACACCAACAGAGAAAGATTATAGAGAATCATTTCAATCAAATATAGACAAATTAAAAACTGAAATTGAAGATGCACAAGAAGAATTGGATTTTGATCCATCAGAATTTTTTCCAGTTAATAATAACATAGATTTAAATTTCAAAATTGAAATGCATGATTATGAAAAAGATTTGGAAGTAATAAGAGAAGAATCTAAAGAAACACTTGAATGCATAGCAAATTTATATTTATCAGAAGATATTATGTTAAATAAAAATATAAATAACATAATAAAAAATGATGCACTTGCAATTTCTGATTTAAAATTTTCAATTTCATGTTCAAAAAGAGGATTAATAAATCTGATGAAGCAAATAGATAATGGCAGTTCAGACGCTGATTTATTTCAGGCTGTTTCTATGTTTCAAAGAGAAATGAAAGATTGTATTGAAACTTTATATAAATTACAAAAAAGTATGAAAGAATTTTTTAAAGATTTAAAAGAAGAATTAAAGGAAATAAACATAGGTGATAGTGAAGTAGAAATACACGATAAGTATAAAGATATGAGAATTTCAGATAGAGATATTAACAAATCAATTGATATTATATTAGCATCTAAAAAGAAATAAAAAAATCAGTAGATATTCTACTGATTTTTTTTAAATGTTTCTGATTTAATTTTTTCTATTGCTACTATCACTATGCTAACGTACACTTTCTTTTTTTCATCTAAAAGTTCACACATATGCTTTGTACTATCAGACAATCCTTTTAATTTATCATATTCTTCATCAGTTAAATAAACAGTTTTATTATTATTTCTTCTTGTTGAATATTCCTGAGTTTTAGTTAACTCTCCATTTTCACTCAACTCATAAGGATTTCTAAATTTATCCTTATCAACTTCTTCATTAAATTTTTCTATTTTCATATTACTTTTTATTTTTATAAATTAAATTTATTAGTTGTTCTCATAAATTCAGAGTCATCTTTAACTTTTGATATTGCAGTTCTTAGTCTTAATATCTGTGTTTCTTTCATTGCATTATAATTCTCACAAGATTTTTTTATATTATCAGCTAAATCTTTTATTCTACTATACTCATCATCAGTTAAGAAAATATTAGAACTCATGGTGTTGCCAAGTTTCAATTCTCCATTTTTAGGTTCAATAAAATATCCTTTTTCTCTTGAACTTTCGTTTATTTCTTCAAATTTATTCACCTTCATATTATATGTTAAATTTTTTTGAATTTTTATACACCTCAGGATTGTCTACAAATTTCATTATATCATCAAATTCACTTTGATTTATAATATCACAATATTTTTTTTTAGAACTAGATTCTATAATAATCATAACAGAATAAAAATATCCGTTATTTTCAAAATCTTTCTCAATAGTCTTTTCTATACTAATTGCTTTAACTTTTTTAAGTCCATATCCATAATGATTTATTCTAAATTGATCATTGAAATTATAATAATCACTTATGAGATTCATAATATCTAACCTTATTCTTTCACACTCATGGTTTAATTTTAAATATTCATCATATTTATTTACCTTCATATTATATGTTAAATTTTTTTGAGTTTTTATATACATCAGGATTTTCTATAAATTTAATCATATCATCATATTCACTTTGAGTTAACTTATCATAATTTCTACCTCCTGGTACATAATATTCTATCCAATAAAAATATTCTCCTGAATCATAATCTATTTCATCAGACTTACTAACATTTAAGACAATTTTAATATTATTATCTCCAATATGAGTTATTCTGAAATCATCATTCAAATTATAATAATCTTGAATTAGACTCATAATATTACTTCTTTCGATATCGTATTTATCTTTCAACTTTAAAAATTGTTCATATCTAGTTACTTTCATGCCAATTTAATTCATTTTGAAATATTTATCATAAACAAACTCAGCGGTATATTCTTTTCTTTTATCTTTAAGATTATTTATTTCTTCTAATATTTCTGGATTGTTATCAAACATATTTTTTAGATAAGATTCCGCTTCATCTAATTGATTAAAAGACTTTTCACTTATATGTTTTTCATTACAATATATGTGTGATATGTGATCAAATACATCATCAACATAATTTCTTACTGGAAATTTCCATCCAAATGAATTTATTTCATATTCTGGATTTTTATTGTACATTTCCGTTATTAATTTAACGTGATTCATTTAAATATATTTATTTTTCAGTATATATAAAAAAAAATACACTTAAATAAGTGTATTTTTTAATAATATTTCAAACTTTATATTTGTATCATTTTTAATATATACTCTATTCATTATATTGAAAATATATTTAAATATTCTTTTAAGTTCTTTTCTTTGAGTTTTTCTTGCATCTATTAGAGTGCTACTGTAAATATCATTCAATTCAAATTTTGTATAAATTTTTTCAAATAGTATACTATTTTCAATGTCTTTATTTCTTTTGAAATATATTTTTTCTAAATCATTTGATTTTACTGTTCTACATTTAATTTCATTAAAGTCTGTATCTAGCCAAATATCATATATTTTTCTGATAGTATCATTTTTGAATTTTGAAATTATATTTTCATCTTTAATACTATTTGTAATAATATAATTTAATATTTCTATTTCATCATTTTCAACTTTAATATCATTTTCACTACTAATATTATTAATATCCATTAATTTTTTATTGACTTCATCAGGTGCAAAAACTTTGCCTTTTTCATCTGATTCATTCCAAGCCATTGTGATACCCCACTTAACTCCTGAAATATCATTAATAATTTTATTTCTTAATAAATCTAAAAATTTAATATTTTTATAATTTTCTTTTTTGCATTTTTTGAAAATATTAGATATTGAACCAATACCAGTATGTCCACCTGCAACTGTTCTATCATCATCATATTCTAAATGTTGTTTGAAGTTTTTTAATAAACCATCCATATATGAACCTAAATTATCAATTGGTATACCATTCTTATCTTTTGGTAAATCATCTGGCGACATATCAGACATTTTAGTTGTCAAATTTGCAATTTGAAGTGTATTACCATATTGTAACAGAACGAAATTTAATTTAGTATTATACTGAATAATACCTGATTCAACATCTTGTGAAAAAATAGCCTTAGCTCTTAATGCATTCGCCCAAGTTCCTGACGGTACATACATTAAATTTCCTATTATTTGATATACAACAGGCTTAACTTGCCATTTTAATTCATCAGTATTTATTACATTACCTTCATCATCATGATCTATGTATGGAATTTTTTGTGCAAATTTTTTCCAAAATTCATCTTGTGATGAAAATATTATTTTTTTACCATCTTCTGTGAACCCTTGTGATTCATTTCCAATACCTTTTGTTTTTGATTTCATTTGTTCTAATCTTAAATATGCATCAGATACAAATTCAGGTTCATCACCATTTTTGAAATTAGGATTATTTTTAGGATAGAATATTTTAAATAATCTGAAAATGTTATATATTGATGGTTCTTGAGATGCATTTATAACTTCAATAAATGTTTTATGGTCAGAACGCTTGAGCATTTGATTAAATGATGCTGCAAAATTTAACTTTGCATTATCACTATTGATAATATTATTTAAATCAAAATCTAATATACCTTTGATGTCTACATGATACTCATCATATTTTGCAGAATCAATCATGTCTATCCAATCTTTTGTGTCATTTGAAAATGGTATGCCTAATTGTTGAGCTAAACCTTCAGCTGCAGAACCAGTATTTGTTTTTATACTACCTTTCTTTTGTGCTATTATTTTCTCTTCTTCAGAAAAAATTCCATGGTGGTCGACATAATAATTAAATGACTCATCATCCGAAGAAAAATCTAATGTTATATTAATCAGTGAGTTATCTAATTTGAATGCATCAACACCTTCTTGGTAATCAATCAAACCATATCTAAGAATTTTAAAATCATGATTAATTAAATAATTCTTCATTATTATTGCGGAAACTATTCCGTCTAAATCATTGTGTGTAATTAAACATACATTTTTTCCAGATTTGCCTTTTTTTAGCCAATAATTTATATCATTTGGAAGTCTTGGTGCAGCCATATTTTTTATTTTTATAATTAGATTACAAAGATAACAAAATATTTCTAATATACAACCATTTGACTGTTTAATTTTTCTTGGAGAGTAGAGATGTTATATCACTAATAAACTTATCAGAATGTTTTGGATTCATATTTTCAACAATTGAAAAATTACCATTCCCTTTTACTTTTATTCCTTCTGTGATTTTTCTAAGTTCTGGCTTAGTTGAATAGTATTTCAATAAACTATTAACAAATTCATTAATATTCATTTTTAATTTTTCATTGTACTTAACAATGTGTAATTGATTATCTTTCTTTCTGATAAAATAATCAGTATCAGAATATTTATTTTTAATTGTTTCAAGTATATCAGTTATATTACCGTTATTGAATTTGATAATTCTTTCTTCTAATATTTCAATTGTTGAAGTAGAATCATCTTTAGGAGTCAATAAAACTTCTTCTTTTATAGGTTCATCTTCAATATAAGTATTAATTGAAATTTTAGATTCAGTAGGTATGTTTTGTACATTTAATGTATCAAAATCACTATAGCGTTTTATTGGCATATTTTTTTATTAATTTTATATTAATTTATATTATATATTAATAAATTAAAGTCATTTTATTTTTATTGACAAATAAATGTTATTTGTAGTTAAATAAATACCTTATTCATTCAAATTGTATTGTATATTTATGATAATGTTGTATCTTTGTATTCAAATTAATTGAAATGATGAAAGAATAAATTAAAATAGACTGAATTTGCACTACAATATGACGGAGATTATTCATTTAAAGTATTTAAAATTTAATAAAAAACATTATGAACTTGGAACAAATCGAATTTAAAACAATTGAAGATTTTGATAGTATTAAAAATTCAAAATTTTATGACATTCTTAAAGATTTTGATATTCTCAAAATGACATCTGAACAGGAAGAAGAACTTAAGATTTTTATTCTTAGTTTATCTGATGAAGAAATTGACTCTGTTATGATTAAAATTATTGATGATGATTATTGTAATTGTTCCACTATTTATGAGCACAAAAAAAATAAAAAGATGAAAGAATTCTTATCAGATTTAAGATTTGAAAAAATTTTAGAAAGAATATTATATGTACCTAAGAATTATTAAATATTAATAAATTCGCAAAAAAAAAGATTATTACTATTAAGTAATAATCTTTTTTTGTTTAAAAATTAATTAGATTTCTTGTGCTGGAACTTGTGCAGCAGCAGATTGAGCACTTGGTTGAATAGTTGCCTGAACTTGTGCCTGAGCACTACCTGCAGGTTGAGCTTGTGCTGTACCTGGCTGAACTTGTGCTTGTGCCTGTGCTCCTTGTGCTGGCTGAACTTGTGATTCATCACCATACTCATCTTGTGCACCTTGTGCCTGTGGTTGTGCTTGAACTGGTCCTTTATCAGATCCTGTTACTATTTCAACTGGAAGATTTTCAATATTCAAATAGTTTTCATTAGCCCATTGTACTAATCTTTCAGCTAATCTTTTTTCACCCATTTCTGCTCTCAAATCTTTTCCTGTACTTTCTTTAACTTTCTTAATGAATGAGCCAACTAAAGATTTTGGAAGATCGACATCAACACTTACACGATAAAAATCGTCAATTGCGTCTACCATTTCATTTACTGCTGATACTTGTGTTGTAGATTTCTTACCTTTGAAATCATTTAAACTTAAAATATTTTTTGTCATTTTTTCAATATTATTTTTTTTGTATATTAATTTTGTATATTATATATTAAAATTCATATGTTCATTTTTATTCAATCATATATATTAAATAAAAAATATGAATTTTTGTATTTTTACTAATTATTATTTATTAAACTTTAAATGAAAATTTTTATAAATAAATTAAATTAAATTAGAAAACATGAAAATAAATATAATTGTAGCAGTATCAGAAAATTGGGTAATTGGAAAAGATAATAAATTATTATGGAGATTGAGTAACGATCTTAAAAAATTCAAAGAATTAACATTAAATAAGCCTATTATTATGGGTGACAAAACTTTTTATTCTTTACCAAAAGGAGCATTACCAAATAGAACTAACATTATTTTGACATTAGACAAGAGTTTTAATGAACCTGATACTATTCCAGTATATTCAATAGAAGATGCTTTAAAAACAGCCGAGATGTATGGTGATGATGTGTTTATAACAGGAGGAGGAAGTATATATAAACAATTCTTAGATATATCAGATACTGTGTATTTAACTGTAGTTCATACAATTATAGATGGAGATACTATATTTCCAGAACTTGATGATAAATGGATTTGTATATCAGAAGAATTTAAATCAAAAGATGAAAAGAATGATTATGACCATACTTATAAAATATATAATAAAAAATATGATAATGTTAAATAATATATAAAATAACAAATCATAAAATTAACAATCAAACAAAAAATAATTAAAATAAATGGCTAAAAAAGAAAAAAGTGATAAAATATTTGTACTTGATACAAGTGTAATACTTTATGATCACAATGCAATTTACAATTTTGAAGAAAATGATGTTGCAATTCCTATTACAGTATTCGAAGAATTAGATGATTTCAAAAAGGGTAATGACACAATTAATTATGAGGCAAGAGAATTTATTAGAAAAACAGATAAATTAGCATCTAAATGTAATTTGAGCGATTGGATTCCTATTGGTAAAGGAAAAGGTAGAGTTAAGGTTGTGATGAATGAAACAACTGGAACAACTGATGCTTGTTTAGTTTTTAAATCTACAAAGCCAGATCATTTAATTTTAAATACTGCGTTGTCATTGGTAGAAGAATATCCTGACAAAAAGATTATACTTGTATCAAAAGATATAAATTTAAGATTGAAAGCTAAATCTTTAAATGTTAATTCTGAAGATTATTTAACAGGTAAAATTAAAGATACTGATAAATTATTTACAGGTAGATCAACAATTGAATTAGATACAGATGATATAATTACTAAACTATATCAAGATAATGTTTGTACACCACAAGAACTTGGTATTACAGATTTATTAAATAATAAATATTTAATTATTAAATCATCTATTTCTGCTGCATCAGCTTTAGCATATTATAATTCATCAAAACAGCAAGTGGAAAGAATAGATAAAGAAACATGTTATAAAATAACACCAAGAAATTCTGAACAAGTATTTGCGTTACATGCATTATTAAATCCTGATGTTAAATTAGTATCATTACAAGGAGTTGCAGGAACAGGAAAAACATTGTTAGCTTTGGCTGCTGCACTTAGTCAGAAGAGAAATTTTAAACAAATATTTTTGGCGAGACCAATTGTGCCATTAAGTGGAAAAGACATAGGCTATCTTCCTGGCGATGTTGATCAGAAGACATCAGTGTACATGATGCCTCTGTTCGATAATCTAAAATTTATACAAAGTCAGTTTAAAGATACTGATAAGGAATATAAATTCATTCAAGATTGTATTAAAGACGAAAAAGTAATAATAACTCCTTTGACATATATTCGTGGACGTAGTATTTCAAATGTTTTTTTTATTGTTGACGAATCTCAGAACCTTACTCCTCATGAAATAAAAACTATTATAACAAGAGCAGGAGAAGGTACAAAGATTGTGTTCACTGGAGATATAAATCAGATCGACACACCTTATTTAGATGCTCAAAGTAATGGATTATCACATTTAATTGCTAAAATAAAAGGACAACCTATTTATTCTCATGTGACTCTTGAAAAAGGAGAACGTTCTGAATTAGCAAATATTGCAAATGAATTACTTTAATCTATCCCTTTTAAAATTATTATAAACTAAAAAAGCTACTCATTATGAGTAGCTTTTTTTATTCCTTTTTTTCTTTTTTAAGTTTAACTGCATCTTTTATGCTAAATTTCTTTATTACCATTGGTTCATCTACTGATTCTACATAAACATCTCTACCATTTATTCTATTGACATATCCTTTAACTATATCATTATCAATAAATACACCAGCATTTAGTATAGGTCTTTCTTTTGGTGTTTGTGGGTCAATAATATTAAAGTCTGAAATCTTCTTTATTTCTTGTGCTTTAACTGCTCCAATACCAAAAAGAGGATTTGATTTGTATTCTTTTTCTTGACCTAACATTGTATATTTAGGCATTTCATTAGACTCTTTTACCACATCTTTTGCAACATCTGTTCTTTTAGTTTTTGTAGATTCTAAATCTTTCCAATTTTCATCAAAATCTTTAAATTTCAAAACATTTTTTATATCTTTCATATTACTATATTTATTTTCTTTTACTGTTTTATTTACTAATTTAGATTTGAATGCTATAGTTTGTAGTTTACTATCTTTAGCAGCAAATTCTTCCCAACTACTGATATGATTATCAACAGGATTTCCTATATATTGAAGATTTGGTATACCTTTATTCAATCTATCATTTGTTGTTAAATCTCCAATGTCTTTTCCTTTTGTTTCTTTTCTTAACTTTTTTAATTGTTTAATTGTAGTATCTCTGGGTAACATATTAATTAGTTATTTTTTATGTATATATTAAATATCATTTTCCGTTTTTTTATATAAAAAAATGTTGTGAAAATTAATCCACAACATTTTTATTTTCTTTATTCATTTTTTCTAATAATTCAAGAATTTTTGTTTTCTCTGTGAAGGTTTGAATTTTTTCATCTGAAATTTCTAACGGTATAAAATGTAAAACTATTTCACCTCCTGCCAATTTATGTAATTTACCTTCAACAGTATGCCAATCTAAAATTCTATGTATTCCTTTTATAGGTGGAATAACATTAACATTTTTTGAAATTTTAATAGCATGTTTTTTGAGTCTTTTATAAATTTCAATGCTAGGTGTTCCTTGATTGCTAATAACTCCAATCTCTTTACCATTCTCATCAAATAGTTTAGAATAAACAGTAAAATCAATATTACAACGTGTTACTGTATATCCAAGTTCTATACATATATCTTCCATGAATCCAACATTAAATATATCGCTTATTACATAGTAAGCTATTATACCATATTTTTCAATTATTGGATTTTTAATGTTGTTGTTTTTTTCTATGAATTCTTCTTTTGTCATTTTGATATTTTTACCAACAGTCATAATCAGTTATATTTTTTTCTTCTTTAAGATAATTATCTATTATAGTTACTGCTGTTGCTATTCCTGTTGGAGTAAATCTATAACTAAATCTACCACCTATTCCTGTTTGTGGAGATTTTTTTATTTTTTTTTGTTTTTCCATCCACTCATTTGCGGATTTTTCTTCTTTCTCTGTTAAATCAAATTTAATCATATTTTTAATCATTTGGTTCTATGTGAATATAAATTTCACTTCTCTTTATTTTATTTTTTATTTCATTCTCAATTTTATCACAGACAGAATGAGCTTCTAATAAAGTTAATTCAGAATTTAAATGTAAGTCAAATTTTATAAATGTATCTGCACCTGAGCTTCTAACTTTTAAATCATGAAATAGTTTTACATCTTCACAACTATTTAATATATCTACTATAATATCACTCACACCTACTGGTGCTTTATCTAACAGAACATCAATTGCATTTTTAGCTAATCTATAAGAAACTAATATAATTATAAAGGCAACACCTAATGCAGCAACAGAATCAGCCCAATAAACATTAAAATTTATAAGAATCAAACCAACTAATACAACACATGAACTCCATATATCTGTTTTAAAATGAATAGAATCTGCTTCTAATGCTTGACTGTTATATTTTTTTGCTACTTTTTTTAACATTCTTGAACGATTTATATCAATTATAATAGATGATATAATAACCACATAACTCCATATAGTTACTTCAACATCAAAATCGTTAGAAATTAATTTTGATAATGATTCTGAAATTATCCAAATGCTTGTAACACCTAATAACATTGCTTCTGCAAATGCTGATAAATTCTCTACTTTACCGTGCCCATAATTATGTTTATAATCTGCAGGTTTATCTGATACTCTAACAGAAAAATATGTAATAATAGCAGCAACCATATCCAATGTTGAATGTAATGCTTCTGATAATATTCCTAAACTGCCTGTCATCAATCCAATTATAAGCTTGAATAATGTCAATGCTCCTGATGCAATAACAGATAAAAAAGCTGCTTTCTTTTTTTCAGTTGTGTCTAATTTTTGTTCCATTTTTCTTATAATTAATTTACTTCACTAAGAGTTTTGAGTTTTTGTTTACGAATCATTTTTTTTACAAATAAATGATAATCATATAGTTTTATTGATATTTTAATATTTCTATATTTTGCCAATTCCATATCAAAATACTTTACTGTGTAGCAAGCTACTTCATCAGAGTAAGAGTGTATTTTTATATCTTCTATTGTATTTTCCCCTAATGCATTTATAGATAATAAATAACTCTTTACTGTTGGATTTTTCATGGTTTTAGTTTACCTATTGTTTCAATTTTTATATTAATTAATGATACTAATCTATTTATTTCTTGTGAATGTATACCTCCCTGTGACATAGTCCACATTTTTTTTATTTCTACATCAAACAAATCTTTCAATTCTTTAACTGTATCAGTATCATTTATCAAAGATTCAACTTTATCACGATAATCAAAAAATACATCACTTTTTCTACTTATATTAAATGAAAATGTTATTAAAATTGAAAACATAAATGACAAACCAACAGAGAATTTCAACATAACATTATGAATCCTAATATCATCATTAGGAATAACATAATAGAATAATAGATAACAAAAACTAACAAAAAATACAAATGATAACACAAAAACAATCCATAAAGAACATGTATCAAAATACTTACTTAATGTTTTCATAATTTTTATTTTTATAAGTGTAAATAATAAAGAATTGACCACAATAAAATTGATATTTTCATAATCCTATGCTTATAAATAACATTATACAATTACTTTTAAAAATGCTAGAAAAAATACAATATGCATTTAAAAATTCAGCAAATTCAGATGTGATTTCCCTATATTTTATGTCAGCATCTTTTTGAGATATTTTTTTATCAAGTAATTTATTTTTTATATCAATCATTCTGATAGCAAGGCTAAATACTTTTTTAACCAATTTATCTGAAAAAACTCCAACAAATTCAAAAGTTTCCATTAATTTATTGAATGCTTTATAATTATCAATATTATTCTCGTTTATCCAAGAATTTTCTAAGTCATATCCATATTCTGATTTCATGCTCATTTTATTTAGTTTTTTATAATTATTGTACAAAGATAATAAAAAAATGAGCTATAATAATCTATAGCTCATTTTATTTTTAATGATTTAATGTTTTTTGTGTTTATAATATAATTTTTTACTATATTTTTCTTCTTGTTTTTTTCTTTCTTCTAATTTTTTATTAATTTCATTATAAGTGTTATTGGATAATTTTTCCAAGTATTTCAACTTTTTCTTTCTATCTTCTTTTTTCCTTACTTGTGATTCGTATTTTTCTATTATTTTAGCAGTAATAGAATCAATAATTACATAATTACCAGATCCGTTCAAATTTTTCTGGTGAATAATATTCGCAGCATTTAGTATTTTTTGATATAGTTCACTGTTTTTTGACATGTTACATTTTTAATAAAAAAAGTCTCATAAAGAGACTTTTTATTTGAGCAAGAGGTCTGATTTGAACAGAATCTTTTTACTGGAAGTAAAAAGCATTAACATATGCTACCTCTGCATTTTAATAATATAGTAATAAAAAAAATTATAGTTTATAAATTATATATAAATTTTAAATTACCAGAATCAAAAATTCTATATATTTTTCTATCTAACATAATTTGTCAATTAATTGGTATCAAAAAATTAATAAATACCACCTTTTTATTTTTATATATAAAAATAAAAAATGAAAAACAAATCAAAAATTTCGATATCATTAAAAAATGAATTGATAGATTATTTAAATGACTTGAGTTTAAATAAATCTAAATTTATAGAAAAATTAATAGAAGAGTATAAAATAATAAAAATAAATAATGATAATAACAAAAAAAGTTAAAATTCATATTAAAGGAATATCAATAAAAAGATATAAAAAATTAGGTTATAATGTTGATACTAAAGGATTAAATACTATTAATGTTGAAGATCTTCCTAAATGTAGTAATATTAAAGTCATGGTGAAATGTGATAATTGTGATTATGAAAAAGAATTAAAGATTCAAGATTATTATTTATCTTTTAAAAATAATAAATATTGTTGTAATAAATGCTCATATGAAAATTATAAAAAAACAATGTTAGAAAGATATGGAGTTGAAAATGGATTTCAATATAAAGACATAAAAGAAAAATCTAATAGCACTAAAATAAAATTATATGGAGATGAAAATTACAATAATAGAGAAAAAGCGATAGAAACATGTTTAGATAAATATGGTGTTGAAAATCCTAATCAAAATTATAAAATAAAAAAAAAATCTAATAATACTTGCTTAGAAAAATATGGATTTGAAACAGCATCTAAAAATGAAAAAGTAAAGGAAAAAATAAAAAAAACAAATTTGAAAAGATGGAACAGTACATGTACATTACATTCAGAAAAACAAATTGATAAAATTAAACAAATATTTATTGATAAATATGGAGTTGATAATCCTATGAAGAATTTAGAAATATTTTTAAAAGCCCAAAAAACAGCTCTAAATCGTAAAAAATTTAAAGAAACTGAATTATTATATCAAGGTACATATGAATTAGATTTTTTAAATAATTATTATGAAAAAATTAATATTGAAAATGGTAAATCAATAAAAATAATTTATAATAATAATAAAACTGTGTATCATTCTGATTTTTTTTTATCTGAAAAAAATTTAATTATAGAAATAAAATCATCATATTGGTATAATAGATATTATGATAAAAATATAATTAAACAAAAAGAATGTGAAAAATTAGGATATAATTATATCATAATAATAGATAAAAATTATAATGATTTTAATAAATTAATAATGATTTAAAATAAAACAACTTAGATTTTAATCTAAGTTGTTTTATTTTTATATATTTGTTTCTTCTAATTTTTTTAATTCATCTTTTAACTTTTCAAGTTCTTCGTGTTTTTGATTCATTACTTTCTTCCATTTTTTTCTATCAGAATAAACTTCTCCCATTACTTGAGTAACAACACCATCTTCATTCTTAAATACTGATCCATTGAGAGTTACAATATCATCAGGTTCAATTGTTAATTGATGTCCATTAAATAATGAGTAATCTTTACCTTTTACTTTTTGTCCTTTATATGAGTCTGCTGATATGTTAAATTCTCTCATTGTGGTAGGATACAGGGATGCGAAGTCAAAACAACAAGTCCATGTTGCCATTCCTCTCACTGGATCTTTAACCCATCCACCTTTAATAGATTCAGATTCAGAATCACTATATTCACTATCTTCATTTCTTACAAGTACAATATTCTTTTGATCTCTTAATTTTTCTCTTAAAATTCCTTCTGTCAGTGCAAGTGTTGAAATTGCATCTTTAATTTTAATTTTACCTAATACAGCCATACCATAAAGAATATCTACATATTTCATTTTAACGTGAATTCTTTGTACCAGACAACTATCTACAGCATTATAAAAAACGAATTTCTTAAAATCTTCTCTATGTAATCTTTTTAAATCTCCATCATAGTTAATTTTCTTGACTTCTTTACCAAGAATTTTTTCTGATGCAAAATCAAGAGATAAACTTTCTTTAACTTTAACAGATTGATCCCATTTCTTAAATAATTCCATATAATCCACTATAACTCTATGAGCTGGTAATTCAGCATAATCTAAATGTATTGCATTAGGAGGATTGAATGGTTTGTTAAGTTTCTTTGTGAAAGATGCTACTTCAGGTTCTAGTCCTAATTTTCTTGCCCTTGCAACTAAGAATGTCCAGTCATATGCAATAAAATTCCAGCCAGTCATTACTGGCATTTTTGGAACTAATTTATTGAAAAATGCATGAAGCATATCAAATTCAGTTTTATAATGAACATATTTAAATTTATAATCAGTATCAAATTTTTTGAAGTGAGTATTTAAATCTGATTCAATGTTTTCAATTTGTTTTGAATCCAGTGATTCTGTTCCAATTACTAACACTTTATTCTTATTTACAATTGATATTGTTTGAATCGCACTTTCTGCTAAATGAGGTTCAGGTTTTTTATCTAATATTTCATTTTCAATATCGACAAAGAATATATCTGGTTCATTATAACTATATATTTCATTTTTTTCATCTTCATCAAAACTATCAATAAAATCATAAATAGAATATCTATTAGGATATTTTGTGAATATTTCTTTTACAGCACTACCATCCCATGTAACATATCTACCAGATTTTTCTGAATCATCATCAGTAGTTTTTATGAATTTTGTACATCTTGCCCAAGGTTTATATTTTAATTTTATTTGACCTGATTTATCTATGTAACTTATTATAAGGTTATTATTTCTGTATTCTGTGTCTATAAGCATATATTATATATTTTTATTTTATTATCTAATAAAGTTTCAATGAACTTTTACTTATTTAGTCCAATTCATATTAAAGGTTTAATAAAAATATCATAAAAAATATCATAAAAAATGTGCATCGTTTAACGATGCACATTTATATTTTAATTGTCAATTTATTTAATTTAAACTGACTAAATTTCCAGTTATTATATTTAAGCTATTAGCTGCATTATTAGTAGTCCAATTAAATTGAATATCTAATATTTGATCAACAGTGGTATTAATTACAACATCTGATAAACAAGGAAGTGGTACTATAGCTCCAGTTGTATTTACTCCATCAATTATAGAATACCCTGTGCATCTACATGTTCCAGATGAACCAGTTGTGTAAACATTTAAATTTACATTTTTTGCAAAGAAATTATTTGTTCTGCCATCAAAAAATTCAACTACAGAGTTTAATGTTGTCACAACACCAGTACCACTTATTAACTTAACTGTTAATGATGCTGTTGAGTTATTAGCACATGTATAATATCCCATCAATTCAATTTTATATGCCTTACCAATTTTTAATGTACCAGCTTTTAATGGTCTATATTTAATGAATTGTTTACCAGATCCAGTTGAACCAGCATAATTATTTGTAATCGTAAGATGAGTGTCATCTGTTACAGATGCAATTTTGTATATAATTCCTAATATACTAATATATTCTCCAACACAAAATCTTCTATGACCAGAATTTACAAATGTAGTTCCACTTCCAACTATTGAAGTACTACCACTAGTAACAGAAATTGTACCAGTTGAGTATTCATATAACAATGATGTTTGACCTGCACCATTTGGTACATTAATTAATTTTCCAACTGTTTTTATTACTCCTGATGCTGTTATCTCAGTTCCAGAATCATCAGCCCATCTCAATGATTGTCCGCCATTTTGAATATCTCCTGAAATTGGAGTAGTTTTTAGAGGACCAGGATTTGCGTGTATAGCAGCAGAATTTATTGATTGTTCAGTCAATGTGATTGTTGAACCAGTAATATCTCCATATATTATAGTAGTTCCAGTCACAGACAATATAGTTCCTGTGTATATTAATCCACTCTCAGCATATACTCCATTAGATGTACCATCTGATGTCAACACACGATTATCAGCATAATTAGTAACTGAATTAAATCCTGTGCCTGATGTTCCATTGGTTCCTGAACTTCCTGATGTTCCATTGGTTCCTGAACTTCCTGATGTTCCATTTGTGCCTGATGTTCCATGTATTCCTGATGTTCCATTTGTTCCTGAACTTCCTGATGTTCCATTTGTCCCTGATGTTCCATTTGTTCCTGAACTTCCTGATGCACCATTGATACCTGATGTTCCATTTGCTCCATTTGAGCCTGATGTTCCATTTGTGCCTGATGTTCCATTTGCTCCATTTAAACCTGATGTTCCATTTAAACCTGATGTTCCATTTGTACCATTTACACCTGATGTACCATTAATACCTGAACTTCCTGATGTACCATTCGTACCATTTGCACCTGATGTACCATTTGCACCTGATGTACCAATTGCTCCATTTGTGCCTGATGTACCATTTGTTCCTGAACTTCCTGATGTTCCATTTGTACCATTTGCTCCTGATGTTCCATTTGTGCCTGATGTTCCATTTGTGCCTGATTTTCCTGGTGCGCCATTTAATGATATTGTCCAATAATTGTATATACCACTACCAATAGATGATGAAATATTTGAGAAAATTTCACCTGTTATTTTATCGTATGATAATATTTTATCAATCATGTAGTTTGATGAATCATGAGCTATTATAATATCTTGTCCTGAGGATAATGATAAACCAGTTTCGACAAAAAATGATATTGTACCACCAGATACTATTTCTAATGTACTATTAGAAAATGTTGTGTATTTATCTCCACTTAATCCATTTGAACCTGATGTTCCATTTGTACCTGAACTACCATTTGCTCCTGAACTACCTGAACTACCTGAACTTCCTGATGTTCCATGTATACCTGATGTTCCATTTGTACCTGAACTTCCTGATGTTCCATTAGTTCCTGATGTTCCATTTACACCTGATGTTCCATTAGTCCCTGATGTTCCATTTGCGCCATTTGATCCTGATGTTCCATTAGTCCCTGATGTTCCATTTGCACCATTTGATCCTGATGTTCCATTAGTCCCTGATGTTCCATTTGCGCCATTCACACCCGATGTTCCATTTGCGCCATTCGCACCTGATGTTCCATTTGCGCCTGATGTTCCATCTATACCAGATGTACAATGATTAGTATTTTCATTGTTTATACTTACATATATTTTACCAGTCAATGAATTAGATTCAATAACATATCCAATTTTATTAATTTTGCTATTTAAATTTAAATAACTAATATTATTAATCATATCTCCACTAATTGTATCAGATAGATATAGCATATCACCAACATTATAACTAGATGTATTTAAATTCTTAATTATTCCAGATATTAATATTAATCCAAATGAGTTTGTTTCAATATCAGAAACTGTTATTCCATCAGCATCAGATAAATTAATATATGATGGAGATGTTAATGCCAAATCTATTGTTGGTATTCCATTAATAGCAGAAGATATGTGTACAATTTTACCCTTGCTAATTTGATTTCCAGAATTATTATATATTTTAAGATATGATTGTTGTCCAACATTTACAGAAACATTGTTTTCTAAATCTGAATAATAAGATATAGAATCGTCAGTATTATTATAAAACAATCCTCCTGGAATATTAGGTGGTGATGTTAGTCCTGTGTTAAATTGAATATAATTAGATTTAGCAAATCCAATATTTGGTACTTCATTAGTAATTTTAATGAATATTTTACCTTTGGTTGAATTTTTACTAATAACAAATCCTACTTTATTTATTCTACTGTCAAATTTTAATGATAATAAATCTGTTGTCGTTTTACCGCTGTATATATCAGACGAATAAAGGATGTCAGCTACATTATACATTGATGTATCAATATCAGATAATATACCATTAGTCAATACTAACCCTACTCCGTCATTTGGTATATCTGCTGCTGCTACTCCATCTACATCACACAACCCATTTGATGCTAATGCCAATGTTATTGCAGGTAAATTATTAAAATTAGATGCGATATGAACAACGTCGCCTTTATTAATTTGATTTCCAGAAATATTATATGTTCTTAAATACAATTGCTGTCCAACATTTACAACAACATTTTGCGCAATATCTGGATAATACGATATAGAACTTTCTTCATTATTATAAAATAAGCTACCAATGATATTAGGAGGAGATGTCAATCCTGTATTAAATAATATAGCATACAAATTTATTGTTGCTCCAGTTATTATTTCAGTAGTTATTATCAATTCATCATTCATATATAATGAGCCACCACCAACATGTACATCATTACCCCAAATATTATTGAACCTATTATTAAAATCTCCTATATTAATATTTGCTGTATAACCAGAGAAATCTATCATATTAGGTAAAATAGTATTTCCTGATACAAATATAGGAGAATTTTGAAATGTACCTCCAGATGAAAATGGTATGTAATTTTGAGAATTAATAGTGAATCCACTAACAATACTTGATCCTGATAGTGATTCTAAGTATGTTAGATTATTGTCCATTTCAGGAATAGTTAATTTGCTACCTTTAACTTGCCTAAGAATTAAACCCATTGTTATTTAATTGTTTTTTTGATATTATATAGAATTATCATTTTTATTTATGATATATATTAAAATAAAAATGTATTTAAGACTAATCAGAAGCATTTTTTGATAAAATGTCAAGTTTTAACTTTTTTTAACTTCAAAATAAAAATAAATATATTTTAATCAAAAATGAACCATTTAATGTTAATATATAGATGTATAAAAATAAATATATTTAATGATAAATAATCAAGAGAATGATAACGATAAAATTGTTCAATTTACTGGAAAAGTAGCTAAAATGCCAAGAAACACTAAAGCTAAAAGTGCATATACTTTTTTGGAAAATATAAAAGTGAGTAAAAGCAAGTTGTGGTATATTCTCATTGAAAAGGATGAGAATGAACTTCAGTGCATTAAATATAATAATAAGATGGGTGTAAATTTGAAAGTTTTTATTGAAGAATTGATGGAATATCATAAGAAAGACGATAAGCTATCTGAATATATGAAAAAACTCACGATTGAAGGTAATCAGATTTTTTCAATAATAAAGGGTATATCCGATGTAGAAGTTAAAGATGGTAAGAAAATGATTACATTTTTAACAGAAGAACTTATACAACTACTAAAAGATAAATAATATTATGAGAATAAATAAAGTAGATAATAACAAATATGCAAAAGAATATAGAAATAAAAATTCTGAAAAAATAAAAGAGTATAGAAATAAAAATTCTGAAAAAAATAAAGAATATCAAAAAAAATATTTCAATGATAACAAAGAAATAATTAAAGAGAAACAAAATAAATATAATATTGAGAATAAAGAAAAAATAAAAGATACCAAAAAATTATATTCAGAAAGCAACAGAGAAACAATATTAGAAAAAAAGAAAGAATATTATAATAACAATAAAGAAAAAATCAAAGAATATAATAAAGAATATTTTAAAAATAATAAACCTGAACTAAATAAAAAAAGAAATATTTATTTGAAAAATAAAATATCAACTGATGATTTATTCAAATTGAAAATAAAGATAAGAACAATAATTTATAAATCTTTAAAAAAAAAGAAATATATTAAAAAAGAAAGTACTGAAGAAATACTTGGTTGTTCGTTTGAAATTTTTAAAAATTATATTGAATATCAATTCGAATCTTGGATGAATTGGGCTAATTATGTGAAATATAATGGAAATTATAAATATGGTTGGGATATTGACCATATAATAGAACTAAAAATAGCAGAAACAGATAGTGATATATTAAAATTAAATTATTATACAAATCTAAGAACATTAGATTCTAAAATAAATAGGGTGGATAGAAATTTTCTGTAATAAAAAATATACCTGATGTAGAAATAACTCCAGGTAAATCTAATTAAGTTCATATTTTTAAATATGAACATTTTTAATTTATTTTAAAACCTCTATAATTTTATCTATCCATAAAAATTTAGTAACATCAGATGTGTAATCATTTTGAAAAAAATATGGACCATCCTTAGGAGTTAAAAAAATATTTTCGTTAGAAGATAATGCTAAATATATATCACTAAACTCAGATTTTTCTATTGATTTTTTCATTATAGTTATATATAATTTTGCATTTTTTAGATTAGTAATTAGAATTGAGTGAGATGATAGCATATTATAAACTCTATAATAATTTTCATTATAATTTTCAATATACATATCATATTTTATGCCTCCACAATTATATAAGCTACCTCCTAAATATATAAGATCAGATTCATCTGGAATATCAAAAAATTCTGGAAAATCATTTATTAAAGTTGCATCATCTTCAAATATAATAAATGGAAAATTATTATCACTTATAGCATTTTCAACCGCTGCTATGTGAGCATTGGCTATTGTTTCAGTTCTAATTGTAGATATATCATCAAATGTAATACGAGTAAATGATGATAAATTAAGACTTTTTAATGTATTTGTGATATCATTTAACCTATGAGAAAATTTTTCAGGATTAATAAAATATCCATGAATGTCGGTATTTTTAAATTTCATATTTTTTTATTTTTTTAATAATATTTTAATCTAGATTTATTTAAACTTATATTTCTCACTAAAGTAGAATAAGTTAAATTTAAATCTTTTGAGGCTTGTCCTATGGTATCATAAATTTTAGAAGTTAATGTATCAATAACTTTTTTTAATTTTTTGTGATTTTTACCAGATCTTTTTTCAATTTGATCAAAAGATTGAGTTATTCCAAAAAAATGAGAAGTTGTTCCTGTTTTTCCATACCAATAATTATTTTCTCCACTAGTTTTTAATTTCCTTTCTATGCTTTGTTTTTTTCCAAAATTAGGATTTTTTTCTCCTTTATTGCCAAAATTTGCATTGCCTTCACCTTTAATTTTTTCACAAAATTCTTTAGATCTTTTTTTACCATAAGAAGGATGCAATGTTCCTTTTATTTTTCTTAATTTTTCTTTAGTTTCTTCACTATGTTTACCTTTACTACCACCTGATGCTAAATTCATCATTTCAAATCCATTTTTTTTATACTCATTTATATAAAAAATTTCTTTTTGATCTAATATATCTTGTGTAACATCATCACAATTAAATTCGCATATTATTTCTATTGTGTGATTGTCAAAACCATATTTTACTAAAGAATTAAATATTTTTGGTTGACGTTCACATTTTAAATTTTTATATTTTCTAAAACGTTTTTTTAAATCCCAACTTTGTCCTATATAAATTTTATCAGATGGACTTGTTATTTTATATATTCCAATATTCATAAGTTAATTTGTTGTTTTGTATATTTATTGAATTGTTTTTATGTATTAACAATTCATTTTTTATATCATTAACATCTAAATCAGTGTATCTAGTTTCGCCTATACCACCTTTATCACTAATCGCAAATGCAAAATCTTTACATGAAACTACTTTTGTAGGTGGATTGAAATGAAAATAACCATTAATATAACTTTCGTCATTTACGCCGGGCTCATATGGTATTTTTTTATCTTCAAGTTGATAAAATAACATAATATTACAAAATTTTATCATGTTTTCAGAATTACCTCCAAAAAATGCACCGTAGTAATACATTTGAGGTAATTTAGTATCAAGTGGTACATATGCTTTTGATAATGGATTTCTATCGAATCCTTTTTCATTTTTCATCCAATCTTGATCTGCATAATGTTGTCCTCCAACCAAATCACCAACAAACCATTCTTCTGTAAAATCAGTATTTACATTAGTATCAGCATCAAAATAAAACAAGTAATCACTTTTTAATTTATTTTTTATTGATAATATTGATGTAAATTTCAAATTAGTACCATCAACCCAATTGCTATTAGATGCATAAAAATATTCTACATCTATATCATCAGGAATATAATCTTTTGGATTATTATCAGAGAAAAAATAAAATGTTATATTTTTATCTCCTTTATAAAAATTCATAAATCTTTTAATAAATCTCACACCCAATACAAAATATGCATTTGTTGCTAATACTACTATTCCTATATTCATTTAATTATATTTAATTTTTTACCAGATGATATCTTTGAAATTCTCTTCTGTTTCTTTTATTTCTTGTACATAATTATATGTACAATTATCAGTATCAACTTTTATATCTTTATTAAATGGTGAAACTTGATATTCAATTTTACTAAAGTGAGTATCACTTTTACCTACTATTCCTGCATTATGAAAAATATAAGTTTCATCCCATCTGTTTATATTATCAGTAGCCCAACTAAATTCTAACTCTTTGTTAATCTCAACTTCATGATTAAAATAAACTGCATTCCATAGAACTGCCCACATATCAGACGTCCATGATTGAATAGGATGCTCAGGATTATATATACTTTCTGTGCTTTTCATATGAGAATATAATTTTTCACAATCATTATACACTTTTTTCCAATATTCAGAATTTATTCCTTTCATTAGATATTGTGCTCCTCCTGCATTTTCATCAATTGCTACTATATCTTCTGGTTTTACTTTAGATATTTCACACATCTCATTAAATAATTTTTCACTTTTACTTTTTATATACACTGTATCAATATAAGATCTAGTGTCACTCAAATGCCATTTATTGTCGTTTTCCATTTCAGTGAAATCTATTTTTTTAGTAAAAATCATATCTGGATCACAATAAAAAAATGTTTCATTATTATACTCAGGATGTTCTAAAAACATTTTTTCTAATATGTGAGGTCTTAATGAAGATGGATATTTTGGATTTATTCTTTCATCTTTATAGATGAAAAATTTAGATTTAATTTTATCATTATTCATTATTGATTTTAGAACTGGACTAGGACTTGAAGTTGATATTACATATATTGTATCATCGTCATATCCGTATTTCATAAAATTGTTAATTTGTACAAGAACTTGCCACAAATAATAATTATGATCAAAAGTTGCTACTAATATTTTCATTTTTATATTTTTTATTTGATTATTGTATATAAAAAATATCTAAATGTTTATAATTTATAAAAAAATAACTGATTACATTGATAATCAGTTATTTTTAATCATATACTTAATGAATTATGGATAAACATATAAATTCGGTTCTTGATCAATTCCAGCAGATGTTACAACTTTAATACTAGAAGGACCAGTATATCCAAGAGTATTAGGAATGATTCCTTTTATTTCTGACTCAGATACATATTCTTGTGAATCTAAATATATATATTCTACATTACCTGTATTTCCAGATGGTATTACACTAATGTAAGCATCTGTATAATATTTAACAAAATTTTGTCCTGATATAGTAATTAAAGATCCTTCTGAATAAGTAGAACCTGTTACATAAGTTATAGGATATGATAGTAATGATGGTGGCAAAGATGCTTGAATATAAGATTCAAATGGAGAATGTGATATGGTTCCATTTAATGTAGTAGCATAAATATTCATAATTTCATTCGTACCAGAATGTGTTATTCCAGATGGTACAATCACTCTCAAATGATTGTTATTTATAGTCGTTGTTGTGCCATAAGTACCTGGATAAGATACACCAAAACTAATTGTACCTCCAGATAGAAGACTACCATATATGTTAATAACATCGCCATATTTTCCAAATATAGGACTTATTTTTGATATTATAGGTTCATTTACAGAATCAACAGTAAATCCGCTCATAGTATAATTACCATTTGTACTTTCTACTCTAATATCAACATCACCTGTAGGTATGATATCAGTTGTTGATGCTGCATTTAATATTTGTACAGTTAATCCTGATGCGCTGTTATATGAAAATCTAGACAACACATTTCCGACATATACACTCATTGAAGGATTGGTTATAAATCCAGTACCATATAAACCTATTGAATGTAGTCCTCTTTGTGAATGAGTAGTACTAAAACTTGTTATAGATAATGGTTTGTTAGATAGTACGTCGTAAGAATAAGATAATGATGAGCCATATTTATTTATTACTATTACAGTATTTTTACCTGGTATTACATCATTTCCTATATGAATATCGCAAGTTGTTGAACTAATTATAGTATAATCACATATTACTCCACTAAATGTAATTGTTAAAGGTATATTAAAATTTGTACCTATCATTGTTACTGTGTTTCCTGGATAAACTGACGGACTTATACTTGATATTGTTGGAATTATACTATTAGTAACTCCGCAAACTGTGAATCCAGATAATGATGTATCATCTACTTTTATTGATGTGTCTCCTATTGGTGTTTCATTTGAAATAACTGCTGTCATATAACCAGAATTGTGTACAGTTACATTTGTTGATTGAGTTGGACCAAAACGTATTAATGTTGTGCCAGTATTAAAATTTGCACCAAATATATCAATTGTGTCTCCTATATTGGCATATGTAGGATTAAAACTATCAAATAATGGAATTAAGCCATTATCAATAGTTATATTTTTGAATAAACTTTGACCAATATTTGTTTGTATATATAATTGAGTAGGTCCAAGTGCCAATAAAGGTACCTTTGCAGTCAATTTAGTTGAGCTAATTACAGTTGTAACAACCTCAATTGATGGTACAAAATATAATTTTGTTTTTCCAGCTATGAAATATAATCCTTCTATAGTTATTGTAGAATTAATACTTGCAATAGAAGGACATATTGTTATTATTGGTTTATTAATTTGATTATAAACTCTATATTTTACTGCTGGCCCAAATCCAAATGGTGATGTTAATATGACATCAACTTCATTGTCATAATTTGATAGTTCAGGTATTATAACTGTTAATTGATTTGGTGAAAATATTGTTGTTACTCCTGTTACTCCACTAAATGATGCTACAGTATCATTAACAAAATTTATTCCATATATTGTTATAGAATCTCCATTATATGCACTAGTTGGATTGAAGTTTAATATGGTTGGTACATTTGAATATCCTGCTAATAAATATGTAGAATCACTACCATTATCATCTTTTATCCAAAATCCTTTAGTATCTCCACTACTTACAGTAGAATCATCATAACCAAAATAAACATAACCTTTTTCAGGCGTTTCAACCTCTTCTTTAAGTATTTTTTTAATTTTAATATAACTCATATATAACGATTTTTCTTTTCGTTATATATAAATATTTAAATTTCATATTGTATTTCCAATATTTTATTTCTTTCATAAAATACTATTAGCAATTTGTTTGTATCTTCAAATAATTTTATTTTCGGAATACACCAACTTACACTATTTTTATTTAAAGATATTTCAGATATTGTGTAATATGTTTTATTAGTATTTAAATCTTTAATGTCAATATTTAATGACTGCAAATCATCACCATTATAATATATCATCAATTTATTTTCATTTCTATCATAACTTATTTTTATGTTATTTTTATCTAAATTGTAATCAATTATATATTTTTTAAAATCAAATAATTTAGGATTTTCTACCAATTTTGATTCAATTATTCTATCAGTTATCATTTCAGGAGTTATGTTAATAGAACATTCAAATTGTTTATCTGTATCTTTATGCATAGGACACCAATTCCAATCACCTGGATCAAATTTATGAGTATTAAAACATCCATTACAAACATTAAAATTGTGTATATTTATGTTATTAGTTTTAAACTCACAAAAAGGATTAGAAAAACCTGACATCATTACTACTTTTTTACCTACAGCCCATGCCAACCAACTCAATCCTGAACCAATTCCAATATAGAATTCACACCATTTTAATTGATTTATTCTGTGCTCAATAGGAAAATCACCAGTGTTATCTATAATATTTTTTAGATTTGTTGATTGCTTACTTATTGTCATAACTTTATACCCTTGCGTATTAAGCCAATCAACTAAAATTTGCCATCCTTTATTACTATCTTTACAAGGATAATGCCAATGTTTAGAGTTCGCAGTTGAGAATTGCCCAATACAAATATATTTTTCTTTAATTGGTCTAACGCCTTCAGGAATTTCAATCTTTGGTATTATTTCTTCATATTCTAATCCAAGAATATCACTTGCTGTTTTTTGTAATGGTATGGTTTTATAATCAATCGGATTTTTATTACTATCAAATGGTGAATACCATCCAATTTTATATTTAGCATATAAATTTTCTGTGTTTGCTTTTCCTGGATCAACAAATGTTATTTCTGGGTATTGTTTTATAAACCAACTATTCCAAAATGTTGAGCACTGAATATTACAATTATGTTTTTTTCTAAATTCTTCTACATATGGAAACCATGCTAATGTATCTCCAATTGATTTACTTTCTATTGTTATTAAAACATTTCTATTTGTTAAATCAAAATCATGTGTAATTAATTCGTTATTATGAAATATATTAATTTTATACTCCTTATAACATTCATTATTTGTACGACACCAATTATTGTTATTTAATGTTTTTTTGTATATAATTTCTTTTGTATTTTTATCTATTATTTCAACATCAAACTCAGATTTTACATCTCCAAGAATTTCTACATTTGCACCGTTAATAAAACTAATATTATAATCATATTGTGGTTCTATTAATTTTTGAATTGTTTTATTAAGATTAAGTGTGTCATTATATTCTGTTGTTAATCTTGATTCAAATGTTACATTATTATCTATTCTTTTAATATTAAAATTATCCAAAATTCTTTTAGAATCTTTATCAACATTCATTGTTAAATATTTAATATTTTTGCATGAATCATAAGTATCTAAATATGTATTAAGATTATTTAAATAAATAGGCATATTATATGATGTTGCTTCTTTAACAGCTAACGGGTTCAACTCTAATATAGAAGAATGAATTAACAAATCAGATGCTTGGTAAAATGTATCAACGTCACTTCTTTCTCCATGTATTATACAATTAATTGGTTTATTATTTAACAAAGGTTTCCAATAATCTTCAAAATTTTCTGCTTGATTACCAACAAAGTGAAATTGTATTTTATAGTCTTTTAATTTTTCAGCTATTTCAAATACATATCCTTGATTTTTTCCTTTTGTGAATAACCCAACATTTAAAACATGAAAATACTCAGAATCAAATTTTAATTCGTCAATAGCTAATCCTTTATTTGCTATTAATTTTTCAGATGGATATTCAATAATAGAAGATGGAATATTGAATTTGTTATATTGTAGTTGTGAATATTTTGATACAAATAAAAATTTATCTGGGAAATATTTTTTTTTGCTAATATCAAAAGTTGAAGTATGAGTAGTTTCTATTATTTTATATGGTCTGTCATTTCTATATAACCAATTTATATGCTCATTTCTCATTCCAAAAATAAATATTTCTGGTATTTCTTCCATATGAATAATATCAGGATTGATATTATTAATTATATCTTCAAACAAATCACGCTTTGTTTCATTTTCATTATCTCCAAGCGAAATGAATTTATCTCCTAATAACTCAATAAGTCTATTCCTCTGCACAACAAAACTCCAAGAAATTTGTCTATATTCAATAAGATATACATCATTTGTTTTTATTAAATATTCTACTCTTTTAAGAGCTACCATCGGAAGTCCTCCTGTAGATCCGTGAGGAATTATTATAAGTATTTTCATTGTACATTATTTATTTTTAATTTTTATTCTAACTTTTATGATAAGTTTATAATTTTAATAAAAAAAGCATCATTGACAAATCAATGATGCTTTTTTTAAAAATTTAATATATTAATCAATTGAAACGTTATTAACAGGCTTGTATTTGTTAATTAATGTTTCTCTATTACTAAATCCTCTGCTTCTTGGACTCATGATAACAATAGGAGAACTTTGAGCAGCTTTATAAACTGAAATTTTCATTTTACTAACAGCAAAATTTACTTGCTCATTCCATTGTTTGATATCATATTTATAAACTTCCTCCATTTTAGGGAAATAGTCAATATTTAATGAATGATTTTTATAATCTAAAATCAAATCATCTCGTGTTTTTCTATCTCTAATTAAAGATGCACATATTCCACTTTGCACCCAATAATCAATAGGATCTTCATTTGCATCAGGTAATTCTGCTGCAGGTTTAAATTTACCATTATATAAATCAAAAGGTACAATCTCATCTTTATACAATTCTGTGTTTATATAATCTGACAATTCATACAATTCAACTTTTGTCAAATCACCAATAATAGCATGAACACCAATTGATCCAATATCATGAAATGAAGCCCAGCCAAGAACTATTTCAGTGTGATTTCCAGTTGATACAATACCACTTTTAAATCTGTGAGTATCTTCTAATCCTAACACAGTTCTTAGTACAGCATGAATTGATGCTTTACCTGTATCACTTAATTCAGGTGAATCACTCATATGAATTTTATCAACTTCTAATATTTCATTGACTGTTGATTGAATAGGTTGCCAGTATGTATTTGTTCCTAATTTTTCGTCTAATTGAGTTACATAATCTTTTGATTTAGTATTCAATGAAGATGGATTAGATATAAATATTGTATGTTCTTTACCCATAGCACGATAAACTAATGCTGCTACAATAGATGAATCAAGTCCTCCTGACACATGAACTTGAGCATTTTCAATTCCTGATAATTTGAAAAATTCTTTTTGTTCAAATAGAATTGCATCAGTAATTTCTTTATATTTACTATCATCGCTACCTACTATTGGTTCACTTTTTTTTAGTCTGAATGTTTCAGTTGTTTCTTTAAATTTAGGTAGTTCTTTAACTAATCTACCATAACTATTATAGACAAGAGAACCTCCATCGTAAATTATAATATTTTTAACAATATCTCCACAACCAACAGAATTTAATGATACTACTGGAACCATATTATTTTTTGCAATTTTAGAAAATAAATTTTTTCTGATTTTTTGCTTACCATAATAAAAATATGATTGATTAGGTATAATTAAAATTTCTGCCCCCATATTAACCATTTCTTGTGGTATGTCTCTATGATGGTTCATAAACCAAGAATCTTCACAAATTGGTATTCCTATGATAGTTTTACCTGCATTTGGTAAGTAAACTTCAAAAACTTTAGTTTCAGTTCCTTCTGTGAAATATTTTCTATCTTCATGATGATCTGTATCTGCTAACAATTGTTTATCATAGGTACGAATTCCATCTTTATCAATTACCGCTACTGAATTTTTCAATATAGGAAATCCATTTCTGTTATTACCATGTGATGAAACGAATCCAACAATAATAATACCATGTAATCCTATTTCTTTTCTGAATTTTTGAATTTCTTTCAATTTTGTGATTTGATCACGAATGAAATCTTCTCTATCCCAAAGAGAACCACAACAATAACCACTAATAGCAGTTTCTGGGAAAACTGATATATCTACAAAATTTTTACTATCTAATTTTAAACAATCCATAATTTTTTGGGTATTTCCAATTAAATCACCAGTGACTGTATTAATCTGATGTAACGAAATATTTGCATTTTCAATCATAATATGTGAATGTTTTTAATTTTACTACAAAAATACATATAATAATTGACATAAACAAAAAATTCATAATATAATTATGAATTTAATCGAGTAATTAAATATAGTTGTGAAATCTTTTATTATTTTTATTTAATGTGTTATTTACACTCTTATCAAACGAAGAGGACAACCAAAAGTTTTTAACACTGCAATAGTAGCATTCGTATTAGAATTATAATTTAAATCCATAGCACCACCATTTATAGAAGCAGTTTCAAAAATAGTCCAAATTAATGATCTGTTATTTAGTGCTTGATTATTAGATGCCCTATAGCCAGTGCCTAATGCACTAAAACCACTACTATTATCAGCATTCGTATTTGGAGTTAACCAATAAGTTAGTCCTTCTTTCTTTAGTTTTCCACCTACAACACCAATTCCACCTAAATAAGTACTAAGAGTATTATAATTAGCTATATCTGGAACTTTCCAACCCCAAGGAGTTGATGGATTAGCAGCATTATAGTAATCTATGTCCATTTGTAATAATTTAACAGCAAACCAATTATATAATTTACCGTATACAGCTCCAATAGCAGCATCATTATTATAATAACACCACATAGCTGCTGCTTTAACTGCTGCATAAGTTTTCTGTTCTACTGTGCCTGTGGTTTGTGCATAAATAGCATCATACAATTCTTGGGAATTTGACCAACCAACTTCTTGGAGAGATATATTATCTATAGAACCTAAAAATCCACTGGTACTATTTATACCTATACTAGTAGATGTAGAAGTAACGTATAGATATCCAGTATATATACCAATACTTGTCTTTAAACCAGTAGGACTACCAAATAAAAGTTGAACATTTCCACTAATTATATTCTTTATTTCGTATGAGTACTTATACCAAGTATTAATTTTAATTACCATGCCTTGATAGATATAAATTCCATTTGTTGCTGAATCAATATCTATAAATCCTGATGTATTCCAAGTAGCAATACCCCCATTTAATATCCAATTATTTAAGTTAGTATCAAATCCTCCATTAACAACTTTTTCAACACTTACATTAGGTTGAACATTATTAATCAAATTACCCCGTGGTGTACATGTCATCTCACAATTAGAAGATTGCCATTGTTGAGTACCAATCGTTACATTAGGTATTTCAGGATATAAATTCTTAATAAAATTTGACTCTGCTAAAACTTGCGTAGATGTTAATGCTTGTGAACGTATAATATGAGCTGCTATAGAACCTTTAAATGGCGTTTGATTAGTAATAGCCGTCATCAAACAACTAAAATTAATAGAAGTTATAACTATTGGTAAAGTTTCAAATAATGTACCATTAATATAAATATCTAGTGTATTATCACCTTTAGCAACTATAGTAATTATTGTATTTTTACCTATTAGAAAATCAACCTTTTTTAATGTTGCTGTTACTTGGGACAGTGTATTTCTTATCTTTAAAGTTCCTGATAAATTATCAAATCCAAACAAACTTCCACTACTACTATTGTCACTAGCATAAAAATTGGAAGTAGGTTCCCTTGATGTTGTAACATTAACTAAAGTAGTCATACTCCAAGCATCCGTAGCGGAAAAACTAATTATTGGATGAATTAAATAATTCTGAGATCCGCTAGGATTCTTAATATATGGATTTTCATTTGGAGCAATAGTTCCAAGATAAAATGGATATGAAGAACCCCCAACACTAGATAAATCTAAAGGATCACCTGATAATACTTCTTTAATTGATACATTATCGATACTTAAAGTAGTAGTTCCAACAGCCATTAACCATAATGTTATGCTTGTAGCTACAAAAACCTCTGAAAATATACCATTAGTTTTTCTTTGCGTTCCTACTCCAGTACTCGAATTTAACAGAATAGCACCTAATACATAATTAGAAATTTCAAATACTAATTTATATTGTTTTCCAACAGTTAATATAGTACTCTGAGTTATATTTATTCCTGATGCTACGTTTAAAAAATTAGCAGTTCCTCCACTAATAGTAATACCTGCTCCTTTACTCCAAACTGTATCAGTATCAAATCCACCGTTAACGACTTTTTCAACAGTATCTAAAACCTCTGTTCCTTGTGAAGTAATAGAGTAAAGTTTTTTAATATTATTTGATGTATTAGCAATACTCCCCCCAACACCAAGCCAACCCAGTTTAATAGAATCGTACATATTATTTAACTTACACATTTTAATGTAAGAAGTTGTATTAACTTCCAATAATTCCCTAACTGAAATATTTTTAAAACTTGCTGATAATCCTAAAGTTGTTGTACTTATAACAAACCCTATGTATAAAACAGTTGAAGTTGAAGTAAAAATCATTGACGTACTGGAACTTGAAAGTAAAGTGTTATTTACAATAAGATGACTTAATGAGGAGTTTAAAGAAATACGATAAACTGCACTTGTATCGCCATACAAAAAATCAAAAGATACCTTATACTTTTTTCCTACTTTAGTATTAAAGGCTTGATAGAAATAGCCATAATTATTTGAACCATTGGTAATTTTTAAATAACTTGCATCTAAACTTAAAATTGAGGCGTTACCTGTAACCCACCCTTCTATACTACTTCCACCACCATTGGTTACTAACTCAGGTCCGAAATTAGTGTTATCCCCTAACACTCCACCATCCGCTACAACCCTATCTTTATAGGTATTAAATAGAGATAATGCAGAATTATAAAAATTCCACATTACTCTACCTGCCATTGCTAGTTGTTCTCTAAATAAACTCATAAATTACATCCCCCACCATAAATAAATTTGTCCTGCACTACGTATCTCACATTGTAAATAATTAGTACTTAGTGGTACGTAGTCACTTTGTAATGCTCCATAAATCCAATTACTTGTATACCCACTAAATATAGAAGTTGCTAATGTTCCCCCTGTCATAATAACCTTAAAGGGTTTTTTGATAATTGGATTCATTATAGTAAGAGCTTGATTAGTTCCCATAGTAACAGAGAACTCCTCTCCTGTAGTCATATCTATATTGAATCCTGGTAGAGCTACTGTTGTTATCGGCTGATTATATAATCCAACTATATTTCCATTGGCATCTACTTTAAACAAAGTTACCCATGTACCACTTCCTTTGGTGGCATTAGCTACAGTACACTTTTCAAACAATACAGTACTCATTTGATTAGAGTGTCGTATGTCACCTATTGCATCACCTACAGCTGTAGTTATTGATTGGTATACATAACGGAGAGCTAAGTCGCGATAATTTCCTAATGTATTATTATTTATCTCTATAATCCCAGTTGTATTTTTTTGAAATGACTGAGTAGAATCGGTCATAGACAACTTCGAATATATAATAACATTACTAGAAGTATTTATATAAAAGGAGTTAATACCCGATGTAGGAGAAAAAAACATAGCGTTACCAGAACCATCAAATGAAAACCACTTATTATATACACCAAACCCAAATCCATTGTAATTAATACTAAAAGGACTACCAACAGTGATTGAAGTTGCACTAATATAAGTAGCAATAATACGCTCCTCTGAATTGATTATAATTTTTGCACCAATCATTGCAGCACTAAATGCCGTACCGACACCAGTAATATTTACCCCACTTGTTGAAACAGTTCCAGTATTAATCCAAGGTGTAGTATGATAAATTATACCACCATTTTGAGAGACATAAGGAGTTATATCTGAACTACCATCAGCTTTTAAAAATTGATTTGATGTGCCTCCAGATTTTATAAATGAATTAGAAATTGTATTTCCACTGGCGTCCACCTTAAACAAGTTTACCCATGTACCATTACCTTTCTCCACATTAGCAACAGTACACTTTTCAAACAATATAGTACTTGCTTGATTAGACTGTCGTATATCACCGATTGAATCACCTGTTGATGTGCCTATTGATTGATAGACATAACGAAGAGCCAAGTCACGATAATTTCCAGAGGTTCCATTATCAATAGATAATACACCAGCCAACGACCTAGAAAAAGAAGTATCTAATTGATACCCATAAAACAATCTACCCGTTGATATATAAGCCACTGAGTTACTAGTTATACTAAAACTATTTCCGTTATTATAGCTACTAATAGTAAAAGATCCATCAGCACTTAACTTCAATATTCGATTGTACACCGAGAACATAATACCATTATAATTAACGCTAAAAGCTAAATTAACAGTAATAGAAGTTGCACTAACATAGTTTACAATAATACGTTCCTCTGAATTAATTATAATTTTTGCTCCAACCATTCCAGAAGTAAAGGCTGTACCTACACCAGTAATATTTACCCCACTTGTTGAAACTGTTCCTATGTTAATCCAAGGAGTAGTGTGATAAATCACACCACCATTTTGAGAGACATAAGGAGTTATATCTGAACTACCATCAGCTTTTAAAAATTGATTTGATGTGCCTCCAGTTTTTATAAATGAGCCAGAAGTTAAGTTATTATTTCCTAAATTTACATTAGATGTTGCTCCTGTATATGTAACATAATTATTTGTAATATTTTGAGTTAATATAGTAATTAAATTATTTAAAAAAGTGTCTCCTGATATTCTATCAAATGTTTCTCCTGTTAATAAGTTATAATTTTGTGTCGAAACAGGCAAATCAATTGGATCAACAGTTTCAAATCTTGTTGTACCAGAATTCCAATATGCCAAATAATTATTTATAGGATTTTCTTCTCTAGTAGAAAGTGGTTGTTCAAATCCAACATCTCCAACTCTAGCAACTCCAAATTTATCAAAAACTAATCTTCCATTATTTACACCATCGTAATTAATTGCTTCAATTCCAGTATATTCATTATTAGACAATCCAACTGTAGCCCCACTTCTTAGAAGAATATAATCTTTTGTTGTATATATTTGTTCTGAGTGTGTTTCATATGTTGAGCCAGATTGGGTAATATTACCATCAATATGTAATGTTCCACCGTTATCAGTATACACAAAAGGATTTGAACCATTTGGTTGATATAGTTGATAGTGAGTATGTCCAGTATTAGACTTAGAATTTAATTGAATTTGAACATTAAATGTTATACCTGTTAAATAACCAATATTTACTTTTTCTATATCAGTTACATATTTTTTATTTTCAGAATCATTTATATCAGCAGTAGTAGCATCTTCTCCATTGATTATTAATCCTTTATAATCATATGTTATTTTAGTCCTAGTTGAACCAGTTATTGAATTGTTTGATGATAAAAATCCAACATGTCCTGAATTATCATAATCTAAATTACTTAATGATGAGTGATTTGTTACTGGAGTAGATACGAATACAGACGAAAATGCAGATTCAATACTAGTAGATGCTGATGCATTTTTTTGTACTATGATTTTACCAATTAAAAAACAAATTGTACTAATAAAAATAGGAACGGTTGGAGGTTGAGATGATTTTGCTTCAGATTCAGTAACACAATCAGATGAATTTAATAATATAATTATTTCATTGTCAACTGATGATAATTGTCTATACACCCAATTAACAACATAATGTGTATCAGCAACTTCATTTAAATTCGCTCCATTATCATAATATAAATTATTATATTGAGTCACTCCCGTAGTTGTCCAAGTACCACCTGAATGATACCATAATGTACAATTATTTATTGAAGATGAAGAAAATGACAGTGAAGTTCTAACTACACCGTTCCATGCTTTACCACTATCAATATTTATAATTCTTTCATTTGATTCACTAATAGACAATCCTGATTCCCAAGCAAAACGCTGAGTTTTTAAAAATCTAAGGTGAGTTTTATCAGGTAATCCATTACCTAAACTATTCCAATCTAAAAAACTTAAAATATTATTATCTCTATATATTGTTGAGATTGCAGTTGTATTAGACCAATTTACAGTACCTTGGTTTTCAATCGTATATATAGGTAATCCATTATTATAATTTACGCATAATGTACTAGAAACTTGATTTGTAGGAGTTAATGTTGATCCTGATATTGTATAATTATTTATATTTCCTGTAAAATCAATCGTTGAATATAGCATACAAACACAACTTCCAACTGTTATTGTTCCGTTGTAGTTATCTGTTATTATTGGATGTGTTATTAATCCAGAATAAGGATGAGATGGAACTATCCAATCTCCATCTCCATTGAAATAATTATAATTATCACCTGACAATTTAGGTACAAATCCATGTTTACTTGTAGATACGTTATTTATAATATTATCAGATATTACAATATTAGTATCTGTGTCACCAGCAATTCTATTTATAGTTTCGCCAGATATTAAATTATTTAAAAAGGTGTCTCCTGATATTCTATTATAAGTTTCTCCGCTGATAGATAAGTTTGTTTGGTATGATATTGGTAAATCAATTGGATTAATAGTTTCAAATCTTGTTGTACCAGAATTCCAAATTGATAAATATTTATCTGTAGGAGTTTCTTCTCTGGTTGATAATGGTTGCTCGTAGCCAACATCACCAACCCTAGCAACTCCAAATTTATCGAAAGCTAATCTACCGTTATTTAATCCATCATATCTAATAACTTCTAAACCAGCGTATTCAGAATTAGATAATCCAGATGTGGATTCACTTCTTAATAATATGTAGTCATTATTTGTATATATTTGTCCAAAATGTGCGTCATTAGTTATTCCAGATTGAATAATATTTCCATCAATATGAAATGTTCCTGTATTATCAGTATATACGAATGGATTTGTATTGTTTGGCTGATATAATTTATTATGATTGTGTCCACTATTTGAATAAATAGTAGAATCTAGTGAGCCATCGGCCTTTAAAAATTGTGTTTCTGTTCCTCCAATTATTGATATATCTCCAGATAGATTAATATTTCCTTTCACATCTAATGTTAATCCGTCAAATGTTAATCCGCTATTAGCATATGCTCCATTTGTAGTGCCATCAGATTTTAATATTCTATTATTACTATAATTTGTTACTGTATTAAATCCTGTTCCTGAACTTCCTGATGTACCATCTATTCCTGATGTTCCTGACGATCCTGACGATCCTGATGTTCCTGATGTTCCTGACGATCCTGATGTTCCTGATGTACCATCTATTCCTGATGTACCATCTATTCCTGATGTACCATCTGTACCTGATGTTGATGTCTTGCCAGATTCTACAATAGAATCCACTGTATATTTTAATTCATTTAATTTTCTTCTTACGTTTCCGCCTTCTTCATAATCTAATATCCATTCGGTCATATACTAAGTATTTTTTGTTTGCGTAATTTCATTTAATATATATAAAAAAATAAAATTTAATTTTTATGTATAATAGGATGGTCTAGCCATTTAGTTGAATCTATCCATACTTTATTATCTTGCCAATATCCTTCTGAATAAATACTAATATCATAAATAATAAACAGCATAACATAATAAACTATTTCATTTCCTATGCTATTTTTTAACGATATTTTTATACAATAATATCCAGGATAAATAATTTCTGGATATACAATATTATTATAATCTATAAATTTAGATCCTACTATTAAAATATTTGACTTATATTTATTAATTTCCTTATCAGTGTAATCTATTACATAATCTATTAAAATATTTATAATATCTAAATTAGTTATAATGTTTTTATCAAAATCATTAAGATTTAGTGTGAATCCACTACCGATATAAATTCCATCTGTTATTCCAGTCGCTATAGAAAAATCCATAGTATTTCCTGTTAAACTTGATGTTAATATGTTAGTATCGAATATAATATTAGGAGGAGAATCATTAACTATAATATTATAAATATAACTTGATTTAGTAATGCCTACTGATCCAGAAACTAAAATGTGAATATAATAAACTCCGTATTTATTTATGCCATTAATTTTTTTAGCAGAACCTTCTTCATATAAATTGAATATTATATTATCTAATGATATTTTTTCACCAAAGCATTCAGTTATTCCACTAATAAACAAATATTTTAAACTATCTAATGTCCATCCAGATATTCCATTGTGATATAAATGTAAATATGCATCGTGTGGTTCATTATTACCTCCTCCAATCCAAGTTGTGCCACTTATAGGATAATTATAATATATAATAGGAGATATTACATTTGATTTTGTTTTTGTTGTTGTTGTTGTAGTTATATTTTTTATTGTTGTAGTTGTAGTTGTAGTTGTCTCTAAACTTTTAACTATATTCATAATAATATATTGTTCAATATCAGTATTATATGAAAATTTAACACAATAATATCCTATTTTAGTAATATTATCAAATATTTGTTCATCATTAACGATTAATGTAGTTAATTGATATTTATTTATATCTCCATCTATATAATCTATTAAATTATTTATAATATCAACTCTATTGATCGTGTTATTATCAAAATTACCAATAATCAATGTAAATCCACTATTTATATCAATATTTGATACAATATCTGAGCTTGAACCAGAAAAATAATTAGTGTTACCAGTTAAGCTATATAATATATATGGATTGTAAATAATATTCATGTTATATCAATTTAATTTTAGCAATCCATAACAACTCCATTTTTATACGTACAATCAGAAGTCAAATATATGCAAAAATTATTCTTATATGAATTATATGCAAAAATCATTCTACAATATGCTTGTTCGTAATCATATTTGGTTAAAAACTTAATAGTGTAGTAAGTTGTTAAAGTACCTAAATATATATAATATTTTGAAGTATCTGAACTTAATGATATAATAGTAGTATATGGTATGTGATATTTCAAATTCGTATATCCAGTACCAATTGACGAAACTACCCCGCTAATGATAAATTCCGTTGAGCCTGTTTGTCCAGTAGAATAATAGCAATCTACTTGATTAGTTATAATATCATTATAATATAAATTTGATATAGTTACAGCACTACTTGGCTGAGGAGTAGGTGGCAAATTAATATTTGCTTGTAGAACATCTATTGCAACATCATAATCTGATGGATTATTCAAATAAATTTTTCCTATTTTATTTAGAATAGAACCATTTAAGAGTAGTAATCTACCAATTGGATATGTTGTTCCTGAATCAGAATCATAATAATAATTTATATTATATGTGTTTTGTTCATAGTAATAATAAGGATCATATGAACTTTCATTCACATTACTATAATTACCATTATATATAACTTTTATTAATAAAAATGTAGATTCTTCGATATCACCATAATTTAATAAAAAATCTTCAGTGTATGCAGGTAGTATCAATCTTGCATTATAACATGATTCATAAAAAATTTCAATATCACTAAGACTTAAAACAGAAGATGTTTGAGGTCCGTCTGATGTTCTAAAATCTCTATTACAATTTTTTATTTCTCTTTTTGTTTGAGTACTAAGTATATTTGTTGTTATTTTAGCCACTATATTTATATTATATTTTATCCCAGTTACCAGCACTGGCATCAATTAATCTTAAAACATCAAATTGATTAAGAAATTGATATGAACTTGAATAATCTATTGTTTGAGTACTTTCAGGTATAATAGTTATAACTCCATTTAATATATTTTTTATAGTTAATATATTACCAGTTCCTGTAGATGATGGTAAATATAATGAATATGTAGAGCCAGAATCTGTTGTTCCTGAACATCTTATATATTCATCTGATGTTGTTCCAGTATAAGTACTTGATATATCTTTTATATCATAATGTATTTGATAATCAGGTGATATATTTGTTTCATCATCAAATTCAGAATCTACTGTCGCATGTAATACATCCAATACCACATCATAATCCAGTGGATTTGTTACATATATTTGTGGTATTCTTTCTTCTGATGAGCCTGTCATTATTAATAATCTATTTAATGGTCTTAAAATTGGATCATTTTCAAAGTGATAATTTATATTATATTTTATTTCCTCATATTTATAATATGGATCAGTCAAACTATCATAAGTTACTTTTATCATTAAAAAAGTAACAGCTTTACCAATAAATCCATATAGTAATTTATTAGATTCTCCTGCTTTTAAAACTATTCTTGATCTGTATTGTGATTCATATGGAATAGCTAAATCTTCTAAACTTAATTTGCTAATGATGTTCGGACCTTCAACCGCAATAAATGAGCAATTCCAATTTTTTATTGTTTTCTCTGTTGTGTTAATAAGAGAATTAGGTGTTATTATGGCCATAATTGTGTTTTCTTTTATATATAAAATTTAGCATCCTAAAATTTATATATAATGTAAATATAAAATAATTAAACATGAAATATATTTATACTCCTAAATTTGATGGTACATTTACAATGAGTTGGATAAGTACTACTGATTCTCCTGCTTATGAATCACATAATGTACGTGATTCTGTGCAATTTTCTATTTATGAACCATTGAAAAGTATATCATCAATTACAAACATAAAATCTACTATACTAGGAGAAACAACTGAACATTATTTCAAACCATATTTTTCTTATAGTAACATAAGAAGTGGAGTTAGTTACAGTGAATCTATTCCTATTACTGGAATTACTCAAGATTATTGTCCTTTAAATTATTTATATTTAAATCTATCTTATTATAGGATTGATGAAAATATAGATACTATACCTTCACTGACAATAAATTCTATTGTAATTGAGGGTACTTATGATATTGAACAAACTGATACTATTGTTGATATTCCAGATTCTGGATCAACATCAGGAGGTTATTTAATAATTAAGCCTAAAAATATTTATAAAGTATTTAAATTAACAGGTTACGAAATATATGGAGTGAATACTAATAATTTAGAAATTAAATATAGATTTACTCAGGATAATGGTAGAACATATACATCATGGGAAAATTTAACAACAGAAAATATATCAACAGTAAAAATAAATCCAATAAGATTTGCTCAAGTTGAATATTCTGTTCATAAAAAAATAAATGGAATAGTATCTAAAGTTTATGATATTATATTATTAGGAGATTTTCAAAATATTAATAAAAATTATCTTAAACTTAACAGATATGGAGTCAGAGAAGATTGTTCTGTTTTATATCCATCACTAAATACTGGAACAACAATTGATTATACTGATAATTCAAATTCTGTGTGTTTAAGTGGTATTACAACATATCAAACTGGAGGGTCAATAGATTATAATAGAGATTGGATAACAAAAGGATTGAGCTGTTATTTATCAGGAAATGTAATACCAAGCCTAAGTTCTCAAGCAAATAGTCCAGGTTTAAATTCTACTCAGACAGCGGCAGAATCAGGTATATTTAATCCATATGCTGGATCAATAAAGATTGGTAATTGGTATGCTTATTTAGCAAGTACAGTTGGCAAAATATTTGGATGGACAGTTGATTATCATTTGACAGATCCAGACGGAAAAGGAATTGATAGTATTCTTCATGAGTATCAATTATATAACATAGTAGATACACAAAAAATTAAAATAATAGTACCTGAAAATACATTTCCAGATAATCAAGTTCAAGTTAATGAATATATGTTAGATATGATGGACACATTTCAAGTTATTATATTAAAAGATGAGTTTCATAATGCGTTTGGAATTGAAAAAAGACCATCACAAAAAGATATCATATTTTTTTGTCAGGCAAATCGTATGTATAGAGTAAAAAGTGCTCAAGTAAAAAGAGATGTTATGTATATGGGAATTTATTATAATGTTGTACTTGAAAAATACGAAAAACTTGCAAATGAAAAAAACGTATCAAACAAATCAAAAAATCTTATAGAATCATTGACAAATAATAATACAATTGATTCATTATTTGGAGTAGAAATAAGAGAACAAGAAGATAAAATTGTAAGTAAACAATTAAAGCCAATTACACATGAAGTTTATAGATTAAATGTAAATCCAAAATTAGATATAATAAAAAAGGATATCTACAATTCTTTAAAAGATATAAAAATCGCAGATAGCTATTATAATTTAACATCATTACAATCTGGGATCACAGCAGTATCATATACATATAAAGATTCTAATTTAAAAGTTACTGACAATAGATCATTTAATGTATGGTTTAATTTTAATAATAGTTATGATTTAAATAAATCTATTGATGAAAATACTTTTATTTCTTATAATATTAACAACAGTAGTTATTTTGAATTTTTGAATAACTATGATTCAATTAATAGCAAAGGCTATAAATTATCATATTCAAATAATCAAATATTATTAAATATAAATGATATAGATTATAGTTTGACTGCAACTGGTTTAACTACAAATGTTTGGTATGGATTAACTGTAAATTTAGATAATAGACAAAGAACTATAAGTTTAGATTTATTCAAAAGAAGATATAATTATAAAATAACTATGTTTACACATGATTATAAGAGTGTAATTGTAGACAACACAAACATAAATGAAATAACACTTTACAAATCAAAAGGATATAGACCAGTCAAAAACACAGAAATTGCGATTAAGTTACCTGATAAAAGTTTATATAAACTTGCATCAATAAAATATGTTGATGGATATAATGATGTAGTTGTTCCATTAAATACATTCAGTATTGATAAAATAATAACAATAAATTCATCAGATATTAAATTAACAAATATTAGAATATATGATGATGTGATACCAGAAGATTCTAAATCTAATTTATTATTACAGAGAGTTGTACAAGATTCAAATAATTTGATATTAGCAGATAATGCTACTAAAAAATTGTTCACTAAAAATATTTATAACAATAGATGGGAATGAAATATATTAAGAAATATGAAATAGTAGATTATAAAGAAACAGATTTTGATGATATAGATGAATATGATGGTTTTTTATATGCATATTCAGATAAACCGTTAAATAAAAAAAATGTTAATAAAGCTATAATATTTCCATATAATAGAGCTGACGCATCAGATACCGCCAGTGAATATATCTATCAAATCAAATTAAAGAATCCGATATATAAAAAAACAAGACTTATTGATATGATAGATGACGATGATATTTTCAATGGAGGAAATATTATCAAAGATGATCATTCTAAATATTCTGGCTATTTCTTAAAGAATTGTTTTAATGATTGGCAAATTTATATAGAAGATGTAAATGATATAATAAGTTTTAAACTTGTTGGCGGATTTGTGATGTACGATAAAAATAAGACTAACAGATTAAAAATAAAATATTCTGATGAAACTGATAGTTGGCTATATTTATATATCTCAGGGTCATTAAGATTACCAAAATTAACACAAAAAATAATAGATGAGTTGAAGCAATTCAGACCTACTGAATCAATAAAAATTTATAAAGGAATAGAAGAAGTTCAAATTGTACATTCATCAAAAGTAGATTATCCTTATAAAAAAGGACAAAGAATAGAATCATTTTTTAATTATCCAACTTCTTGGACTACTAACATATTAACAGCTATTAGATTTATTGATGACGAACCATCAACACCTCCATTTGTTGCATCTATGATAGTATCACCAGATGATATATTAGTTGATGTACAGATGTTACCGAAGAAATACTACCATACTAATCAAAGAGAAATTATAATGCTACCAGGTACATACGAATACAAATTAGTATGGGAAGTAAAATAAAAAAGAACCTTAATTAAGGTTCTTTTATTTTAATTTTCAATCATCTTTTTGATGTCTTTTGATAGATAATATCTAATTTTTTTATCCTTAATTTTAAATTCATACGCTTCAAATGTTTTTATTTGTTGTTGTAAATTACAAATAAAATTATTCAAATCTGCTATTGATTCTGTATATACTGGATCTGAATCCCAATAATCAGGAAATCTTTTCTTAAAACTTTCTAATTCATTTTCTACAATTCTGACAGACAAATAAACATTCTTATCAAATATGTTTGATTTTATACTTATCATATCTTTCATATGAACAGTAAATCTATGTACTAGATTATCTGTTTCTATTGTTTTTAGAAGCCCTATTGCATAAGCATCATTCTCAGAAATGACTATTGGCTTATTTTCTTTTACAATTGCTTGTATTTCTTGCTCATTTTTATCTTTAAGAACAAATCGCTTGTAGTCTGACCATAAGCAACGTCTAAAAATATCATCAATTGTTAATGTAATAATCATATAATATTTATGTTTTTTTTTTGTATTAATAAATTATATGACTATTAATTTTTTTTGTTTAATTTTTTTTAATATATACAATTAAATATCAAAGAATTTAGTACCTTTACAACGTCTAATAAAAATATATTAAAGTATTCATATTATGAAATTTATAAAACATTATAATGAAGGTTACAACATGACAGAAAAAATAACTGATATTAGAGAGTTTTTTTCAAATTTAAAACTGATAACATATCACTTTGAAGATTATCACATTTTCAATAAATTCAAAAATGATATTGAAAAAGAACTAAATACAACATGTGGTATGTCATTTTTTGGCTTTACAATTAATGGAAGATTTTTTGATCCAATTATAGATACAGTAACCGTTGAATTACACAAAATGTTTGATATAATTGTCAATAATGATTATCAAGGCATATATGATGGATGTAATGAAAGAAAATTCGGTGGCAATAGATTTGAATATTATGAAAGAAACACAAAATATTATTTATATTTAGAAAATCACATATCAAAGGTAATTTCAAGTAATGTTAATGATGATAGATTTACACCTTATTATGATATTAGATTCAGAACAAGAATTTTCACAAACAGTGACAAAATAGAGGAAGAAAAAGAAACAAAAATAATTAATGATATCATAGATAAATATAATCTTAAAGAAAAATACGAGATTTTAATAGATAGTAGTGGTAGTAGACGTGAAATAAGAATAATTAGAAAAAATAGAATAATATTGAATTCCAAACAGAAAAAAGAAATTGAAAAAGCTAAATTATTTGGATTACAGAAATATGAAGAATTAAAAGAAAGAATTCCAGCACAGATAGAATATAATATTCTTATGGACAATATAATTAAAAATAAAAATAAATTTAATTTGTGAAAAATTACAATCAATATATCAAAGAATCTAATATGACTAAACTCACTCAACCAAGTGATGAGGAAATTAAAGACGCTGAAAAAATATTAGCAGAAGGAAAAGATCCTGATTCAAATATGAAAGATGTTGGTTGTTTTTATATAGATGTATCGGGCAAATATTCAGTTTATTATACTTTTTGGAGATGGAATCCAAAATCTGCAAATTGCTATTATATATGTAATCTAAGTACTGACTTTGTGACAGCAGTTAAAAAAGCTGCTAAAGCTTCAGGTAGAATTCCAGTTGTTATTGATAGATTCGGTACATATGCTGGACTATTTCAAGCAGAAAAAAATAAAATATTATCATTCGGTAAATATCGTGGTCAAACAATAGGAGAAATATTCGTAACTGATCCTCAATATATTGTATATTTATCAAAAGATTTTCATGGTAATGCAGAGATGGCAAAAGAAATTCAAGATTATAAAAATTTATTTTTTGAAACTTTAACTAAGAAAAATCAAGAAGAAAGTACTAGCAAATATATAGGAGAAGTAGGAACTAAAATTACAATAAAAGCTACAGTTTATAATTTTAATGTGAATCAGAGTGCATTTGGACCACAATACACTGCGAAATTAACTGATGATGATGGAAATAGATATATAGCTTATAATATTGGCAGAACTCTTAGAAAAAATGATGTTGTATATATGACAGCAAAAGTAAAAGAGCATAAAGAAATAGTAGGAATTAAATTTACTTCTATATACTATTGTAAGATAACTAATGTATTCAACTTAGATGATGATATGGCAAAATTCAATTTATAATTATGTTAATGTACGAAAGTTTTTTAGATTTTTTTAATAAAAAATCAAGTCCTTCTATTAAATTAGCAATATCAATAGTTTCTTTATTTAATTCAATTGATAATAATTTAAAATGTTATTATATAAAAAATAATAATTTAATATCAATAAAAAATAACAATGAAATATTATTAACTATAATGTTTTATAAAATAAAAGTGAATGATAGTTATTATTTTGATGCTATTAAATTTGAAGAGTTAAATTTAGAAAAATATAAAAATATTAAAGATTTTATGATAGATGTTCTTGATGTTGGTGATATTATAACATTTAAACATATTGATATAAAAGAAAATGATATTCCTAATATCATAGATAATTTAACCAAAGAAAATTATGATGATTTCTTAATTCAAATGAGTGCAAACAAATTCAACATATAAAAAAAGACTGTCAAATGACAGTCTTTTTCTTTTAATCTACCAATTTTACCCTTTCTATCATCAAATCTTTTTTCAAGATCAATTAAATGATAACTCCATTTGTTAGGAAAATCTAATAATCTTAAGTTTAATTTTTGCACATCTTTGTGTACTTCAGTTAATTTAGCTTCAATCAATATTGATGGAGCTTCGTAACCATTACGGTTTACGATTTCGACTCTCCAAAGTCGAGTTTTAGATATTGTTTTCATCATCGTTAATGATGGCGATTGGTGGAGAATGTAAATTAATTTTCATAAGTAATATATCTAATTTTTTAAATAAAGTTTATTTCTTTATTGACATTGCAATATCATAGTACCTACGAGGATTGTTACATTCTAATTCAATTGCTAATTTTAAAAATTCTGTTGCAACTCCAGTATTATTAGGATAACCAGTTTGAGATTTTTTGTAATCTCTAATAAATTTTCTTAATTTATTATCATCATCAGAATAAATTTCTTTGAAATCTTTCTTTTCTTTGACACTAAATGATGATCCATCAATGAAATATTTTAAATATTTCAAAAAGTGATTATGGCTAAAAACTTCATAATCTGTTTCACATCCATTATAATAAAACATTTTATACCTAGATTTTTTTGTACCAATATTGTAATCTTCATTAAAAAAAAATTCTAATCTATTACTAGGTATTCTATTTTTATTATACATGAGATAAAATAATTTTCTTGTCATATCTCCATTATTAACACCATTTGGTATTTTTGATTCATTCCATTCTATGCTATCATATAAAAATTGTTCTTGATCCGTTAATATCATATTGTTTTTGTTTTTTATAGTTTAAAATATTTGAGTTGTTTATTTTATAATACCATACCAATAGATTGTAAATTTAGGACTACAATATATTTATATATAGAATAAAAATATTAATGTGATAATAGATAAATTGTATAATATTAGTATAGGTTCTAAAAATTTTAATCATTTCAAAAAATTAAATTATAATTGTAAAGTTGGTGAAACAATAGAAGTGAATTCAATAGATTTGATGAGTAATTGTAAAGTAATTGTTAATGCGAAATGTGATATTTGTGGGACAGAAACATCATTGGAATATAGATCATATTTAAAAAATGTTAGTAAATATCCTATATATTGCTGTAGTACATCATGTTCAAAAATAAAAGAAGATAAAACAAAAAAGGAAATATATGGTGAAGAATTTCAGAAAATAAGAGTCCAAAACATGAAGAAAACAAATAAGAAGAGATATGGAAATGAATGCTCATCTCAGATATTTAGAAATGAAAAAAATCAAGAAACTTTTATAACTGAATTAAAAGAATTATATAAAAATAATGACTTTGATTATTCAAAAGTAAATTATATTAATAATTATACTAAAGTAGAAATAATATGTAAAGATCACGGCTCATTTGAAATAATACCTAATGCGTTATTAATAGGACAAGGATGTAAAAAATGTAATAAAGAAAGAATAAAAAATCAAGAATAAAAATATATTTAGATAAATCAAATATTACACACAACAATAAATATGATTATTCTAAAGTTGATTATAATATACAAACAGAAAAAGTAACAATTATTTGTCCAATTCATGGAGAATTTAAACAAATGATAAATCAACATTCAACTGGTCGTGGTTGCAAAAAATGTGGATATATTAACGTTAGATTAAAAAAATTGGAAATTATAGAATCTAATTTTAAAAAAGGTTATCAAATAACTCCATATTTTAATCCTAATGCTTGTAAATTATTTGATGAAATTAGTAAAAAAGAAAATATATACATTCAACATGCAATGAATGGAGGCGAATATCGTATAAAAGAATTAGGATATTGGATTGATGGATATGATATGAAAAATAATGTTGTATATGAATATGATGAAAAGGAACATTTCATTAAAGGAATATTAAAGGAGAAAGATGTAGATAGACAAAAAGAAATTGAAAATTTTTTAGGTTGTACATTCATATGAATTAAAGATTAAACTATAGTTTAATCTTTAATTCATCATATTTATATTGTTGTTTTTTATATAGTTCATCTCTTCTTGATTCATATTGTTTCCATAATATCGTTTTATATTCAGGATGAAATATATCTACTAAATCAAAAACTATTAATTTAGTTTTTAATTTGTGTAGACGAAGACCACGCCCAATTGACTGTAATACTACCTGTCCGCTACGAAAACTATCTAGAAATATTATATTGTTTATAGCTTTTATCGACACACCTGTACTTAGTGTTCCGTAGCTGGCTACTAATATTTTAGGATTACCTGTAGTATCTTCCATTATTTTTTTTATATATTCTCTCTTTTCAGTACTTACACTACCGTCAATGAAAAACACATCTTTACCAATACAATTATCCTTTAAATGATTAAATATCTCAGTTCCATATGTAATAGTATGAAATAGTAATAATGAATTAGATTTAAATTTATCTGTCAAATTTTTAACAAAAGTCTTTCTTTTAGCTGAATTATGAATGTATTCACGTTCCAGATCATACGCACGGCGCCCATCACTTTTCTTAACATTATAAACTCCTTCAGCAAACTTATGATTATCATGATGTAACATAATAACTTTTATTTTAAGTTCAGCTATCAATCCTTTATCCATAAGTTTTTTTGCATTAATAGTTATAAGTTTAGGACCTAATAAAGATTGTATAGTCAATATCTCAACAGATGAATCAGAAGGATATGTACCTGACATTCCTGCCCGTATTTTAGCAATACCAAAAGTTTTTGTTAATATAGATTGAATTGTTGCAGCCTTCGCTGTATGAGCCTCATCACAAAAAACAATTTCAAATTGTGAAAACCAATCTTTTGGATATTTTTCTAATGATTGATAAGTGCCAATATATACATTAGGTAATTTTTCTCCTTCTCTATATTTTCTTGGTTTATCACTCATAACTTCATCTATACGAATATCTAATGGAGTTTTATTATCATTATTAAAACCGTAGTTATAGTCATTCAAATCATTATAAAATTGAGTAACTAAACTTATACTTGGTACAATTAATAAAACCTTAGCCTTAGGATTTACTTTTTTTAAGTAATAAAAAAGTAATGTACCAAATACTAATGATTTACCACCTGCAGTAGCAATTTCAATTAATCCGTATTGATGTTTTAATAATTGAAATATTGCATCTACTTGATGTTCATAAGGCATAAATGGTTTACCATCAGGAGTTTTATGATCTTTATAAAAATCATCAATAAATTCTTGTAATTTTTCTTTTGATATGTCTTTATTGCGTGGAAATTGGTATTGATTTTCTATTATAAATTTGTAACCATACTCTTTGCAGCATTTATAAATTTCACCCCATAAACCGAAGTTAATCACGCCATCTGAGAAATAGCTAATTCCGCCATCCCAAACGCCGAGCTTAAACCTTTTCATAAAACGGTAATTATTAACTTTTCTTGTTAAGTATAATTTAAGTTGATTATATTCACCTTTTGTTGATTCAGTTAGAATTAATTTTGAATTATCTTTGTTTAGTTTAAATTTCATTTAATGCCTTTAATTTTTCTTTTCTTATGATAGAATTTGCTTTATTGTAATAATCTTGATAATATTCTTTATTTGTTATGAAAAATTCACTTATATGATATTTATTAGTTTTGATTCCAAATTTATAAGCTAATTCATCAATATAAATTTTATATGCCAACTCATCTAATATCATTTATCAATTCTAATTTCTTTTTTCTAATTTGTATAATACAAACACTATTAATATGTTTATTAATAATATTAGTTAACAATTCAATAGATATTATATCATTTACATCATAAATATACTCAGAATCATCTAAATGAGTTATTATAACTCTAGGTTTCCAAGTTGCTTCAGCTATCATTGATGCTGATTTAATTCCATATTTTTTTAATTCTTCGTCGCTTAACATTATTTATATCCTCCTAAAATATTTGCAAGTTCAATTTTAGCTTTAACAGAATAGTTTATTGATTCTAAATTTTTAGATGTATCTCTTAAAAAATTAACATGTTCATCTAATTCATTTATAAAACATTGATAATCAGACAAATCAGCTTCAATCAATCTTAATTTTTCTGTACCAGAAGTTTTAACTTGGTATGATGTTGCATAGAATTCAAATTTATCTTTTGTTAGTACTTTCATTTTTTGAACAAGTTTATGTATTTTTACACTATAATTTTTTATTTCTTCTACTACCATTTGTCTTTGACTTATTGCTTCAGCTTGAATATCTGCGATATTCATCAAATTATCATGTATTAATCTACCTGTCAATTTATTTACAATTGCAATCCATTGTTTACTAGATTCTAACATCTTTTTTTGTAATTTTTGACGTGAATCTAAATCTTCGTTTTCAGACATAGTTATTACTTTATTTTTATTTTTATGTATTATAAATAACTGGTATAGTTTAAATTTTTGTGAAATTAAGATCAAAATAATAGTCAAAATTATATTGGCTAGATGGTTTATTTTGATTATACAACAGAGTTATGTTATTAAAATTGTAAGGATCATAACCTTGTACACTAACATTGGTTAGATTTTCAGTTTTATACACATCAGGATTAAATTTTGGATTATATTGTAATATAATATTATTATAAATAGTTTGGTTTGTTATACTATAATAACTCACATAAAATTGTACAGAATCTAATCTATATCTACTGAATATATTACTATTTATATATTCATATATAGCATTATTTATATCATTTGAATAGATATCGTCTTGTCTTATAATTTTAAATACTCTTTGTTCTTTTATTTTGAAAAATAAATAATCTTTTAATATTTGAGAGCCATTAATATTTATTTGCCATCTTGTATTATTATTCTTATCTGATTCTGTTTGACTATATGGTATAATTACTTGATTATTATCTTTTAAATCTGATAAATTTTCATTAAAATTAACTTCCCATCCATCAGGTATTGTATTGATGTCATAGTATTGATATCCATTATTCCCATTGGTTGTATCATTTACAATTTGACTAAATTTTATAGCGTCATCATTAATTGAGATTTTATCTTCTGTATAAATTATTTTACCACCAAAAAAAGTTCTTAATTCTGTTTGATTCATTGTACCTGGTATAGAGTTTACAGAAAATTTCTTTAATATCAAATTGCTTTTCACTATTTATTGATTTTTTTTATAAGTTAAATTTGTTAGCAACGAATTCAGATTCATCTACATTGATAACTCCTCCAAATTTATAACCTTTTTCATCCATCCATTTATCATTTATACCTCCATTATAATACTCATATCCCCATTTTTTAAGAGGTTCATATTCTGGATGATAAACAATATACATATAATTTCTTCTATAATCTTTTATTGTTAATACATTTTCCAATGCATAATTAACATAATTTTGAATTCTGTCTTTAGGACAATTGAGTTTTTTTAAAGAATTTTTGAATCTTTTATCAGTTGGTACTAGCCAGTATGTTGTTTCATTGTATAATTCATCTTCAAAGAATTTTAAGTATTTCATTATTATATATTAAATTTGTTAGCAACTAATTCAGATTCATCTATGTTTACTGTACCCATAAATTTAAATTTATTTTCGTTGTAATAATCATCAGTCATTTTATTTCTATATTCATTCCAACCCCATTTAAAATCTACATTAGAATTATAATTGGTTTCGTCATAGCCAATAAATACATATTTATGTTCTTTTAAACTGCTACTATCTAAAAAACCCCTTATTTTTCTATCAGTACAATTTATTTGTTTTAATGATGTTACAAATCTATCATCAGTTGGAAGCAACCAATACATTTTTTTGCTATTTTTTTCAAATTGCTTAATATATTTCATTATATGTTAAATTTATTTGCTTCTAATTCATATTCATTCATATTTACTGTACCCATAAATTTATAATTATTAATTTCATAAAAATTATCAGTCAGATTATCTTCATATTCTGTCCAACCCCATTTATCATCTTCAACATTACCTCGATTTGGATTATATCCAATAAATATATATTTTGAATTAATACTCCTATTACTCAAAAAACCTTTAATTCTATTTTCGCTACACTTTATTTGTCTCAAAGAGTCTTCAAATCTTTCATCAGTTGACATTAGCCAATGTCTACATGAATCATATAAATTAGAGTCAAAAACATCTTCAAATATTTTAATATACTTCATATTTTAAATTTTAGGTTACCAGAGTCGTATATTCTGTATATTTTTCTATCAATCATAATTTGATGTTCAGTTTTATTTTTATCAAAACCTTGCTTGACTAATAAATCTTTTCTGAAGTTAAATCTATGATGTCTGATTCCGTCAATTATATAGTAATAATTTGGTTGTGTTTTTCCGTCATATTTAAATCCAAGAGTTTCATATAATTTACCTTGACTAAAACTTCTATCAGCGTATGTGGATATTTCATTTGGTTTATAATTTTTCATGAAATATTTAAATAATCTTGATGCACCGCCAACAACGTTAGTATTTAATTTATTACAGAAACGTAATAGTTCATATTCACCTTTATTTGTTGATTTTTTACCCATTGCTATACGTCTATTACCGAAAGTCATCAGACTAACTAATTCATCATTATAAAATAATCCAATTTTAACTTTTGATCCGACAAATCCTTGAATGTGATTGGTATCAAGAAATTCTCTAACCAACTTATTGTCAATTATTTCTTTAATTTCGCATTTTCTCGCATATAATTTAATAGTATTTTTACCTAATTTATTTAATATTATTGATTTAACGATTTCTTGTTTATATAACCAATCATCTTCCCATATATGAATTAATTGTATTCCTTGTTTTTCACACAACTCAGTTTTATTTAAATGATAATTATTTTCTTTGTGCAATTCATTATGCCAATATACTCCATTGAATTCAAACGCTATTTTTAAATCTGGTATATAAATATCTAATTCATATGGATTTAAAATAGTTCTATCATTGTATATTATATTAATCTTACAATTGTTTTTTATAAAAATGTGTAATTGAGTTTCATATCCACTATTTGAAAATGATCCAATTGGATTACATACAGTACAAATAACAGTCTTAGAAATTTTCCTATTATATAAAATATTAGCTACAATATTAAAATTGTGATTTTTTTTACAATCACATTTAAATGTATAAATATTATCAATCAATGATATAATATTATTATTTTCATATAATTTTAATATTTTTTTAGTCCTATTTTTTTTTATTTTATCTTTTATTTCTAAAAATGAAAATGGATTATCAAACCCATGATTTTTTAAATTTGTTTCTTTTATTTTTTCTTTTATTTTTTCTGACTGCATTAGAATACCATTAAATCTGTCATTCATTGTGTTTTTGAATTTTAATTTAATTTCATTTGATTGCATAGGATTTAATACCTTATAATTATTGAAAGTGGTTTTTTCTTTTTTTAATTTAATATCATTTAATTTAGAAACGTTATCAACTCCATATTTTTCTAAACAAGTTCTTTTTGATTTTACTGAATTATTATAATTTTCAACTCCATATTTTTCTAAGTTGGTTTTTTTAGATTTAAAATTGAAGCATTTTTTACAAGTGTAAATATCATATTTTGATATATTTTTATTATATTTTTGATAAGTTATGATTTTTTCATTGTCACAAATGTCACATTTTACCAACAATTTAACCGCACTATTGATTGGTAATTGTGATATCAGTATTTCAATATTATCTCCACTTGATATGTTATTATACCATTTTTTATAGTGAGATATTGTTTTATTACTAACTTTTATGTTTATTGTATTTTCTACTATCATTTTATAAATATTAATTTATGTTTGTTATTAATTATAAAAATTTATTCATGTTTTGTTTTTATTCATATTTTGTTTTTATAGGATCTATTATATATTCAACATGAGAATAATTAGAAAATACATTATTATTCATGTTTTGGTCAATATTAGTTATAACATAAAAATCTTTATCCCATGATGAATTGAATATAAATCTTGAACTAAATTCATATCCATATTCATCTACCATTGGATAAATTGATAAATCTGTATCAATATTTTTTAATTTTAATGGAGAAGATATTGGATTAACTTTTGAATATATTAATTCTTCTATTCTTCCAAAGTTTTCGTATGTAGTATCAAATTTATAATTCGAATTCCATGATTTTATTGTATCACCAGATAAATAAAGAGATACATTATTAAAAATTGATATATTATTAAATATTGGTTCATATGAGCCGTTGTATCTATAAATTGAATTTGTTGATGATACACCATTTGATGTGTTCATTATAGTTTCATTATTATTCAAATACATAGTTCTTGCTAAAGGATCAGTTACATTATATTTTTGTTTTTTATTATTGTCATAATAAATTTGATATTTATCATAAATGTTTGCTGATGGTCCTTTTATTGCGTTTTTAATATATGAATTTTTACTAGTTTCTAATAATTTAGGATCATTCAAAGTGAAAATAAAAGGTGGATAATTATGAATCCAATCTGATACATTTTTCATTGTACCTCCGGTTATATTCATAGGAAAAGTATATCCAGATTGTCCATGTGAATTTACGTAATAATATGTTATACCAGAATCAAATTCTGATAGAGTATTCATATCATCAAATGCATCAAATATATTTGATGCTACAATTAAAGATGGATCAAAATCAGTAACATTTGCAGGATAAGATAAACTATGTCCTTCCAATGTTTTAGAATTATACAATCCAAATTTTTCTCCAAAAACAGCAACATTGTTTATATTTATGTACTCTTGTTGAATTGGAATTTTAACATTAATTATAATTAAAAAATTCTTAAATTTTTCATTTAAAATTACATGAATTGAATTTGATGAAATATCTATTACGTTATTATTAGATAATCCGTTTTCATATGTTGAATTATATACACCATCAGTATAATATTCATATACATCATTAAGAATTATTGAAAATTTATAATTATTGAAATTTTTACTATTATCTGCTACAATATTTGTTATTTTTCCATTAATATCTCTTGATATATTTGATACATTTAATGCATTTATATTTAATCCTTTAAATAAGGTATTGGATGCACTATAATTATCACCTGATTGTAATGTTGAGTATTTTAATGTTTGCTTAACGTAATCTATATCATCAATAGTAAAATTTGATTTGTTTTTGAAAAAATAATCAAAATAATCAAAGTCAGAATTTAAATATAAATCTAAGTTGAATTTTTTACTAAAGCTTTCCATAAAATCAACTTCAATATTAGTAGTTTGATTTAGATATTTAACTGTATTGCCTGTATTACCTGAGAAAAAATTACCTATTCTATAAAAATAATCTAAGTTCTTTTCAACTTCATTTGGCTTTAAACTAAATACATTGCAAGTAGAATTGAATGTATCACCAATATTAAATGAATTATTTAGTTTATAAGGATAATCACAATTAGAATTTGAGCCAGCAAATCCCCATTTTACTACTGATGGATTTTTTCTCCATATTTTAGTTAAATTATTAAATGATATTTCATAGAGTTCATCATCTGAAACATATTCAGATGAAACATTCATTACTTGATATTGTCCATCTTCTCCTCTTGGATGTGTCATATATGATTTAGTTAATGAAGACGTATCAGTATAATCCACAGCATATAGTTTTTGTTCATCTGTTGAAGTATATGTATCTTTTTCATAATCGAAATCTGCAAAATGCGTATTGACTCTATTAAAATCAAAATCTTTAATATCACTAAATTTTACTCTATAAACAGGATAAACTATTGGTTTATTTCCATATGTATATATTTCCTTTTTTATATAATATGTACTATCTTTTCCGCCTTTCCAATATTCCAATCCTGTTGAATATGAATTTATCGCATAATCACTTTGTATAAAATAATTACCGTTTTTATTTTTTAAAACATGATATATTCCATCTATTTGAATTAAGTATAAATCTGCATACATTGATTCTATAGAATTTCCTGAATAATATGGATCTATGTTGAAGTTTGATGTATAACCAGATATATGATTAGTCACACCAGAAGGATTATTAATAACATTACATTTATAATTATAACCATTTGTATAATTAATATTACAAGTTCTATCATTAGAAACATTGAAAGTATAACCACTCATATCAATATTACTAACTATTCTATATGTATTAACACCTTTGTTATTTACTCTTATAACGTTATAAAATTCATTATCATAATCAGAACCAGTAAGTTGAACCCAATATTTCTTATCTAAAAAGAATCCTTCAACAAAAGGAGATTCACGACTTTCTATAAATGTGTTACCTGACATATGTCCAAATATATTATTTTTCAAAGTGAATCCACTTTTCAATTCAGGAGTGACATATGATGTTAAATTAGTTATTAGTTCTAATTTATCAGCATAAAAACCATAATATCTATTTATAGAATAATTATTTATATTTATAGGATTAGCAGGTACGTCATCAAATAAAAATTTCAAATTTAATATATGTGGAAATATTAAATTATTATTTTCAAAAGATTTAATAATTTCATTTTCAAGTTTAAAATGTGGCTGCTCATATTTTAGTATAGATTGTAAGAAATTAGATTTATTTACATAACTACCATTTTTATAATCAATACCATAAAATTTTGAATATTCATATTGTCTAAAATCTAAATCAAATGATCTTTCTGGAAATGATGTATTATTTTTAAAATTGTCATAAAAAAATAATCCTAAATTTGTATTATATCTCATATCTATTAAAGATACACATTTCCATTTATCTACTATTTGAGTATGAAAGTTATCTTTATTTAATTTACTTGCACCTAAATCATCATCTTCTGTTTCATAAGGTGCTGCGCCATCAACTCTTAATATAACAAATCCATCAGGTAAATTATCTTTTCTTATGAATAATGGAGCTAAATATTCAAAATTCTCATTATACCAATTATCTTCTACAGATTTTGCTCCACTCCAATAAATATCATCAAATTGTTTATTATATTTATCAAATACATTAGTAACATCTGAATCATATTTTACATCAAATGCTAATTGTGATGATAAACCATCATAATAATTTACTATTTGATTTTCATATAATTTATTTTTAGAAATAGGATAATGTTTATATTTTTGATTAGATAACTGAGTATTAGTATCAAATGACTCTAAATATAGTTTATAATCAGAACTAACAACTAATTTTATATTAGTTGTTAGTGCTGGATTAGTTCTTAATAATTGAAAACTGTTATTTATCATTTTTAATATATTTTTTATAATTTATTACATTTAATTTACACTACTTCTTAATGACGAAGTTTTGTTTCTAAATACGTTAAATATAATTTCAAATTCAAATGGTCTGCTTAAACTTTCAGATTCAACAAATATTCTTAATTTTCTTGTAACAGATGGTGATGTAGACAAATTGGTAGGAAATGTAACTGTTTCATTTGTACCTCCTGATAATTTGAAAAATATTTTAATTGGTAATATAAATTTGTTATTAGAATTTATTAATTTTACTCCACTATTATCTGAATAAACAAAATCTTTAATATTATCAATATATGGATGAATTGTAACAGGAAAATCTGTTTCATAATCATTATCAGATGACCAAGTAATTCCAGTCCAATTGATATCATTAAATATATTTATCGGATCAGAATATGTACCTCCTGAATTTGGAACTGTTGTACCAGTCAATCCAACATTCCAGTTTTTGGAATATAAAACTTGACCTAATCCAGTAGAATTATATGTTTTACCTGAATTGTATATAGCATTTGTTCCTGATGTATCAGAAATCCAAACAAATTGATTATCTACTTGTGTTCTAAGAAGATCATCAGAATCAATATAAGATGCTAATGAACCATTTGAATATTGATGATTATAGAATCTATTATCTCCAGTAATATCAGGTACATATTTTCTATATGAAAGTAATCCTAATTGAGAAGCTTTAGATATATTATCAAATTCTAAATAATATTCACTTGTAGAATAAATATTATTATAATATGTTCTTGTATTATTAGATATCTCAGCATAATTTTCACATATAACCTTTTGAGTTACAGATGCTCCGTTTCTTATAATAATACTATTAGAATTTTGATAAAGACTAATTGAAAGTTCACCTTTAGCATTTGAAACAATTTCTTCAAGAGCAGTAATTCTATCTGTTAATAATTTCAAATAATCATTTAACATTATAATATTACCAGAACTATCTTTAACAGATGTTCCTACATTTACATCAGTGTGAGCAACATATAAATCATTCACATAATATGATTGTTGTAAATGTGTTGTCAATCCTTTTGAATTGAAGTCACTTTCTATTTGTGAATATATTTGTTCGTTTTGTGCTGATTGTAGAATAGTAGAATTTTCATTACCTACCTGAGCAAGATTAGTTGGAAAATCAATTGTCATAATATCTGACCAATCAGAAACAATAAGAGAGTCTGGAAATCCAACTTCTGATACAGATTTAATTCTAATTTCAACTGTTTCATTTGGTTGTAGTGAAATGTCTAATTGATTTACTTTTGGAGAATTTGCGTCAGATACATTTTCAACATCCCATGTCCATGCATCTAAAGCTCTATTGTATGTTCTTTTTCTTGCCTCTGTCATATATTGATTCCAATTAGAGAAATAACCAGTTTCAGTTACATTTTGAGTTGTTACACTTGGATTAAGATATGCTTTAGTTTGATCTGTAATATCACCAGTAGATGTAGAATTTGTATATATTGTTTCCGTTATATTCAAATTGAAGCCTTCTGTTGTAGGTTCAGAACCTCCAGTAGCTTTGTATCTATATTGAACAATGAACTGAACTACTTCTTGCTTTTGTTGTTCCCCTACTGTATTTATAATTACAGGTTCAGGAACACTCCAAAAACCTCTAACTCTAAATTTTGCTGTTACGCTTGAAATAGAACCAGTGTTTTCTGCATTGATTTGACTAACAATTGATGTGTATGATTTAGTTAGTGATGATTGTTGACTTATTAACGTGCTTAGTTTATTTTGACTTGCTTGTTTATCTGAAGTAGATTTGTATTGTTTTGTACTAAGCTCTTTATTTTGTTCAACTATAGCATCGCTTAATTGTTCTAATTGTGATTTTATAGATACCTTTTGAGTATTTAAATTTTGAATTTTTGCAGAATCTGCTGTATCAGTTAAATGTTTATTTATTTGTATAACTTTAAAATTACTAGATACCAAATTTGGTATATTTGGAGTGACACCAAATTTACTAGGAATATTTTTAGAAATTAAATCTTTTAATATCGAACCATAATCAAATACAGTGTCACTATAAAATTTAGTCATTGAAACTGTACTATTAGTATCTAAGACTAAATTGTTACTATAAAAAGATGTACCATAAGACCATGTTGAAGATACAACATTTGCATCAGTATTAATAGGTTTAATAAATACAACATTATATTCGTCGTATCCAATAGATATTTTTATTGTTTTAGATGGTAATACAGGACTATATATCTTCAATCCTTGTGTTAGTATTGGTACTGGTTCAAGTCCCTCCACTCTCTCTAAAATAACTCTATAATTACTTTTAGCTGTACTAACTTCTTTAATATACCATAATGTAGATGAATCTTTTTTATTTATTATCAATTCATCTCCAACTGATAATTGTCTGGTGTTACCAGTATAATCATAATATGTTATTGAGCCTAATACATACCACATTTTATTATTAATTGTATCATTATCAATACCTACAACATCAAATATTCCATGATATTGAAGTTTATCATAATCTAATTCAAATATTTGTTCATCATAAGGTTGATTTTTATGAAAAACTCCAGTGTTTTTAACATTAGTGTACCATGAAGTTAAATCATCTATAAAAACATCATTTCTGTTTAAGAAATTAGTTTCAAAATCAGATTTTGAATTTGCTCCATCAGATGTCAAATTACCATATTGATCTTTTTGAAAATTTATAATATATCTACGTGATAATACTTTTTTAACTTTCTGATCAATTTTATCAGTTAAATCAAGTTGTATTGCAAGCATAGGATCATAAAGTGATTCAAAAAATGAATTATTTATTGATGTGAATTTTTTGATACTATCTAAACTATCAATAGGACTAGGTTCACTATTCAAATCATCTACATATATCCTTCTCATTGTTGTACCATCAGATACATAAGCTGTACTATCTGCTAATCCTGCTAATTTTTGAATATTTCTATTTGCAATATCTAACTCATTTTTTAATTGTCCAACTGTTGGAAATTGATATGATGATGTTGTTCCATCTGTATTCATTAAGTTAACGTTAACAACAGAATTTCTACTTGTTACAACATCAGTTAATTTTGTCATAACTTCCATAGAATTCTTATTTAATACAGCCATTTGTTCAGCTAACGATACCATGCTGTTTTGTTGATTTATCATGTTTAATAATTTAATTTTTATCTATATATAAAAAAATTCTATTTCATATGAAATAAAATAATGCAAGATCATGATATATATTACTATATAATTATATATTATATTTTTCCGAATTTATAATAGCATCTTCAGCTCCTTTATAATATTTTTTCAATTCCTTTGGTACCCCGTATTTTACTAACATTATATCTTTATCTATTGAATCTTTAATGATATCTATAAACCCTTTATCTTTAGATTCAAGAATTTTCATGAAATTTTTTATATGTTCAATGATAGGATATAATTTTAACATAAGATGATAATTACATTCTTTAGTTGCTCTTATCATGTTTTTAGTATGCATTTCACTATCTCCTGAATTACCTGAAATATAATAATTGAATTTTCCAAATTTATTCTCTAAACAATTTCCACGATATCTAATAATAATACTCATAGCATACATATTTCGCCATCTAACTTTAATATTAGTTAGAAGTCCTCTAATTTTAACATATCCGTTATCATCTCTTTCATGGTTGAAGAACATAATGTTTCTTTCTAATTCCATGTCAGCAACCTTTAAATTATTTTTGTATAGTTTTTCTAAATCTTTTTTGGTAGGAGTTAATAACTTAGCCATATCATCTGATATGTATAATATATTATTACTAATATAAAATGGTTGTTGATCAATAATATTATCATTCTCAAAATATCTTAGGTATTTCATATGTTAAATTTTTTAGATTTTGATATTTCTGGATGTTCTTTATTTAGCCATTTTTTATATTCAATTAGATTACTATATGGTAATTTAGTATCATAACAACGAAGTTCAGTTATAGAATCTGGTAATATAGGTAACTCAGATAAATTATAATTATGTGAACATTTTAAATGTTTTAATGTTGATGGTAATTTAGGTAATTTAGTTAAATTGTTATTATTGCAATATAATGTTATTAAAGTGCTTGGCAATTTAGGTAATTCTGTTAACCCTTGTCCTGAATAATCTAATGTGGTTATCTTTCCATTTATACCTTGTTCTATCTTTTCAAAATATTTTAAGTATTTCATATGTTAAATTTATTTGTGTTAGTTTTTAAAACAAAATCTTTTGATTCAGTATTATTCAATTTTCTTATTATAAATATCGGTCTAACTTCATCAAGCACTTTATCATTATAAAATAACAATTTATATGTTACAATATAATGATCTTCATGTTCGTCATCTTTGTAATCATTTACCTGAATTATTATAGCATGGTCATCATCAATTCCATTAGTAGCATAACTAAAATAATAATCTTTTATTAAAGGTAAATCTACTAAAACATAATCACCTATTTCATATTCTTCTTCATTATATTCAAATTTTTTCAAGTATTTCATATATTAAATTTATTTGAGTGTTTTTCTATTTCTACTTCTTCTAATTCTTTCTTTGATAGTTTAATATCACCATTATATTTATAATATTTATATGTATTATCATTTAATGATGCGTCCCAATATACATTATCATTTTTTATTTCCATTACAATATATAATACACTATCAAAAATATCAGAATCAGAAAAAAAATAAATAATACTATCTATTGTTTTATCAGGACATCCAATTTTTTTCAAAGATTTTTTAATAATAATAGGATCATAAATAACTGACCAATATTCACCATAATCATTATTGGACTCAAATTTCTTTAAGTATTTCATTTTACAATTAGTATAAATTTTATAGGATCACCTTCATCATCAACACTACATTCAACTTTATTTCTCCACATTTTTTTAGATGTCCAATTATCCAACGTTCTGAATAGACGATTCATATTTATATCATCATCTGTGAATTGATCTCTTGTTATATAAATAATCACTTTATTGTCAGATATTTCTACTTTTGTTTTCTTCTTACCTTTATAAAAATTTTCACAATCTTGTTTTATCTTTGATAGTATAGGTAATTTTTTAGAGTCAGTGTTTTGTATAATCTTATTGACAAATTGCATTGATTTATATTTAGATATTGAACCAAAGAAGTCTTTTGTAAACATAAATTCTCCAACAACATAACTTCTTTGAGTATCTAAATCTAAGAAGCCATATCTCAATATAGAATTTTCTTTTATACCAAAAAAGAATGCTAATTTATTATCTTTTATTTGTAGTAGTATATCATATGCCGATGCTAATGAATGTTTATATTTAAAAATATCAACATAATCTTCTATTCCTGTTATAGTTTCAGTAGAGAAAAATACGTGATATTTGTATAATTTTCTATATGTATCATTTGAAATGAAATGATAGTCATGATTTGATACTATCTGAAGATAAGTTAAGAATGAGTGCTTACCAGATAATGTATATGTTTCATTTAGTGAATATTTTTGAAATTTTGTTATCATTATTATATGTTAAATTTTTGTGCTGCTAAAAATGCTAATAATTCTTCTTTGCTTTCTGCCCAATACATAATTTTTGATATCGAATAATAACCATTATATGAACTATCATCAAATTTTATATATTTGGATGTATATGATTCAACATGAGGCATATATACTCTGCCTATTATAATATCGTCACCAGATCTTTTATAATTAAAATAATGATTATCTAATATAACATAGTCTTTATCTTCTGGGTAGTCATTTTTATCAAGATTCGCATTATTACTAACACTTCTTTCGTGTACTTCTTCAAATAATTTAAAATCTGTTATCATATATTGTATTTGTTTGCAATAAAAGATGCCGCTAATAAATCTAAATCTAAGCAATCATCAAGATTATCTGAACTATATATAGCATGTTCTCTTACTTCTGAATATGAAAACTCATATTTCTGTTTGTCTATTCTTGTTACTCTGTTATAATCATATTCACTTGGATCATTATAATACTTATATAACCGTGTCATATGAACAAAGTGTTCATCAATACTATTAACTTCCAATATTATAATACAAGTTTTCATTTTCCATAATACATATTTCTTTATGTTTAGTATATCTTCGTTGTTTTCAAATTTTTTAATATATTTCATAGATTAAACTTTTTTGAATTTTTTATAGTCATAATTTGATTATATTCAGTTGGATATGTCTCTTTCAAATAATCATAAATTTCTGTCATTTGCTCAATTGTTAAATTATTAATAAATCCTACCTGATATGTATCTGTTATTGTAAAATCTTCAATTTCTGCAAATAAATCATTACCAGAAAAATCATTTTTTATATGAACGTTTTTAATAATATTATTTTTGCTATAATATATTTTTTTATCTATTATGTCAACGCTACCACCTATTAAATCAACTAAATTAAATATTTCTATAGTTAATAATAGTCTTGTTCTACCGTTAGTGAATTCTTCGTTTAATTTATAATTATCGAATTTTGTTATCATAGTTGAATTTTTCAAATGTTTTTATATGTTTATTCTCTCCCATTAAAGTATTAGGTACATTCTGTGTATCAGTTTGATTAAAAACGTTATTTTTAGTCTGAACTTTGAACTTATCATAAAGTGTTTTAGCTATTTTATTAATGTCTAAATCATTCATTGTTGCTTGATTGATATAATTACTTATTTCACTTCTTATTTCATCAGACTGATTGAATATTTCATCATTGAATGTTTGAACTTCACTTTTCTTAATTTCCTTATCTTGGGAAATCAATCTCTTAATTTCTTCTTGAACCAAATCAAAATATTTTTTTACTAAATCTTCATTTCTTGTATCAATCATAATAGACTGTTTTTTCTTTATATATAAATAAAAAAAAACTTAAAACTTTTTTAATAATAGAATTATGATGAAATTTTTAATTATAATATCATTAGTAATATTGATACCATGTATATTATTTATACTATATGTGTTATTTACTGAAATATATTCAAAATATATTAGCAGGAGAAATTTTATAATTCTTAAAAAAAATATTACATCATTAAATAAAAATGTTAAAGAATTAAAAAATATAATTGTAGATTTGCCTTGTGCGTTATTGAGTAGTTATAATGAATCAGTGAGTAATAAAATAACAGATGATATTGTAACAATCGAATATTATAGAAAATTACAATGTGTTTATGATTCATTGATTGAATATAAGAAAATTATTAATAGTATTAACAATTCAATATTATTAATATCTAATAGCAAATCTGACATTCTTAATTATATACAATATAATTATCCTTATTGTGAAAATTATATTAAAGAAGAATTGAATAAATTTTTAACTGAAATTAATATTGATAATAGTAAGGATTATACTAAAAGTAGAATGCATAGGTTGATTAATGAGCAGAAAATATTAGACAATAAATTGAATATGTTTTTAAATAAAATAGTAAAGATTAATAACATAATAACAGATTATAAAAATATAAATATTAAAATATCAGAACTGAATAACTTAAATTTATTGTGGCTTAAAAATAAAAAAAAATTAGAATCTATTAAAGTTGGAAATAGATATAATTCTCTTATTAAGCCTGATTTTAACTATTATGTTGATAATATGAAAAACAATTTGGAGTTAAGCTTGAAATATTTAAATGATGAAGATTTAAATAATTCATTGTTATGTTATGGTTATTGTTCTACTAGCGTTTCATTATTAACAAAAACATATGATTCTATGTCAAAATTGCTGTTGGATTATAATAATAGTAATAAGTATATTAAATTAAACAGCAAATGTATAATTAATATACGAACAAAAATTGATGATATTATATTTAAGTTAGGTGTTAAAAATTCTAATAGAATACTTTATGACGAATATAAAAATGATATATTAATTTATAAAAACCTTCTAAATTTTGATAAAATTTCTGCATCAGAAAAACATAAAGATATTGTTAAGAATCTTGAAAAATTATTAATCAATATAGAAATTGAAATTGCACTATATTATAAAAACAAAAAAATGTAGATTTCTCTACATTTTTTATTATTTATAATCTTTAGGTGTTACTATTTTAATGTTTTTGTTATAATATATAATATATAAATTATTATAGAAAGTGTGTGTTATTAATTCATTATAGTAATATTCTTTTATTTTATCTATATCTCCTCTGATATTAGCAGTACCATTTAGAAATTGTTTTATTTCTATTTTACCTAAATCTTGCCATGCACCAACTTTATTTTCTACTTCTTTACATTTTTCATTGAAAATTAAATTATAAAATGTTTCAAATTGTCCAGAATCTTTACCAAAGCTTATTTTTATGAATTTTTTATCAAAATTATAAACATCTACATTAGTGTAACTTCTAGTGTGTATATATGATTTGAAATCCTTATCATTGAGATTATATCTTTCTTTGAATTTGAACCATTCAATAACCTCAATTATGTTATCATTTTCAAGTTGAGGTAATTTAGCTCTATCATCAAATTTTAATGAAAATATACTTTTAATTAATTCAAAAATTTTATCATCAGGCTTAATTTTAGAAAAATGTGAACTTATTACGTTATCTGCCTCTGAATAATTTTTTATTTTATATGAATCAGAATAAAAACTCTGAGGAACATCTACTCTTAATGTATTATATTTTTGTATTAGTTTCTCAATTTTATTTTTGTGAAACCTATCTTGATTTTGTACATAACCAAATCCTTGATCATATAATGCACTAAATATTGTATCTAAATCCTTTTCTGAATTTATTTGAGGAACTTTGAATTCTTCTTCTTTATTATTTTCCATAAAAATTGATTCTCATTTTTTTATATATATTAATAAATGATATTCAAATTTTATGTTAGATAAATATTTAGATTTTATAAATGAAAATTTCAATATAACTGAAGGTTATGTTAATCATCCATCTGTTGTGTATTGGAGTGAAAATGCTGATAGCTTGTTAAACGATAATTGGTTTGATATTTCTGTTAATAGATATAGTCCTCCTGTATATATCATTAAATTTAGAGTAGGAGATAATGATAAGGATCAATATAATTATTATAATGTGGTGATTGAAAAAGGAACAACAGATACTTATTATATGGAAAATCCTGAACCTTTTATTGAAAAATTTAAAACAGAATTTTTAAAACATCCATTAGATTATATTGACAACATGAAATATGATCCTAAAGCATTAGGTGATTTGGGTCATATTAGAAATTCATCTAAATTCAATCTATAATATGAAAATAGAAAGATTTAATGAAGATCATGAATTTGATGTTAAACTAAATGAATTAAACAATAAACTTTATAGTATAATTTTCAATGAATTAGAACTTGAGAGTGTTCAATATACTGATGATGTGCAAATATCATATGATAGTGTACGTAATGCATGTGATAAAATTATATCATATTTTGGAGGTGAGTTCTTATTATCTGCACTTGATACTAAAAAATTTAATTTATAAAAAAAGTTCAGATTTCTCTGAACTTTTTCTTATATAGCTAACTCCAACGGAGATTTTATTTTTTCTATTCCTTCAATTCCAATTATTTCAAAATCATTTATAGTATAATCATAGAAATTTTTATTCTCTTTTAATATTAATTGTGGTTGAATTTCTAATGGTGTTCTTTCTAATAATTCTTCTAAAGCATCAAAATGTCTATCATATACATGAAGATTTTGTGTTAAATGACAAAATTTACCAACATTATATCCTAGATGTCCAGCAATCATCATTTGAAATGCCGTATACTGACATTTGTTTATTGCGCCAGCAGTTAAATAATCATTGGATCTTTGTGTTAATGTCATATCTAAATAATATTCATTGTTTATTTTTCTAACTGACCATAATGTTTCATATGCACAAGGAAATAAACCTGGATTTTTAAATTCATCATATTGATACATATTAATAATATGACGACGACCAAATGGATCATTTTTTAATCCTTCTAATAATTTATTCATTAAGTCATATTTTTTAATAGTATGTCCATACCTATTTCCAATTGTTAAATCTCCAATATTCCACTCGTCCCACCATTTTATTCCAATATCATGGGCTACATCTAATGAGCTTGTTTGATTTTGATATATCCAAAATATTTCTTTTATTCCAGTTTTTATTGCTGTGTTTCTCAATGTTGGAATTGGAAATTCGCCTTTTGAAATATCATATTCCTCAAATACTTGAGTTATAAATTTTGTATAAGCCTCTGTACCATCTTTATATCTTGGTCTTGGATTCTCATCAAAACAACCTTCAGTTTTGATTTTATTTAAATTTTCTATGTAATATTTATCTGCTTTATTCATTTTGTTATTTGCGTTTTTAAAAATTCATATATAATGACTCATAAATCATTGAGTCATTGCTATTTCCTGTTACTCTTCTGAATGATGAATTACCAGATTTCAAATATTCATGATTAGTATAATTTATAGGTATTTCTATTGTGAAATCATTGCCATCTTTAATTTTGCCATCATATGATAATATATATGTAAATTCGTTATTATTTATCCAATTGAAGAAACCATTAGTATCAAAATTACCAAAATACATACCTTTTGTTGCATTGTAAGGTGGATCTAAATAGAAAAAATCATCTTTATTGGTATTTTTATATTCATCAAATGAACAATGTTTAAATGTGACATTATTATTGTTTAATAAATCTGATGCGCCTAATACAATATCATAAAAAGATTTAGGATTTATGCCTGGCCTTGTAAAGTGACAACTGCTATTAAATTTTCCACTATTGTTATACCTTGGCATACCATTTGTAGTGGTTCTCATTATGAACATAAAATCTATTGGATTATGTTCTATATTATATCTACTTCTTATTAATTCAAAAAAATCCTTCCTGTGTTGAATATCTGAATAATTAAACTCAGTCCATAATTCAGTATATCCTTTCATTAACTCTACTGGTTTTTCTTTTATGAAATTCCATAGATTAATTAAATCTTCATTTAAGTCTGAACATTGAAATTTGTAAAATTTAGATTTATCATCTCTATTTAACAGCTCAATTAAAACAGATGATGAATCACAGAATGGTTCATAATATGTTTCAAATGATTTATTAGGTATTTTATTGCAAATGTTTTCAGATTGTGATCTTTTAGATCCACTCCATTTTATTATTTGTTTATTCATTGTTGTCTTCTAGTAATCTCAATTTTAATTCTCTTAATAATCTATTCCAATATGGCTTAATTTCATCATAGTGTATATCTTTTATTACTGTGTTAATTTCCTTTATTGTATTATAAGATTCAATAGGTAATGTGTAACCAGCTATTGGATAAATAATTTCAATATTACTATCACCTATTTGTATAGGTAAATATAGTTCACGTATAATATAATTTTCTTTTAATTCTTCATCTGAAGATATATTTGTATTTATAATGTAATTTTGTATTATTTCTTCTGACTGATATCTTGTTAATCCTGATACATTTATTTTGTATACCATTATTAATAGTTCCTTTTTCATATTATAATTTATTTAATTTTTCTAATTTATCTTTTCTTGTGACTGTATCTACAATTAGAACGGTGCCTTCTGCACATTTTATTTTATCAATTATACATTTACAATTTTTTAATTCTATATTTATTTCATCTAAATCTTTTTGCTTACTATAATATCCTCCTATTAAAATTGCTTTCATCATAATTCATCTATTTTTTTTTAAATTATAGTCATTAAATATATTATAGTTTAATTAAAAATATACAAAAATATACAAAAATATACAACTAAATATTTATATATAGTGGTATGAAAGCAAAAGAAATATTAGATAAATATAAAATAAGTAGAAATACTTTATGTAATTGGGTTAAAAAAGGATTGATTGAAGTAGATAAAACTCCATCTGGTAGATATATTTACATAGATGGAAAATAACGACGACGATAAATATGAAATTCACAACTGAAGATTTTGTTATAAAATCAAAAGATGCTCATGGAGATAAATATGATTATAGTTTAGTAAATTATATAAATAAAAGAAGTAAAGTTAATATAATTTGTCCAATTCATGGAGAATTTGAACAAATTGCATATTATCATTATTATTTTAAACAAGGCTGTCAAAAATGTAAAGTAAATAAGCAATTGACAACTGAAGAATTTATAGAAAGAGCAAAATTAATACATGAAGATAAATATGATTATAGTTTAGTAAACTATATAAATGCATATACTAAAGTTGATATTATTTGTAAAAAACATGGAATTTTTTCAATTCGTCCTGCTGATCATATTAATAATAAGAAAATTAATTGTAGTATGTGTAGTTTAGGATATAAAAAAAATAATAAAATTACAACTGAAGAATTTATTAAACATGCTAATGATGTTCATCATTATAAATATAATTATTCAAAAACAAATTATAAAAATTCAAAATGTAAAATAACAATAATTTGTGAAAAGCATGGTGAATTTGAACAAAATGCTTCAAGTCATATATCAGGTAAAGGTTGTCCTAATTGTAATACAAGTTTAGGCGAAAATAAAATAGAGAATTATTTAAAAAATAATAATATTGCTATTGAAAAACAAAAAAAATTTGAATTATGTAAAAATATTAATTATTTGCCTTTTGATTTTTATTTAACTGATTTTAATATTTGTATTGAGTACGACGGTATTCAGCATTTTGAAGTAATTGAATATTTTGGAGGTGAAAATAGTTTAAAAGAAAATAAAATAAGAGATAATATAAAAAATGAATATTGTAAAAATAACAATATTCATTTAATTAGAATCTCTTATAAAGAAAAAATAGAAGAAAAATTAAATCACGAATTAGCTAATTTTTTAAATAATTCAGATCTTTTTTGATTTGTTATACCAATTTCGTAATTATCTCTTATATGTTCAAATAAATTTTCTCCATGCTCTTTTATTTTTTCTGGATTATCAACGTAATATTGCATAATCTCTTTCCAACGTAATGGACTATCTTTATCTTCATCAACTAAGAATCCTTTTTGTTTTCCATCAATTTTACCTTCAATGTCATCAATTGTGTAAGGACCGTAATTACTACATATAATTGGACAATGATGAGCTCCAGCTTCTACTACTTTCAATTGACTTTTTACCATATTAAAAGAATTGTGACCCTTTAATGGAGTTATAACTACATCTGCATCATTGTACATTGTACCGTATAATAATATTGGTTTAGTGAAACGTCTTTGGTAAAACTCATCTTTAAATTCATCATTGACTCCATAGTTATCTCTTCCATTGTCATCTCCTTGTCTGAGCCATGTGTTATATTTACCATTTAAAATATATCTATAATTATTTGTAAATATTGATTCAAAAAATGTCCATGGACTTCTATTTATATTATCCTTTATTATTCCATTAGGAGTAGACATACGCAAATCAAATCCACACATAAACATTTGAGAATTTTTTATGAATGATTTGTCTAATTTTTCAAAAGATGTTTTTAATAATCTTAAATCTACAAGGTGTGTTATTCCACCTCCCCATAAAAATCTAACTTTATCTGAAGGCTTTTTATTTGAACACCATTGTTGCTCTTTTAAGTTGACAGAATTTGGAGCTATTAATATATTGCTATTAAACTCTCTAATTTTATCTGCTAAAATTTCAGTTGTGGTTGTTATTGCATCAGCATCACGAAGTTGCTGTTCTATAATAGATTGAGAATTATTTTGCTTCCATAGCCTATAATTAGGGTGGTCATTAGATAAAATCCAATAGTCATCTACATCATATACTTTTTTTATATTGTGCTTTTTAATGATAGCATCAAACACATCTTTAGCTCTTGGTTCAGGAAAAGGAATTGGTTTATTGAATACTATAATCTTATATTGACTTAGAAAATTCTCATCAAATAATGGTAGTGTACTATCCATAAATAATCTAATATCTACTTGGATATCAGGATCATTGAAGCATGAGTATGGTGATAACAATCTCCACATACCAACACCATCGCAATCTGAGTTAAGAACTAAAACTTTAAATTTGTTCATTTAATTAATATTATTATTTTTTGTGTAATATTATAATAAAAAGTTGGATATTGATGATTTGTGATATTAAACTTTTTATATATGTTATTATAAAATAAAAAAAATGAAAAGTTTATGTTAATAACAAAAGAAATTGAAATTTTCAATAAAATTATACCTATATCTGAATTGTCTTTACATAGTCATAAAAAAATTGTGGTTAAATGTGATAATTGTGATACTATTAAAGAGATTACATATCAATCTTATAATAATTCAACTAATAATAATTCAACTGATTATTATTGTCATAATAAGGAATGCATTAATAAAAAAAGAATAATATCAACAAGAGAAAAATATGGTGTTGATAATGTTTCTCAATTAAAAATGATAAAAGATAAAAAAATACAAACATGTTTAGATAATTTTGGTGTTAAATTTCCAACTCAATCAGATAAAGTAAAATCGAAAAGTAAAAATACAAATTTAGAGAAATATGGAGTAGAATGGCAAACTCAATCTAATAATTTTAAAGAAAAAAGTAAAATTACAAATTTAGAAAGATATGGAACTGAAAGCGCAATGCAATCTGATATAATTAAAAATAAGGTTAAAAATACTTGTTTAATTAAATATGATGTAGATTCATATATGAAAACATATGATTTTAAAAATAAATCTATAATCACAAATTTGAAAAATTTTGGAGTAAAATATCCATCTCAAAATAATCAGATTCAAGATAAAATAAAAAAAACTAATATTATAAGATATGGTGTAGAAAGACCAACTCAAAATGAAAAAATAAAAATAAAAATAAAAAATTCATATCAGTATAATTTTGGTGTAAATAATATTAAAAATGTAAAAAATTTGAAAGATAAATTACAAAAAACTAATTTATACAGATATAATACTGATTTTTATTCTCAGTCTGAACAATATAAAAAAATAGTTAAAAATAGAAAAATTATTTTATTATCCAAAAAATACAACTTAAAAATTGAAGATATAGTAGATGATAATATTGTATTGGTTTGTGATAAATGTGATAATAAATTTGTCGCTACATATCAACAATTATACAATAGATTTCTTTATAATACTCCTTTGTGTACTATTTGTAATCCGATTGAATCTTTGTCTTATGTTGAAACAGAATTTCAAGAATTTATTTCAAAAAATTATAATGGAAAAATATTTTTAAACAATAGAAAAATAATTAAGCCTAATGAATTAGATGTTTATTTACCTGAATTAAATTTAGCGTTTGAATTTAATGGATTATATTGGCATTCCGAACGTTATAAAGATGATAATTATCATTTAATAAAAACTGAAATGTGTGAAAAATTAGATATACAATTGTTGCATATTTGGGAAGATGATTGGAATTTCAAAAAAGATATAGTAAAATCAATAATATTAAATAAATTAGGTAAAAATAGTAATAAAATATATGCCAGAAAATGTAAAATAAAAGAAATAAGTGATACTAAATTACTTAGACATTTTCTTGATACTAATCATATTCAAGGTTATATAAATTCAAAAATTAATATAGGTTTATTTTATAATGATGAATTATTTAGCCTGATGACTTTTGGTAGCAAACGAAAGATTATGAATTCTTTGTCCAATGATGATGAATTTGAAATCTATAGATTTTGTAATAAATTGAATACTAATATTATAGGTGGAGCTAGTAAATTGTTTTCTTTTTTTATTAAAAATTATAATTTTTCAAAAATCATAAGCTATTCTGATAGATCATATTTTAATGGTAATAATTATTTAAAATTAGGATTTAAATTTTATAGTAATACGTCTCCAAATTATTATTATACAATAAAAGGTAAAAGAGAATATAGATTTAAATTTAGAAAAGATATATTAATTAAGGAAGGTTATGATTCTAATAAGACTGAACAACAAATTATGTTAGATAGAAATATTTTTAGAATATATAATTCTGGTAATTTGAAATTTATATATGAAAAAAGAAAAAGTTTATGTTAATAACAAAAGAAACAAAAATATAATATAAATATATTAACATGTTTGGTAGTTAATAAAAATGGTATTATCTTTGTCTTAAGTTTTAAATGTAGTATAATATTTTAAACTTTGTAGCATAGTATATAAAAATTATATTTATAAAAAACAGTAGAAAATATGAAAACTTACAAAACTATCTTTTTATTTGCTTCACTTATTGTTATAATGATACTTAGTTATTTAAATTTTAATTTGGAACATAATGAAATAACATCTAATTATGATGTTACAAATTACAATTCTGATATTAAAACTTATACTTTTTCATCAGGTGAAAATAAAACTTATCACTCAAATGACAACTATTCAGATAATACAGATTTCATGACTAATGATTTTGGTATAGAATCAACTAATGAATCTTATCGTAATTCAATTGAAAATATTTCAACAAATCATTCTTTAAATAGTAATTATTCTGATTATAAAGAGTCATCATATTCTCACAATTCAAATAATATGAATTCTAATAATATTTCAATTCCTATTATTAGTTCACATAGTTCACATAGTTCACCAAAAAATGTTGGCTCTGAATATTCTGAAAATTTAACATCAGTGAGTACAACAACAAGTCCAGAAATAGATGCTGTAAATTATGCTAATGGTCCTTCAAAATGTGAACCTGTGAAATGTGGTCATAATGTGTGGATTGATGGATATTGGGAATATCATCATCATCATCATAAAACATGGATTTGTGGATATTGGAAATGGATAGATGAAGATTGTAATCCATCAGTTCCAGTTGGAGATGGTACTTTAATATTAATATCATTATTGATAATTTATGCTCCTATAAAAATTATAAAATTTAAAAAAACAAGCAATTAAAAAATGAAAAAACTTTTATTATTAATATTTTTGATGACATCATTTTCAATTTTTTCAGAAAATGATAGTAACAAATTGTCGATTTCTGCTGATTGTGGATTGAATGTGTTTGATGGCGATGTTAATCAGACATATAAAGATATATTTCCAACATCACTTTCTAATATTACTTATGGCGTTGAATTAGATTACTCTTTGACTCGTATTGGAGGAATATCTATTGATTATTTTTATGTGCCTTTTATTTCTAATGTTGGTGATTATTTGTCAATTAGAACTAAATTTGATAATATTAATTTAAATGGATATATTAATTTCACAAATCTTATATATCCTGATAAAAATTATAAGTTATTGGTGATAGGATATGCTGGTGTTGGATTTTCAAAGTATAATTTTGATACAAAATTTATACCATTAGATAAAAATAATCATTTGAATCAAGCAACAATTTATGGTACTCTTCAAAATCAATCAACGCCAATTAAATATGGATTAGCTGCAACTTTTCCTATCTCATTCTCTATTGAATATCCAATAACAAGTAATTTTAACCTTGGTTGTAAAGTTCGTTATGTATATACAAATAAAGATAATCTTGAAGGACTTTTATATCAATATGCAGTTGTTGATAATAATGTTGTTTCTCCTATTCCTACTGTATATAAAGGTGTTTCTGATGATGGTATTGGTATGTGTACTTTATTTTTAAGATATAATTTCAAATCAAAGAAATCTAAATTCATTGAGATTAAAAAAGATATAGAAAGTAAATTTGAAGATAAAAATTGTTGTGGTAATACATACATAACAAATAATTATATAAATTCTAATATTTATAATGGCTGTAAAAATTGTAATGATAGTTTAACATATGTTAAAAATAATGGAATAAATGATAATTTTGTAAATAGAATTCCAAGTGTTTACTTTGATTTCAATAAATACAATTTAGATAATGAATCATTAAAAACTATTAGTCACATAGCAGAAATCATGCACAAATATCCTAATTATAGTGTTGAAATTAGAGGTTATTGTGATTATATGGGTAATGTACCATACAATGAAACATTGAGCTTAAACAGAGTAAATATGGTTAAAAATGTATTAATTAATAAATATAATATTTCAGAATATCATATTATTGCAAATGGATTAGGTAAGATTGATATACCAAAGATGAAGTATAGAATTAATAGACGTTGTGATTTCTTCTTATTTAGATAAAAAATTAAAAAATTTCATCATTAAAAATGATGAAATTTTTTAATTCAATTTTTTTTATTATCTTTGTATTATATAAAAAAATTAAATATGGAAATTAAAGAAAATAGATTATTAAAATTGAAAATGATAACTGCTATTAATTTAATTCGTAGCGAGTTAAAACTAAGAAATTTAGATTTCACTAATAATGTTGGATTATTTGAGATAACAATTAAAGGAAATAGTTTTTTTGCTGAAATTGATGGAGGTGAAGAAATACAATGTTGGATTAGAATATCTAAAGATAATTATTTTGATTTGTGTGAAAATGGTATAAATATTTCAGATTTTATAAAAAACCTGACTATCATAATTTCTAATTTTGAGAAATTTTATAAATTAAAAGAAAATATTGATAATGAACTGTATAAGTTAAGATATAATTTTGAAAAGTGTGTTGGTGAATCTGGTATTAATAATGTAGTTGTTAACGATGATTTTTTTGATGATATGATATTTGAGAATTTAATAACTTGTTATGAAATTTGAAATTATGATAAATAATAATTGGTTATTTGGTATAATGATATCTGATTTCATAATTTATAATCTGACTATATTGATATTATATGGTTTTTTGACATCCATATCAGTAAGTTATTATTCATTGCCTGAAAAATTTAGAAATGTAATATTCTTACTATTTTGTTGGAGTTATGCAATGCCTGCTATGATTATGTCAAATACTCCTTTGATGTTTTTTTCTGGATTTTTTATATGTGGGGTAGGAATTTTTAGTGATTTTAGAATTTCAAAATATGATTCTAATATGCATCAAGTGTCAGCAGCTTTGGCTATAACATTCAGTCAATTATCTATTCTTTTAGAATTTAATCAATGGCAAGTAAATATAGTATTCTTAATACTTGGCGGTATATTATTTGCTTTAACGACAAAATTTAAACAATGGATGACAATATTAGAAATAATATCATTTTTGTGTATAGCATATGTCTTATTTCAATCCAGAATTAATACCTAATAAATATCAATAATTATGAAAGGAATATCAAGAAATTTTTATATGACATTAGTTGTCATTCAGATTGCATTTGTGTTCTTATGGTATGCAAATTTCAATTTGCTTTATATTCTATCTTGGATAGGAAAAGGAAGTGATTATAATCCTTTGAAGTTGTTTTTACCATTGATTGTTTATGGAGTAATTAGAATATTATATTGGTTTGCTGATCCTCTATCTGAATTATTTTCTATTATACTTAGATGGGTAGTTATTATTGGAGTTTTTTATCTTTTTTTCTGGCTTTTTCTTAAATAATTAAAATGAAGATATTGGATAAATTTTCACATTTTATAAAAAAAACGTATTATTATTTTAAGTGGGGTAGTGTACTTTATCCTATTTCTAATAAATTAGATTTTTTATTGGTGTATTTGGAAAAATTTGAAATTGTTTCTATAGAAATATCAAATTATGAGTGTGTAATTGTATTTGGAGATTATTCGAAATTAATTTTTTGGAATGCAAATAGATGGTATGGATGGATGAATTCAGGACAAATGTATTTTAGTAATGGAAAATCAATTAAATGGTCAAGTAAATCACCATCTTGTGAGGTTTTATATAAATATAGAAAATTGATAAATAATAATAAATAATGATAAAATTTAAAAAAATTTTTAAAAAAATTTTTAAAAAAATAGTAAGACCATTTGAATTGTTTTATTATAATATTAGTTGGGGTATGAGATTAAATAGACTGGATAAGAATTTAGATATTTTGTTAATATATTTAAAATCTGTCAAAATTGAGTTGATTCAATTAAATGAATATAATTGTATAATAAAATTTACTGATAATTCAGAACTAACTTTTTGGACTGCAAATAGGTGGTATGGATTTATGAATTCAGGACAAATGAATTTTAGTAATGGTAAATCAATTTCATGGTCAAGTAAATCTCCATCTTATGAAGTGCTACATGAATATAAGAAATTAATTAAAAAACACGAAAAATCAACAAAGGTAGATTTTTATGAATATTTGCCTATAAAATTACTCAGAAAAGAAAAATTAAAAAAAATTAAATTATGAATAAATTACTAAAAAGTATATATTATCGTATTTTATGGTTCAAATTGAGATCTCATAAATGTTATGATGCTCTTGATATTTTGACTATATATTTAAAAAATGTAGAAATATCCAAAATTACACTTGATAGATCTAATTATAAAATATTTTTTTTAGATGGATCAAGATTAAAATTTAGTAATTGTGATAGATGGCCTGGCTGGATGTCCAATGGAGATATGACATTTCATAATGGTAAAATTATGTCATGGTATGATAAATCACCATCATATGAAACATTATTTAAATTTAAAAATTTTATATTGAATTATGAAAAAAAAGAAGCAAAAAGGATACTATATGAGGAAAAAATAAAATTTGATGATTGTTTACCTATAAAATTACTCAGAAAAGAAAAATTAAAAAAAATTACAAAATAATGGGATTAGCTATATCATATTTTAGTAGAATTAAATTAAAAGATAATGCAGATATTGAAGATGATGAATATTATATTGAAAATGATAAATATTTCATGTATCAATTAGGTTCATTAAAGAATGGTCAAAGTTGTGAAAAAACATTTGAATCTGTACAAGGACATTTTAGTGCTGGTTCATATTCTGGTTATGGTGTTTGGAGAAAAAATTTAATAGAAATGCTAGGTTATGTTTGTATTCAGGATGTTTGTAATGATTTTGATACTAATATTAGATTGATTAAATTAAAAGAAATTGAAACTGGTAATAAAATAAGAATTAAACCATTTTATGAGATTATTTGTTTCAGTGATTGTGACGGAGCTATAGGTCCTGAGGTATCAAAAAAATTATATGAAGATTTTGTAGAGTTTGATAATATTGCAAGTATGCAAGGTGATTATTTTTATGAATTATATTCTAATTTTAAAACTGCATTTGAAGTAGCATCAGATAATGGAGCTGTTTTTTTTTATTAAAAATAAACAAAACACAAAAAACTTATTACAAATAACAAAAAACGTATGGCACATATTTTAGGATTTATTATTTTAATAGTGATAACAATTTTAGTTGGTAATGATGCAGAGAAAAGAGGAATGAGTGGATTTGGATGGGGTGCTGGAGTGTTCTTTTTGATGATAATCTTTCTACCTTTGTATTTTATAGTTAGAAAACCACTGTTATAAAAAAAAGAGAGATTTTAAATCTCTCTTTTTTGTTTTTTTATTAAATGAAGTTCATCTAACCATTGTATAAATTTTAATCTATCTTCAGGTATACCTCTAAAAAATTTGCCACCAATGTTGATATATGATTTATTTTCTTTGCTATATCTTAAAATTTCAAAATAACCAATATCTTCGTCTTCGTCATATTCTAATGTAATTTTAATTGTTGAAAATTTTTTACCTGGATAAACAAATTTGTGTTCATCCCACAATGAGTTCCAAGCTTTTCCAACCTGTGAATATGTCATCTTATATTGTTTAATTTCTTTGTCTGTGTATTGCTCAGATTCAAATGTTTTTAAGTGCTTCATGTTATTATATATTAAAATTATTTTATTTTTTTCTTTAATGAATCAAGTTCTTGTAACCACATATCAGTTTCAGTAGTAGATAATATTTTATCTATCTCAATTTTTATTTTTTCGTAAGTGTCTTTTAACTCAGATAATTTTTCTGTTGATAAACTAATTAATGATATATTAATTAAATAATCATAACTATCTTTATACATTTCAATTTTGTTATTTTCAATCTGTGATATTATTTTTTCTTTTGTTTTATTTTCAAAAATTATATCTTTTTTTAATACACAATTGATAAATTTCATTTTATTTATAATATACTTTTTCTGCTCTTCAAATTTGTATAATATATTTTTCTTTCTCAAATTATAAAAATTTGTTCTTATTTTAACAAAATCATCAATTATATCATATTGATCTTTATAAAAATATATTTTACCTTCTTCATTGAACAAATTCATATTATTAATACTTATATAAGAATCAAGATTGAATTTTTTAATTATCATTTCATCTGTTAATTCACTCAATATATCTTCTGATATAGTAATTACAATGTTTATGCTATCATCTGTACAATAATTATCATAATCTTTGATGTATTTTTCATCTATGAGTTTATCTAAATATTCAAAGTATTTATCATTCCACATCATTATTGGTAATTCTAAAATGCTTAGTTTATTTTTGCCTAATTTCTTAAATATTCCTCTTGATATATATCTTTTATTATTTAAATCAGGAATAATTTCACCTTTGAATCCATTATACCAAGGTATTAACTCTATGTTTTTCTTACTCTTTTTCAAATAATTTTGAATATATGTTATTACATCAGTAGGATTGAATGATGGTATGTTAGTTGACCAACCAGTACCTATACCTTCAGCATTATTTATTAATATCATAGGTATTATTGGTATATAATTTTTTGGCTCTATTTTGTATCCATCATCAATAAGATATTCTAATAAATCATCATCTTCTGATTTGAATATATATTTAGTTATTTCGTTTAATTTGGTGAATATATATCTAGGAGCAGATGCGTCTTTTCCTCCTTTTAATCTGGATCCAAATTGTCCTACTGGTTCCAACAGATTTAAGTTGTTTGATCCTATGAAATTTTGAGACATTGAAATTATTGCTTGTTCTAAAGATGTTGATCCATTATGATATGCTGATAAACTTATAATATCACCACATAATTGGCTTACTTTAATTTCATTTTTAAAATTCTTTTTTAGTAAAGTGTAAAGTATTTTTCTTTGAGATGGTTTTAATCCATCTATCATTGATGGTATTGATCTTATATTATCCGCCATACTAAACTCTATGAATTCATTATTGAAAAACGAGTCATATGTTTGTTTTGTTTTAAATTTATCAAAATCTACATTAGACTTATAATTTAATAACCATTCTTTCCTATCCTCTACTCTTTTTTTGTTGAATGCCAAATCTATCATATCTCTTTCTTTGATTATATCAGATGAGTTGAATTTTATTAAATGCTTATTTAAATCTTTAAAAAATAATTTAATCTCAAATGGCTCCAAAGTACCAAGACCTTTTAACCATTTTAAGTGCCATTCAGAATATTCTGTTTTGCTTTTCCATTTTTGATAATCATATGTATTATAAAAATATTGTGTTTTACCCTTTTTTGTAGCTTTTACTACTGGGGTAATAAATTGATATAAAAACTCAAGTTGTAATAATTCGGGCCAGTATTTATCAAAAAAATTTAGTAGAAGCCCAGATATGTGAGAACCGTCACAATTATGAACCAATATATTATCTATTTTATTTTTAGATATAAAAAACGAATTATCATCTTCTACTTTAATGTCATACATTATAGTATCTTTGCTTTCTTTTTTTATTTCATCAATATTTAATATTTCATAATCATTTAGATTTATTTTCATCTTTATTCATATCTTTTTTTATTAAGTGCTCAATATATTTTGATTTGTTTATATTATTATCTTCACAAATTTCATCTAATATATTATCTAATTCAATATTTATAGATACTGATAATGTTTTCTTTTTGTCTGTTATTGTTGGTCTTCCCATTGTGTTTTTGTTTTTATATATAAAATATTAACTAATTTGTTTGAAAATAGATAAAAATGAAACTTTTTTATTTATATATACTATAAAAATGCTAAGAATATGAAAAAACCAATCACAAAAAGAAAAGTTTCTATCTCAATAAATAGTGAAGTATATAATTATATTGAAGATAGATTTGAAAATAAATCTAAATATATTGAATATTTAATATATCAAGATATATTAAAATGTGGCAAATTAAAAAAAGATATAATATTATGATATTAGATACTGAAATATTATTTAATGTGAGTAATAAAAATAAAGCACATTTGATATGCAAAGGTTATGATGTGACTCACAAAGATGTTATAATTAAAGTTGAAGATTTGCCTACATATAGTCATTATAAAATAAAAGTAAAATGCGATATATGTGGAACTGAAAAATATTTAGGAAATCATAAATATATGAAAAACACAAGACTTAATACTAAAGATTATTGTTGTTGTCAAAAATGTGGAGTTAATAAATTACTTGATACATTTAAAGAAAATTACGGGTGTATAAGTAGTCAACATCCTAATATCAAATTAAAGCAAGAGAAAACAAATATCGAAAGATATGGTAGTAAATCTTGTCAATCAAATAAAGAAATTAAACAAAAATCATATGATACTATGATAAAAAAATATGGTGTAAAATATTCATTACAGAATAATGAAATAAAAAAAAAGTTTATGTTAAAAATAGATGATACTGTTAAAAAAACTAATATTACAAAAGTTCAAAGAGGAGTAATGGTAGATTATGATAATTTTAGTTCATTTAAAGATTATAGAAAATTAGTTGATATAGAAACAAGAAGAAACAAAAAACTATTATATGAAGAATGGAATGGACTTGATTTTTATGATAATGAATATATTGGTGAAAATTTAAATTTAAATTATAGAGATAAATTATATCCATCTATAGATCATAAAATATCAATATTGAATGGATTTTTAGATGATATTGATCCTTATAGTATTGGTAATATTACGAATTTGTGTATAACAACAAGAACAAATAACTCAAAGAAGAATTCTAAAAATGTGTTCTAAATATTATTAAATAAAAGAAAGAGATAAATAATTATCTCTTTCTTTTTAATATTTTATCAGTAATTAATATTTCTTTGACTTTTACTAATATAATTTCATTGTTTCTTAATATTGGAATCTCATGATTTTCACTAAATGTATATTCATATCCATTGATATTTAATTTTATTATATTAGTCTTGTGAGTTTCAATTATATTGAGTATTTTTTTCCATTCATTGTTGTGTGTTAAAACTTCATCGTCATAATTAATATCTTTTATTGCTACATATCCTCTTTTAGTTAGAACTAACGTATTTTCTTCTATACAATCAGCATCTGTCATCATTATAACTTTACCGTATCTTAATGTTCTTGTTGATGTGTATTGTTTACCAAATTCTAATCCTAATATTTTTATAATTGAAGTAATTTCATCGTTTTCTCTCATTTTTTGTATAGAAACATCCCTTACATTCAATGGTTTACCCTTAAGAGGGTATATTCCATAATAGTCATTTCCAACAACTGATAATCCTGCACGAGCTGTTGATTTTGCTGAATCTCCTTCAGTTAGTATTAATCCACATTTCATGCTATGTGGTTGCTTACCTGCCATATTAGCATCATCAAGCTTCGCTATTTTAACTTTAATTTTCTGATTATTCTGAGTTGATTTCTTAGCATCTTGTAATTCTTTGAATGATGCAAAATTTACTATGTCATTTTTTATTTGAGATGACATAAGTTTTTTGATAAATGAATCTGAAACAGTTACATCTTTGATGATTTCAGTTATCATTCTTGTAGTTAGATTTTCTTTTGTTTGTGTTTCAAATGATGGATTAGGAATTTTACAACTAAGAAATAAAAATAAATGATTTTTGATCATTGATTGTTTAACGCTTGTTGATTTTATTTTATCATCAAGTGATTTGGTGATTTGATTAGTTATGTAATTAACATGAGTACCTCCAATATGAGTAGATATTCCATTTACCATTGATACTTGTTGAAACATATCATTAGGTGTGCGTGCTATACCGACTTCCCAGTTCTCATTTATTTTTTCGTAGAAGAACTCTTCATCATCATTGATAAACATCTTCATGTAATCTTTAAATGACTTGATAGGTATTAATACATCATTATAGTAGACTTTAACTCCAGTGCTATAAGCTGCAATGTCAATAGCTCGTTTTAAAAATATTGATTGAATTTCATCTGTTATTTCAGTTAGATTAAATTTTTCAAAATCTGGATAATATGTAATTTTTGTGTAATTTTTGTCTGATGTAGTTATTTTTGGCTTAGTTTTATCAGACATATTATTGGTGAATGTTTGAATGTATTTATGCTTACCATCTGCAGTTTCAATTGTAAATTTCTTTGAGAATATGTTAGTTGTTTTTATTCCAATTCCATGTGTACCACCAACCATCCTTTTATCATCGTCCGTGAAATTCTCCCCCGTGAGCAAATTTCCGAAAATCAACTCACACACATAAATTTTATGTTCTTTGTGCATAACAATAGGTACTCCTGGTCCGTCGTTTTCAATTGTTATGTGGTCTTTATCTACGTTTATCTTGATGTATTTGACTTGACCATCTGTTCTGATGTAATGATCTGATGCATTGGTTAATGCTTCATCGAATAGTTTAATAAATCCTGCATTATAATTTACTTCTTTATATACAAATTTGTTGTCTTTAATTTCATTAATATCTTCAAATACATACATTTTGGTTGGTTCAGTATATATATTTCCAATATACATTCCTGGTTTTTTTAATACGTGTTCAATTGGTGTTAATTTCTTATATCTATCCTCTATTGTTTTTTTATTCATCAAATTTTAATTAATTTTTACATTGTATATATCTTAAAAATTATGTAAAGTTTTGATTTATAATATAAAGAGTGAAAATATGATGATTTACAATGATATATATGTTAAAAATTAAATATTATTTAATTTTTCTATCTTCAATTTTCTACATATTTTTTGATGGTATGATTCTATAAATTTTTCAAAATCTTCAAAATTTAGAAATTCTTGTTTAAGTTCAACATGAGGATAAGGTGCTGTACTATATATGTTTTTATGAAAACATATTACTTCATTAGAGTATTCATCCATATATGAATTTATGTTTATATAGCCACCATTTTCTCTTATGATATAATAATTTGAACATCTAAGTTTATAGCCAATTGATGTTATAAGTTTTAATACACGGTCATCAATGTAATCTTTGCTTAAATGATCATTCATAATAAGTTTTTTAATTTTAGTTTTCTGAATATTCTTTTATGATATTCTTTTATGAATGTTTCAAAATTTTTAAAATTTAAAAATTCTTTTGAATAAACTTTGATTTCATTTGCTATTTGGTAATATTTACTGAATGATATAATTTTATCACCATCATTTAGTACATAAAAATTTATATTTATATATCCATTTTCTTCAAATAACGTAAATTTATCAAATCTATTTTTATAACCTATAGACTCAATTAATTTGATGCATTTTTTGTCGTAATATTCTCTATATCTAAAATCAATCATGTGATGTTATTATGCTTATAATTAAAAATTTATATATTATTATTTTGATGACATGTTTTTGATATTTGTTAAATAAATGACTAAAATATATAATAAATATGTTTTTATTTTTTTTATTGAAATAGTTTATTTACTTTTGTGAAGTAATTGAATTATAATAATATTTATAATAATATTATTAATTAGTTTTTAATTTAAATTATTATGTATATCTTTGTATTGTAATATAAAAACTTAATAATGAATTTTTATGAATGAACTAAAAATTGCAAAAATATTAAAACACACTATGATATTAGAATATGTGTGTGAAAAAAATAAAACTAAAATAACTTCAATAATTGAAAATCCTGAAATAAGTGATGGACAATATTATGAGGACTGGCATTATAAGTATATTAAAATAAAATGTGAATCTTGTGGTGAATTACATAAATTTGAAATTTAATTATTTAATTATTTAATTGTATAAAAAATGAACTTAAAAGAAAAAATTGAAATTAGGAAAGCTTATTTTAAAGCTAAGAAACAAAAATTCCGTCGTGATACACAAAGGTTGGCTATCAAATTTTTTAAGTTTTTTTCTATTAGCAATAATAGAATTGATCAAGTCAACAACAGTGAAAATGAAGTAATAAGTTTTTGTAGACGACTTATTAGAAATCAAGAAACTGTTTTGTCAATGACTCCAACAACACACAAAAGGATAATTGAAAACAAGAAAACTGGTACCTATATTATAATTAGGAATATGCAAGTTCTGGTTTATCATAAAGGAACTGCATTTCCTCCAACTTTAATTTCCGATAAAAAATATCAATATCTTTTAGAAATATTTGATGATAAAAAAGAAACAATTGAACAAGATAAAGAAAATGATATTCAAAATGAAGTAAAGCATTCATTTAAAAAAATCTATGATTCTTTGGTTGAACTTGATAATATTGAAAACTCTATAAAATAATAAAAATGAAAAAGATTAATAAAAATAAGTTCAAGACTTTATATTATACTGGATTGGGTATGTATTCTGCTGTAGCATTTTGTGTTATTATTGTTGTTGTATCTGTTATTACATTTGCTTATAACAAAATTGAAGATAAGCATAAAGCTGAAATTGATGCTGCTTCTTATAAAACAGAAATTCCATTAGTTAAGAAGATTATTTATGATACTATTCCAGTGTATGATACAATAAGACCTGTACCTCACTACAGAACAAAGACTTTTTCTCCTATTATTACAAATAAAGAATTGAAAGATAGCTTATAATTTTTAAATCTAAATTACATGAAAAAGATAACATTTAATAGAGTGATTATAACGTTAGTTTGCATTACTTATTTAATTACTGCTATATTATTTATTTTAGCATTTCCTTTATCAGGTAAAGACAATCAAGTGTATCTAGATTATACTGTAATATTTGGTATGATTGTACCTGTAATTTTAGCAGCAATTTTTTTAATTTGTACAATTTGGACAGATTAATAATGTAACATTATTTGATAATTTTATTAAAAAAGTCAGGCTTAGACCTGACTTTTTTAATTTTTTGTCAGGACTAAGCTTGACTTTTTATTATGTTATCTAACTTTTTCTTTCTTTCAATTCGTAAATCATACTTATCAAAATCTTTTGTGTATTTATCAATATTACACCAATTGTCGTTTTCGTATATGTATAATGAATAATTGTTTTTATTATAATATAAATCTCCTTCAATTGGATTATCGGAAAGTTCTGATATTTTATCGTAATTGAATATAGGCATTTTCTATCTCTTTTAACTTTATTAGTTTTGATATTCTATCAAATCTATTTATGTTTATTTTTAAATCCTCATGAGTATACATAGTTCTTATGTAAACATCAACAATTGGATATTCACAATTGACTCTATAATTCAATATTTTTGAACTGTTAATATATTCATTTGTTAAATATTTTGAAATGTCATACATTAATTGAGCATCTTTAAATTTTGGATTTAACACTAAATTGTTAACTAAATTATTTAGATTTTCTGTTATCTCATCGTACATTTTTTTATCTTCCATTTAATGATATTAATTTTAATCTTCTTTTTTCTGTTTTAATTCTTTCTGGTAGATTTATTATAGTTTTTTCATAATCAACTCCTTCTTTTCTTCTATTAAATTTTCCAGTTATCATATCTATACCTGATTTTTTATTTATTAATTCATTATAGAAAAAAATTTCATTGTTTTTGAAATTTTCTATTTTGCTACAACCTTTGATTGGATTTGATATATTGTCAAATACTAATTTACCATCTATGTAAAATTTGTATATAGTTGTGTTGTTTATGTAACAATCATGTGCAACATTATATCTAGTGTGAGCTGGACCATAAAGATTGTGTAGCTTACCATGTTTTAAATGGTACTCATAACCATCAAATAATATATGAGTAATATCCTTCAAATTGAACTCTATGTACTCATATAAGTCATAAAATGACTTAAAATCTTTTTTATATAATCTACCTGTGACGGCATCTATAGATAAAAAAGATTCAAAGTCAATCTTACATTCAACATCTAAAAATTTATACATTATCATGTGATAACAATTTATTTAATTTTTGTTTTCTGATTTCTTTTTCAGTGTAGAAATAATCAGGAAAATTCCAACGAACATTTGAACGTCCTTTTTCTTTAGAGAAAACTTCAAATCCTGCATCATCTGACATCATAACATGATATTCTACTATTTTAGATATCTCATAATAATGATCTTTGTATATACATGAATCTGATGTTGTTAATGATTTTTTACAAAGATACTTTTTATTGAGCAGGTATTTCATAATTTAATTTATTTAATTTATCTTTTCTTTCATCTTTTATTGTTCCAAAGTATTCATAAAAATAATCATAATGCATATTATTCTCTAATGAGAATACTATATTACCAATATCATTAGTCATTATTACTTCACCATGATGCTGATATATAACTCTGTATTTTTTGCCTTTTTCAAAATAGGTTCTATTATTCATTATAGATATTATTGGTTTTTTACAATAATATAAATCATCAATCTTTGGATTCATTATCTAAATCACTTTTTAAATAATTAGCTAATCTTTGAATTTTATATGCATCATCAGGATTAAAAATAAATTCATCAAATGCTCCATATTTGCACCTATATCCAAATATATATTTAACTCCGTGTTTTAATCTACTCCAAAATGAACCTCTATTTAAAAGTACATGAGCATAGCACATTGGATAACTTTTACCAGTTTCATTTGTATCTTCATCATATAAGAACACAATTTGATGATCTGTTGAATGACAACTACAAATTAATATATCTTCTTTCTTTTTCATAATTTAATATTTTTTTTTAATAATTCTTCTAACTCGTTTATAGTATTTTCACATAATATAGTTTGTTCTCTTACTCTAAATCCTCTTGTCCACGAGTATTTTTTGTCTGTTAAATGTAATTGTTCTTTTCTTAATTCAATTAATCTATTTTCAATCAATTCTTCCATTATTTAATTTTTCTAATTTTCTTTTTCTATATCCTTGATGATCACTAAAATATTCAGAAAATAGATTGTTTTTTCTATCTGTTTCAAGCCAAAATGCATACTTATCATCATCAGTATAATTTATTGATATTATAACTTCATCTGATTTGCTATCATTGTACATAGTTTTAGTAGCAGATTTTGTGTGATTAACAGTGTATATGTTATTTTCTTTGAATATTAATTTTTCATCAGATTTTCTATATACATCTTTTGTACAATAAACTTTATCTCCTGCGTTTAGTATTTTTACTGACATTCTATAAATAATTTTTCTAATTTCATTTTTCTATATTCTTTTATGCTCATAAAATATTCATAATAATTCCATCCATATGCATTTTTTAGATTAAGAGTATAAAAAAACCCATTACTTTCAATTGAAACTAAACTTTCTATACCTTTCTGCTTATACACAAAATGAACAATGTATACATTGTTCATTTTCATGACTAATGTATTATCAAAATCATAAAAATCATTTATGCAATAAACTTTATCTCCTTGCTTTGGTATTAACTTCATTGTTTCAATATATTTAATAATTTTCTTTTTCTTTTTTTACTAATCCATTTATTTCTATTAAAATCAAATACATTTTTTATAATATTGTCACTTGGATTATTTGTGACAGTTTTGCATTCTTTTAAATCAATCCAACAATGTGATATTCCATCTTCTGAAACATAACCATAAAAACCAGGTAGATAACAACGAGTATCATGATCTGGTATATCATATTCAGTAATCAATTTAAATTCTTGAACCTTACCAATAGGTTCAACTGTTGAATTGAATGTAAAGTGAATAATATTACAATCTTTTATCCATTCTTCTATTTCTGTCATACTATATAAAGTTAATTAAAAATAATGAGATTTTACTCATTATTATCATTTTTTTTGTTATCTTTGTTTATTAAGTATGTAATATATTCTGATTTTGATAAATTATTTTCAATTAAATAAGTTTCTAATTTTTCATTTAACTCTTTGTCAATAGTAATACTCATCGTTGTTTTTTTATTTTCCTTTTTTGGTCTACCTACGTCTGACATATTGTTTTTTATTTTTATAGTAAAATAGAAAAAAATGGTTTATTTTTATTTATATATAACAATAAAATAACAATTTAATATGAAGAAAATTAAAACTAAAGTAGCAATATCAATCGCAATAGATAAAGGAATGAATGAATATCTATCAGAAAACTTTGAAAATAAGTCAAAATATATTGAGCATTTGATATATAAAGATTTAGTTGAAAATAATATAATAGAAGAAAATAAATATAAAATGTAATGGGTAAAAAATCAAAAAATGATGTTTTTATTAAAAAGGCAATAGAGGTACATGGTAATAAATATGACTATAGTTTAGTAGAATATAAACATAATCAAACAAATGTTGAAATTGTGTGTAATGATTGCGGATATAAGTTTCTAAGGACTCCACATTATCATCTAAAAAGAAATATTAACAATGGTTGTAAAAATTGTTATTCATTAGCAAGAATATTAACTACTGATATCTTTATTGAAAAAGCAATAGAGGTACATGGGAATAAATATGATTATTCTTTAGTTAAATATGAAAAATCGAAGACTAAAATTAAAATTATTTGTCCAATTCACGGAGAGTTTGAACAAATACCGAATTCTCATTTATCTGGACATGGGTGCGACAAATGTGGAAGTTTTTCGACAACATATAATTTTATAATAACAGCAAAAGAAATTCATTGTGGTAAGTATGATTATTCTTTAGTTAATTATATAGATAATAAAACTAAAGTAAAAATTATTTGTCCAACTCATGGTATATTTGAACAAACTCCAGGTGGACATTTATTTGGTAGAGGATGTGAAAAATGTGCATTTGATGGTAGAAGAATATTATTAGAAGATTTTATAAAAAGATCAAAAAAAATACATAATGATAAATACGATTATTCTTTAGTTGAATATTGTTATTCAACGGAAAAAGTAAAAATTATTTGTCCAACTCATGGTATATTTGAACAAACTCCAAGTGGACATTTAGTAGGAAAAGGATGTTCAAAATGTAAATTTGATAAACATAGATTATCTACTGATGAATTTATAAAAAGATCAAAAAAAATACATGAAGATAAATATGATTATTCTTTAATTGATTATATAGATGTTCATAATAAAGTAAAAATTGTTTGTCCAACACATGGTATATTTGAACAAAAGGCAAATTCTCATTTACATAATCATGGATGTCCGTATTGTAATGAAAGCTTTGGAGAGAAAAAAATAAATAGTTTTTTAAAAAATAAAAAAATATCATACATCAGAGAATTCTCATTCGATGATTGTGTAGGTAAAAATAATGTTAAATTAAGATTTGATTTTTATCTTATTAAATATAATATTTGTATTGAATTTGATGGTAAACAACATTTTATTGCGCCTGAACAATGGGGAGGAGATGAATATTTATTACATTCTAAAAAATTAGATAAAATAAAAAATGAATATTGTAAAAATAACAATATTCATTTATTAAGGATAAAATATACAAAAATTAATTATATTGATATAATATTATCTAGACTTTTAAAACTTTTATAGAATTAATAAAGTGATTAGGTAATATATTAGAATTATATTTCAATAAATCAGAAAAATTTGAATCTAATATGAAAGTTTGACAATAATCAGTTTCACTGCGAATTCCGCGGCCAACTTCTTGAATTGTGTTAACACAGGCATTCCAGGCATACCATTCAGGCTTAATTTTTTGTCTAGCTTTAATTTTTTTAGAACCAAGATTTGCGAAACTAATTTTTAGCACTATTTGAAAACGAGCTAACTCATCGTCTAATGAAATTCCTTCCATCATTGATGGACTGACTAAAACTGTTGCAGTTGTGCTTGTTAAATGTTTTTCAAGTATTTCATTTCTATCTTCAGTTGTATGAAATAATAGTCTTTCGTCCATAATGGTTTCTTTTAACCATTCTGTTATTTCATAATTTGATGTGTGAATTATACCTTTTTTATCTTTATATTTTGCTAATATTTTTTTTATCCATGGTACTTGATTTTTGAATGTCTCTTCTTTACTATAAAAAGACATCTTACCAAGCTTCATATAAAATATTGGATGATTCTTCAATTCAAACGGAGATTCAACTTCATAATAGCTTGTTAAATCTTCATCCAGTCCATTAATGAAACCAAACATCTTAGGATCCAATATTGTTGCAGACATGAAAATTATATGATCATATTTTGACCAAACATATTCATTAAGGTACTCATATACTAATATATGTTCAGTTACCAACTCTATCCCACTATAATTCTTTTCAGTTTTAGATTTATTGATATCAAGAACTACATTATCAGGATCATTTTTATATGACTCAAATAAATGTTTAAACGCCAACAATTTACTATCAATATTTTGTAAATATTTAGATAATTCAACTTTCTGTTTTTGTTTTGATGAACCAGCAATATCTGACTCAAATTGTGTTCTTTTTTTCTCTAACATTGGAATTAACTTTCTTTCTAAAAATTCTAAATATTTGTCTAAAAATTTAATTTTTGATATATATTTACTATCAATTTCATCAATTTCTTTTAAACCAAATCCGCATTTTTTTAATGTTTTTGAACTTAATTTTGATGATAAGTAGGATGAGAATGTTTCTTCGAAGGATTGACATTCATCAATTATAAGTACATTACCATCTCTTCGTTTTAGTGTTTCTGTTTGAAATAATGATAATGTGTCAAATAGATGAAAATTTGTTAAGCCAATATCTCCAGATATCCATGAATTTTTTGCAATATCATATGGACATGCATCACAATGTTTTTTCATTATTGTACATAATTCTTTAGCTGTACCACAATCGCAATCAAAATCTTTACAATAATAGTTAGATTTGCCCTTGTAATTGTTAATAAACGGAAAATCTTTTATGTACTGATCTTGAAGAATCTTAGAACCTGTCAAAACGTCGAATTTTGCATCAGTATTCACAAATCCCCTATACCAATTTGCAAACATCATAACAAGAAACGATTTTCCTGTTCCAGTAGGTAAGTTGCTCAATATGAATCTTTTGCCATTAGTTATACTGTCTTTCATGAAGTTTAATGCCTCAACTTGATACGTTTTTGGTTCATATTTCAGAGGGAAAAAAACTTTTTTATCGTCTACTTTAATCATTTAAAGATATTTTTATTTAGTATAGGTGATTTCATGATAATTGTTTTTGAAACTTTATAATAATTTGTATTTATAATAGCAATGAAAGAACAAAAAAAGCTTATTGATATAAAGTCGAAAAAGAAGTTGATTTCAGTAACTGAAAAAACATATGTTGGTTTTGATGTTATAGAATTTAAAAGTGGTAAATATTATAAATTGAAATATGAATGATAATAGATATTATTGTAAAAAAAATTATTATAATAACTTCACAAAAGGATGTTATTATGATATTTGGATAGATCATAACAAGGATTCAAGTTATCTAATAAATTGGATAAATAATAATGTTTATAATGTAAACACCATCTATGTTATATATGGATCTGAAATGGATAAAAATTTTAATAGCTATTTTATATTAGCTACTATTCATGATAGAAAAATAAAATTAAAAATATTAAATGAAGACTAAAAAATATTATTGTAAAAAATCATACGATAGCATTACTATAGGTAATTATTATGATTGTGGAACATCAACTAATGATTTAATTTATGAAATTTCTGGAAAAAACAAAAAAGGTTTTGACTTTAATATGATATATGACAATAAATCTGATATTTATAAATATTTTAATGATTATTTAATATTAGCTATTATTCACGACAGAAAAATAAAACTAGAAAAAATTAGGTTATCTTAATTTTTTTCATTATCTTAGTATTACAAAATATTAAATTTAAAAATGGATCAAAATATTAAAATAGGTGACAAATTTTTATGTAAAATGAATTATTGTTATATAATATTACAAAAATTTCATGAAGGTGTAGAATATGAAGTATATGATATAAAAAAAATAGACAATGGCTGCGGTTTTTATTATTATTCCTATTCAATGATAGATAATGTTGACTTTAAGTTGTTATATGTGATTGAGTATGAATTAAATAATATATTTTACTCTGGTAAAGAAATGAGAAAAATTAAATTAGAAAAATTGAATGAAAAATCATAATATTAAAATTGGTGATAAGTTATTATGTAAAGATGATTGTTGGATTCCTAATATATGCTATCATAAAGGTAGAGAATATGAAGTATTTGATTTAAATAATTATTCGTACGTAATAATAGATAGAATTAACAATGAGAGATTATTTATTGATGAATCAGAATTAAATTTAGTTTTTTATACTAATCAAGAAATGAGAAAAATTAAATTAGAAAAATTAAATGAAAAAATATAATCTTAAAATAGGTGACATATTGTTATGTAAAAAAGATTATATTTATAGTAAAATCTCTTTTAGTATAAATAAAAAATATGAAATAATTCAAATTGTTTATAACTCGCTTGAAAATAACAATAATTCGGTTTACTATTATGTATATGACGATAATAATAGTAGCATAGAAATTAGAAATGATGAAGATATGAATAGATATTTTTACACTAACCAAGAAGTCAGAAATATGAAATTAAAAAAAATTTATGAAGAATCAGAATCTTAATATTGGTGATAAATTATTATGTAAAAATTATTTAAAAACAGAATATTCTAGTTTAATAGAAGGTGATTATTATTTATTAGTTGATTTTGAGATATTTAATCATGAAGAATATTGTGATGTTAATTATACATTTTATGATGAATATAATTATGATGATTATGTATATTATATAGATGATAATAATCATCACTCGTTTTCAATATTAGATGAAAAAGATTTATATAAGTATTTTTATAAAAAAAATGAGATTAGAAATATGAAATTAGAGAAATTAAAAAATGTTTAAGCAGAATCTTAAAATTGGTGATAAGTTGTTATGTAAGATAGATTATTGGACAACAAAAATTTATTTTTTTGAAGGTAGAGAATATAATATATGTGACATAGAAATTGATTATGCAGATGAGAATGATTATGCATATTTTATAATGGATGAGAATAAAAACCGTGTGTTATTTATGATATTAGATGATTTAGATTCTTTTTTTTATACTAAGAAAGAAGTTAGAAATATCAAAATAAAAAAATTGAAAAATGCATAATATTAAATTTAAAATAGGAGAAAGAATATTATGTAAATGCATTTTGCATCAAAACTTCGAATATTTTATGTTAAATAAATATTACACAATTTATTCAATTGAAGTGTCAACCATAGGTAATTCATATTATCATATGACATTATAAAATAGCGATTTGCAGTCTATTTGTTCAGATGAATCTGTTTATAATTATTTTTATACTAACCAAGAAGTCAGGAATATGAAATTGAAAAAATTAAATGAAGAATCAAAATCTTAATAAAGGAGATAAAATATTATGTAAGAATGATATACATAATTCAAGAATTAATTTTACAAAAGGAATAGAATATTATATTGTAGCTATAGAACATAAAAATGATAATTATGATGATGATGGTAGTAATTATTACTATTATATATCTGATGATAACTCTCAAATAATAGTTAGTGAAAATGAAAGATTATTTTATAATTATTTTTATACTAACCAAGAAGTCAGGAATATGAAATTAAAAAAAATAAATGATGATAAATAATTTTAAAGTTGGTGATAAGTTATTATGTAAAAAAGATTATATTACAAAATATTCAAGGTATAAAAAAAACAAATATTATTATATTGAAGATATTGATGATCCTGTTTATGATTATGAAGAATATTCATATTATATAAATGATGATAATAATAATAATATTTATTTTTGGAAAGAATATGATTTATATGAATATTTTTATACTGCACAAGATGTACGAAAGCTTAAATTGAAAAATCTTTATGAAGAATCTGAATCTTAAAGTTGGTGACAAGTTATTATGTAAAACTAACCTTTGTTCTTTGCTAGTTAATTACTTTAATAAGGATAAATATTATATTGTTTGGGATATTAAAAATTTTAAAGATTATTCTCAGAATTGGACTTGGACTTGGTATTATATAATTGATGAAAGAGATTGTCCTTATTCTTTTAGTAAAATGGATGATGATTTATATGATATTTTTTATACTAAAAGTGAAATTAGAAAAATGAAATTGGAAAAATTGAAAAATGAAGAATATTAAAATAGGTGATAGATTATTATGTAAAAAAAGTCTATTTAACTCATCAATGACATATTTTTATGCGAGAGAATATTACACTATTAATGAAATTCAATCAGAGAGTGATGGAGAATATTCATATTATATAATTGATAATAATGGCTATACTATGCCTTTTTCTTTTAATAATAACACTTTATATGCATATTTTTACACTAAACAAGAAATGAGACATATGAAATTAAAAAAAATTTATGAAGAAGCAGAATCTTAAAATAGGTGATAGATTATTATGTAAAGAAAGTTTTTTTGATTCAGATGATCCATATTTTCATGTAGATGATTATTGTATTATTTATTATATTCAAAAGTATGTTACTAATGAATATTATTATTATATTTCAGATGAAAATAATAAACGATATCCTTTTAGATTTAGTCCTGATTTATTATTAACGTATTTTTATACTAAACAAGAAATTAGAAATATGAAATTAAAAAAATTAGAAAAATATGAATAATTTTAATGACTATGATAACATATTATGTAAAAAAGATTTAATTGCTAATGGTCAGATATGTTTTATAAAAGATGAGTATTACATTTATCGTGAAAATTTAGGTAATGTTATTGATTTGTTTGGATGCTGTATTTATGGTGAAACTAGTGATAGATACCCATATTATTTAACTAAAAAAGATTTACTGGGTCATTTTTATACTAAAAATGAAATTAGAAAAATTAAATTGAATAAAATTTATGAAGAAGCAGAATCTTAACACAGAAGATATATTATTGTGTAAAAAAGACTATTTAATATATTCTGTTGTTGTGTTTCATAAAAATAAATATTATTATAATAGATTTAATAAATCTCATGTTTGTTGTACTATATGTGATGATGATTCATTTGAACATTTGCTTAGTTATGACGAGGTATCTGAGCATTTTTACACTAAACAAGAAGTTAGGAAAATTAAATTGAAAAAATTGAATGAATGTCAGTAAAGTTTATTTTTATTAATAACTATTAAAAAAATATAACACAAAAAACATTTTTATTTTAACTAAGTATATATTATATGAATAATAATTTCAATTTAGTTGTAAATAAAAATAATAAAAAATAATGGAATCTGAAAAAGAACCGCTCACAGTATCTGAACAAAATCACAGAATTATTTCATTACTGGAAAGTATTAAAGATCAACTCATCATTCTGACTGATGTAGAAAGAAATAAAGATACAAAGAATAGTGTGTTGGAATATATTAGAAATAGAAAACAACAATACTAAAAAAGAGAAGGTTAAAGCCTTCTCTTTTTTTGTTGTTTAATTTGGTAGTTTAAAATATTTAGATTACTTTTGTTGTTGATAAAAACAATTATAAAAACATTAAAAAAATTATATGAAAAAAGTAAGAAGCATTTTATTTAAAATGGAATTAAAAGGCAACGGAGTTGTTAATTTTGATAGTAATGATCAAAAATATCTTTGGAATGAAAATACAAAAGGTACTGGTCAAGAAAGAGTTAATCACAATAATGTCAGCTTTGCTAAAAAACGTTGGTATAAAAATGATGACGGTACAATTGATAAAAAATTGATTGTTTCAAGTAACTGTCTTAGGTATTCAATATTTTCTGATGATACTTTATTTCAATCACCAAATATAATTAATAATAGTTTTTTACTAAATTCAATGATTGCCACTCCAGGTTTAATTTGTCGTGGATATATGTTTGCAGAAAAAGATCCATCAAAATCATATAAACGATCTAGTGTATTGAATATTACAGATGCTGAACAAATAAATAATTCGATATCTACATTAGAAACTTTTAGTCGTAGTGGAGAAAAAATTGTTGATGAAAACAAATCTGACACAAGTTTCTTCAAAAAAGAAACAGTAGGTAATATTGTATATGAAGCGATAGGTAGTATTGATATGATGCAAATTCAATTTGTTAGTTGTGATCAACTATTTGATAGGATGGCATTAAATCCAGATATATTTCCAGATTATAAGAAATTTCTTTCTACTAAATTACCAAATTTCAATTCTGAACTTAGTTATTATCAAATTAAAGGTAGTGCTATTGAACTTCCTGAATATGGTTTTATGTTATCAAATGAAAATGTGATATTTTTAGTAAAGGATTTATTCACTAAAATGTTAAACTTAAAAATTCGAAAAGCATCTGCATTTGCTGAAGTTTCTTCTATCAAATATAAAATTGTTAATGATCCATTTGAAGATAAATTTAGTGATGAAGACGGCTGGTTGGAATTGAATAAAAACGTTATTGAAACATTGAATTTTGATAATGAGGACTTCTATGAGAAATATGATTTTGATGCTGCTAAATCTTTAAGATTAGAATTAGAAGATGCTGCAAAAGCCAGAAAAGATGCTAATAAAGATGCTGCAAATTTAAAAAAAGAAGAAGCAAAATCTAAAAAAGAAAAAAAAGTAGAAGAAACTGAAGAATAATAAAAAATAGCATGAAATATTTAAAGTTAAGTTTCAGAAATGCTGGCTTCTATACTGTTAATAAAAATACTAAAGACTTTATGTTTGATATAAATGGTCAGCACAAAAGAAAAGATGTATTATATGGTAAACAGCAAAAAGTTAGTATTTCTGTTAATCAGATAAGTAATATGTTACATGTTTTAATGGGCGAAAGACCAAGTGCAACATATCGTGATACTTTAATAAATCCGATAAATTCTATTTTTCAAACTGCTAATAAATCATACATTAAGATTTATACCTCATTTTTTATAAATAAAAATAAAAATGTGAAATATTATCCTTCTGAAAGTGTTACTATTAGAAAATCAGTTTGGAATAGTTTTAATCCTGCACCAGATTTAGTTTATTGGAAAAGAGTTGAGAATTTTTTAACTAATGATATAGATAATTCATTATATCTTGAATTTGTAAAAATATTAAATTCTATATTAGAATATGATGTATTAAAAAAAACATTTTTAGATGTTATTGATGAATTGATAAAAAATCATAAAAATCATAGTTTAATTAACACTTTTAAATTAAAACTTAAAGAATCAATGAAAGTTCCAATGATTAAAATATTGGATGGTGAATATGATGGCACTATGAATAAAAATAGTAGAACAATGTTGACTACTAATTTTGGTGTTGATAAGATTACTAGATTGAGTGGTTCTATTATAATACCAGTTGAAGAATATGATATTGAAAAAATTAGGAATTCAAAAGGTTCTGTTACTTTATTAGACGGTGGAGTAGTGTGGATTGAAGATTTGATAAATGATTATGAATTTGGAGTTAGAGAACTTGAAGAATATTTACCTATTAATAAATTAGAAGAATATGAGAATAATATTTGAATTTACAGAAAATACATCATTAGTACCAATTAATAATCAGTCATATATGAATTATTATATTCAAAAATGTCTTGGCGACAATAATAAATATCATGATTCTAAGAATGATTATTCTATTTCTTCATTATATGGAGGTAAGTTAACAGATGATGAATTACATTTATCTTTCAAAAATGGAGGCATTATTGTTGTAACTTCAAAAAATGAAGAATTCTTGAATACTTTGATATGTGGTGTGATGTCTAATAAAGAATTAAAATGGGGAATGAAATTTGATAAAATTAATTTCATTTCTGAAATTTTTAGAAATGGCTGGAATCATTTTGCTACATTATCTCCTTTTATTATTAAAAAATATATTGATAAAAAGAATTATACCTTTTCAACTTTGAATGATTCTGATTTTGTAGATACTGTAAAAAAACATATTATAAAAAAATTGAGTAAAATTTATAATGGTATAAATTTAACAGATTTTGATGTTAAAATAATCAATCATCCTTCTCATAAAGTAAAAAAAATAATGGTGAAGAATGTTAAAAATGAAGCTAATCAATGTCAAGTCAGTATATTCTGTTCATCAGATGTAGCAGAAAAAATTTACAATTTAGGTATAGGTCAATCAACTGGTTCAGGATTTGGAACAATTTATAAAACAGAAAATAGAGATAAATATAATTTAGAATTGAAAAAATGATTAATTTTAATCTAAATGATATTGTTACAAGTGATTTTTTAAATTATAAATCACTTGTAATGTTATGTATATCTGTCAATTATGAATAATGAACTGATACTTATATAATTCCGCAAGGGAATCACAACAATGTGGAATGTAACTGGAATTAATGTTTTACTGATACTTATATAATTCCGCAAGGGAATCACAACGAATATGCAGAATATTCAAAAAAGAGAATAACTGATACTTATATAATTCCGCAAGGGAATCACAACACAACAGATAATGGAAATAAATTACAAGTTACTGATACTTATATAATTCCGCAAGGGAATCACAACTCTAGCAGTGCAATAGAGCCAGCCCAATCAACTGATACTTATATAATTCCGCAAGGGAATCACAACTATAAATAACAAAGAACTAATGAAAAACTCACTGATACTTATATAATTCCGCAAGGGAATCACAACTCAGCCTGAATTTTACCTTTACCCATCATTACTGATACTTATATAATTCCGCAAGGGAATCACAACTAAAAATAACCATCTAATAATTGAGACATAACTGATACTTATATAATTCCGCAAGGGAATCACAACTGATGTGATGATATACAGAAAAAAAAATAACTGATACTTATATAATTCCGCAAGGGAATCACAACATCATTCTATTGATTGTTATATTTCTTCTAACTGATACTTATATAATTCCGCAAGGGAATCACAACATCTTTTCTATATAATATATTTTCATATTTACTGATACTTATATAATTCCGCAAGGGAATCACAACATCAAAAAATGTAATTCTATATTTATAATTACTGATACTTATATAATTCCGCAAGGGAATCACAACATATATTTTCTTTAAACTGCTCAATGATGAACTGATACTTATATAATTCCGCAAGGGAATCACAACATTGCGTACGACTCATATAATTCAACACAAACTGATACTTATATAATTCCGCAAGGGAATCACAACAGCCCATATGTACACCCTATTTAGTGGTACACTGATACTTATATAATTCCGCAAGGGAATCACAACTGCGCTTGAGTTGTTGAATTTGCTGCAAAAACTGATACTTATATAATTCCGCAAGGGAATCACAACTTTAATGCTTTTGCAAATTTTGGCATAATAACTGATACTTATATAATTCCGCAAGGGAATCACAACATTGCAGTTTGATACATTTCAAAATAAGAAACTGATACTTATATAATTCCTTGATGGAATCACAATATTGAAAAAATAGAAAAGTTGATACAATAAACTAATAATTATATCATTCCGTAAAGGAATTTAAAATATTAAAAATTATTTGTATAATCAAATAAATAATAGTATATTTGCATGTTATAAAAAATTATTAAAATATGATAGAAACATTAGTGTCTAATAGTAATGGAGTATCTTTAAAAACTCACTCGTTAGCTGTTCAAAAAATAGCAGTTATAATGGCTGAAAGATTAGGATTACCAATTGATATACAAAATGCTATATCAAAAGCTGCTTTGTTACATGACATTGGAAAATCTTATATTCCTTTTCAAAATTATGTATCAAAAAAAGTTGTATCTGAAGAGTTTACTAATAATAAAATATTTCATCATGAAATTTCATGGGCTATACTTAGATATCTTATGAATATTGATAAAGATTATAATTATAGTATTTTATATTCTATATATTGGCATCATTCCAGAGATATGAGTAATAAAAATAAAGAATATGCATCATCGATATTAGAAAAATTAACAGATGATGATAAACAAAGAGTATTAACTGTGTATAATGAATTAACTGGTGAAAATAAAGTTTTATCAGATCTTGATGTTAATATCATGAATGATAAAATTCCTGATTATTATATAAATAAAGATGATAAAATTTGTTCATTGAATATTATTGTTATGTCTTGTGTAGTTTCTTCAGATAGATATGTATCATCAATAAATATAGACCAGAATAAAATTTTAATTGATGATAATTATTGTAATGAAATTGTTGATTCTATAGATTATTCTCCTACAAAAAATTATATAACACCAAAAAATTATGATATTGATCGTTTTAATTATCAATTATCTTGTGCTGGTGATATAAATAGTAATCAAACTTCTGAATTGAAAGCACCTGCTGGTTATGGTAAAACTATTAATGGCTTACTTGCTTGGATTAAATCTGGGAATAGAAAATTAATTTGGGTTTGTCCAAGAAATACAATAGCGGAAACTCTATTTGATGGTGTTAAAAATGAACTTAATGCATTAAGTATCAATAATATTAGTGTTGAATTGTTTCTTACTGGAGAAAGACGTGATATTTATAATGAAAACAATAATATAGATTTCACATCGGATATTATAATCACTAATATTGATAATTTTTTGACTCCTACCATTAATAATTTTGTTAGAGATAGAATGTACTCATTATTATCAAGTTATGTTATTTTTGATGAATTTCATGAATTAGTTGCGTCTGAGCCGTACTTTGCTTGTTTTGTTAATATCATGAATGTTAGACATAGATATACAAATAGTAAAACATTACTGATGAGTGCGACCCCTACAATGATGACAAATTTATGGGATAACTCAATTAAAGGAACTGCTATTTTACCAAATGAAACTAATCATTATAATGCTGCTCATTCTAAGAAATTTAGAATAAATTTCTTAGATGATATAACTTTAGTAAATCCTCAACTAAATAGTTTATTTATAACAAATTCAATAAAATCTTCTCAAACAAAAACTATTGATGACGATTATTCAGTTATAGCGCATAGTAAATATATGATTGATGACAGAAAGTGTATAATTGATAGTATATTTGATATGTATGGTAAAAATAAGAAGATTCAAAATAAATTAGATGTTATATCTGCGCCATTGATTCAAGCTGCTATGGATTTATCTTTTGGTATTATGACTGAAATTCCTAAATCTCCAGAAGATACATTTCAAAGATTGGGTAGACTTAATAGATGGGGAGAATATGATGTAGTTGATTATAATATTTTAGTTAATATTAATGATAAAAAAATAAATTTAAGTGAATTAGCTTCAATTAATCTTACTTATGACATAAAATTAAATAAATTGTGGATTGATTATTTAAAAAATAATATTATTGATAAATATGAATATACATTAGATGAATTGTACATTAAATACAATGTTTTTAATTCAATGTATAAAAAAGAAATAAATGAATATATTAATGATAGATACATTAAAAGTAGAGAATCATTATCTAAATTATTTCCAAGAAAATATATAAATAAAGATACAAAAAAAATAGTATCATCAGGTTCTAAACTTAGGGACAATGGATCAAATAATATTTATTGTATATATAAAATATATAATACTGATGAGTATACAGATGTATTTAGTATTGATTCTAATGGTTCAGATATGGATAAACATGAAGATAATACTACTCAAACTAATCAGATTCGTTCTATTAAGAAATTGTTAACTGATAGTAGATTTGAATATAATAAACATAGATTATTAACAGGTAACAAATTTACTAGTAATAAATTATTTGAATCTGCAAAAAATCCTAAGACTCCATATATTTGTTACCATAAAGAATATCATCCAAAATTAGGGCTTATATCAATTTATTTATTATAATTTGATTAATACAATTATTACCCTCATCTTTGTACACAATATTTTTAATAACTCACACTAAATAGTAAAATTATGGGTAAAACACATAAAACATTAGTAAAAGCTAGTTATTTTTTAGAAAGAAAACTGGTAAAATACATTTCAAATCCAATAGTATATATTGAAGAAGATGGTATTAATGAGAAGAGTTTAAAGATACATTTAGATAATCCAAGCACAAGTTTAATTCATAATATTAATGAATGTGCGAATGAGACATATTTAAGATTTGGAATTAAGACAGTAATAAGAAAATACATAACTAATTAAAAAAGAGAAGAGTTAAATCTTCTCTTTTTTTTGTTTGTGTCAAATATTATCCTTACATTTGTAAATAATTTTAAATAAATATCATGACAAAAAGTAATAATATCAATAATGTTAAACATCCCATTATTAGAACAAAAAGTTTACGTAATGGTTCTGTAACAAAAAACAACAAGTCATATATAAGAACATATGATTTAAGTCGTTATAGTAATGATCAGTTAGTGAATGCATTATATAGCAAAAAGTGGAACACAAACAGAAGAAGATTTATTGCTGATATATACTATTTATTAGATGAAAGGATTGCAGCAGGAAAATGTACTAAATATGAAATTGACAATTTGAAATATTTAGCTAATATAAAAAAGCATAATATAGTAAAATCTGTCAATAATAATAGTAGAACAACTACCACAAATACTACAATTCCAGTCTCTAATAGTTTAGTTAGTTTAAAATATCGTATCAATAGTTTATCAAATGAAATATTTCGTATTACTGGTGCTAGATTTAAAAAGCTAAACAGGACTGATGATGTATCAGATAAAGCACATGTATTTTATGATCAGATTTTTGCTTCATTACATTGTATACATAATATGTTGATGGCAAAAGATAATTATAAACATAGTAGATATAATATGTTAACTGCAGAAACTCAAGCAGGAAAAACAGGAGTTGTTCGTAATGTAATATTTTTATTGGAAACTTATCCTAAATTGAGAGAATATCTTGGTTTAGAATTTGGAGGTAGCGTAATAATAACTCCAATGTGTGACAATGCAAATAAAGAACAATTAAAAACTGATATTTCACATGGCGAATGCAGACAAGACAATCAAAAACTTTTAAAGTCAAAAGGAATCATGCATAATCCAGATATGCTTAGTTGGTCAAGAAATAATCAATATGGAAACTTGCATGACTGTATTATATTTGTAGATGAATCTCACTTAGCATCAGGTGTTAGTGGTGCTATGAATAGTTATCTTCAAAAAAATAATATAAATTTGAATGGCTCTACTAATTTATCTAAAAATAACATTTTTTTATTCACAATATCAGCTACTCCATATGAAGAGCATGTTGGTAATTTGTTATTTAAAAAAAAGAATACAATAGAGTTAGCTCATGGACCTAATTATAAAGGATTGGATTATTTTTTGAAAAACAATTTTTTTAGACAATCATTTGATTTGTCAACTACTGAAGGTGAGAATCATTTTAAGAATGAAGTAGAAAGTTTCAATCATAAAATTGGTTATTATATTGTCAGAATAAATATTAGTACAGATACTGATAATTTGATACCAGAAGGATTTTCAACTTTAACATATTTTGAGAAAGATAAAGAAGTTATTAATGAAACATTGAGAAAAATACCTGATACACCTACTCTTATATTTGTAAAAGAGAAAATGAAACAATCATATCAATTAGATAAACAAAATATTGTAATGATGTTTGATAGATCAGTTGTTCATGATTCTGATTATAGAACAAGTTTTATTGTACAAAGTTTTGCAGGTAGATTTTGTGGATATCATAATTATAATGCTATTATATACACAGAAATAAATGATGTGAAACTTCATTTAGATTATTTAAAAAATAAAAATCATGTACCACACTGTAAGCGTGTTAATAATGATAAGAAATTTTCATTCAAGGAAAAAAATAAATCACAGCAGTCATCATATAGTAATAAAAATGACTTATCATATGCAAATAACTTTACATTAAAGATTGGATATAAAACACAGAATGATGGTTATATAACATTAAACAATAATATCATAACAATATATTTAGATAATAAGAGGAATTTAGTATTATCTAAAAAATCAAAAGTTGAAACAGAATTTCTTTCTTCTTATATTGAAGACTATGTTGTTTGCTCAGATATTAAAACACCTTGTAATTCATTTTTAGATGCTAAGAATGCACTTGAATCGTATTGTAAGATAGTATCATCAAAAACAAAAATTGATGATGTGAAAACAAAAAATGGTAAAAAATTCATTGAATTATTGGAGTTTAATTTTTGATTTTTTATTAACTACTATTAACAAAAAAATATAAATTTATATTGTATATTTTTTGCTTATTTAAATAATTTTTAGTATCTTCGATAGAAAGATATTAATTATTAATTTAAAAATTTAAAAATATAGCATGAATTTATTGAATATTGAGCAAAACGTTGAAAAACAAGTAGTAAAATGTGAACACATAGTAGGAGCAAAGATTAAAACTAAATGGACTAAAAATGATGTTATTATAGCTTTTCTTTATACAAAATTTACATTAAGAAAAGTTGGAGTTACAGATGAAGCTACACAACTTGAGAATTTTGTTAATGAATATATTGGTTCTATTTCGAACTCATTGAAAATGGAATCACTGAATATTAAATATTTATTGTGTTTAAAACATAATGAGCAACCAGAAGGATTAGAACATTATTCAAAAACACAGGAACTTGTTGTTAATGAATATGATAAATATAGTGAGAATGAATTATCAGAAATTGTAAACTTAATATTAGACAGTATGACTGAAGAAGAAAAATTGAAAAACATGGAAATGGCGGATGGAGTTAATGCAGAGATTAATGCAGAGAAAGAAAAACATCGTTTAGAAGTTCTTGCAAAAAAAGAAGAGAAAGCAAGATTAGCTCTTGTTAAAAAAACTCAGAAAGAAAAATACACAACCACATCAACAGATTATAAGCCAATGACATTTAAGCAGATGAATCCATCCAAGAAAAAATATGTTGCTAGCATTGTGAGTAATGTATTTGCAAATATTGGAGATGTTCTTGATCACAAAAAATATGGCAAAGGCTCTGTTAAAGATATAGTTGGAGACAGAATTACAATTAACTTTCGTGATAAAGCAGTAGGAAGTAAAATTTTATTGTTTGATGAAAAGTTTTTCAATTTAGTTTAAATAATATTAAATGCAAGAAAACACCAGATTTAATCTTGTGTTTTTCTTGCATAATTGAATTATTATTAGTATATTTGTATATAAAATAATAATAATAAAATATGATTTATAGAAAAATAATATTAATATTAATCTGTGTTATTTTTAGTATATCATGTACAAGTAAAAAAGACAGAAGAACTGAAAAATATATTGAAAGTAGTCTAATATCAAAAATATCTGAATATCAAAAAAACAATAATATTTATGCTACATATACATATGATGAAATGAAATCATCTATTGTTAATGATAGTATAAGTTTTTATGTTTTAAATTATGATATTACTGATATGTATGGTATAAAAAGAAAATCTTTTGTTTATGGATATTTCAATATGAATACTGGATATGATGTGACAGATGAAGATGGTTATAATGATGATAGTGATGATAGTTATGATAGTTATGATAGATTTATGAATACCCAAATTTTTTAATGTTATGGTGCTTGGTAAATTATATCGTAAAGATTTAAATAAAAATGAAAAACAAGTTTATGATCATGTTAAAAAATTGAGACACGGTGAACTTGTTGGATTCACAATAGGTAATAAAAATGGTGATGATTCTTTTATTTGGAAACTAAATTTTAATGGAATAGAAAAATGTGAATTATATGGCAAATCACTCTATGATAATAAACAATATTCTTTTAAATTTGTAACTGAATATGATGGTTACACAAGTAAATTGTCTAATTTTGATTATATGCTAATATATGTAATGAATTGGTATTATAATTGTATTGATGAATATTTGATAATATCTTCACGTAGGAAAAAATTAATTCAAATTAATAACAAACTATAATATTTACAACTATTTAAAAACCTCATACTGATTAGGTTAAGTGTAATTTTAATTATGAAAAAAATTGGAATATTTTTGTTGTGTATTTTATTTTTAGTGTCATGTCAACTAAATGATTCAAAAAAAACGGAAGAATGTAAAGTTGAAAAACAAAATTTTAAAGGTTTTTGTGATTTAATGATTGGTTCAGATTTCAAATCTATACCATCATATAATAAATTTAAAAAAACGAATGAAGATTTGTATTATGCTGATACATATGAATTATCTAAAGATATTGGTTGTGTTTCTTTTGTTCGTGTTATGCTGAAAAATGGTAGAATAAAGGATGTAGGATTTACAAGCAGCAGCATATCAAATAAAAATAAATTAGATTCATGCTTTAAATCATATAATTCAATCTATTTAAATCTTTCACCTTCTAATAAAAATAGAAAAGACTATAAATCAAATGATGATGTCATAATAACAACATTAATATTAAATAGTGAATATTTATATCATATGTATGGTCATAATCCAATTAATTATTTTTATTTTGATTCAACTGGATTAGGTATCTGATTAATATCTGGTAATAAAAAAGAGAATATTTTAATATTCTCTTTTTTTTATATATACAACAAAAAAATCTCATGAAAATATATAATTGTTTAAAAAAGGTAAATACTGAGGTTGAACCAACTGAAGTTGAATGTAGTCAAGCTGAATATTGTCCAACATATTTAGCATATTTAGGTAAATATGGTGAAGGATCAAAAGAAATTAAAATATGCAAAAATTCAGATTCTGGATATTGTACTAAATATCATCTCATAAATCAATATAAATGGAATGAATTGACTGATGAAGAAAAAATAAAATTGGTAAAAAATATTATCATAAAGGAAGAATAATTTAATATTCTAAATCATTAGAGTTTAATTTGTCAATTTTGTCTTTTCTATCTTTTAATAAGAAATATTTATTCTCATCTACAAATAATCTACAAGATATACTATCATTAACTATATCATTAAAATATGGACTATTTAAATTGTCACATGTTGTGTGAGTACTCTCATTATTATTAAATTCTTTACATAAATCATCTAGTAATATTGAAGTGTGTGAGTATTTTGAATACATACAGTTTAAGCAGTTATCATTCATGTGTTGTTTTTTATTATAGGTTAAATTTACTTGTATTTATTAAATAATCAAATTCTTTCTCTATTTTAGGATTTAAAATGTCTTTAATATATTTTAAATTATCTATGTTGTCATCTAATATTGTTTTCTGATAGTCATATGATTTTAATATACTAATATCCATATGTCTTAATTTTGATATGATAGATGGATATTGTTTCATTTTATTAATCCAAAAATCCTCATTGTAATTAGTTATGAATTCAGTAGTGAATGAATTTTCATATTTACCATCATAATTACTTATAATCCAATATGCTAATTCTAAATACTTTGTACTTAAAATTTTACCATTTCTATAATACTTAAAAGGTAATCCTTGTATTATAGAATAACCTTTATCTTTTACTTTATCAAGTATAACTCTTACAAATCTATCTAATTTTTCACTTATCATTAATGAAATCAAGTTATCTAATCTATATTGATATTTATCTTCTGAATGTGTAGCATATGAAGAAAATGAATAATCTTCCTCAATATTTTTAGAGTTAACTAAAAATGATACCGCATCTAAATTACCTTTATGAATAACATTATAAATATGCCTATATGTTACTGGTACTCCTAAATTGATTAGATATTTTATAACATCAGGTTTGTCGTTGTATTTTGTTGCATAATCTATACAATTTTCTGGTGCTCGTGAAAATGTAGCATCTTTCTTTTTATTCGGATCTAATCCTGTGCTAATTAAAAACTTAACAATATCTAATTTTCCTTTAAAACAAGCAGTCATTAATAAATCTTGATTGAAAGTTACTCCTAAATCTTTTAATAATTTGAATTTTTTGACATCTGAATTATGGTATACAAGATTATTTAAAAATTCTGGTTCTTTAATTAATGCTTTATAAATATTATCATTTTTTAATATAGATTTGAAATAAATATAAGGTAGTTCACAAACTGCTGTGTTATTTTTTGAAAATTTTTTTGCTGGTACATAATCAACTAATTTGACTGCTAATTCTGGAAGCTCTCTACAAGCAAAATAGAATAATCTATCTTCTTCGTATTCTGTTATATTCTTTGTGTTGATAATATTTATATAATGATTAACATCAATAATAGATTTAAAATCTTCATAAAAGCTATAAAATACTGGCTTTGTCTTTTTCTCATATATTTTAAAATTTGTTATCATATCATTATATATAAAAAACAATTTAAAATTTTCTTTCGGTTTCCATTCTTTTCAATGTTTCATATGGTGTTTCTCCTTTTTTCATTGTGTAGCTACATCCAGTTGTACCTCCTTTCCAGGTACCTTTTCTTTCACCTATATCATCACTAAATTCTATTTCAATGTCTTTCCTTATTAATCTAATATACTTCAACCAAGTGAGCCATTTCCATCTCCATTCTCTTTCTTCTACTCTAATAGTTGCTAAACAATTTTGTTCTTCACCATATTTTGTTGTATATTTGTAAGTATATGTTTCAGAAAAAATAATATCTTTCCATTTTGGATGATTCCAAAACTCCATATTCCTTGATTTTCTTGTTTCACTAAGCCAAGTACCATCTTTGACTAGACAGCTTGTTCTTATCCATTCCCAATGCCAAGGTAGATAAAAAGATTTGTATGTATAACCATAATTTACACTAAATTGCTTATCAGAAAAAGATATACCATATGTTGGTGGAGTAGATTCATCATATAGATTCTTAGTGTATTTTATTTCTATTTTTGATTTTTTATCAGACAATGTTGATAATTTATCTTTTCTAATATCTTTAATACTTTTTTTTATTTTAATTTTTTTATAATGTCTCCATGGTAGATTTATAAACAATTTCCCCCATATAAAATATATTTGAAGATTTGGACTTGGATCAAAATATCCTGCTATATGGTATTTTAAACTAAAACCACTCCAATCAGGAGTAAATTCAATATATTTATTTTTAAATGGTTTCAACTTCAAGTCTTGTTAATTTTATTATTCTTTTAACTAATATAATATTCTCTGGTAATTTTATGTTGTATAATTTTGTTAATGTGTCTTGTTTGAAATGAAATCCGTGATCATAATCATATGCAATTTTTGCAAATTCGTCACCAGCATTCATCCAATCCATCCATTCAACTCCGCTATTATCTAAGCCATATGAAACACATTGTTTATATAGTTTCAATATTGCTGTTCTATTTTTTATAAATTTAGAGTAGTTGGTTTCTCTTTCGTCGTATTCCATGTTCATATTAGTATAAAATATCAAATATGTTTTTAAATCTGATATATTTAATAGTAAAGATAGTAAAGATAGTAAAAATAATTTGAATTAAAAACACAAAAATTAAATATGTTTTTCAAAAAATTATATATACTGAAAAATAACAGTTAAATATGAGAAATTTGAAGAGTTTTAACCAAATGTTTGAATATGCCACAGGTAATAAATTGAAAAATAGATGGACAAAAAATGATGTAATTATTGCATTATATTATGAAAAATTTGGATTGAGTAAAATTGGCATTGAAGATAGTAAAGTTGAAACCTTTGTGAATAAATATATTGGTTCAAATGAACCGTCATTAAAGATGGAAGCACTAAATATAAGATATGCATTAGGAATAAAACATAATGAAGAACCAGAAGGATTATCAAGATATTCAAAAACTTGTATGGTAGTAGTAGATGAATATGATAGTTACACTGAATCAGAATTGAGAGAAATAGTAGAAGATATTATAGACAATACTACAGAAGAACAAATAGCTATAAATGTATCACAGGCTGAAAATCAAAGAGAAGAAGTTCTTAAAAGAAGAGAAGCAAAAAGAAAAGAAAAAGAACTTAATCCAAGTAGAAGAAGAGGAAGACCAAGTCTTAGTGATGTTGAGATGAAACCTATGCCTAATGATGATTCAACTGATTCATATGGTAGACCAATATCTAAACTTGATAATATACAAACAGATGAACAATCATTTGTTCAAGTTGGAGATGTACTTAATCATATTAAATTTGGTAGAGGTGAAGTAATGTCAGTAAATGGTAATTTGATTGAATTGGATTTCTTTGAAAATGATTTAGGATTAAAAAAAGTAGTATTTAAACCTGAATTATTTAAATGGACACCTGATTCATTCTAAATGAACCTTTAAAAATAAATATATAAATAAAAATTCAAAAAACAAAAGAATTATTATGACGCAAATAATCAAACTAAACAATCAACCTGAAAACTTAATCAGTCAATTAAAAGACAAAGAATTATTAATATATGAAGATATTCAAGGCTCTCAAATATTTGTAAAATGGGATGGTACAAAATTCTTAATAAGACCAAAATCAATTAGTAACACAGATCTAAATTTTGTAGATCTGGCTATTCAAAAGTATTATAATAATGTATTTCAATATATTTATACCCTTCCCGATTTTGTAACTAATTTACTATCAAAGAATTGGTGGTTCTGTTTTGAGTATTTTCCAGATAATCAACCAGGTAACATAGAATATAAAAAAATTCCAAAGAACAATCTAATTTTAACTTGTATAGTTAAAGGTACAAAATATAAATATAATTATAATGAGATATTAGAATACTCTAAATTATTTAATGTAGATTCTTTACCAGTGATATTTAAAGGTAAATTGAACGATAAACAGTTAGAAGTGATAAACTTGTTCTTACATACATCAGAAGAAGATTTGGAGTATGTTTATGGTGAGTCTAACTTTGCATATTTTTTCTATAAGATATTAAATCCTCAATTAAATAATTCATTTTTAATGGATGGCTTCAATGACAATTTGGAAAAAATAATAGTTAGAATAAATGGTGATGATGAATTTTCATTTGAGATATTAAATCCATCTTATGAAAGAATGAATCTTGATAGTAAAACAGATTACTTAGAAAATTATTCATTAATATTGCTAAATTTTTTAGAATTCATACAACTAATAAGTTTTGAGAAAGTTAAGCTTAAAGAAATAACAAAAGAAGAATTATATATTGAATTAATTTCAGCTATATTTAATGATTATGTTGAAAATATTACTAAAGAAATAAAGGATTGGAATTTAGCTATTCCTACATTTTTCTCAGAAGATAAATTTAAAATTAATACATTTTTGTTGAAAAATGATAAAACTATTGATTATATAAAATCTGATGATAAAATTGAGTATATTTTTAAACTTATTTTGAGTTCATTTAATAAGAAATTGAAGAAGCCTATTGGCATTTTTAATGATAAAACACTAGAATTGTTTAATAGTGACGTAGATAAAATATCTATTTATTTAGATAATATATTAAAAGTAAATCGTGAATATTTACTTAAAAATAATGATTTGTTGAATTTTAAGGATTATTTCAATGTTAATTTCAACACTGATTATAATGATATGATTTATCCAGATGTTTCAAAATTAGGTGCAGAAATACCATCAGGAGGAGAAAAAAAGAAAGAAAATCCAAAAGACACATTAAAAGGTGGTATACCAATTGATTTAAAGAAAGGTAAATTCTAATTTATAATAGACAATAATTCAGAATAATCTTTGTTTATAACAAATATAAAATTAAAGCCATTATTTATAGTGGCTTCTTTTTTAGCTTCATTTTTTTCTTTTTCAAGTTCGTAAGTATAACTACTTTTAATTTCAACTATCAAATTATAATTAGGTAAATAAAAATCAGGATAATATTTTTTATTTTTATTATCAAAAATATAATCAATATATTTAGCATTTTCTATTTTATAATCATCACTAAAATTAATAAGAAAGTCTAACTCATAAGTTCCTCTATATAAATATTGCTTATATTCTTTTAATTGAAATGCTGATTTTTGAGACTTTTTAAAAATTTCATAATTTTGTATAGGATATTCTACGCCATATCGTTCTAAATTTATATTTTTAATTTTTTCTTTAATTTCATAATTTTGTATAGGATATTCTACGCCATAATCAGCAAGACTTTTTTTATTTTCTTATTTTTTATTTCTTGATTTTGTGAATTATGTTCAACCCCATATCGTTCTAAATTTGTTTTCTTACTTTTTTCATTAATTTCATAATTTTGTAAAGCACACACCGTGCCATATTTTTTAAAATTTGTTTTTTTAATTTTTTTATAAAATTCAATATTTTGTGTTGGATATTCTACACCATATTTTTCTAAATTTGTTTTTTTGCATTTTTCATTATATTCTTTTGTTTTTGAATAATTATAGACACCATATTTATTTAACATTATTATTTTAACTTTTTCTTGACCACACGCACTTGAGCATGAATAGAAATTGCATTTTATGAAACTTTTATAATAAAATCTATATTCCATTATTTTTTCATTACCACATACATCACATTTAACAACAATTTTTTGACTACTACCTTTAGATAAATCTTCTGTATTTATTTCAATGATATCTTTTAATTTGCACTTATATCCTTTTAATATTAACTCATAAATATTTTTTTTATTGACTTTAATTATAATTTTATTAGTTAATATCATAATATTATCATTTTTTTCTGAAGTTCTTCTTTGATTGTAGAACTTTTACATAATTCAGATATTATACAATTCTCTAAGAATTTAGAACGGTTAGAAACTGTGTTATTTATAGTTTCTAATAATTCAGGATTTAATGATATTGATATTATAATTTTTTTATTCTTAACTTTCATAATCATTTAGTATTTTTATTGTATATATTAATAAAATAAAGTCTAAAAATGCTAATAAAATAGCATTTTTTGTTAAAGTTATAATATTCAGAACATTAATAAAATAAACTTTTTTGAATTTTATTTATATTAGAATAAAAAATATAATGCGTAAAAAAGTGTCTGATGAAAATAAAAGAAAGCATGTTTCATTCTCAATTGATCCAGAAGTTTATGAATTATGGAAGAAATATTGTGAAGATAATGATATTGAGAATTATTCTGAATATATTGAGAAAATTATAGTTGAAAAAATGAAAAAATGAAAATAGAAGAATTAAAAATTAACCAAACAATAAAATACAAAAAAGAAATACCAGATGTTTTATCAATAGATAAAGAATATATTATTACATATAGTAGTTATCTTGGTACTGATATTGTGTCTATTAATAGGAAAAAACGAAAATCTATGAATATTATTGCAATAAAATGTGATGATGACGAAATTCATGATTTTTTTCAGAATGAATTTGAAGAATATTTTTATACTGAAAAAGATTATAGGAAAGAGAAAATAATTAAATTGAATTATATTTAATTTAGTATTATCATATAAAAATGCACCATTATCAATAGTATCGATAATGGTGCATTTTATATGTTAAATTTATTTGTTATTATTCTAATTTCTGATATAAATCTATATGCAAGCCAGTCCTCTAAAATTGCGCCAGTTTCAATATCTTTAACATCAACACAAAAATCATCAATATCTTCTATTGTTAAGTATTGATGCTCAATCATAATAGTTTCTTTTTGGTGCTCACTATCTTCATTATAAATTCTTAATACTAAGTATTTTTTACCTTTTTGTGGTTCACTATACATATTATCATATCCACCATGAATACAAGTGACTTCATCTCCTAATGAGAAATATATATCATTATAATGTTCGAATATTTTAAAGTCTTTTATCATAAGTTAAATTTGTTTGCTGTTTTATTCAATTTAAATTCTTCGAATTCTTCTGGTGTTAATACTCCAGTTGTTTTAAATATTACATATCCTTCGTTTTTTAAATCTTCTGTGAAATCTTTAATTTGATAATTTGGATAATAAAATACTTCAGACCAATCTTCATTACCTTCATCTGTATATTCACCTTCATCACTAAAATAATATCCTATTGTAATACCAGGTGATTCACTCATAAATCCAAGTTGAGAAATATCACTAAATAATACTATTGATGAATTTGATACAATATCATCAAACAAATTTAAATAATCACTTTCAACTTCATAATCAGAGTTATTAATTTCTTCTTTTCCTTCTTCTGTTAATGATATTTTTAAATTACCATTTTCTAATCTTTTCAATGTTAAATATTCACCATTTCTTAATTCACTATCATCAAGTGATATCATATTTTCGTTTACATTAAATTTATTAAATTTTGTTATCATATATTAAATTTTTTTGTATCAAAATGTAGTTTCATTTTTTCTATGAAATCAGACATTACAATTTTTGGATTTTTCTTTATTTCTTCTAGATATATATTGAAGTCGTCTTGACTTTTTGAGGAGGGAAACAATATTTAAAAGAAGGGAACGTTTTGTATGCGACAAAACAACAATAACATTCCCTTCATGGTGTACCAAGTACTTGACAAAGATACAATAAGAATTGAAATACTGCCTCATTTATCGGTAGCAAAAAGAGGTTTTAAGACCACAAGTTGTCTGATTGAAGTAGTAAATAGCATTTTATATAAGCTGAAAACAGGCTGTCAATGGTATCTGTTGCCAGTAAGAAGTTTGTTCTCAGATGTAGTCTTAAGCCATAAAACCATTTTTGGTCATTTTCGCAAATGGTGTAAGAGTGGTGAGTGGGAATACTGTTGGACGAAAATACTGGAAAAATACAAGTCGTTCTTGGATTTATCTAGTGCCGACTTGGATGGTAGTCATGCCACAGCACTTCGCGGAGGCGAAGAAGTGGCTTATCAGGGTAGGAAGAAAAGGAAAACGACAAATTCTTTGTTTCTTTCTGACCGACAGGGTTTACCTTTAGCTTTATCAAATCCAATTGCAGGTAACCATAATGATTTATATGCAATTGAGAAATCCTCAGAAGAACTATTTTCAACTTTAGGGGAGGCAAAGATTAGTACAGATGGTCTTTTTATTAATGCTGATTCTGGTTTTGATTCAAAAAACTTTCGATCGATTTGTGAAAAATGGGGAGTAATTCCCAATGTTGCTTTCAACTATCGCAATGGTGAAAACAAAGATGAGTATTTATTAGATGATTTACTTTACAAACAAAGATACGTCATTGAAAGAACAAATGCTTGGATGGACAGTTTCAGATCGCTGCTTAATAGATTTGATTATACGGTTTCAAGCTGGAAAAGCTTCAATTACATAGCTTTTATGATTATATTATTCAAGAAAATTAAAACTAACAAAAAGTCAAGATGACTTCATTATATGATTCACTTATATCATCTCCTGAAACACCATCATTATTATATTCTGATATTTTATCAGATAATCTTTCATTGAAAGTTTCATTTAGATCTTTTGTGCTTCCATTGTAACCATAGTAAGGTTGTGAATAATCAATGACATCATCTTGATAACTATCATCATATTTTTTTATGATAAATTTAGCTTTATATGCATCAGTTTTTGTGTCAAATTTTAACCATAACATTGGTTCTTTACTGTTGTTATAATTATTCCATTTTATAGAATCTCTTGATACTCCAAAAAACGAATATGCCTTACCAATTATATCACTCCAAGCTTCTGCTTCATCTGCTGCTTCATGTCCTGAGCGAATACAATCTAATAACATTCCTTTAAGTTCATCCATATCATATTCTTCTATTATATCAACTATATCAGAGTAATCAGAAATATTGTCAATATCTTCAATATCAATATCAATATTATTATTAATTAGTTCAAGAGTGAGTAATACCTTAATTATATCTATATTTTCTTTATCCAAAGTCATGTTATCATTAATACTAAAACTTGAGTCGTTATATTGAAATAAATCATATGCGTCACCAGATAACATTGTTGAGATAAAATTATCTGATGTATTATCACCAATCTTAAAATAGTCAGAAAAAAAAGGAAAATCTTTAACAACTAGCCAATAATCATCATCATCTTTTACTATCTCTTTACATTTTAGATTTTCTCCATAATAATTCAACAACTCAACATTGTCTTCGATTGTTTCTTTCAAATCAATATTATCATCTTCTAATGTATAAAAATCTCCTCTATAAAAATCAAATACCATTTTATCATCATTTTTGTTATTTGTATTTAAAAAAATGTTAGAAAAATTCCCTTTATATGAATCCATATTAATATTACCATCTTTTGACCATTCAGTTAATGCATCAAATGAGTTTGCTTTTTCTATTTTCCAATTTTCATTTTCGAATAGTATTGTGAAATCTCTATTAGATTGCTCTAAATTTGAATCATTTATTTCCTTGAAATAATATAAATGTTTCATGTTATATGTTGTATTTTTTTGTTGTTTTATATATTTCTATTCCACCAACCTGATAAATACAATTTAATAAATAAGAAATACTATCTACATCACCAATGAATCCTGGATTTGAATCGTCATCAAGATTATTTATTGGAAATCCTTCAATAAATAATGATTCATCTAATCCTCCTGATTGCGCACCACTATTCCAAATTGTATATCTTACACCAAATATTTTAACTAATGCATAAGCACCTTGATATAAATCATGCACCCTGATATCATCAATTTTTAATATGTTATCATTGTATAATTGAGATATTATTTCAGTTAAACTCTCTTGTAAATAATAAATCAATGTTGATTCTTCACTGTCATCGTCAGGATTGTCTTTAACATATTTCCAATTAATATGTCTGTTCAATTCACCTGATTCATATATTTTTAAGTGTTTCATATTTTTATATGTTAAATTTTTTTGAAGAAAGATATATTTCTATACCACCAGATTTATAAATATCATTTAATAAATCTGATATTTCTTCAACATCTCCTTTATAGCCAGGTATTTCATCTTCATCCATATTATTTATAGGAAATTTTCCAATGTATAAATAATCTAATGAATATATTTCACTTATTCTATAGTTTTTGTTAAATATTCTAACTATAGCATAAGCGCCTTGAGATAAATCAAATCCTCTGATATTTATTATTTCTACTATATTATCATTATCTAATAAAGATACAACTTCTTCTATTTTATTTTGTAAATCTTTAATTAAACTAGCTTCATCACTATCATCATCAGGATTGTTTTTGACATAATTCCAATCAATATCTTTACTCCATTCACCAGTTTCATAGATTTTATATGATTTTATGTGTTTCATTAAAATATTTTTTATTTATATATAAAAAAACTTGCACAATAAAAAAATTTATATTATCTTTGTATTGGTTTTTAATGTCTATTACTTGTTGTGAAACAAATGACGTTTAATTTTAATTTCATAATTAAAAAAACTCTCACTGATGAAAATTCAGTGAGAGTTTTGAAAAATTAAAAATATAATGAAAGAGTTGATAGATGATAGTTTAGTTCCAGGTAGAGGATATTATTATTTACTAGATTGGAATGAATCTGATAGATGGGAAACAATGTTCAGACTATTCGAAAAAACCAGACTGTGTGATTTAGAATTACATGAATACATACAGTTGCTTGAAATTGCAACAAAAAAAGATTTAGAAGCATTAAAAATAGAAAAAACTTAATAAAATTATATTACTATATACATTACAATAAAAAATTAAAATTCTTATGAATAACAATATCTCAAATATGATTCAGCAACAACAACAAACTTACGTTTGATTGGGTTAGCATCATGTTTGTTTTTCACCCAATCCTGAAATGGTTTGGGTTTTTTTGTGCCCAACTTTTTAAGTTGGGTTTTTTGTTAAATACTGCTCTATGTTGTAATGATAGCAATCAGGAATTTGGATCCTGCAGATTAGGTTTGAGTCCTAATAGAGCAACAACACAATGTCACTGCCTTGTGATGGAATTGGTTAAACATGTCAGTCTTTGAAACTGATGCTCATATGAGCTTGTGGGTTCGAATCCCACTAAGGCGACAAATTATATTGTTCATTAGCGCAATTGGTAGAGCGTCAGATTCTGGATCTGAAGGTTGAAAGTCCGAATCTTTCATGAATAACAAATACATTCTCATATTGTATAACGGCTATTACATTTGTTTTTGGAACAAATAATCTAGGTTCAACTCCTAGTGTGAGAACAAAAAACTCTGAAATTTAAATTTCAGAGTTTTTTTTATAATCATTGTACTTTTTTAAGAATTCCTCATCATTTGATTTATTAAATTTCATTTGATATTGTAATATTTGACCTAATTCTATTCCAGATAATTCACCTGAATCAAAGCCAAGTTCTTTTATTATTTGAAATATTGTTTTGTTTTTCATATCTTCTTTACTTGTTGTTCTGAATTTGAATTCTAATTCCATTGCTAATTTTTTAATTTTTTCAGGAATATCATATTCAAAAAATTCATAAACTTTAATATGCTTCATATGTTATTTTTTATGATATATATAAAAAAAATAAGTGCTATAATTTGTGTTTAGATCTTCACAGACATATTCACATAGCACTTATTACCAATAATCATTTATGACGACATTAAATTTTTATGTTGTATATTTCAAGTATAGTTTTTATGTCAAGTTTGAGAAATTCCTCAAAATCTTTTTCTATGACATCATATTTTTTGCATTTAGTTGTTAAAGATTTATATATGTTTGTAACTATTTTATCTGAATTTTGAGTTTTGTTGATATCAGATAATGATTTTGATAATCCTTCTAAGAAGATAACAAGTTTTTCTTTTTCTGAATATTGTGTAAATTTTCTAATATTTCCAGTTTCAATTTGAATTCCATTAATATTATCTAATTTTAATTTTCTTTGCTCACTTATAGAAATCTCATCAAATTGATATGAATACATATTTTTATTTATTCCTCTTAATTTTAGATAGTGATAATCAAATGTATATCCTCTTTGACGTTTCTTAAATTGCAATTCTACATAATAAATTGCTCCTTCTTTTGTTTGAATTGAGCTACTGCGATTACATCTAACATATTGTCCAGTATAGTCTATATTATCAGTATCTAATGTTTTTGATTTTACTATGAAAGTATCATGTACATACAAATAATCACCATTTTCTAATTTAAAATTAATAGCTGAATAATATGTTAAGCCTTTTATTAAAACTCGTTTTTCTTTATTTGTACTTGCTCCAGTATCATATAATTCAATAGCATAATATTCTCCACCTTTTATTAATTTTATTGAACTTTTTGGGTATACACAAATAACTTTCAATGGTGATTTTAATATTGTAGTGTGGTCCATTTATTATTTTTATTTATGTTTTAATCCAAATGTTATACCTATCTGCATTCCAGATAAATATGATTTTATCATTTCATTTGTATTATTACCTTGAGTAGAATATCTAAGATCATTGTCAATTAATACTATTCCAGTATTACCTGTAATTATTACATTTATTGACGGTATTATATTTTTGATATCACGTATCATGAATTCAATATCTATATTTAGTAGCATAATTTTTAGAATATGATATTATATATGTTTGTTAATAATAATATATCTGGAATTTTGTAAAATAACAAATTTATTATTATTATAGTTAAAATTGGAATTGAAAAAAATGAGTCAAAAAATATAAATGCTTTTATAAAAATTTTATTTTTTATGTATTTGAATACAATAGTTTTTATAAATGACATACATATTAACACTAAAAATAAATTTGAATTTATTGTAAATAAGCCAATAAGTGTTAATAATGTATAGATAATATCTATTAGTGTCATTTTAGAAAAAAATAATAATATATTAGAATTCAGTTTTTTAGTAATATTTTTACCATAATAAACTGATATCATATTAATTCTATAAAACATTTTAAATTTTATACTTTTGTGAATTTCAAATGAAAGACACATTCCTATCAGCAATATAAATATTAAATTAATCATAAATTTTTTCCTCTATATGGTTCAATACTTGGTCCTGTACTAAATCCCCGTTCTAATATTGTACCCATGTACTTGTATTCTTCATTTTTGCTCATGTCGTTGAAATCTTTTTCTGATGCGCACCATACTAAGGTGTCTCCGTATAAAAATAGATAGTAATTCATATTATTTATTTATTAATTAATTTGTTAATTTATTAATTTTTTGCTTTCTTATATCCTTTATATCATCTAATATGACTTCAACTGAGTCATCCATTGATGATTTTGAAATAGATGAGTCAACAGTGTAATTACTTTTGTCCTTTTGAGCTTTCCAAAATTCATGTCTTATGACTTGTATGATATCATACGCTTCTCTGCATGTTTCATCAACTTGTTTACTGTGAATACCAAAATATGCACTATAAAAAGTACTATCACCAGTAATTAAATATTTTATTTCACTTAATCTAGTTTTTATTTCTCTTGTTCTATCATGAAGTTTTGCCCAATCTGGAGATAATTTCAAATTTTTGACATCTTTCCATTTTTTTACTTCATTACCATTACCCCAACTACCTTCTGTTTTTATATAACTTTTACCAATCTCTACAATTTTTCCTCTCATTGTTTCATCACCAACTTCAAGTTGTTTTTTATCTGTAAATTGTTCAGTTATAGAATTATCAATTGTTGGATGATTTAAAACTTCATCTAATTGAAGCATTCCAATTCTCGAATATAAATCAAGAGATTTTTGAATTAATCTTAGTTGTTTGTTTGATAATTTTATGATTGCCATTAGTTATTTGATGTATACTAAGTATGTAATTGTTTTGTCTTTGTAAGGTGAGACTTGAAAACGAAATCTACTGTCATCGTTTTTATCTTTCTCTGTGATGTACATATAATGTTCAGAGTTCATGTTAGTCCAATCATCAAATTGTTCTTTTGTATCAAATTCTGGTTCCATGCCACCATGAAATTCATCAGAAATAGCTTCTTTAATAGCAATAAAACAATCATCAGGAATAGGATTTGACTTATCAACGCCTGATTTGTCTAATATAGTACCGATAACTCCTACCATTTGATTAAAGTAAAGATATTTACATTTTGATAATTCATCTAGTGCAATAGCACTAACTTTTTGATAACTTACTTTCATGATTTTAATAATTTATGAATAATGAATAAACTGTTTTATTTCCTATTTCTTCTTTATAATCTTCTATGAATTTTTCAACCCAATATTGAAAAGTTGTAACATCTTTTTCTCCTAATTCAATTAATGGATAAGCTATTGGAGTTTCAAACATATCTGAATGTCTATAATCTTTTTCCATGTCACAAACGTCATCCCAATCCCATCCAGAATTTTGAGATACATAGTCTATTAATATAGAGTTATCAATGCATAAATCAAATTCAAAATTTATTTTCATGATACTAAATATTTATTATTGTAAATAGTTTCAATATCAATACATTTTATTTTTATAAATGATTTAATTCTATCTATTCTTCCTGATGAAACTTCTGTTTGGTTAGATATGTTAAATAGAATATAAGATTTATCAAATCCCATAACAACAAGTCTTAAGTCATATTTTTTTTGTTCATATATAACAGACTCTTTCAATTCTTTTAGTAGAATTGTTTTTTGATCTGACAAATCAATTACTTGTTGTATTTTATCTTCTGTTTTCATAATGCAAAGATATACATAATTTTTGACACAAAAAAAAGTTAACCAAAAATTAATAACTTTTTAAGATTATTTAATAGTTCGGTAAAAATGATGAAAAATAATGAAATCATTCATAGTTTATTTTTTATTTATTTATAGAATTGTAATAATTCCAAAATAATTTATTATCACGTGATAATATAGACATATGTTCTTCCCATGAATAATGTTCCTCTTCAGATTTTTCAAATTTTGTTTCAATATATCGTTCTAGATTATTTGATGCTGATTTATAAAATTTATCAAAATATTTACATTTTTCTTTATCTGTAAATTCAGATAATTCTTTGATTGCAGATTTTTTTTCACCTAATTTTTCTTTTAAATCTAATTGTTCAAGTTCTTTTGTCTTTGATTCAATTTCTTTGATTAGTTTTTCTCTTGTATTTTCTGCGTCTGTTTTAATTTTTTTCATATTTATTTTTTAAAATGGATAATCATTTTTAATATCAGATTTATAATATTTTTCATATTCATCATCAGTCCATATTTTATAATTATAGTTAGGTTTTAATTCTAATGATAATATTTTCATCATTCTTTCAATTTTAATTTTTTTATTATTAATTAAATTGGTTATTCGTATATAATAAGATGGTTCTAAATTAGTCCAGCCTCTTTTAGTTAACTTATTCTCTCTGAAATTTGTTCTCTCTATATTGTATAATGTTGCCCAGTTATTAACTTGAAATGTTTTTGATAAACATTGAATTATAGCATCTTTACAAGATTCTTTAAGTAATATTATATCATAACATTTTTCAATAAAAACACCACAGCAGGACAAATCAACATTTTTAATTAGAGAATAATATGCATTTTTATAAAGTTTATATGCATCAAGTTTCCTTACGTCTCCAAATGATGGTCTGATTATTTGAATAATTTTATTGTTTTTATTTATTAATGTCCAAGGATCTTGAATAATTGATATTCCTTTATACATATTTAATGTATCTATATCATACAAATCTATAATTTTATAATCTTTACAATTAATTAAAAATGTTCTTAGTATTTCTGCAGATTTAGGCATACAAAGAATATCCACATCGTGAATATCAAGTCCTGCTATACTATCTCTAACCGCTCCTCCATATATGGTGATACAATCTGATTGATTAAATAATTCCTTTATATCGAATTCAATATATTCTGTAATTTTTTTTGTAATATTATTTGTAATTTCTTCTAATTTCATATTTTAATAATAACCATTGTTCCATTTAAATATATTTTTTGAATTAAAGTCAACAATAGGATTTGAATCAATTTTATAAGATTCTATAACTAAGTCAACAAAAAAATCATCATCTATATTTTCTGCTATTGTTTTTGCGAATTTTTTATTTGAATCATCAATATCTTTCAAACTGCAACTGATACAATTATCTATAGCTTCATCATATTCAGAAATTATCATTCCTGTGCAAGCATATGGAATTTTATATCTTCTGAAAAACTGATCAGCATAACACCATATTCCTACACACTGTTTATCTCTAATAAATTGAACCATACTTGAATCTATGATAAGACTTTTTTTATCAGCAGATAATAGCCCGTTAGAACAGCCATGACCCATCATAATAATTCTATCATGAGATTTTATTAATCTCTTGAGTTTAGATTTTGATGGTAATGATCTAATAACTGTCCAATCTTTATTTTTATAAATTTCAGATAATGAATCAGTTGTTCTATCTATTGGATGAATGACCAAAGTTTTCATGTTCTTCATATAAACTTTCTCCATGAGTGATTGATTTTAATATTGTGATAAATATAATATCTAATAATATACCTGATAAAAAGCCTAGTAATGCACCAGTATATGACCAAAAAAATGATCCTATTAAACAAAATATGATAGGATATCCAATGATAACAGAGATTGTAATTATTGCTTTCTTTTTCATGATTTTTTATTTGATGATTAGAGTATTATATTTTAGACAAAGATACAATAATATTTTTGAATAAAAAAACTATAGTATAAAAATTATATATAATGATATGAAAATTTTAAAATTTTATGAAAGTTTAACAGATGACGTAAAAATAGGAGATTATGCATTGATGAAAATTGCTGTTTATAATAGTTTTGTGACTAGCGATAAGATATACTATAAATATATAAATACAACAATTGGTAAGATATGTAACATACGTAAATATAATGGAATTAATATTTCATATGAAAATGTTCCTTATGAAATTAAAGGTTATTTTTGTAACAATTCTGATGGTTTATATGAAAGAAATTTTAGTAATGATGAACTATTCGAATATGGTAAAACAATAGAGGAATTACAACTGAAATTACAAACAAAAAAATTTAATATATGAAATATTTGAAATATTATGAAAGTTTAACAGATAATTTAAATGTTGGTGATTATGTATTGATTAAAATTAACATATCTAAATATAATCAAAAACAAATAGAAACAGAAAATTTTATAAATAGTACTATTGGCAAAATATATAGTATTGATAATAGATACATAAATACTGATATTCGTGTATTATATGACGATGTACCTGAAAGTATCAAAAGTTATTTTAATATTAAAAATGGTTTATGTATAAGAAGTTTTGATATTGATAGAATAGTTGATCATAGTAAAACAATAGAAGAATTAAAAATGAAAATAGAAACAAATAAATTTAATATATGAAATATTTAAAAAATTTTGAAGGAAGAGAATCTGATTATAGTAAAAAGGATAAATATCAATATTTAGAAATAGAAGAAGAAAAAATGATTAGTGATTTTATCACTGATTATATAAAAAACTTGAATATTTTAGATAAAATTGATAAATTAACATTATCTGAATTAGAATCAGATAGATTTGAATATAGAACAATATTCAATAATCTTATTGGAATAAACAACTCATATACTGAGCCTAATAGTTTTTATAGAAATATAGACAATTTTATTAAAGAACATAAAATTGAATCATCTATTACTACTAACCGTAATACTGTGTTTAAAATTGAAGATAAAATGTATAAATACTACAAACCTGAATTTATTAAAAAAGTAGACAATAGAATAATTGAATTTGTGTCTAATATAACAGATTTAGCTAAATTTAAAAAATATTATGAGAAATATTCAAACAATTTTAGTTCTAAGGTAAAAGGAGCTTTTGATTTTATGTTTAACGCTGATAAATTCAATTTGTGAAAATTTATATATAGTTTATAAAATAAAAATAAAAATAAAAAATTATGAAAAAAATTAAATATTTCGAATCATTTGTATCAGAAAATATTGTATCAGAAAATATTGTATCAGAAAATGTTAAAGATAAAGTAAATGAAGATGTTGAAGATAAAGTAAATGAAAATATATGGGCTGAGTTATTTTCTAATGTATCATCATTGAGTTCAATTGAACAAGTTTATTATTGGCTAGGTATTTCAATTGATGCTGTTGCTGTAGGTTTAATAGGAAAAAATATTGCATCAGTAGCTACTAGTGGTGTAGTTGAATTGTTGAAAAATAACAAATTAGGTGAACGTGGTAAGGAGTTTGCTGAAATGATTACAAGACTAGGACAAAAAGGCGCTTCATTATTTAAAAGAAAAGATGTTGATGAAGAAGTTGTGGAAGAAGTTAATATTGAATTAGCACATTACAACGATATTATAGACAGATTAAAACAAGGTGAATTGGGAATAGAAGGTGTTAATCTTGCTAAAAAAGTAGAAAATGCACAAGAAGCTGCTGAAGAAGTATAATAAAATATTATTTAATAACATGAAAAAAGTCATTCTTATATTTAAGAATGACTTTTTAATTTTTTTTGCTTTTTTGGCTTATCTATTATATTTTATATTTTATATTTTATCTATTATATTTTATATGTTATTATCTCGGTGGTGAGTTACAACTATTTTTCATATTATCTATCTTTATTATTATATCTATTTTTGATTTATCTATTTTATATATTTTATATGTTAGTTTATTGGCGGTGAATTACAACTTTTTTCCATATTAAACAATTTTGTTAGAGTGAATATATTTAGTTTTAATTACAGTACAAAGATACTTAGTTTTTTTGATATATGAAAATTATATTATAATTATAATAATAATTTAGTATCTTTTAATATAAATATATTATTTATGACACTAATCAATTATTATCATTTTTTTTATATTTATCAGGATTACGTTTTTTATCATTAATAATGAAAGATGATATTTTATATACTTCTGATATAATATTTTTATTACCTGGTAATTTTAAATATTTAATCTTTACTTTATTATCTGGATTTAAAATCTCATCTTCAATTAATTCCATTGCAATTGATAAACAAAAAATATGAAGATCTCTAATATCTTCATTTTCTTTTTCATATTTACAAGCATAATCATAACTTATTGGCTCAGAAACATCAATATTATTAATCTTGTTGAGTTTACATTTTCTGATTAATTTGTTAGATGAACTTATTTTATTAATAGTTACTTTCATATTCTGTTGAGTTTAATTCTCCAATTTTCAACATCCTGATTAACAAATTTGAATCTTTAAATGAGTGTGTAGAATATCTAACTCTTTTGTTAATAAATGTTTTGTTAGATGTAAAATAAGATATACCAGAGCAACTAACATTAATTTTACTACCACATTTTTTATTCATTGAGAATACACCAGGTGTTTTTATATAATTAATTTCTGGTTTTGATAAAATACATTTTTTATATAATGTATAGTTTTCACTCCTGAATTTTTGCTGCCATACAATATAAATTTCATCTTCATTAAAATTTATATTATCTAAAAAAGATTCTAGTTCTGTGCTAGATGTAATGATCAAATCAAATCCTTTTTCAGTTTGATTAACCATTTTGAAGATGTCTTTATCTTTTTGATTGATTGTTATAAATTTTTTCATTATTATATGTTTTAAAATTTAATGCAAAGATAATACATTTTTTTAAATACACAAAATAATAATATATTTTTATTTGGATAATATTGGAGTGTTCAATAAAGCATATGATAGTGTAATGACAAATAATATAGTTATAATTATCAATCCAGATATTTTATATGCTGCTGATTTATTACCAAGTTTAATGTTGAATAAAACTAAAATCATCATTATTACTAAATATAGAATGTTTGTTATAAATATAAATGAATTCATTTATTATCAATTGTTTTTTATTTGTATTTTATTTATTATTAAAAGTTTATATATTATTTAAAATATGTATATTTAAATAAAAAAATAATTAATGAAACAAAGGTGTTCAAATCGTCTATATTAAAGAAAAAATAATATTAAGTGGTTTCAAAATCTAGTGATTATATTTGGCAATTTGTTTCAAAGGATTTTCAGTATTTAACGCAAATAAAAAAATTAGAATATAAAGGTGTGAACTTACAATGCTCATATCTTATCAATATCGTACATGAACTTATTATCAAATATTATTTTAGTAATAATACAGATTCTAAGTTTAAATTATCATCACTCATATTGAAAAAAAGGTATGGAGAATATTATAATTATTACATAAATTATTTATGTGAGCAAGGATTCATGGTAATGGTTTCTAATTATTGTGTTGGTAAAAAAACTAAGACATATAAATTAAATATTGATTATACATATGATGTATTAAGATGGAAAAATTATGATACAAAATTATTAAAAAAAATAAATAATAGATACGAAACATCTATAACTGAGATGAGTTTTAGCTCTATCCAAGTAGGTATAAGGAGTAAGATAATAGAATCATTAACCAAGATTGATATTGATTATAAAGGAGCTTTAAAACTACTTAATGATAGAAGGAATAGTGGTGAGATGTGTGAGCCAAAATATCAAAAGAATTTAATATCAGTTGAAAATATAAATTCAAAAAGTATATATTTTAATTTTGATGATTATGGCAGATTTCATACAAATTTTACAATTCTTAAGAAAGAAATTCGTAATCAATATTTAAGTATTGATAATGAGATGATTTCTGAAATTGATATTAAGAATTCTCAGCCATTATTCTTTGCTGTTCTATTAAAAAAAGAACTGCCACATATAAATGGTGATACTAAAAGGTATTTTGATTTGGTGAAAGAAGGTTTAATTTATGAAGATATTATTAATAATTCAAAATTAACTGAAAGGTATGAGGCTAAAGAACTTATGTACAAAGTTTTATTTGGTAATAATTTAAAAACTAATAAAAAATTGAATAAAATATTTCAGAAATTATATCCATCTGTTTATGAGTATATTTTAGAATTTAAAGATAAAAAAAACAATTATAAAGAATTATCTCATGAACTTCAAAAAATGGAGAGTGATTTTGTGTTTAATACCGTATTAAAAGAAATTTATGAAACATATCCTGATATTATATTGTTTACTGTTCATGATTCAATAGTATGCTCTAATTCTAATTATAATAAAGTTAAAGTAATATTTGATAAACATTTTAAAGAATTGATTAAAAATTTATAATTTTTAATCAATTTATTTATATGTTAAACTTTTTTGTGTTGTATATCATATTAACACTTTTAAATTCATTGCACAATTCTTCTATTATTTTAAGATTTGATTTTTTCATCAAATGATATATAAAATCATATCCTTTATTGTCTTTTATTTCTATATTTGGTTCTTCTTTGAGAAGATTTTTTATCATTTTCAAAGAAACATTGATATCTATTCTTATCTCTGAATTTTCTGCAACTTTAATTAATGGAGTTCTATTAAAAATGTCTGTTTGTTTATTTAAATCTGTTAAAGGTATTAGTATATGTAAGAAACTCCAGAATTTATTTATATAATCTGTTGACTGATGTTCTAATCCTTGTAATTTATCTATCATTTTAAACATTGCAGAGTCATTATCAAATGGAAATTTTCCAAGTTCTGGTGTATAAGAAAATATATTTGAATCTGCTCCTTTATCTAAAAGTATTTTACCAAATTCAAATCCACTGTTATTAATAGCAATTAATAATGGAGTCCAACCATTATCAATTTCTTGATAATTGATATTCACGTCTGGATGTTCATCAAGAAATTCTATAAATTTTGGTAGCATAAATTGATTTTCATGATAGCATAAACTTATAAGCCTTTTTTCGTCCTCATTATTATTTATGATATTTTCAAAATATTTTAAATGCTTCATATTATAAGTTAAATTTGTTTGTTGTGTTTTTAAACTCCCAATCTACTATCCATTTATCAAGTTCAACTTCTTCGTTCAATTCACAATAAACTAAATCAATTTTTATTGATCTATTTCTAGCACAGAACGCCTCATATAAGTCATTAAGATTATCCATTGCACTAAATTCTCTTAACATATCGTTATTGAATTTATCATCATCTCCATGATTATGATATACTTCATATATTAAATTTTTAAGATGAATAAATCCTTGAAGTTCATTATTACAAAGATATACTTCTGGATTATCATTATTATCATTACTTATAATTGTGCAATAATTACTCCATTCCTCATTATTTATTTCTTCAAATATTTTAGTGTATTTTCCATTATTATAAGTTAAATTTTGACAAGTCATTTCTTCTTTGTTTAGCATTTGTATATGATTGCTTACCTTGTTCATCTCCACCTTGTCTTTTATTTTTATCAATCAAACCTACTAGCCAAGATTCCATTGAACTTGAACTTTTACCTTCAATATCTTCTCTTGCTTCTTTTGGTAGCCATATATTATACATTTTTATTTCTGGTTGAAATCTTGATCTTATTTCTAAACCTGCCATTGATGATAGACTATGAAGATCTGGTGTAATTCTAACCATATTTTCAATATCTAACTCCTTTTTGTATAATCCTCCTTTTGTTTCTTTAAATTTGTCTGATGCAAGGAAAACATAAAAATCGTGTGTTTCATAGTCAGGATTTTCACTTAATAAATCTCCTAGAATGTCAACTTTTTCTTGTTCTTTCTTAATCTGTTCTTCATCTTTAGCTTCGTAAGTTTTCATGTGTTTCATATTTTTAATTTGTTTATTTTATATGTTAAATTTATCTAAATTTATAAACATAGATACATCTATATTATCTGATAATGAATCATAAATTTTTTTTATAAGTTTTAAACTAATTCCATTTGGAATGCCAGAAAACTCATGTTTTTTCAATGATTTCATTGTTTTAAGTACTAAGTTATTTTTAATAATATAGTCTTTAATATTAATATTAAGAGGAGTAAATTTCAACCAATTTGTCCATTCAATTAAATAATAAAAATCTTTTGTGTTTCTATTATCATGAAATAATAAAAATACTAAATTATATTTTGAATTCTTATTGTCACCTATGTAACAGCAAATTGTTTCATCTTGTATATACATTTGTCCTGGTATCAAATTTGGATATCCAATCATATTGTCATACTTGTTTTCAAATTCTTTAATATGTATCATATATTAAATTTTTTTGATAATAATGCTATTTCAATATCTTCTTTGTTTTCAGAATTCACTATTATTGTTCCATACCTGGTTCTTTTGAATATTTTACCAGTTTCTTCATCAAATCTAAACCATGGGTGCTGTATTTCATATGGTACATTTTCATACTCTATAGATACGTTATCAAATATTTTCTTAGGATCTTCTATTTCTATAATTCTACCGATATTATTATTTATAAAATACATAAATTCTTTTGAACCCATACCTCTGTATCCATGAATATTAGCTAATGCATAATCTCCAATTTTTATATCCTTTTTATTGTAATTTTCAACTGATTTTAAGTGTTTCATAAGTTAAATTTTTCTGCTTTTAATGTTGCATTAAAACTATCTTCTAAATTAGTCAATAATGACTCTATTTCATTTGATGGTATAATATAGTTACAATATCCATGTGTAGAATTATCTATTATATAATTATAAAATATTGTTTTTATCAAATCAAATAGTATATAGTCGTTTGCTGTTTTGCTTTGTATTACAGTAGCTAATCTATAGTTATTGTCATAATCTAAATTTAATACAATTTCAAATAAACAATAAGAATAATAAGAATAATCTATAATTATCTTATCATGAGAATCAACTTTCATCTTTAGTGTTGTTTTATTCTCTTCTGTGATATCTAATTTTTTAATTAATGATAACAGTTTTTTAAATCTATCACCTATATTATATAATGTATTATTTAATGTTTTTAAATCTCCATTTTTGACTACTTTTTTATATCTGTGAATATATTTCATATTATAAATTAAATTTATTTGAATCAATATATACTCTCAATTCATCTTCACTATCAGACCAATATTTTAGTTCTGACATTGGAAATTCCGCAGTACATCCTATTGATTTACAATATATTAAAAAATGAGATTCATCTACAATAGAATCAATTTTAAATATGCTACTTTTTGATTCTTCGTAAAAATCTAGATTGCTTGTTATATATCGTTCAGATTTTATTATTACATAATCTCCTTCTTTTGGATATGTGTGAACCATTTCATATGTTTTAAGATATTTCATTTAAATGTTAAATTTTTTTGACAATAATAATGCTTCCAAATCTTCTTTATATTTAGATTCATGAGTGATTTCATAATTTCTAGTACTATAGGTACTATCTTTTCCTAATATGACATTAAAAGGTATTATTTCTTTATCATATTGTACTTTTATTGAGTTTTCATTTCCTATCGGATTTATATGTATTGCAACTATTTGTCCAATATTATTATTAAAAAATTTTCTTTCATTAGGAGTAACAGAACAAGGATATATTATTACATAATTTCCTATTCTTTCTTTTTCCTCTGATGTTAATTGTTTTTCAAATGATTTTAAATATCTCATAAATCCATCAATCTGTTTGTGTAAAGATAATAACAAAAAGCAGTAAATATCTTATCTCTTGAATAATTTTCAACTAAAATAGGAATATTTAAATATTCTTTATATTTATCAGATATACCATCTTCAAAATTAACTATAAAATCATCAAATATGGTGAGTGAATTGTCCATTATAATCTTAGAATAAATTTTATAAGGATCTTTATCTTTTGACTTTTGTTTAAATTCATCTGCTGTTTTTGCTCTTTCTACATTTATAAATAATATTTCACGAATTTCATCTGCACTTATATTTGATTGAACATTTTTTAAATGATTTACAATAATATCTGATATAATATTTGCTTTTTTGCCATACATATTTTTAACAATTCTTGTGAAGTTTTCTGCAAAATCTATTTTAAATTGATTTGTGAATTTATCGAATTCTACTTCAGACTTTTTTATTTTTCTTTCTGCTGAATAGTCAGATAACCAACCACCTGATACAATAACATATGATTTACATCCCCTTTTAATTTTACTTAAAATATCAGTTATTGTTGTTTTTACTCTATCTACTTTTTTCCAATCTTCGTTTCCAAAATCATCTCTTTCTATCAATTCAAATGTTTCAATATAATATTCTGATTCATGTGAGAATGACACAAATATTTTATCCTTGCAAATGGATATTATCAAATTATTTGTTGGTTCTGTTAAATATTTGATTATTTCTTTTTTAACTTTCAATGATTTCCATTCTGCATCACTTGAAATTTCATAATTTCTTTGCATACTTTTCATTACAGAATTTGGTACTCCTATATTAGTAAGAGATGTCTTTTCGAAAATTTTATATGTTTTTATGTGTATCATATGTTAAATTTATTTGTATCAAGTTTTATTTTTAAAATTTCTTTATTTTTATCGAATGAAATTTCATTGTTAATACTCTGTATATTAAAATCAACTGTGAATGTTGCAATTGCATAGTTTTCATTATAATTAAATTTTCTAAATTTAGATAATATATTTTTTGGTATATTATCATATTTAATATGTAAAATCCAAATGTTATTCAAGCATTCACATTTATTTATCATTACACCTATATTATTGTCAATGAAATTTTTTGCGTCATCAGTATATATAGTTGTATGGTCTTCATCTAAATATTTAGATGATATTATAATATAATTATTATAATTTGGTATTTCATTTTTATTCTCAAATATTTTAAAAATTGTAATCATAAAAAATTAATTTTCAATTTTAATATATATATATATATTAAATTTGAAAGTAGAATTTTTAAAATTAATTAATTAAAAAATCATTTTTTTTATTTAATATATAATACAAATAATAAAAAAAACAAATTAAAAATATGAAAAGAACGAAAATTATAGATGGCGCATTTTTTAGCTACCAACCAACTGGAAACACAGCACCTTGGGGTGAAGGATATGAATTTCATGATGATGAATCAGAAATTTTAAATTATCCAGGTTTTGAAATAACAGGTATGAGAACTATTACAGATCATTTTATTACAGGAACTACTACATTAGTTGATAATGATGTTTATGTTGATTACAAATATTTGTCTGGTGTTACTGTTGTAACAGGTACTGTTAGTATTTATGAATACCCTACAACAACTACAACAACTACAACTGTTGTGCCAACAACTACAACAACTACAACTGTTGCGCCAACAACTACAACTACTACGACTGTTGCACCATAAATTAGTTAAATAGGTTTTTGATATAATGTAACTAAAAATATTAATATATAAAAGAAAACGTTATGTTAGAAAAAATCAAATTATTTTTTAAAAAAGTTGGAGAGGTATCTGTATCTTTGTTTAATAAGTTTATAATATGGTTTAAGACAAATTGGTTTATGATTGTTAATTATATCATAATAGTGGTATCTTATTCTATTATTTATGGTAATGATGCTGCTATTTTTGCTGAAACTTTATTAGGACTTTGGATATTTGTTTCAATTGCTTATGGAGGATATAAAATATTCATTAAGAAATAAAAAAAAGCCACTGAATTTTATTCAGTGGCTTTTTTATAATTAATATAACTATATTTTATTCTTCACTATCAATATCAAAGAAATTATTAGCATCATCATCATCTCCTCCAAAAGTATCTTCGTTGTTTTTAACATTTTTTGATTCTTTTGTTGAAACATTGTCATTAGATGAGCTTTCTGCTTCTTTTTTAGCAAAAGATGTTTCATTACCAGAAATAATGTCAAGTATTTGAGATACTTTATATTTATCTTCAGCTAACCATTCTTTTGGTTGATGATCTTCAAGATCTACTGTACGTTCTTTCAAAAACGACATAACTTTTTCTTTAACTTTAGGATTTGTGATTTTATTCTTTCCTGTTTTTTCGTCAATTTCAACTGGAACCTTAGCTAATCCCTTTGGTGTCATAATTTTGATAGGAGATACTTCTAAGAAAGTACTTGAGTCATAATTAGGATATTCACCAAGTTGCTTCATAACCAATTTAAAATCCCTTCCGTTTGCGAGATCGAAAACATTGCATGGATCACCAGAAATACCATCTTTTTGATCTTTGATTTTTTCTTTGATTTTGTAACCATAAGGATAGATTAAAATCTTACCTTCTGCATCACGATTTTGTTCATCTTCAACAACTAAAATATAAGAATAATATTTAGTACTTCTACTAATTAATTCTGCTTTTTCAACTTCAGATGCGTTTTTTGAGTTCTTCAATTTCCAATACATTGTACAGATATCACATTTGTCTGTGAAATTTTTCATACAATCATAGTAACCTTGAAGTTCTGGATGATTTTTAAAATCAACATAGTGTTGATGTTTTTCGATTGCAGATAATGATACTTTACCATCTTTTGTAAGATTAGGTAAAAACCTAATGGTTGCAACATAACCTTTCTTTTTGTCAGTAATTTTTGGACGATAAATACCATCTAAACTACCACCTTTTTTTTCTAGAAAATCTAGTGTTTCGCTTTGTGCGTCAATTGAGTCGAATAAATCGACATTTTCAAATTCTTTCATGCCTTTAATTTTTTTTTTTATAGCCTTTTAGCTTTAAATATTCCAAACCTATTAAAGTTTGAAACATTTATAATTTATATATGAGAATATATAAAAAGTTTGATTTAATTTTTAAAAATATATTTAATCCAAGAAAAACATTTCCTATTTTTTAAATAATTTGAATTTTTACTATTTGAATAAGCTTCTCTTTCAAATGATATATTTCTGTATGCATCTTTATAAAAAAACATCTTTATGAACCATTCAATTAAATAGAACAAATAAAATATTATTATTAACATTTCTATTTGTTGTCTCCAATGAATTTTTTCATGATCAATTGTGTCTTTATCTTCAATGTTTTTAACAAAAATACCAAATGGACATAGTGTTATTCCAACAACGTTATTTCCTATTAAATGTATTAAAAATTTTGTAAATAGTTTAATTTTTGGTTCAAAAATCATAATTATTGATTAAATTAAAAAAATGTTTATACTCATCTCTTTATCTTTATTATAAATATCATCATAATTATATCCAAGAGATTCAAGTTTTATTGATAACATATTTTTTAAATTGTATAAATTAAATATCCAAAAGTTTGAATAAAACGAATCATATTCATCATAATTAAATATGTCAACATTCTCAATTTCTTTTAGTGTTTGTTCTAAAAAGTCAACACAGAATTCATCATATGAATATTGATATTTTATTTCATTATCATACAATTCTTTGTTAATTAAGCATATGGTGTTTTTATATGACTTGTAATCCTCAACAAATGAATTAACTAATGCTTCTTTTATTACCTTTTTTCTTTCATAAATTCTCATATTTTTATATATTATTATTTTTATTTGTAAGTTGGTAATTTTTATATATAATAATGAAAAAAGCATCTAAATTAAATGAACGTAACTCAAGGAGTTTTTAAAAATACTAGTATCTATGGAATGACATTTATAGATAAATACTCAGGAATAAAATCAATTATAACAAGTGAAGGCTATATGTCTAAATTTTTAGATAAGGCAAATACTAATACATCTCAAACATCTACTATTTTATCAGATGATAATACTTATTATAACATAGTTGAAGATTGCACTTTAAATAATTGTAATATTGAGACTGGTAGATTTATTAATTGTATTATAACTGGAAATAATGATATGTCAAATTATATAAAAAACGGATATTTTAGTGGCTGTACATTTTATAATTATGTTATTGATGACGGTAAATTTGTTGGCTGTTCAATGGATGATACTAATATTTTCAATAATGGTTTTTGGGATAATGAAAATTCTGATTTTTCATGGACAAAACCATGGACAAGTGGAGTATGGAATAGTGGTAAATTTGATAATCCTTATGGCTGGTATGGTGGAACATTTAATGGTGGAACATTTGAGAATAGTTATTGGTCAGGAGGTACTGCCAACGGAGGTACATTTATTGGTATAAAATGGCATGATGGACTAGTACGTTATGCTGATTTTATTGATGAATGTATATTCGAAAATGGTGTGTTTAATAATGGAACATTTACAGATAGTTCATTTAATGGAGGTTATTTTAATGGAGGTACAATGAAGAATTCAAATATTTATGGTAGTTCAGTGAAGTCTGTTATAAATGGAGGAATAATTTTTAATTGTAATATTGATGGAGATGTTGATATTAATGGTGGATATTTTGAAAATGATTCAAATTTATATTCAATATATAATGCAAATGTATACAATTCAAATATGTCAAATTTAAATGTCATAGGTGGTAATTTTTATAATGGAAATTATAAAAATATAATTTTTTATGGAGGTGATATATTTAACGGTTTCTATTATAATATAAATTCATCAGTATTAAAAATGCTAAGTGAAGATGGAAATTTTTTAATAATGGAAGATGGTAGTAATGCATTATTTGAAGAAAGTGCAAATGAATTATTATTTGGATTAACTATTCATAATGGAACATTTAGAAATAGTATATTTGAAGATACAAATATAAAAAATGGAAATTTTACTAATTGTTATTCAAAAAATAGTCTTTTTGAATATAGTGTATATACTGATGGAAATATGCTTGATTGTGTTTGGAGAGATGGATATTGGAATGATGGAGCATTTATTACTACTATGATAAATTCAGGATCATCAAATTCATTAGCAATAAATGTAAATGCAACAACAACATCAACTACTACAATTTATTCTAGTCCAACCACCACTACAACTACTACTTACTCTGGTTTAACTACTACAACCACCACTACAATGTTAGGTACATTTATAATAAATAGTATTAATTATAGTGAATTGTTTGATAATTCTGTCGATATTAAATTTAGTGGAGTACCATCAGGATCAACAACTATCATAATTTATTGCTCATCAGATGGAATAAATTACGATTTTAGTTCAGCAGGTAATGTAGTTTCTCCTAGAAAATTTAGTTTAAATGGCAAGCCAAATACTACATTAACATTTAAATTGACAGCATTAGGAGGTATTAGTCCAGTAGATTCAAATATTTACTTATTTAATAATGTAAATACAACTACAACTACTACATCTTCATATAATCCTATATCTTCTGTAGATTTAACTGAAAAATCTATGTATTCATTATATATGTTTATTTATGGTGGAGTTCCTCCATATACATATACATTTTCAGCATATCCTGAAACTTGTGGATCATTGTCAATAAGTCCTGGTACAACAAACATAAATAGTAACACACTATCATATACAGCTGGAAATTATATCGGCGCGATATATCATGTTGTTGCATCTGTTCATGACTCAGTAAACACATTACATAATGTATATTCTAATGAGTTGATAGTAACTATGACATGTTTAGTTCCTAATACATTAATTACAATGTTTGATAATTCAACTAAGTTATTAAGTGATATTAATATTGGAGATAAGTTGTTATCAATTTCTAATGATGCATATGTTGAATCCAATGTTACTAGTAAGTCAACACATCTTGTTTTTAGTATAGTTAACATTAATCAAGGTTTATTAGAATCATCAGAAGGACATGTACATTTAATTAAAATTGAAGATTCAATAATTGAAATAGATGCAATAAATCTTAAAGTTGGTGACATTTTAATAAATAAAGATAAGCAAGAAGTTCCAATAACAAGCATATCGATAGTAAATATGGAGCAATTAGTTATAAATATATCGACTGATTTAGGTACATATATAGCGAACAATATACTAACACATAATAAATCTATTTGTCGTGAGCAAATTCAATTGATTTAATAATACATTAAATTATAAAATAAAATAAAATAAATATGCCAATAACATCTTCTGTAATTATAGATAGATATCCAAATGGAGATATTGCATCAGGACAGTTAGTTGATTTTTTTATAACTAGCGGTTACACATCATATTCCACATATAAATGGTATTTAATATCAGGTAGTACAAGTACTTTAATTAGTACTCAAAGCGGTTGTACTGTATTATTTAGTGATATCGGAAATTTTTCAGTGAATTTAGAATTATCTAATTATCCAGAATCTTGGACTGGAGGACATTTCTATGGTGGAGATTTTGAAGGATTTTTTGGAGGAGGCACATTTAATTATGGTAAATTAAATGGCTATGATATTAATAAAATAAACACTAACAATAAAATATTTATTGAAAAAATAATTTAAATTAAACTTATAATTTTTTTAATAATAAAAATAAATAAAAATTAAATGGAAAAAAATTTAGAATTTATAAAAAAATACTATCCTTTATTGTTTTTTGTTATGATTGTATTGTTGTCAGTGGTTCTTTTTCAAACTTGTTCGAATCTAAGTAAAGAAAAAGCAAATAATGAATTTCAATCTAAATTATATACACAAAATATTAGAGCAATGACTGATAGCGTATCAAAAGAATATAATAAAAAATTAGATGCTTATGAGTTTACAAAAGATAACTTAGTTTTAAATAAATTATCAGATTTGGAACAATATAACAAATCGTTGTCAGACCAATTAAAAAATGTAAAAGGAGATGTATTATCTGCTATACAATCAAATGTTGAAGGAAATCTTGGAGGTATACAAGGTTCAAACAATTTAGCAGTTTTAGATAGTGCATCAAATCATTATGGGTTAAAGTTTTCAACTAATTATGTTGATAGTGGATTTAGACAAAAAATTGTTGGAACAAGTAAATTTTATGCTATTCCAAATGAAAGTACAAAGAAATGGAATATTAAGCCTGACGTTACTGTTCTTGATACAAATTTGACTAGTATTAGCGTAACTTATGGATTTAAAGACTTGAAAAATAAATATCAAGTATTTGCAATATCTAAATCACCAAAAGTTCAAGTGACAGATTTAACTGGCGGATATTTTATTGATAAGCAAATTGTACCACCTGCAAAACCAAAAAAATGGGGAATTGGACCTTATGGAGGATTTGGATTAAACACAGCACCTAATTTAGGTAATCCACAATTTGGTTGGAGTATAGGATTTGGCTTACATTATAATATTTTACAGTGGTAATATGAAAATAGATTTTAATATAAACGAAAAAAATTCTATAACAATAACAGTTATAGAATTATCAAACAACAGAAAACGCATTTCAGTGCCATTGGATACTTTAAGTCGTAAAAAAACAAAAATGGCTATAGATATATTAAGAAATATTGATAATAATTGGCTAAATAAACAAATTTATATTAAAAAACGTGAAAATCGTAAAAATAAATTAACTGAAATATGGAAAATATGATACCAAATAAAAATGGAAGAATTTATCCTAAAGAATTATTTGAAAAATACTTAGATGAATATAATAGAACTATATTTAAGCAATTAATAAAATCAGAAAGAAAAACTAAATTAAAAAAAATAGAAAATGTACAATTCAGAAATGACTGAATGGGATAATATAAAAGAATTCGTTAATTTACATATTAAATTTACTAGAAGAGATTTATATGTTTATGGATTTTCTAGAACAGGAGAGCAATATATTTTACTTTTGAAGCATGTTGGATTTGTAAATAAAGTAGATATTGCTAAATATGAGAGATTGTGTAAAATTCCTGATACATTATCATCAACTAAAATATCTAATTTGGTAAAAAACAAATATAATTGTGTAAAATATATTAGAAAAATTAAATTAATAAATATTAAAACTCTTTACGATTAAGTAAAGAGTTTTTTTTATATGACATTCATTATAATTGTGTTGCTAACATAAATACCACTCATTACACATAAAACTTCAGCATCGTTTGGTATTGAATAAGGTGAAGATGTATATAAATTATTATTTGTACCTACTAAAAATCCATTAACATACCATTGAAATGACGGATTTACATAGCAAGACGAAAATGCATAAAAATTAGCACTATCATAATTATGAATAGTAGTAAAATCAGTATTAATTTCAAATAATGGTGGAGTGACTTCTACAGTGATATTATTACTTGTATAATTAATATTAAAATCATTATCTCTAACAACACAATAAACAACATCATCTGTGTTGAAGTTATTGTATGAAAAAATTTTATTATTTGTTCCTACAGAAAGTGAAATTCCATTTCTAATTATAAACCATTGATAATTAATATTTTGAGAATATCCTAAATTTGTTGATGTAAAAATTATAGAATTATTCGAGCAAATAGGTACTTTATTATTAACAAAATTAATTGGAATATTAGAAGATATAGTTATATTATTATTACCTGAAATTAGTGATATATTTTGAGTTTTTTTCTCATCTGAATTTATATGTACTGTAACATTATTTATAATATAGCCATCTTTATAGCTCTTTATTATATTATCACCTTTCACTGAATTTAAAATATAATATCCATTTGAATCTGTTGTGTGTATTCGTTTTGATCCTGATAATGTTACCATTACACCTGGTGTTGGAATTCCATTTATACTAACAATACCACTTATTGTTGAGAATCCAACATTTAGAATGTTGCAATTATAGAATACAACTCCATCAGATACTGATTTATATAAATAGCCTCCTCTGCATGATATTTTACTAATTTGTTGATATTTTAATGAATATCCAGATGGTATGTCATTATAATGTCTATTTATTACAATTTCATTTTTTGATTGATTTACATATAATATTTTATATCCTAAATAATATCTATTGCTACCCTCATCAGGAACAGACGGATTTTCAAGATTGAAAATGTTTGACATTGATTTAGTTGATGCATATGTAATATATGCAGTATCTCCTACAACGAAATTACTTTGAACTTCAGTGTAAATTTTTATATAACCGTTCCAATTTGAATAAATTTCTAATATATTAACAGCATTCTTGATATTAATATAGTCATTAGTTTTTTGTGCTACTTGAGATTTTATTAAATTTATGTTACCATTCAATGATGACGATACATTTGATGATGTTACTCCAGATGTATTTACTGTTATTCTATTTGTTGATAATTTTATTGTTGGCACGATACTAACTATTATTTTTCTTATATATAAAAAATATTAATTTCAATTAATAATAGTGTATATATTTGGTAATATATTTATAAGTAACTATCTTTATATAATTAATCAATTAAAAATTAAATACTATGTGGATAAAAATTAATGATGTACCTTTACATATGAGTTTAATCATAAACATTAGTAAAATTGAAAAAATAAATAGTGATAATATTAATCAATTCTTTGATAGATTTCGTACATTTGATTTATCAAATGTACGTCATAGAAATAGTATTGATATTGTTGAACGTGGGTTTAAATTAGAACGTGTATATAATCATTCTAAACAAAACAGTATAGGTGAGCTATGTCATTATGAAAAAGGTAATTTTCCTGGTGAAATTATTATAAAAGAATCAAATTTTAAAATGAATAGTGACAAATATTTATTTGAAGTTAATTATAAAAAAATGAATGATGATGAAATATATAAAATATCATCAGAAATATATGACACATTTGAAGATGCAGAAAAAACACAAGACTTTTTATTATCAAAAATGAACGATATTGAAATGTCAGTAAGTAATATTAAAATATAATAATATAAAAATGTGGATAAAAATTAATGGATTACCAATACAAGTCAGTTCAATTAAAAACATAAGTAAAATTGAACAAATATCAGAAGATATGATAATTAAATACTATAATAAAAGTTCAAGAAACAGGTTTTATAGTTCAGATGATATTAGTGAAAGCAGTAAAATTCAATATGTTAATAAATATATTACGTCAAATAACAAATCAACTGGAAACGTAATTAATTATTTAAAAAAAGAAGATGGTTCAGATGATTATGACCATATTATAAAATCCACATTTAAATTGAATTGTGACATATTTATATTTTATATTTGTGCAGAAGAAATATCATATTCTGAAGGTAAATGTAATTTATTTAATAATAATATTTATTCAAAAATTTTTGATACAATTGAAGAAGCGCAAGTTGTTCACAATAACTTATTGACAAAATTAAATGAAATTGAAATGTCACTTGTCAATATTGAAATATAAAAATGAATTATAATGATATTTATAAGATTCCAAATATATCTGAGCTAGATAATTTAGCATATAGATTATATTGGAATGATAATCGTACATGTTTTGAAGGAAATGTAAATTTTTTAAAAAACCGTATTAAATATATTAAATATTATGACTCAGCAAATCTATATTTAAGGAAAGAAAAAATAAAAAAACTCAGTAAGATTTGATTCTTACTGAGTTTTTTTTAATAGTTCATTACAATTATTTCAACTGATGTTTTTTTACCATTCTTTGAAATTTTATCATAATCAAAATTGAGTTCTTTATATCTAAATCCATCTCTTATTAATTGATTTAATAACCAAGATTTTTTATTGTTGTGTTCTAGTAATCCACTAATCATAAATGTAGAACCATCTTTGCTCAAATTTAAAAGATAATCGTGTAATTGAATATCCATCTCTTGTTGATATACAACATTGTACCCAGCCTCTGAGATTTGATTTTTTGATATGTTTCCATTGGTATCTTCACAGTACCCATATGGCGGATCAGCATATATAAAAGATGGCTTTAATATTTTAATATCATTGAAATTTTTATTACTAAAAACAATTTTATCTTTATATTTTCTTATATGTTCAGTGAACTCAATTACTTTTTTTTCTGTGCTATTATTCCATGAGCGATTTCCCCACGTCTGATTAAAGTCACCTGACTTGTTAAATCTCATCAAATTAGAGTTACAACATAACATCAAAGCCCATAATCCTTCAGGCGTTTTATTTTTATTGTAATCTTCCCTTAGTTTTATGTAATCATCTTGATTTTCTTTATTAGGACATAACATTTTAGTTTTTTTAATTATATCATCAGATTCAAGTAATCCTTTATGTATTCCTATTAAATCTGATATTATATCATTAGCTAGTACTTTTATATATTTGTCTACAACATTTGTATATATTGACCCACCTCCGCAGAAAAGGTCAATAAAATAATCTTTAGTATAATCCATCTCTGGTATTAATTGATCAAGAAGTTTGTATTTGCTTCCAGTATACGAAAATGGTGTATTTATCATTTGTTGTTAGATTTGTTGTTAGTTTTTGATGATGTGCACTTATTAGTTTTTGATGATGTATTAACATTTAAACTTTTAATTATTAATAATTTACTTCTTCTTTCTTTTTTCAAAAAAGAATCTTTAATTGCTTTTGATGTTTTAACTGATGCGATAATATAAGACTAGTCATTGGATACTATCATTCTATTTTCTTCCAAATATGAATCACTATATATGATAATCCCTTGTAAAGTAAAATATTTATTCAGCATTGTATTTTAGTATTTCTATTATTTTATTATTTCTTTGTTCTTTAATGTTTATAAAATATTTATCAATATCACATTTAAGCCAAATTGAACATTCTTTTTTTATTGTTTTTTGTTTTTCATCAAATGTAGAAACTGTATCATTATTTAAGTGTTCTATTACGTTTTTAATTTTGTTATTTTCTATATAATAATATTTTTCTTTAATATAAAATATTTTATATTTTTCATTAAAAGTATATTTTTCTGATGTAAAATGATTACTCATATTAATATCCTTCACTAAAATCAAAATATCTCCAATTTTATACATTTTAATTTTTAATTAAAAATAAATCAAATTTACTTGCTACTTCTTTTAATCTATTATTAATGTCTTCAACTACATCATCATACTTATCAATAGTATTTTTATTATCCATAAAATACACTTCCCAAAGCCAACCTCTTAGCTCTTGTAAATCACTAAAAGTTTCTATTAATTCTGATGCTTTAATAGGGTCATCTGAATATAATTTTATAAGTAATTCAGAATAAGGCTCTATGCAAACAACTGAACTTATTTCTATATAATTATCTTTTTTATATACTTCTATATCAACTATAGATATTTTTTTATATTTTAATCTAAAATTCATTTTATAATTTTTTATTTTAATATTTTCCATTTATTTATTTTATTTAGTCTAGTTAATTTATTTAAACGTATAATTTTATCAGTATATCTATATTCACAATTATAATCCCAATTAGTATATGCTAAAAAAATTCCCAAGAAATGAATATTTAAGTCAAAACAGGTGTCTTCCTTACGTCCTTTCTTTGCTCCATTTGTACTACAATGAAAAAGTTTCCAGTGTTTTTTGTGATAACTTATTGATATTGATTTGCTACAATATCGTTTCTTACCATTAATTTTTTTATTAAACCAGATTGTCATTTTATGTCATTAGTTTTCTTTGATAATTACTTAAATATTTTTCATTTGTGTGAGGATCACCATATTTGTCAATTGGAATTTTTTGTTATAATCCTTTCCAACTATTTCCAACTGTAAAATTTCTAACTGTTAATAGATTATTTTTGCTTAATGCAGTGAAGAAATCTCTTGAGTGAGCATTATATACAGTTTGTCCTACAAAAACTTGTGCTTGATTTTATAAAATAATTATCCATTTAATTTTATTATTTTTTTCTTTCTAGTAATTTTTTTAAGTAATTCTATCTCATCTAAAAATAATTTATCTGGATTATTTATATCATCACTATAAGTAACAATTTTTTCGTCATTAAGATATATACATTTAAATATATATGGACCGTTATTACCTTGAAGATAATTTATTTCTAGTCTTAAAATATCCTTTGTGTATGTTGTAATATCATACTCAAATAAATCTTTCTTCTTAATTAACAAATGATTATATTTTTTACCAATAATAACAATTTTGTTATTATATTCTATACAGCAATAATTTTCACGCTTTTTTATTCTGTTTGAATTTATGTAAACGCCAAAAGTGTAACCAGAACCATTTAAAATATAAGATTCATAGATATAATATTCTTTATTTTCTATTATAATTGAATATTCATTTTCGATAAATTCAAGTTTAAATTCACTCTTCATATAATTTGTTTAATTTTCTCAATTTGAATTTTCTGATTTTATTTTTATATTTTGGATCATATTTTTCCCAATGAGAATAAAATTTATTTAATAGTATATTTAAATCAATTTTATCTCCATTCTTTTTTTGATGGTAATACATTAATATTATAGATGATATATCATCAGGATGATCTATAAAATAATTATCAATAAACCAGTTTTTCAATTCGCTTTTTTCTTCCCATAATTTAAAATTATTTCTTACCCACATACCTAACCCCATATGTGAAATTGATATTGACTCTTCTTCATTTGTTTTTAGCCAATCTTTTTTTCCAACAATGTCTAAATTGTCAATAATTTTATATGTTTCTTCTAAGTTATTTGGAATTTCAAATTTGATCATTTATACTATAGTTTATTTTTTTGATTTTTTCTCTTCTATAATCTGATAGACTTTGTGTGTGTAGTGTGAGATATTGAGATTCTACAGTAGAACCAATTGGAACAATTGTATAATGAAATGTATATTTTGTTTCTATTGGAGTTTCAATTTTATCAAATACAATATTTTTTTGTTCATCTACGAATACAAAACAATGCACACCAACACCATCATTATGAATTTGATTTGTACGTCCTAATATAACACAATCCTCTTTTAATGAATTATCTATTTCGTATTTAACTCGATTAAGATCATAGATATATTTGTATAAAAAATTTTTAGTTTTAGAATTTGATACATAAAAATTAGGTGGTCCAATTCTGCCTGCCACTGCTATGTAGCTACCTGCTGCTGTGATTCTACTACAAATATTATTTTTTATTTTTTTTGGTTTATCAGAATAGGATTCTTGACTATATTTTTTATCAATTTCTTCTAATATAATATCATAAATATCAATTTTTTTAATATCATTTTTTAAATTTTCTCTGTTTTTGTTACCTAATTCTAAAATAATAGGTATAAATTTACTTCTCATTTCATTGTTTATAATAGATTTAATATGTATAGTTAATTGTTCATCTGTATATATATTATTAGTAATAGTGAAGTTAAATTTGTTAAGATTTATATTTTTACTACACATATTAACAGCAAATGTATTTGGATATATAGATTCATTGATTGCTCCCATTGTTGAACTTGATGGAGTTGTCATATTTGAAAAATTTGTGTCCAGATAACTAATCTGTGGCATTAAACTATTAACTGGAAATATTGTGAACATATCATTCTCTAATTCTGATAAATTAATTTTTTTATTCATTCTGATTTATTATTTTTTTCAATTTAAATTTTCTTAATTTACTAGGATTAAAAAATTTTTGTAAATATTCTGCATATGCTACTATACTCAATAAATATTCTTCTTTATTATAAATAATATTATTTATATACAAAATTGAGTCATTATATTCTTTTTCAGAGAATTTTTCAAAGTTACATTTTTTTAAATGTTCAAAATTTTCAGTATATTTTTCTAATTGATTAATAGTTTCCATGTTATATTTTTTTTGTTCTTTTGCTATTGATAATAAATATTCAGAGTAACTTATAGTATTTTTGTCTCCTATCATTATAATAGTTTTAAAAAAAATAATCATATTATAATATTCTAAATAAGATAAACCATATCTTGTAATAAAAAAATTATCATTCATTATAACTGCATATTTTTCTAATTGTTTACTGATTTTATTATTTTTCATTAATAAGAATTTATTTTTATTTTTTATAGAAAGAAAAAAGCTTTTAGTTTTTTAATATATAAAGAAAAAAGAATTTTAATGGAAAAATTTACACAGATAAAAGATAAGCCAGTTATACCAGATGAAGAAACGTTATTTGATGGTAAATATTTAGATGTGATTCAATATAAGGAGACTGAAATACTAAAAGGGCACGATTGTGTTGCCATATTGCCATATTTCAGGGATGAGGCTACATTTCTTATGAGATTAGAATATCTTCCTGCATATCAATATAAAAATAAAGAAATTCCAAATCTTAGAAATGTGACTAATTATTTGACTGTTATTACTGGAGGAATTGAAGAAAATGAAACACCAGAACAAACAATAAGAAGAGAATTATATGAAGAAGGAGGTATAGTTTTAAATAATTTGTATCAATTTGATGTTGAAGGTCCATTCTTCACTGATAAATATAGTACAACTCAATTATATCTTTGCTTTTTAGAATTACCAGTTAATACTTATCGTCAAATGAAACCACCTACTGATGGCTCTAAAAATGAAAAATTATCTAAATGTATAAGAGTTTCTATATCAGATGTTAATCAAATAGTAAATAATGATTTAGTTACTAAATGTTTAATTACAAAATTATTAAAAAGAATTGAATCATAATGAATCATTTGAAAACATTTGAAAAATTGAATGAAAATGAGCCAGAAGTTGGTGATTATATACTTGCAAAATGGAAAAATGCTGCTGATGATCATCCTGCTAATATTTTTGTAGCAAATAATATAGGTAAATTGATAAAAATTGAAATTGATAAATATGATGTTGTATTTTTTTTAGTAAAATATAATAATATACCAAAAGAGTTAGAATTATATAAATCTATGAATAATAATACTTCTTTTGAATTAAAAAAAGAAGATTTAATAAAATGGAGTAAAAATGAAGAAGATTTAGAAATGATATTACAATCAAACAAATTTAACTTATGATTACAAAATTTAAAATATTTGAAAATGTCAATGAAAATGAGCCAGAAGTAGGTGATTATGTGATTGCATCTTCAAATGATTTTCTTATTGATTTAAATGAATTCACGAAAAATAGAATTGGTAGATTATATAACATATTTAAGCCTTTGTATGTAGATGATTTATCATACACTGTCATATATGATAATATACCAAAAGAGTTAGATTGTTATACATTTAAAGTATATGATGAAGAAGCAATATCATTAGACAAAGAAGATATAAAATATTGGTCTAAAGATAAAGAAGATTTAGAAAAAATATTAATGACAAATAAATTTAACTTATGAAACACATTAAAGAATATAAAATATTTGAAGGAGAATACTACACAGATTATGAATTACAAGAATTTAAAAATAAATTGCCAAAATTTGCAAGATTTATTAGGAGATTCATAATTCAATTTGGTTATGATTGTGTTGATATGAGTGAAGGAGATGATATTCAATTTTCATTTTATGCTAAAAATACTAATAAAGTATTATTTTCTATAATGACTGGAAATGATGAGTATTTTGTATTAGATTCATTTAGAAATAGTAATAATATTATAGTATCAGAAATACCTGAATACTTAAAAACAATAAACGGAATTAGATTTAATAAACAAATATTAAATTCTGATGAATATGAATATTATATCACAGGTGATGTTGATGATGTTATCAATCAAATAGGCAAAGATAAATTAATTATGTTTGCAAGCGCAAAAAAATTTAATGTGTAATGAAGTATTTAAAAACATTTGAAAATATTAAAAAAAGTCTTAATTTAGGAGATTATGTAATATGTGAAGAGATACCATCTAATGGATTAGAAAAAAGAAATTTCAAAGATGTTATTGAATTTGAGAGATACAACATTGGTAAATATGTAAAGAGTATTAATGGAAATGGGAAATTCAAATATGCAATTTATTATGATAATATACCTCAAAAATTTAAAGATAAATTTTTTATGAGAGAAGGTGATATAGATAAATATTGTAGAGTAATGTCTAGAAAAGAAATAATTTTTAATTCAAAAAATAAAGAAGAATTAGAAGCAATAATTAATGCAAATAAATTTAACATATGAAATATTTAAAAACATTTGAAAAAAAATCTAAAAATATTAGTAATGTTGATGATATTAAAAAATTGTTAAGTCATTTAATTGAGATTTTCACATATTATGGTATTGATTATTCAAACTACTATGAAAATAGAAAATATGAAACAGAGTTTCATTCTTCTGGTACAACACTGTTTGAAGTTTCAGTTGATACTGTTCTTGGTAGTCACTTATCTATTCATATATTCAATGGTGATCCATTTTATATCTTTCTGTTGTTTTATTTTAAAAACATTAAAGAGTTAAAAATTGATTTTGAAAGTAACACTAAGATAGTATTTGATATAATAGGAGATGTGGATAATATTATTGAACAAATAACAAATGATGACATTGATTCTAATTTTAAATTACATAATTCAGTAAATAAATTTAACTTATGAAGTATATAAAGAAATATGAAAAAATTGTAGAATATGATGATATAGAAATATCAGAAGGATCATATTGGATTATTTATGGAAGTGTATATGATGCAATATTAATTCTTAAAAAATTCAAAAAGTTATTTCCAAGTGATGAATATGAACTTGATATAAATAGAACAATAAATAGATTATATAAAGATAAAGGAAGAAATATTATTGGAGTGTATTGTTATTTTAGTTCATATGATTTTTCTTATTCATTATTAAAAAATGAAGAAGATAAAATTAGAATATATAATAATTGGCTAAAAGTTGATGTATATGACTTTAAAGGTGAACTAAAACTAGTTAATCATGAATTAGTATTAGATGATTCTGAGAAAATAATGCTTGATAATATAAACAAATTTAATATATGAAATACATTAAAACATTTGAAAAAGTTATTTATCCATTACTATATAAAGAAGGAGATTATGTTTTATTAGACACGGAGAAAATAAATAAAAATAATAAATCTAATAATTATACTGATCAAAATATTAATTATGATAATAGATTTGGAATTATAAACACACAAGAATTTGATGATAGTTTTCCATTTCCGTATTTGGTTAAAACATATGCAGCAGGAGAAGATGAAGAAGGACTAAATACCTCAGATAGTGAAATAGTAAGATTAATGACGCCAGAAGAAATTAAAAATTTCAAAATAAAAATTGATGCAAATAAATTCAATATATGAAATACATTAAAACATTTGAAAATAAAAATAAAGTATTTAAAGTAGGACAATATGTAATTGCTGAAAATATACCATATAAACCAAATCTTAAAAGTTTTTTTAATGATAATATAGGATTAATTATTAAAAAAGAAAAATATACTAATAGTATTAATGTAAAAATCACAGAATACATTGTAAAATACGAAAATATTCCAGATAATATAGAAACATATTTCATGAAAAACTCTATTCATTTTTACTCAGATGATTTAAGGTTGGCAACTGAAGAAGAAATAGAAAAACACGAATTAAATAATATAACAAATAAATTTAATATATAAAAATAAACATGAAATACCTAAAAGAATTTACTGATTATAGTACAAGAGTAAAAAATTGGGATTTTTCTAATACTGATAGAAATTTTGATGATTCATTGGGGCAAAACGAATTTGATACTTCATTTAAATGGGTGGAGCAATTTGGAGGTAGAGAATTGTTATCAAGCAAATCTATAAGGAATGGTACATCATTTTTAAAAGCATTAGAAAATGGTGATATTACTATTGAAGAAATTGATAATGTGACAAAAGGTAAGAATGAACAAGCAGGTGATATACCATTTAGTGAAACATATGTTGCTAAAAATATAGTGATCCCTCACATAGAAGATTATAAAATGAAAGAAAAATAAAACAAATATAACTTATAAATGAAATATTTAAAAACATATGAATCAATAGATAAATTAATAACAATTGAACTTTTTGACTTTTGTAATTTCTTTGGTATGCATAAAGCAGTTCAAAAATTAATTGATTTGAAAGATAATTCTGACTCTGTTGGATTTATTATTTCAGATAATCCACATGAGCATATTTATAAAAAAAAGGACAATATGGAAATGAGAGAGAAAATAACATTTGATGATGAGTTCAATGTTAATGCAGGTGATGAATTTTCAATACGAATAGGAGATTATACTTTTAGCTATGGTTTTTTAAGAGCATTAAATGAACAGAATGAGCCAGGTGTTACTATGAATTTTTATAATGTTGATATCAAAGATGAAAATGTATTATATTATATTAGAACTAAAAAATTTAACATATAATATATGACATAATTAAAAAAATATCAAAAATTGATTTTGAATTAAAATACAATACAAATAAATTTAATATATGAAAAACTTAAAAACATTTGAAGAATATGTTGGTGTTGAATATGTTCCATATAAGCCACAACACAAATCTTATAAGAATGAAGAGAAAAAGAAGAAGAAAAAGAAAAATGGCGGAGGTACTCTTGAGCCAGTTGATGTTATGTCTAATAAAACTAAAGATATGGTATCATTTCAGACAAAATTCTAAATTATGAAATATATAAAGAGATTTGAAAGTAATGATTATATTGTTTATTCATTAAATGATATTGTAATTTGTTCTACAAAACATGACAGATTTCATGACTATACTGGTATAATAACTCAGAATGGTGAATTAGAATATGATAATGAAAAAGAAATTAAATATTGTAGAGAATATAAAGTTATACAAATATATTGGAGTGGAAGAGGTTATAGAAATGTAACAACCAATTTATTATATAATGCATATGTAGATGTTCAAGATATTGAAACTGATGAAATAATAACTATGAAAGACGCAAATATGTTTACATTGAAATCTGAATGGAAAATTCCAGATGAACCAATGATAGGAGATTATGTATTATGTGAAATAAATAGTAATAAATATAGTGATGATAATATTTTTGATGAATATATAAATAATAACATTGGAAGAGTTACTATGCAAAACGAGAAAAATGAATATGTAATTGAATATAGAGATATACCTGAAAAAATGATAGGAGAAATAAATCAGTTTTATAATAATACAAATCCATTTATTAAAGATTTAGGTAAACATAAATTTAAAATTAAAGATATTGAAATGTATTCTAAAAACAAAAAAGAAGTTGAAGAATATTTAAATATTAAAAAATCAACAAAAAAATTCAATTTATAAAAATCTATAATTATTCATAGATTTTTTAATTTTAATAACTTATATTTACGATATTCATTTTTCCATTTATTATAAGATATTTCAATTCCATTTAAATGATATGTTTCAGTGATAGAATTTATACATTTTATTAATAGTATAGATGGCCCAAAATAATTATGTAATGCATTATTTTTATAATATGAAATTTCAGATTTGTTATTTAGTTCATGGATTATTTTAACATATTTATATTTCTTAATAAAATTTTCTATTTTTTTAACATCATCTTTCTTAACTGAAGAAAATTTTAATGAATGATATTCTATATCGTTTTCTATTATTATGGTTGATTTGTGATTATTCATAAATTGAATTTATTCGTGATTAAATCTAATTCATATTTCTCAATTTCATACTTACCTAATTTTCTTTCTATTCTATTATTAGTTACCCATAATGAGAAGTTATCAGGAGTTAAACAATGGTAATAAATATATTCACTATGAACAGGAGGATCAATATATATTATTTTAGTATATCTTGGTTTATTGCCAATAAATCCTTTTGCATATAACTTAACTTAACATAATCATCTATATTATATTTTTGAACTTCGTTATCTTCATTATCTTCATTTTCATTTAATGCTAGGTTGAACTTTTTTATGTATTTCATAAGTTAAATTTTGATGCAGTAGTTTTTAGTTTATCTATAGTTATTATTTTAGAGCACATAGAATTTTCAAATTTTAATTCTTCAACACCATCTAATTCAACAGAAACAAGAGCACTTTCATTAACATACTGAAATTTTAATCCTTTTATTACACCAGAATATTTTATATCAGTCATAAAATCAACTGCTCCATCTGATATAAATTTGCCTATAATTTCATCCCTTAAAAATTTTGAATAGTGTTTATTCGGATTGTATATTGACATATAAAAATCATGATACAATTTTGATATGTTTATTTTTAGTTCATCTTTAGTTTCTACAAAATTTCTTTCTTTTGTTACTATTTTGAATTTCTCATATAGTTCTTTTTCGCTAAGTTCATTGAAATCAGAATGTAAATTGTGATATACTTCATCATCTTCTGGATCTATTGTACCACTTTCAAATCCTGGTACATCTTGTGGTATATCTTCTTCTTTTCTAGGCTCAAACATATCACCATATTCGCCTCTTAAATCATAGTTTTCAAATTTTTTCAAGTATTTCATAATAATATATATAAAAAAAAGTTAGTAAAAATTACTAACTTTTTTATAAATTTGACAACTGTTCTATTTTATCTTTTCTTTCTTGCTGTATTGAAGAAAAAAAATCATAATAATAATATTCAGACATACCTATATAAGAATCAACATATTGATTAGATTGATTTAATCTAAATCTATATAACTGATTATCGCATTCAAGTGATATAAAATCATCTTTTTCAAAAACACTAAAAATGCCTATTATAGTATAATATTCATTCAGTTTAAAACAATTGAAACTTTTTTTACAATGAGCTTTCATTAATTTTTTCCTTTCTTAAAAAACTATTAATACCATAATTTTTATTGATATATTTTGCTGTTATTTAGTATTTAATCCAACTAGACTTAAAAATAAATAGCAACAAAGAATTATCTTAATCTACATATTTGTGAATGTTTGTTGAATCATCAACTTCATTAAAATTATATTTTAAAAATTTTTGACTCATTTCTTTTTCTTTTCATGTCTTTTTGTTTTAGATTGATTAAAATTTATACCACTAATACTTGGTTTTGATATACTAAAATCTAAACTATTTGATGATGTTTTAAAATCTTTTTTTACATTTTCTGTTTTTTTAATTTCATAACTGTTTTCTAACATTTTAATATCATTAATAAAATCAAGTTGACTTTCATTAGGAGTTTCACATCCTTTATCAAACATAATATATTCATCATCAATACTGATATATTTTAAATAATCACTCATATTAAAAATACATTTTGTTGTCTCTCCAAATATCAAATCATTATACTCTGTTATTGTCCAAGATTTTGATTCATAATTTTTAAATATATTAATATCATCTTCATTTTTTATAAATATATTAATCCATTCAACATAATCAATAATCATATCTTTTTGCCTATTACTCATTCCTTTTTTTGAAACAACAAAACTGCTTGATTCAATTTTCATTTATTTACTATTATTTTTTTAATTTGAATGATTTAAACAATTTATGATATATTCCATTCAGATTTTATTTTATCTTTTAATAAGACAACACATTTGTTTTTTGTTAGTTCCATAAACAACAATTCTTCTTCTATTTTTGCTTCTCTCACATATTTCCATTCTGAACATATTTTATATTCTCCTGACTGAGTTCGTCCATGTATGTGTTCACATACTATAGTATATTTTTCTTTATAATTTAATGATAAGCAATAAATATCACCATCATTAACATATAGTTTTCTACCTTTTTTATATACTTTCATTATTTATTTTTTGAACATATATTCTTCAACTATTTCACAAATGATATGTCCAATCATAATATGAGATTCTTGTATTCTTGGAGTATCTTCTGATGGTACATTAATCATCAAATCACACATTCCTTTAAGCTTACCACCATCTTTACCTGTGAATGCAATAGTTATCATTCCTAACTTATTGGCTTCATCACATGCATTTAAAATGTTATTTGAGTTACCTGATGTTGATATTCCTATTAATATATCATTTTCTCTACCCATTCCTTTTATTAATCTTGAGTATATATCATCAAACGAATAGTCGTTTGCAACAGCAGTTAAATATGATGTATTTACATGTAATGCTTCAGCAAATAATGGATCTCTATCTATATAAAATCTACCAGATAATTCTGCCGCTATATGTTGAGCATCAGCAGCACTACCACCATTACCACACAAAAGAACTTTACCTCCATTTTTAAAGCAAGCAATCAATAAATCAGAAACATCTTTAATTATGCTAATTAAAGTATCATCAGAATATATTAGTTCTTTGGCATTTATTGATTCTCTTATTATATCTTTAATTTTTTTCATTTTTTTCATCTCTCTTTATTATCTTCTATCATAAAAATGTTATTTTTCTTTAATAGTCTTTTTAGTAGACTTTTTAGTAGTTGTTTTCTTTTTTACTTCTTTTTTAATAATTCCAATGTCTTTAACTAAAATATACGGTCCTTTAAATGTGTTGCTAGTGTATGCTTTACATTTATCTATTTCTAATTCAATTAAACATTTTTTGCAATAATTTGTATAGTATTCTCTATCAGGTACTAATGCAACAAAAACTTCTTTTGATGTAAATTCATTTAAGCACTCTGAACAAACATGAGCATCTTTTTTCTTTGCCATATGTAATTTTATTTTTTAATTCGCCAAATATAGTAATTAAATTACATATTGACAAATGATTTTATATTTTTTATATATAATAAAACAAGAAACTGAAAATTATATATGAAATATTTAAAAAGATATGAGAGAGTAATAAGTGAAAATGATACTGATTATTATGAGTTGGTTAATAAACTTCATGAATTGATACATGCGGTTCAAGTTAATAACATAAACAAAATTAAAATAATTTTAAGTCGAAATATAAATCTAATTAATCTTTCTGATGGAAATGAAGATAATCCTAAAACACCATTAATAAAATCAATCAATAATAGTATTCGTCTTGATAATGTAACAAAATTATTAATTGATTTAGGAGCAGATGTAAATATACCAGATGGTAAAGATATTACTCCATTATTTTATGCAATAAGTAAAGGTTATGTAGATGTAGTTGAATTATTAATAAATGCTGGAGCAGATGTTAATTATATAATGAAAGACAATTATAAAAAAAGACAATTCAACATTTTTCATAATTCTCCATTATTAAAAGCAATAGATTTATATAATATGTGGTATAATGATAAAGAAAAACGTCATGAAGGAGAATACATTAAAATTATAGAATTGTTAATAAATTCTGGAGCTGATTTAGAATATAAAATCAGAGAGATAACTCCATTATTAGTATCAATATCAACTAAAAGTAAAGACATATCATTTTTGTTAATTGAAGGTGGAGCGAATTTAAATGCAAAAAATAAAGATGGTGTTGATGCTTTTTCCTTATTGTCTAAATTAGATCAGAAATATGTCATTAAAAATTATTCAAAACAATATGAAAATTATTTATTTATTAAAAAAACTGAAAAATTTAATTTATGAAATATATAAAAAAATTTGAAGATAATGACAATGATAATATATTATATCATAAATATGATATAGTAATTAATGAGTGGTATAAAACTTTTGAAATTTTTTTAATTTTAAAAGATGTTTATAACTTAGATGAAGAATTTACTTGTATTTATATTGGCAGTATTTGTAAAATTAATGATATAAATCCATATTATAATATTAGATTTAGTGAATTTGCAGTTAATATAGAAACAAAGATATTAAATTCTGATTATATAAAAATAAATAATAAATATAAAGATTTGATATGTGATGAGATATTTGTTAAAAATGATAAAGCAACAAAACATTATTTAAGTTTAATAGAAATACTTTGCGGTGTTAATTTAAAAGATTTACCAGAGTTGAAGAATCATTATTTGAAAATGTCAACTAGCAAATTTAATTTATAAAAAAACAAAATTATGAAATATTTAGAGAGTTATAAAGAGATAAATCCAGATGATATTAAAGTTGGTGGATCATATGACAAATTACCAGGAGTAATTATTAGTGATAAACTGTATAATAAAATACCGTATATTATTAATTTTTTAAATTCAAAAAAAATAAAATTTCAATTGTTTACTAATAATGTATATTTTTTTATCATATTAAATTCTAGTAGTTATCTTGAATTATTACCATATAATTACAATACTATGGAACATGTAATTCCTCTTTCAGATGACTATAATGATAAAAACACAGATAATCTGTTAAATAAATTACAATTAAATTGGTATGAAAATAGATTCAGAACATATAATAAAGACGTTGAATTTATAGAATTTAAAATTGAAACATCTGATGATATGACAGAATTAAAAGAATATATTGACAACCTTTTAATTAAAAAAATTGCCAATAAATTTAATCTATAAAAAATTATATATATCATTATGAGATACATTAAGACATATGAATATTACACACCTATTAAAATAAATAATGAAAAACCTTTCAAAATTGATGACGATATTGCAGATAAAATTGCATACATACAAGATAGTCTTAATAAACTTAGAAAAAGAGTTCAAAATGAAAAAGATAGAAAAACTCAAGCTGATTTAAATAGAGAGATAAATGATAAAGTCAAAAGGCTTAGTGATTTGACATTTAAACAAACAAAACAAGTTGCATATTTAAAAAATAATCCAATAACAGAAAGTTCTGATATTGTTAATGATACACCAAATCTAATTGAAGTTTTATCATCAAAAAAATTTAAGCCAGAAGATATAGAAAAATATATAGGATTTGATGAAGATGAAGCTATGATATGTATAGAAAAAGAACTCAGATATCCTTATAAATCTGATCCCGCATATGATGAACAAGGAGTAACTATAGTAATAAACTCTAAAATTCTTGAAGATTTATTTAATATTGAGCATAATTCTTTACAATTTGCTTTGCAATTTAATCACTATAATAGTTATGAATATGATGTTGATAGTGATGAATTAAATTACTTGGGTAGTTACACAAAAAAAGAGACAAACGATAAATTAATAAAATTAGCTAAAAAGTTTGGGTTTAAGTTTAAAATAAATCCTAAAGAACACGGAGAAATCGTTGATTTTTTTGAATATTTAGGTTTGAATGATGATATAGAAACATTCAAAAATGAAATGAGTATGGCACACGAACGTGCTGTAGAAGAAGCAGCAAGAGAAACATTGAAAAAAATGCCATTTAATATTGATGACAATAGTAATAGTGATACTGATAGACAAAAATATAATATAGAATTAGTATTTGAATATAAAACTATTATAAATTATATGAAAAAATATAAATTAGATGTAAAAACAATTAAAGAGTTTTTATCAAATATATCAGAATCAGATGAATTGAGTCCTGAATCAATTGAATATGAAGATAGTTATAGTTATATTAATTATGATGATTTATCAAAATCTATTGATGATGTTGTTGATAAATATTTAGAAAATCCTGATGACATATTTAAAGTTTGGATTGAAAAAGACAATTTAAATATGTTCAAAAAATTTGAAAAAAAATATGCATTTTATGACTATACATATGATTTTTGGTTTAATAGCAACAGGCATAGAAATAATTTATTAGTAATGGCTAAATTATATAATGGTAAAATATTAGAATGGTTTAAAACTTATAATTTCCAAAAATATTTAATTGGAGATGATATGGATAATTACAAATTATTAAAAAATGCAGAAATACTAAACACAGAAATTGAAAGTGAATTCAGTTATATTGTAAACGCAGATAAATTTAATATATAAAAATATGAAACACCTAAGATTATTTGAAAATTTTGAAGATGAAGAAGATATTGATATTTCTGAAGAAGAAGATGATGATGACGATGACGATGAAGATTTTGAACATTATACTCATTATAATGAAGGAGATTATGTAAAATTAGACAAAGATGAAAATGAGTGGGATGCTATAGGATTATTTGCTAAGATAATTGAAGTTAACAGTCATAGGTTAGATGAATACGAAAACGAGATGTTTGAACCAAGGTACAAAGTAAATTCAATTGATAAAAAAACTAACTCATTACATGATTTTTGGGTTGGAGAGAGTGAAATTGATTGTAACTTAACACCAGAGGAAATTGAAGAATTTGATTTATTATTGAAAGCAAGTAAATTTAACATATAAAAATGAAACATATAAAATTATTTGAAAATTTTGAAGATGAACATGATATAGATTTAATCGTTGATAATTATATAGAAGCATTAATTTGGACTCAAGAAGGTGTTGGAGAAGATGCTGATGGTAATGATCCAATGGATGGTAAAAATATATCAGATATTAATAAAGAATCAAAAGAAGAAATAAAAAAAGAAGTTGAATGGTTTATTAATTCAGCAGGTGATGTATTTGAAGAACTATCAGATGATCAAATTGGACATGATTTGTGGCTAACAAGAAATGGACATGGATCTGGTTTTTTTGAAAGAATCGAAGAAAAAGAAAATTTAGAAATAATAGAGGAATTGTGTGATATACTAGGAAATGCTGAAGTTTTTGTAAATGACGATGGTGAAATATATCATGAATCTAATGATAGATATAAAACTTTCAATTTAAAAGAGTATCGAAAGGAAAAAGAATTTGATAAAACAGTAAAGAAATTTAATTTATAACATATTTAAAAAACAATATATTATGATAAGCATTAAATCAACAAAAACAAAACCTAAATATAAAATAGGTGATTATGTTAAATTAATTGATGATAATTGGGAGATTGAAAATTTAGTACATATTTTAGATATAAATGATGATATCGAAAATCCAGATTATTATGTAGACGCAATCTATATTAAAACAAAGGAAAGAGTAAAAGTGTGGATTGATGAAGAAGAAATAGACAAGAAAACTAATGCAAAAGAAAAAATAAAATTTAAAAAAATTGAAATACATAAAAAAATATGAAAGTTCTAATTTAAATGAAATTGAAAAACTAGTAAATCATTTAATTATTTTTATACGTGGAGATAATGATAATATTAATTATACATCATATAATGGAGATTATGCATTTTTATATACTATCAGTGGTGTTCAAAATAAATATTTTATGAATGTAAGATTGTCAACTAATAAAGAATATATTTTATTTAATATTGATACTATAATTCAAAATCCAGGGTGGATAAATAAATATATTGAAGAAATATCACAATTTATTAAATTTATAATGGATAAATACACAGAACTTGGTAGAATAAATATTTCAAATGTTGATAATATTATAAATGATGTTACAAAAGAAAAGTATGAAATTTATTTAAATACACTAAAATACAATTTATAAAAAAAAGAGAGAATCTTTGATTCTCTCTTTTGCTATTTAGGTTCATTAAATCGCACGGTTTATCTTTATTTTTGAAAAAGATTATCCTTCACATTATTTTCTGCATAATAAGTAGTAGCTGCAGATATATTTGAATATGCTACTGTTATTCCATCATTTGTTGCATCATAATTAAAAGAATTACTACTACTCATTCCCATTGATTCAGCAACAAAACAAGAATCTTGATTTGCTCCAAGATATATAAATTCAGTATTAAATTCCTCTCTCATTTCTGTTACCATGTTTTTTATTAATTCTCTATGATACACTCTTGATGAATTTTCTTCACCATCTGTTAATATAACAAATAATGTTTTATCACTTCTTTTGCTTTTTTTAGTTGATCCTAAGAGATCTAAATAATTATCAATACATGTACCAAGTGAATCATATAAACTTGTTCCACCATTAGCATAATAAGTATCTTCATTAAGTTCGTCTACATCATTAATATCAACATTATTATATGGCATATAAAAACTTGTATCAAAAAACATCAATGAAAAATTTATTTTATTTCCACTTTCTTTTTGTTCCATTAAGAATTTATTGAATCCTTCTCTTGCTTTCTCTATTATCGAACTCATTGAGCCAGACATATCTAACATACAAACTATATCTATCTTATTCATATATTATATAATTTTTTCTCCACATTTTGGACAAAATTTCCAAGTAGATTTTCTCAAACGATACCCGCAATCTCCACAGTACTCTCTTATCTCATTAATACTCTGTGATTTAGAAGAATAAGGCATAAGTTTATAAGATATTGAGTGAAAAAATGTATCTGAAAACGCCACATTTACATTTTTCAATTTTTGTTCTGACAAATCTCCTTTTTCAATTCTACCAGTTTCAATAGTATTAACACTTAAAGTTGATGTAGGTGTTGAGTTAATATTTAAGCTTGATGTATATGTTGAACTAATACCAAGATTATCTGTGCTGCTAAATGACATATTACCTATGTTATTACAACTTTGTGTATAGATATTATTTATACCACTTAAATCAGAATAGCATCTTGAATTTGAATTGCTGCTATTAAATGTAGAATTTCCAGATAGTGTTATGAATGTAGAATTACCGTAATTATTTTCATATTTAGTTGGTTTAGGTGGAAATTCATATTTCACATTGACTTCATTGCTATTATTACTTCTAAAATATTCTTTATAAAAATTAAAAGTAATTAATCCATTGTTTTCAACAGCTTCAACAGCTTCTTTATTGTTTCCATCAATGTTATAGGTTTCAAATAACATTTTACGTTGCTCATCTAAAAATCTGTCTAAGAATACATCTTGACCAGGATTTAAAATTAAATAAGAATCTCCTTTTTTTACTGAATTGAAAATTATTTCTACCCCTATTTTTTCTTTTAAAGGGTTAAATAATTTAAGTTCAAAGTTATCTCCATCATTCAAGTAAATGATGTTATCCTGATAAACTTTTAATTCGTTACGTTTACTAGTAACTTGAACAGAAGGGTTTCTGTTCAACATTTTGTTGTTTTTCATTGTTTTTTATTTTTTTTATATTTTTAGTTTGCTAATTCATTCATTGCCTTTCAACAATTCCAAAGTCATAATGGCTCTAAACTAACACAACCCAAAAAAATGAACCTTGTCACTTTAAGTGCGACATTATTATATATAATTTTTCTATCACCCCCATAGTATTAAAATATATTAAAATTTAAATTATATTCAATTTTTATTTGTATCTTTGTAGAATAATTTAAAATAATATGTTATGAAAGCAGAAAAAACAGTTTGGTCATATTATTATGATGATTATATTATTAAATCAGATTCAATATATATTGAAAATTTAGGAATATTTAATGGTGATTATAGATATAAAGGTGATGAAACATATTGGTTTTCAGAAAAATATGATGAATTCTATGACAATGAGATAACTATTGATGAAGTTGAAAAATTTAAAAACAATACCAAATGATTAAATTTTTTAAAATTACCAAAAAAACAATACAGGACCATATGATTATGCCAGTTAAATATCATGAGAAAAAGGTTCTTCAAAAACAAGAAGAATATGATGCTATTCAGATAAGATTAAAAAAGTTTGAGAAAGAACAAATTGAACGTAATAAATTAATATCTGAACTTGATGATATTCATATGAGATTAGAGAAAAGTAAAGTTGATAAAATTTCATCTGAAGAATATCATGAAATTTATAAAAAATTATTAGAAATAGAAAAACAAAAATAATTATGAAAAATGTAACATTTTATGTCATTTGCTTTATTATTGGTATTATAATAGGATGTATTCCTAGCTTGTTTAAAATTGAATATATATCATTTAAATGGTGGACAATAATTTTAATATCTGACATTTTATTTGTACAAATTTTAAGTTACATAGATTCAATGATAAAAAATAAAAAGTCAAAATCAAAATGAAAGACTTAAAAAATATCACTCAAGAAGAGGTTGAAACAATATGTGAATTACTTGAAGAACCATATATAAATCATATGGCTGGACTTTGGAATTATGGGCTGGCAGTTCAAATAATTACAACATCAACTGCAAATAATAACAGAGATGATTCTTATGTAACCATTTTTTATGATGGAAAAATTAATTTACATAGAAATAATGGTAATTGGGGTGGTATGAGAGATGAATCAATATGTTCTTTGATTATAACTGACTACTTGAGAAGTGAAGGCTATGAATTCAAGTATGAAATACCTAAAAAATTAGAAAGAAAGTTTAAATTAAATGAATTAAATAAAATATCTAAACTATAACTCACTAATAATATTAATTTAAAAAGACTACAGAAATTTCTGTAGTCTTTTTTTGTATTTTTTGACTTCATTATATTTATATATACATATAAAACATTATATGAAAGTACAAAAAACGTTTACAATAGAAAAAGAAATATCAAAAGAATTTGATAAGATTTCAAAAGAGAAGTCAATTAATAAATCATTATTCATAGAAAATGCTATGAAAGAATTTATTCAAAAAACGATAAATCAAAAATGATTATTGGTGTATATAAAATAACAAATCTAATAAATAATAAATGCTATATTGGATCATCAATAAATGTCAAAGGAAGAATATGTGCGCATAAAAATGATTTAAAAACTAATAAACACCATTCTATTAAATTACAAAGAGCATATGATAAATATGGAATTGAAAATTTTAAATATGAAATTATAGAAGAATGTGAAATAGAAAATATAATAATTAGAGAACAATATTATATTGATTTTTTAGATTGCTGTAAAAACGGATATAATGTATTACCAAATGCTGGTAATAATTTAGGTATGAGACATAGTGATAAGACAAAGGAAATATTAAGGCAGAAAAGTATGGGAAATAAAAGTCATTTTGGTATAAAACAAAGTGATGATACTAAAAAAAGAATATCAGAAAAATTAAAAGGAATACCTTTATCCGAACAGACTAAATTAAAAATGAGTAAATCAAGAAAAGGTAATGTTTCAGAAAAATCAATTATTTATTTAATAAAATTTAATAAATCAAGAATAGGAATTCCGTTATCAGATGAAACAAAAGAAAAAATAAGTATCTCAAAAAAAGGTAAACATCAAAGCAAAGAGACTATTGAAAAAAGAGTAAAAAAGAATACTGGACAGACAAGAACAGATGAAGTTAAATTAAAAATGAGTAAAGCTATGACTGGGATAAAAAAAATACCGATGTCTGAAGAAAATAAATTATTGAGATCTAAAAAAGTTGCTCAAATATCAGAAAGTGGTGAAATAATAAAAGAATTTGATAGTTTAACAAAATGTGCTACTTATTTTGGTACTAAAATTAATAGAATATGGGAAGTGTTATCAGGTAATAAAAAATCATACAAAAAAAATTATTTTAAATATTTATAAACTTATTATTTTTTTATACTATATAAGAAGTGGAAAATTATCCACTAAATATAAAAATAAATAGTTAAATGATTAAATTACAAGGTGTTGTAAAATTTTACAACGAAACTAAAGGTTTTGGATTTATTAAAAATACTGAAACAAACGAAGACGTATTTGTACACGTTAGCGGATTAATTGACAAAATCTATGAAAATGATAATGTTACATATGAAACAACTCAAGGTAAAAAAGGGTTAAATGCTATTCAAGTAGAATTGGCTGATTAAGATATATTCTTAAAGATTTTAAAAAAAGACTCAATTAAATTGAGTCTTTTTTTATATATTGAATTTATCAGCAGTTTGAGATAATAAATAATCTTTATATTTTTCTGGATAATCTTTTATTATTTTTTTCTTAGTTTCTGGTTTCAAATAATCAAAAAATGTAATATTAACTGTTGTGCCTTTATCATTCCAATTAGCATTTGAATCAATTAATAATTTCAAAATATCATAATACACCACTTCGTTCAATTCAATAATTGAGCTATAAAATCCAGCAAGTAATAATGGTGTCCAACCTTGACTTGTATTATCTTGAAAATTTACATCAGCGCCTTTTTCAATTAAAATCTTAACAATATTTATATCAGCATCTTTATTAATAGAATATATCAAAGAAGTATATCCTTTATCATTTATATAATTAACATCAGCACCTTTATTTATTGCGCTTACTACATTTTCTATATCTGAGTCTATACAAGCCTCAATTAATTCTTCGTTTAAATCAATCTGATTGTTTTGTTCAAAATTTTTTAAATATTTCATAAATTAAATTTGTCTGCATTTTTTTTCGTTAAATATATTTCATATTGTTTATGATATTTCTTTAATATATGGGATTTTACTTCTTCATTTTTTGATAAATACCAAAAAAAATCTTTTGAATAATCGACAGAAAAATGATGTTTAATATTCCAATCAGCTCCTGCTTTAATTAATTTTTCCATCATTGATGTGAAATAATCACTGCTTGCACCAGTAAGTCCCATAGATGATAATATCAAAGCTGTTGTTCCATTTTCATCTTGATAATCTAAATTTGCTCCTGATTTTATTAATTCATCAAAAACTTTTTCATATCTATTAATAATAGCAAATTGCAGAGCAGTTTTCTTACTTAATTGGTCTTGTAGATTTAAGTTTATTTGACCAGATTTTATCATATTAATCATTTCATTTTCTCCTCTTATATTTAAATCTTTTTGTCTTACTAGATTTAACAAATCATAAGTATGGTATTGTTTTTCATTGAATTTTAGTTCTTCGTATAATTTAATATGTTTCATAGTTTTATATATTAAAAAATAATTATTATTTTATTGAAATCAAGTTAAAAAAATACCTCACATTTTTTATATATAGTTAAAATTAATTTTTAGTATGAAAATAGAAAAATTCAATGAAAAGTCAGATAGCAGTACGGGAATATACGCGATTGTTAGCATACCTGAGGATAAACGTCAAATTAATTTTAATGATTTGTTGAAAGATGAATATTATATAAAATATAAAAAAGTTCATGAGAATGATGAAAAATCTTTAATTCAATATTCAATTGAGCACTATCTTTTTGAGCAAGGATTATTAAAATTTAGTTATAAATTAGTTGATGAATCTGGTACTGAGGTAAAAATTGAAGAATTAGATAAAAGGATAGAACTTAACAATAACACAAACAAATTTAATATATGAAATATATAAAAACATTTGAATCAAATAAGCAGGAAAAAAAGATTACTCTAATTAATTTAGATGATGATTCAAAAACAATAAAAGTCACTCAAGGTGAACTTGATGATTTAATAGAAGATGATTTTACTATTCTATATGATGATGAAGAAATAGAATATGATTCAAACCATCCAGATGAATGGAGATATGATTCAGATGAAGAAGATGATATAAAAAATGCATTAAAAACATATAGAAGTATGATAAAAATGTATTCATTAGGTAGTAAAAAAATGATAAAAGTCACAAAAGAAGAACTTGATGTGTTAATAGAAGAAGATTTTACAATTCTGTATGATGATGAAGAAATAGGGCATGATCCAAGTCTACCAAATGAATGGAGATATGATGATGATGACGAAGAAGAAATAACTAGATGGTTGGAATTATATAGAATATTAAAAGATCCAGAAAAAGTTAATCAAACAATAAAATTCAACTTATGAAATATATAAAGAGATTTGAATATTTAAATCAAGATGATGCATTATTTTATATGGAAGTAACTCCAGAAGTTGCACTTAGCTATTGTAGTGGTAATCCTCTACCTTCCAATGACCCTATTCCATTAAACTATCAAATATTAGAATATGCATTTGGAATGCCAATTGGCGGTGCAACAGATGAAGAATACGATGAAGTTGCTCAGGAGAATTGCGATTGGTATGATGGAACATTACAATCAATAAAAGATGGCATCAATACTGTCAACTCTTTTGATTTTGCAAGTGAAGGACCAGATTTTGTATTGGGCATAAATTATGAAGGAAACTTAGAAGATGAATCAGCAGAATTTGGTGATCTTTATATTTTTTTTAAAGATTACAGAAAGATTGAACTGATTTTTGTTTATGATTGTAAAAAGGAGAAATATTATAGTCCACACATATTCAAAAATCTTTATCGTACTCCTGGATTATACAATAATATAGATAAATTTAACTTATGAAATATATAAAAAAATTTGAAAAATTTGAAAATATTCTAAAAATAGGAGATTATGTTTTGGCTATATCAAAGGCTAATGATGTGATTTTCACCAGTTATATTAACAATTCAATCGGTGAAGTAATTAAAATTACTCCTGTATATTCTAAAAATGAAGGAAATAAATATAAAGTATACGATGATATTGATATTAGATATTATGGTGTACCAAAAAGTGAAATTGATTTGTTTACAAAAGAAAAAAAGCATAACTCATATAAAATAAAATTTCCTTCGTATATGATTTATAAATTTTCAGAAAATAAAGAAGAATTAGAAATTGAAATAAACGCAAATAAATTTAACTTATGAAATATATAAAAAAATTCGAACAGAATATAGATTTACCAGAAAGAGGTGATTATGTATTAATGAATAGTTATGGAATATCTGAAGTTGAATATTTTGTAACTCATAATTATGGAGTATATCTTAATGCTTATATTGATAAATTGACTAAAGATCCAAAAATTAGAGTTAGATATGAAAATATACCAGGCAACATAGCTTTGTTTTTTCATGATGACACAATAACATTTGATATGGAGTTATTAGTTGCTTATGGTAAAACAATAGAAGAGTTAGAAATGAAATTAAAAGCAAATAAGTTTAACTTATGAAATATATTAAAAAATTTGAATTGAATACAAATATACCTGAGATTGGTGATTATATATTGACAGTATATGACATAAAAAATGATAGAAATACTTCTATTAATCAGTTAAAAAAATTCATAGATAATACCATAGGAATAGTAGTAGATGACTTAGAATTTGGTGTACATAATAATTATGTTCGTGTAAAATATGAAAACATTCCTGAAAATATAAAGAATTTTTTTATAGATGATAGAAAGAGATTTAATATTGTTAGCATAGTTGATTATGATAAAGATTTAGAAACATTAAAATATAAAATTGAAGCAAATAAATTTAACATATGAAATATATAAGGAAGTTTGAAGAAAAAAATAGTGAACCAAAGGAAGGAGATTATGTATTAATGAATTCTACAATGATGAATCCTAATCTAAATGAATTTATTGATAATGAAGTTGGTAAAATCGTAAAAATTGATGATAAACGTGGTTTCATATCAGTAGAAGTTGAATATGAAAATATTCCTATGGAAATTGCAAGCTTATTTGGATATAATGATTATAAAAATCATGAAAATACAGGAATAAAAGTTTTTTTAATGAGTAGTATAATTGAATTTTCTGATAACAAAACAGATTTAGAATATAAAATAAACGCAAGAAAATTTAACTTATGAAACATATAAAAAAATTTGAAATATATAAACAGTGGGATAATGAAAATAGATATTGGGAAGTGACATTGTTACGTCCATATTTTATTTTATCATTAAGAAAAATCGGAGTTCCAAATGATTTAATTGCGGAATGGGATGAACAGTACTTAAATGAAGATCATATTGTATACGTATATAAAGAAGAAATTAAAAATTATGATAGTTTGATTGATGACTATGATATTATAACTGAATGGAGATTGCAGCTAGATAAAGATGACAGAGATAAATATATATTTGGAGGTAGAATTAAACTTAGAGAATTTGAAATAGATGCAGATAAATTTAACTTATGAGATACATAAAAACTTTTGAAAGTTCTTTAAATCAAGAAGAAAAAGAAACATTACTAAATAATACTGCTTATTATTTAGAAGAAGTTATACCAAAAATAGAAGGATTTTAAGAATGCGTATGGTCAGCCACTGATTGGATTGATTATGATGTTGATAACGATGTTGAATTTACATTTTATTTTGATACTATGTATTTTGAAGATGAGGAAGATTTTGAAAAATTTGAAGAGTTCTTAACTGAAAACAATTTAGATAATGATATAAAAGAGAGTTATTATGACATAAAAGATAATTTTATTAATAAAAGAATGTTAAGCATGTCAATAAAAATACCAATAAAAAAGGTGATTGAATTAGGAGAGTTATATAATTCTATGCATAAATTTAACATATAAAAACCAAAATAAAAAATTAATATATAATTATAACCATATCAATATTTTATCATTTTTTTATTTAAAAATGAAGATAAAATTAATATAGAGTTATAATTATGAAAGTTAAAATAAACGATTTAAATCAAATCACGAAAGAAATAGCATTAGATAAACTTTCTGAATCAAACACATTAGATTTAGATCAAATCGATGAATATCTTGATATTTTATCTGCTTTGAAGGACGGAATGATTGTTTTTAATATATCAACAACTGCAGGAGATTATATATTATTTATAACTGCGAATCAATCTAAAAATTTAATATAATTCATGAAATACTTAAAAACTTTTGAGAAACAAAAAGAAAAGGAAAAAGAAGATATTATATTATATAAAAATGAGGATTTTACAATTACAGTAAATGATAAAGGTAATATGACTTATTTTAATGATTATATGTCAAAATCTCCAATTTATGGTATAATGTTTGAAATAAAAAACAAATCTAAATATTTAAATGATACTGAATTACGAGATATTAAAATAACAGAATCAGAAAAATACTTTGCTATATTATCATTAGATCCAAAATATGAAAGTAATAGGGTTAAATATCATTCCTCTATTATAAATAACTTCTTGATAAGAAATGGAAATAAAATAGAACTATCAGATATTTCAGATAAAGCTTACACAGCATTGAATGAAAGATATTTTCCTATGATAGAAGATATTATAAAAAAATCTGAAACAATTGGTGATTTAATTGATTATTTTAAAGTTTTATATGATGAAATAACAGAGAATTTACCTACCTATTTGGCTACATCAAAATTTAACATATAAAAAACTCATCAATTAAATTGATGAGTTTTTATTTATTTCCATTTTTTAATAAATTCTTTTTCATTTTTTCTAAATAAAAGATCAAATCTATATCCATCACAAGTAAGAATTTTGTCCACAGAATATTTGAATTTAACTTTACCATAATGTTCATTATACTCAAACATTTTCTTACCGCAAATTTTAAATATTTTCTTACGCTTTCTTGGTAATCTCTTTCTAACCATTTCCCAACGAGAAGGATTTGGATTTTTTGGTTTTGTGTATGAATGTTTTTTACAATAATAATTGTCTTTATAATCAGTGCTATATGATGTTGGTTTACCACATTTACAGCAAGTTGTTAGTGGTTCAAATACAGTAGCTGAATATGAGCATTTTTTACAATATGCATATCCATCTGTTCTATCTCTACGTTCCATTTCATGTTCACACACTGAAATTTTTTGAAATTTTTGCCAAGCATTTTCTTCAGCTTCTTCAATTGTATTTCCTTCTCCTCTGATAAAACAATCTGGTTGTTTTGGAAATGCTTCAAAGAATGCTGTTTCATAACATTCTTTATTTGAAAGTTCATCAGATAATGCATCTAAAGTATTACCAGAAAAGATTTTATCTAAACTACCTGATGGTAAAACAACTCCATGTTCTCCTCCTTGACAAAAACAATTCCATTCATACTTAGAATCATATCCTTCTTTTTTGCCTGATATTTGTACTTTCATGATTTATTCACTTATTTCGTTTAACTGTTTTAACTTTTTTTTTCTTATTTCTTTTTCAGTATAAAAATAATTATTTATATTTGATATGAATATTTCTTCAAAATCATAAAAATAATATTCATTAATAAATATAAATCCGTTATTATTCTCATTTTTGCCATAATACATTTTTCCTACTATAAAATTATCATTGTATGCTTTTTTACATAAATATTTCATTTAATTTTTTCAATTTAAGTTTTCTGTTTTCTCCAATATTAATAAAATAATCTTTTAATTTTGGTTCTAAATTTCCAGACACAACAAATTTGGTATTACAAACAAAAATATATTCATATGCTAAATATTTATTTTTCAATCTAATATTGCTTAGATTATATTTATTAAGATGAATAATATTATCACTATGATAATATTCTCCTGATTTAATATAACTAGAATAAGTTTTTATACATTTTAATCTCATATGTAATCTACTGTAATTTTTTCAATTTTATTTTTCGTATTTCTTTTTCAGTATAAAAATAATCTTTTAATTTTGGTTCTGCAATTCCATCAATTACAAATTTATATCCTTTTAGATTAATATATTTAAAAAAAGAACCTGATAATAAATAATCAGAATGAATAATATCATCACAACTGCAATAATTTCCAACATTAATGTTTCTATATGTTTTTTTACATAAATATCTCATATAATAATTTTAAGTAAAAACAAAGATACAATAAATTATTTAATATTACACAATATTTCTAATTTTATTTTTCGTATTTCTTTTTCACTATAAAAATAATCATTTATTTTTGGAGAACAATATAGATTATTATCATCTGTTAAAAAAAGTAAACTATTTATTTGAATCATTTTAGAATTAGTTAAAATAACACAATCATAAAATTTTCCAATAATAATATCTTTTGAATATGTTTTTTTGCATAGATATTTCATTTGCACTTATTCATTATTGTTAATATTTCATCTTTGTCATTGATAGTATATTTTTTTAAATCATTCATTATATTTAAAGAGAATGAATCTTCAAATAATACTACATCACTTTTAAAATATTTAAAAAAATTCAAATAATCACCTGAATTTGATATATTTTTAAGTGAATCTTTTGATATAAATCTTTTGTTGAATCCCATAATTTTTTATTTTTAATTTATATGATTATTAATTTGGTATGTTTTATATTTAAGAATATTTAACCACAAAATAATGATATTAATTGACATATATTTTTGTATATCAGATTTTTGTTGTACTTTTGTGTATCATTAATTAAAACACAAACAACATGAAATTAATTGGATTTGCAAATAAATTTTATACTCTGTGGAGTTATTCAGAAGAAGAGTTATATACTACAGTTAATAATCAACCATATAAATATGGAGTCAAACAGATATATTCTTATATTAAGAATATTTCTTTTGATTTAGATAAAGTAAAAGAACTTTATCCTAATGTGAAAATTGATGATGATTTGAAAGGTAAAAGTGCAAGTTGGTCAACTGAACCAAAAATTCAATATCCTGCTGAATGTTTTCATTTTGGTAAATATGAAGGAAGTTTCATAAGTGAGTGTACAGATAAATCTTATCTGATTTGGTACTTTGAAAATGGTGTTTATGATGAGCGTCGTACAATAACAACAAACAGATTAATTGAATTAGGATGTTATTTTTATAATGATATATTATTTCAATCTATTGAATTACTTAACCAGTATACTGATCATATCAAAAAGCAAGCTGAGATTTCAAAGATGATTATAGAAACATATGAAAAATATAAAATATCTGGTATTTTTTCATATAATTTTTATAATTCATTAAGTAGTGAAGGAAATTATAGAGATAATTCTTTTGAATTTAGATTTAATGAATTTTCTCAACAGTGTTATGCTGGATATGATTATGGCTTGCCTTTAATGAATGGAAAATCTAAAAGAATTAAAAATAAAGTTCTTGAAATGGAAGTAATTACTGAAGAAGATAAAACTTTTGGTAATAAATATCTAAGAGTTTTAAGCATCAAATCTATAAAAAATATTTAATATGATCAAAGAAGAATTAATACAGGTATTTGAAGATACTAAACTACACAGTGAAGGTATATTGAAATCTGAAACAACATATCATTCATTTGATGACAGATTAATGTCAGATGTTAGTATTCCTTGTAGTCAAAACATACAGGTTATTAATTCTGATAGTGTATCTGCTATTACAGAATATAGCAAATTAGGGAAAACTTGTGTTCTTAATATGGCATCATTTAAACGTCCAGGTGGTGGAGTTGCAAAAGGCTCAAAAGCACAAGAAGAATGCTTATTTAGGTGCTCAAATTTGACTCATCTTATTAATACTGATAACTATCCATTAGGAGATGATAAAGCTTTATATACAAAGGATGCAGTATTTTTTAAGGATGTATATTATAACTATATGGATGAGGTTAAATCTGATGTCATAACAATTGCAGCACTAAATCTTAAAAATATTGAGGTTAATAGTAATTTTGATACAATATCGAAAGATAACATATCATCAATAAATTCTGATGGAGCAAAAATATCAAGGCATGATTATGAAGAATTAACAAAGGAAAAAATAAGATTAATGTTATCACTTGCAATTAAAAATGATGTTGATATTATTGTATTAGGTTCATTCGGTTGTGGTGTTTTCCAAAATGTTCCTGAAACAATGGCTAAAATGTTTAAAAAATTATTAGTAAATGAAGGATATTCTAAATATTTTGAGAAAGTAATATTTGCAATCATCAATGATAAAAACTCAGTTGGTAATAATTATGAGATTTTCAAAAATGTTTTTAGTGATTATAATTTAATATATTAAAAATGAAAAATAAGTTAAACATATTACAAACAAGAAAATTGAGTGATATTGTAAGCAATTTATATAAAGATGGTGAATTAGAAAAAATTCTACCTGAATTATGTAAATTACATACTACTACTAATGGTCATAAAAATAATTTTTATCATACATTAGGAGTACTTAACAACGTGATTGAATATGATAATGATAACTTAAAAATGAAGATTGTCGCTTTATTACACGACATTGGAAAGATTTCTGTTAGAACAAAAAACAATGAAGGAAATTGGACATTTCATGATCATGAAAATGTAGGTGCAAAAATGATACATAAAATTTTAAAAAGATTCAATATAACTAATAAGAAAACTGTTGATTATATTTACAGAATGGTAAAGTATCATGGTAGGGTAAAGATGCACAGGGATGTAACAGAATCAGCTATAAGAAGGTTAGATGTAGAAGTTGGACATGATATAGTATTAGAGTTAATAGAGTTCTGTAAGTGTGACATAACAACTAAATATGATGATAAGCGTCAACGTATTGTTTCAGGATTAGATGAAATAAAGAATAGAATATTAGAGGTTCGTGAGAAAGACAAAGAATCTAAATGGCGTTCTCCAATCACAGGTATTATAATAATGAAAATGTTAGAAATTACTACTGGTAGAATGGTTGGAGACATAAAGAAAGTAACTGATGAAAAAATAAAATCAGGTGAATGGACTGAAGAAGATGCTATTAAATATATTAATACATTTAGAAAATAATATGTAGTGTAATTAACACACTTGATACCCAAAAAAGGAAAACAATTATACTCAAGAGATACTGTAAAATCAGTCATATTCAGAAAAAGATAATACTTAGGTATTATCTTTTTTGTTTTATAACTCATTATATTAATATATAAATAAAAAATAAAAAATGCAAAGAGTATTAGTAACAGGAGGTTCTGGATTTGTAGGAACTAATCTTATTAAATATTTAAATAAAAATTATAAAGGTATTGAAATATCATCATTAGACAATTACTTCACAGGTAAAGAAGAAAATCATGTAGATGATGTTACATATTACAATGGTAATACATGGGATGCTCCTGAAATATTAAAAAATAAGAAATTTGATACAGTTTTTCATTTTGGAGAATACTCTAGAATTGTAAAATCATTTGATGATATTAAATATGTCGAAAAAACAATTTTATATGGCACACCAATAATAATGGAATTGTGTAGAGAATGGAATGCAAAATTAATATATTCTGCTTCATCTTCTAAATTTGGAAATAATGGTGAAAATGAAAATTTAGCTCCTTATTCATGGATGAAAGCAAAGATTGTTGAACTTATAAAAAATTACAATAAATGGTATAATTTACAATATGAAATTTGCTATTTTTTTAACGTGTATGGTGAAGGTCAAATAATGACAGGAGATTATGCTACTGTAATAGGCATATTTGAGCATCAATACTCAGAAGGTAACAAATGTACAGTTGTTGAGCCAGGTACTCAGAGCAGAGACTTTACCCACATTGAGGACATTGTTAGAGGTGTAGTATTATCATCTTTTACAAATATGAATCATGAATGGTATTTACGTTCTGGAATAAATACTAGCATTATAGATGTTGCTAAAATGTTTGGAGAATTTGAATTTGTGTCTAAAAGAAGAGGAGAAAGATATAATTCAGAAGAATTTGAAACTGATACAGAAAGAGAATTAAATTGGGTACCAGAACACAAATTAGATGATTGGATTAAATCAATAAAAAACAAAAAGAGAGATTAAAAATCTCTCATTTTTTTATAATGCTCCTGATGTCCTCATATCATCTTCTAATTTTAAAACTCTTTCTTCAAGAGCTTCTTTTTTATCTTTCCACATGTAAGCTACGTTATTGTAGAATTCTAACCTCCATAATCTATTTGAATATTTCCATTCTGAATGACGTTTTAATCTGTCAATTAATGAATAATATTCAGGACTATAAGTTTGTGAGACGTTTTGAGTTGAGTCGTTTCTCATGATTATTATTTAGTTACTCTTACAATAGTAAATTTTTCAGAAAAATCACCATTATCATGCTTTGTTTTTTCAACTTGAAATTCTCCTTTATTTAAAGAATTTAAGTATTTAGAAAAATTTGATTCTTCTCCTTTTGAATTTTTTCCTGAATAACCTATACAGTTAAATTCTTTTATTTCTTCTTCTGTGAGAAAATTTAATTTATCATAAAAAGATGATAAATATCCACTATTTGTTACTATGTTATGAATTTCTATAGCCATAATATTAATTAATTTCACATATTTGTAATTCTGAATTAACTTTTTCAACGAAAATTAATATTTTTTCTACAACTTTTTCTATTGATTTGACTGTACATTTTCTGAATTTAGAATTTAATCTATCTCTACTTGATGAATTTTTTTGATGTAAAGAACATTCAAATACTTCTACTTCACCAGATTGTTCAATACAAAATCTCAAATAGTTTGAATTTTGAATATAGCCATAATGCCAATTTTCTTTTTTATCAAAAGATAAAGTCAACATAATAGTATCTTTACCAATGCTAGCCTTTGATACATCAAGATACTCTACTTTGCCAGTTAGTTCATTACGTAAAAATTCAATTGCATCTACTCTTAATAAATTTTCAATATTGAAGATTCTCATATATTTATAACTTTAAATGATTAATTTATAATACAAAAGTACAAATAATTAGTCACATATGGAAAAAACATAAAAAGTTTTAATATTTTTTATACTATTCTTCTATTATATTACCTAATTTATCTAACTTAGTCTTTCTTACATACTGAACACATTCATCATAATATTTTTTACAATCTCTATTATAAAAAGTTTCTACATTCTGCCGTCCTTTCTCATTTGCTTCTTTAACAACATCTTTTAAGCATTCTTCACAACAGTATGACCACAATGTACTCATTCTAGTATCATCACCAAGAAAAACTGAAAATTCTTGTTTATGAGTTTTGCAGTTGTTACATAATATTGAACTTGTTCCTGAATATCCTACTATAACATGACTAAATAGTTTATAATATTCATTTTTATCTGGTTTTTTCATATTATAATATAAATCCAAATTTGATACCAATTCCTGTGCTATTAGTATAAAATACACTAGTAATCAATGTATTTTCATAAATATATCCTATCTCTGCTCCTCCACTAAATAATTGTTTATTACTTACTAATTTAATATCATTTTGAGGTGTTGCACACATACCAGCTAACCCCATAATATAAAAATTAGAATCAAAAACATAACCTATTCCATAATTAAAATAATCTGGTAGTCTATCATCAACTGGTAATGATATGCTTAAACATTGATAAATTGATTTTTCAGAAATATATCCAAAATCTACACCAACTGATTTGCTAGAGTATGATAATTTTGTGATTAACTTAGTCTGATCATTTTGTGAAAACATTGAAATTGATATAAATAACAATACAATGATTAATTTAAAGTTTTTCATAATTTATTTAATTTATTTAATTTTTTCCTTCTCAAAAATTGCTCAATTTTCATATCAAGAAGTTGTTTACTAACAAAATAACTACCTCTTCCTGCGGTATAATCACACTGATCAAGCCATAATTCAAATGATATTCCGTCATCTTCAATATTTTCATGAATAATACTAGAATATTTTCCAAATTGACCAGATTTATTTAAAATTTCAGTAGCCAATTCTAAATATTGTTCTGTAATAGAATCAGCTTTAATTATTAATTTTGATCTTTTTTCAAATGTTTCGTCGTAGTTCATTGAATTTCATCTTTTAACCAATTTAAAAAATCTTCTTCATTTGAAAAAGACAAAATAGAATCTTCATCATATGGAAATTCACACATAACACTTGAACCAGATGTATTTTTTTCTATTTTTATATTATCTGATGTGAAAATAATTTTGACTTGAGTAGTTTCTCCTTCTTCATAATCAGTCCAACCATAAGTTGCTTCAATAATATTATCAAAAGTTACATCATAATCTAATATTGGTCCAGTTTCACTACCATTACTATAATGTTCAGAATTTATTTTTTCTTCTTTATCAAATAAAGCAATAGCATTTAACATTACATCTGTTACATTCATAATATTTATATTATTAGAGATTATTAGAATGCAAAGATACTAAATATAATTCGAATAAAAAAATATTATTTGTTTTTTTAAATTTTATTTTTAATGATTATATTTAATATATATAGTCATATGAAATACTTAAAAACATTTGAATCATTATTATATAGTGATTATAAGGCTGGAGATTACGTACTACTTGATTTAATTAAAATAAAATCTAATAACAAAGATAATGATTATGAAATGGATGAAGTTGATGAATATGGCAATTCTATACCAATTGATGAATTTGCATTAATAAAGGATAAGACTGTTGAATTAAATAATGGACTTTATTTATATAGTGTAACTTTTTATAATTATAATAATGAAAAAAATGATTCTTATGGTGTTGAGTCAGATGAAATAATAAGAAAGCTAAATACAAATGAGATAGAAGAGTTCAACAGAAAAAAAGAAGCATTGAAATACAACATATGAAATATTTAAAAAAATTTGAAAATAGATTAACTAACGTATTTAAATCTAAAGATGTAGATATGTGGGATGAATATATAGAAACTGAGTTAGAAACCGAATATGGATATAATAAACTCATTGGGGCTGTACATGCTGGAAATCTTAAAAGATTTGAATATTTATTACCAATATATAAAAATAAAATAAATAATATTTATGATGGAAAGAATGTATTAATTGAGGTTATAATACGAGATATTGATTTATATGAAAAAAAGAAAATGATTGAATTATTATTGGATAATGGAGTTAATTATAAGCTCGAGTTTGGAGGTGATACATTTTATGATTTGATTACTAATGATAAATTAAAAAAATGGTTTGACGATAAATATCCAGATATAGTAAAAGAGCTTAATTTATATAAAAATACAAATAAATATAATTTATGAAATATATAAAAACATTTGAAAAATTAGATAGAAAAATAAAAAAAGGAGATTATGCTATAATCGATTTTAAAACAACTAATCCTGGAGTTACAGAATTTTTTCAAAATAATATTAGTAAAATTATCGAAGTAAGAGGAATATGGATTAAATTTGGTTATAAATATGTACCAGAAGAAATCAAGGAATATTTTTATAAATCTAGAGTATATTATATATATCAAATAGAGTTAAACTTAGAAGATGTTTACTCTTATGCTATCTCAAAAGAAAAATTAGAATTAGAATTATCAACAAAAAAATTCAACATATGAAATATATAAAAACATTTGAATTATCAACTTTTTATGATGAAAAAGATATATTTTGGTATATCCATAATATTAATTTACCTAAAATTAAAGAATTAGTATCTGAAATACCTAATATTAATCTTAATATTAAAGATAGTACTGGTGAAACACCTTTGCTTCAGTCAGTTAGGTTTAGTTTATATAACGTGTTTAAATTTTTGATAGAATCAGGAGCAGATGTAAATTGTACATGTACTAATGGAGTCACTCCATTGATGATAGCAGCAAGAAATAAAAAAGAAGAATTTGTTCAAGATTTAATAGATGCTCACGCAGATTTGAATATTAAAAATGATGACGGCGAAACTGCATTAATTATGATTTCTAGCTACACAGATAAAAAGGCTTTTAAAATAATTGAAAACTTAATTGAAAGTGGTGCAGATTGGAATATATCTGATAATTATAATAATACTTTTTTGATGCATTTACAACCTGCATATATGAAAAAAATAATAGAAAAATATCCAGATAAATATGAAGAATTTATTAAAGAATATAATTTTAAAAATGATATAAAAAAATTCAATTTATGAAATATATAAAAAAATTTGAAAGTGAAATATCAGATGATGAGAAAGCTATTTTGGATAGTCAAAAAGCGGAAGATAATTATCTTAGACAAAGATATAAAGATATGAAGAAATATTTATTTTTTAAAGATAGAACGGGTAATATAGATAATGGAACATATTTTATATTAGAAAAAGATAGAATGGAAGCAGTATATGATCACACTAACCTTTTTATTGTGACTAACAAATTATATACATATAATTTGAACACAGATAAATTGAAAAATGAAAAAAGAAAAGATAAGCATTACAATTTAAATAAATATAAACTTGGTTATATAATGACAGATTCAGATAATTTACAGGATTTATTAGATTATATACCTGCTCTAAAACACACAAATAAATTTAATCTATGAAACACATTAAAACGTTTGAAAATGCATTCACTGACATATTTAAAAAAAGGAAGAAATTACCTCACGAAGTTATTAATTTTGGTGATGTATTAACTAAATTTATAGAGAAAAATATTGATATGGAATGGGATGTTTATTCAAATACATATGAAAGTAGTAATAAAAAATATTATGATGTTGTAAGAATTTTTATTGACCCACATGATATAGATGATGCTGCTGAAGTTTTGGAATTGCATTATAATTATGATAGAAATTCTATTTTATATTGTTACCATCCAATAATGAATTTTATGGAAGATATTAAAGACTATTTAGGAAATATTGTAAAGAATAGTTCTATTGAAGATGTTTCATCTGCTGGAGATAATAGATATTGGATACCACTAGATAAATTACCTGAAATAATAAATAAAATAAATAGCTCTGATTTTGATTATTATAAGTCGACAAAAAAATTTAACATATGAAATATATAAAAAAATTTGAACGTAAAAAGAATGAATTTTATACAATTAAAAATGAATTAATTAATGCTGTATATCATGGTAATTATTCTAAAACTAAAAAATTATTAGATTCTGGCTTTGATGTTAATAGTAATATAGATGGAAGAAATTCTGCATTATTATATGCTTCTTATAAAGGAGAATGGAATATTTTATTTCTAATATTAAAATATAATCCTGATTGGTACATAAAAGATATTTCAAAATATGATTTTATTGACTATATAAATGATCATATAGATGGAGATAAAGTAATAGAAAAAATAACAAAAAAATATCCTGTTAAATACAATGAGTATTTAATGATAAAAAAATCAGAAAAATTTAATTTATAAATATGAAAGTAGAAAAATTTAATGAGCATAATTTTACAACATTTGATGATGATATTGTATATGCAGGTAAATCTAAATACCCAGTAGGCACCAAAATTAAATTTAAAGATGATGGTGAGTATTTAACTGGTACTTTGACACATCCATTTGGTTATGGTGATGTTGGTGTATTCTTAGATGAAAAAGGTAAATATAAATATGATAGGGTATCACTAAAAAACAATGAATATACAGTAATTGATGATGATGTTGATAAATTCATTAAAGATCACAATTTCAAAAAAGATATAAAAAAATTCAATTTATAAGTGAAATAGCTTATAACTTATGTTTATAAGTGAAATAGCTTATAACGAAAAAATCCTATCTAATTTTTCAATTAGATAGGATTTTTTTTAATATTGCTTGAGAATACAGCATTATAGAGAAGAACTTTAGAAACTATTATTTTTTTCTCACTAACATTTGAATTAGTATTCTTCTAATACAATCTAAGAAATAATTAAACTTCTTTTGTTGTTAGATAGTTCGGTAAAATGATAAAAAATAATTAAATTCATTAAATTTTAATTAATATTTTACTTTTTTTTCTTCATTCATAGAGGATCTAATGGATTTACTCTCCTGAAGCGTTAATTTGGGTGAACTCAACCCTATTTTAATATTTTTTTATTAAAAATAAATAAATGAAAAAAAACACTACTTAATATTGAATTAAGTAGTGTTTTTATTTGTAATAGGCTGAGAAATATACCTTATACAGAAGAATCTTAAAAAGTTATTATTGTTTCTACTTTCTTTCCACTAATATTGGTTTCCCTAACATTAGTAATTCTCAATGACAGTCAATTAGATTAACTAATCCTTTTGTTGTTAATTACTCTCTCAGTACTTATTACCTATCTAGGTTGCCACCCAAACTCAATCTTGCTACAGATTTAAGGAATTTTTCTGAAAATCATGTCAAACTTGGGGTTCTTCACGGCTACGACGATTTTCATCTCATAACTAGTAGTCACCTTTCATCAACAACAGTCGAACACTTTTCCTTTATTTGTTTTATTTTAATTGTGCATTAAATTTGCAATTTAAAGTTTGTTTTGTGGATAATGAAAGTAGTGGTTCGACAACCAGCGTCTCCATCTTTTGAACGGAAATATACTAAACTACTCTCTGAGATATCCCTATCTCCATATTTTAAGTCAACTAAGATACTCTCATAGCACTTGGTAATGCTAAGGTAACCTTAATAACAGCACCACCTGTACATTGTATTACAATCTAATATTACCTTTCGGTTTTAAGCTAACTCTCATAATGGACAACGCAATTATACAACTGGAAATCGTATTTCTTGCAATAATCCTTCAGGTTATTCTTATTGATGTTCCCATCTCACTTAGACTACCCACATAGCCTTTGCATTAAACCACTTTCTCTACAGTGTTACCCTCGATAATTAAGGTTTAATGATATCCTGATTGTCTGCTCAAACACTAAATAATGTATTAATAACAAATTAACTAACTATTAACTATTCATATTAATGAGTATGTGAAGAATCTTACCGAAGCAAAATCAATTACACACAAAAAAATGTGTCAAATTAATAATTGTTGTATCTGTTGATTAATAAATAATTTAATGTCGCAAATATATAGAAACAACTACATATTCACTTTATCCTACTTTCGTAGTTTATTTAATGACTACAGACAGCCAAATATTTTCAATTTTTACAAAGAACGCTTTTAATAAAAAACAAACATTTAGATTGTAGTAAAAATTTATACTATCACTTCTTAACTAAAAGAAGTTAGTTCTAATAAAAGGAATTAACCTTTTAAACTTGTAAATTAACCATTTTCATAGTTATATATACTAATCAATCTAAATGTGTTGTTTCTTGTTGTTTCAAGTACGTTTACTTGAAAAATGACACAAATCTATTTCAGTCCATTTTTTTCTTTTCAGAACTTTTTTCAGTGGAACAATAAACATTTGGTATGTTCATTATATTTACTGTTATAATATAAATCCTTAAATTTGTATTACATTTGCAACATTTACTTCTGTAATATTAATCGTACACTTTTGCAAGCTTCAAGTTGGCTTTTGCCTTTGATTATTTTTATTACTTTTTCAATTTCATTAATATCTAAGTGTGTTTAGTTGCACTATCTCCTTTTGCAAGCTTCAAGGTGGTTTCTGTACCATTAGATTTTTCATTGCTTTTACTATCTAAGTGTGTTTAATTGCACTATCTCCTTTTGCAAGCTTCAAGGTGGTTTCTATACCATTAGATTTTCAGTTTCATTTACAATTTAGTTTATTTCTACATGTGTTCATTTATAGTTATACACCTATTGCAAGCTTCAAGGTGATTTCTGTATCAACATTTTTCATTGTATTTGAAATATATAAGTGTGTTCATTTGCACTATCTCCTTTTGCAAGCTTCAAGGTGGTTTCTATACCATTATATTTCTCATTGTATAAGCAAGATAATTAATATGTAAGTGTGTTCATTTGCACTATCTCCTTTTGCAAGCTTCAAGGTGGTATTTTATACCATTACATTTTTCATTGCTTCAATCTGAAATTTGATTTGTTTCATTATTGTAGTTCAAAATTACAAAAAGTTTTTTGTTTTACCAAATATTTAATGTTAAAGTTTTGAACTTTTTCAAGTACTCTTACTTGAATGAGTATTAAAAAACCAAGTCATTTATAAGTTCTGTTAGCTTCTCAGCTTAGAAAAATAAACTTTCATTTGTCATATTTATTCTTGTAACTTTACAAATCTGCGAAATGTATTATTATCAATCTAAGTGTGTTCATTTGCACTATCTCCTTTTGCAAGCTTCAAGGTGGTATTTTATACCATTAGATTATCTATTAAATCTGATATATGTTTTGCTTTTTTATTGTAGTTCAAAATTACAAAAAGTTTTTTGTTTTACCAAATATTTAATGTTAAAGTTTGAACTATTTTTTCAAGTACTCCTACTTGTTTTTGTTATGAATAATAATCAAGGAACTTACTTCTTCTGACAAGTCAGTGTTTCAGTGTTAAAATTAATATTCATAGTGAAGATAGATGGAGTTGAACCCAGTGTCAGTAACACTTGCCTTCTGCACAATTCGAATCGTGCTGCACCCTGTGTGCTTATCTTCATCATTTTTATAATTTAATCAATAGTCAGTCCTTGTAGAGAAATAATAGCAGTCAGTCACTGATCATCTGACATTAGGTTCACACATCATCAAAAATTAATTTGATAGGTAATTTCCACGGTGTAGTTACTATTTACATTTATAACAAGATAAGTTCTACAGTTCTCATATCTATTTCAATGGACTTTTCATCTTTGATAATTTTCATTATCATTAACTCACCACTATTAGCATCAAATTCATCTGGTTCATATATATTTTGTTACAAACATATACACTCTGATTTCAGATATTGCTGATATTTCTTGTTTAAATCTGATTTTTTGATTTAAATTATTGTAGTACAAATATACAAAAAGTTTTTTGTTTTACCAAATATTTTTTGATATTTTTTCTACATTTTTTACTCAAGTACGTTTACAAGAGTTTTAAAAAATCAAATCATTTTTCAGTTCTTTTTATCTTCACAGATTAGAAATAACATTTTTTCATTTGTTATATTTACTTCTGTAACATTAAATTTATGTATTTTCAGTTTCACTATAATCTTGTTCAAGATTAAGGGTGGTTTCCTTACTACTAAATTGTGATTACTTTAATCTAAGTGTGTTCATTTGCACTATCATTCTCTTGCAAGCTTTGAGAGGTTTTTATACCATTAGATTTTTTTCAATCTGAAATTTGATTTGTTTTTATTGTAGTTCAAAATTACAAAAAGTTTTTTGTTTTACCAAATATTTAATGTTAAAGTTTTGAACTTTTTTTCAATTGAAATTTAATTTTTGTGATTATATTTCTTTTGATATTGTAGTGCAAAATTACAAAAAGTTTTTTGTTTTACCAAATATTTAATGTTAAAGTTTTGAACTTTTTCAAGTACTCTTACTTGAAGTTTTTTGTTTTTTATTGTAGTACAAAATTAATAAAAGTTTTTGATACTACCAAATATTTAATGTTAAAGTTTCAGTTTTAATATACGCATTCATATCCATCTGAATTCTCAAGTGTTTCAATAATTTCCAATAAAAAATCATTAAAGTTTTTACTTGTATAATCTTTTGAAAAGAAATAATGATATTTTTCTAAAATCTCATCTCCTCTATTATAAAACAATTTTAATTTTGTTGCAGTATCTAATGCATCATCTTTTGACATTTCATGAGCCATATCTGCATAGTGCTCATTTTGACAATATTCATTATCTTGAAATTTCGCACCAATTTCTCTACATAAAGTTTCAATTAGATGTTCTCTATTTATGCTTGTTATAAACTTAATACCACTTTTTGTAATAATAGTTTTACTCATATATTTATGTTTTTAAACTGAATTACAAAATTACAAAAAGATTTTCATACTACCAAACATTCACAAGTTAATTTTTCAATTATTTTTAAAATCTTCCAATGTTTTGTAATAACTACACATATTTTCAATTGAATAGAAAACTAATATATTATTTTTTATTGCAAATTCAACTTCCTTATCTGCACCACTTGATTCTCCTGGTAATCTCAATATACAATCACATACTGGAATCCACTCAAAATCAATTTTAAGCCAATCTTCATATGGTCTAGGATGAGCCATATGCTGAAAATGTGAATATAATGGTGTAAATGGCACAAAACCTTTATTCATTAATTCATCTGCTGTGTCCATTTGTATTTTAACATTAACAGCAACATCACCTTTTGTATATGGTGAAGCTATATAAACTTTAATCATATTTTTATTTTATTTTTTAATATATATATGATATAATGAAAAATATAAAAAGTTTTGATAAATACAATGAAGATGTACTAACTGATGGTTTTACTCCTGAGAATGCAAGGTATAATGCAGGTATAAAAGCAAATAGAATAATATATCAACTTAAAAATTTATTATTACCTGTTGGTAAATTAACTGAGCAAGTTGTCACAAGGTCAATTGAATCAATAAATTCATTAAATAGAATTATTAATGATGAAATTATTGAAGATGATGCTATGATAACTCAATTAAAAAAATCAGATACTTCAAATACAATATTTGATGTTATAAAAAATATTGAAGTTAATCAAAATGGTATAAATAGATCTACAAATAAATACTCAGCTACAATAAATACTTTGTGGTTAGGAGGAAAAAAATATGATTTAATAGTAAAGCCATTATCATTTTGGTTGAATATGGCAAAAAAAGACAGAGAAACAGAAAATAAAATATCCAATCAACTATGTGGTTGGATAAATAGTAATATAAATTTAACTATTGAATCATTAAATAAAATAACACACAAATGAGCAAACCAATTAAAATAATAGGTATAATATTATTTAGTTTTATACTTATTTTTATAGCATATGAAATATTCATACCAACTAAAGATTATCCTTTTAGTAAAATTGAAATTGTTAATTATCATCATCTATATAACTTAACAAATAGAACTTATCTAGATACAATTGTAGAATCAGGATTACAATCACTTAAAATTGATACTGTTACTGTTGTTATTAAAAATATTGATAAATCATCAATAGTAATTAATGGCGAAGATATTGATTTGAAAGCATATATAGTAGTTAATAACGATACATATTATATATTTATTGGTGACTATAGTAGAAATGAAAGTATTACAATATTATCTCATGAATTAATTCATTTAAGACAATATTATGACAAAATGTTATTAATTAGTAGAACAGGAGTTTATTTATGGCTTGGTGATGTTATAGATATATCAAATATGGATTATAATCAAAGACCTTGGGAAATAGAAGCATTTGATAATCAATCAGATAATGCAAATGCAATGAAATATATTTTATATAAATTATAAGTTGAATTTTTTTGATGCATTAATTATATTATAAAACTCTTCTGTTGTAAATTTATTTGGAAAAAAGTATTTACTATCTCCGTCATCTTTATCACAAATAATATATCCTTTTTTATCTCTAAGTGTTATTATATCTCCATCACCTATTTTATAAACATTATTATAAGATCTCTTACCATTATATTCTGAATATTTTAAAATAGAATCAATAATATATATCTCACCATATTTCAAATAATTACTCTGAAGTCCAATATATATAATTTCATCACCTATTTTTAAATCATTTAAGTAATCAGGATTATCATGTTGTACTTCATATATTTTAAAATTTGTTATCATATATTAAATTTATTAGTTTGTGTTAAAAATTCTAATTTTGATTTATCATCAGATATATGAATCAATTCTTCTAATGAAAAAGACATGGCATTTTTATATTTTTTGCTATAATCTATTTCGCTATGATAAATTTGATATGATTCTAAATAATCAGGAATATAATCAAATTGAACTATAAATCTATCCCAACGATATTTAATATCAATAATTTCTATTATCTGTCCTATATTACTTAATGTAAAACTATTTAGTTCAGTAAAATCAATACTTTCACATATAACATAATCTCCAATAGATGGTAGTATTGATGATTTTTTATTTTTTTCATATATTTTAAAATCTGTTATCATACATTAAAATTGTTGGATTTATTAATTAATTTCAGTCTATCTTCTAATATTTTTCTAACTGATGAGTATTTGTATACATCTTTTTTATCTATCCAAAAACCATCTTCATGATAATAATCTTTAAAATCAATTTTATATTGTGATTTACTTTTATTTATTATTTTAAAAATATTATTGCTTATTTTGGTTTTATATTGAATATCATAATTTATTCCTTTAAGAACAGGTATAACATAATAATCAACAGGTATTTCTATCTGGTTATTAACAAATTCATATTTTTTTATATATTTCATAATTATATTTTATAATTTATATTTTTGATATACTATATATTAAAAATAAAAATAACAATCTTATTTTTTTATATATAATATAAACAATAAAACAGCACAATTATATATGTTAAAATATGATGATTATAATAAATTGAATGAGGCTTTCTTTCATCGTAGTAAAGATGAGTTAGAAAATCTCATACATTCATTTAAAAGCTTGATTATAAATCTAAAACAATCAATAGATAAAAAATATACATTAGATTTCTATAAAACTCAAATCAAAGAGGATTTAGAATCATATAAAATAAATATATTGAATAATTACAATAAAAATACAATTAGTAAATTTAAAGATTTGTTTAAAGAATTTTTAAATAATGTAGATAATGACATAATTAAGCATATGAAATTAGGTAAATTTGCTAATGATATATTAAAGATATATTCTATTAATAATTCTTTTGATATTAACATAAAGAATGTAAATAGTGTGTTTAAAGCTTATCTTGATAATGTTGATAGATATATAGACAACACATATGATTTTTTCTACAATAAGATTGAGACTGATAAATCATATGAACCATATAATAAAATTGATATTAAAATAAATAAAGTCCCTATTGATGAATATCAAAAAACAAAATACAAATATCAAATTGAGTTATTAAAATTACAAGAATGGATTACATACAACAATAAAAAAGTATTGATTATATTTGAAGGTAGGGATGCTGCAGGAAAAGGTTCAGCGATTAGAAATATCACAAGATTTCTAGATCCAAAGCATTTTAGAGTACAGACATTTGGTATACCTACAGAAGAAGAGAGTAATAATTGGTTTGATAGATATGAAAAATCTTTACCTAAAAATGGAGAAATTGTTTTTTTTGATAGATCTTGGTATACAAGAGGTTATGTTGAACCAGTGATGAAATATTCAACTGAAGATAAATATAATAAATTTATGAAAGAAGTCAATAACTTTGAAGATAAATTAATAGATGATGACATCATACTTATAAAAATATGGTTCTCCATATCTCAAGATGTACAAAAAATGAGATTTGAATTAAGAAAATCTAATCCATTGAAATACTGGAAGTTTAGTAAGAATGATGAGCAAACATTAGACAAATGGGATGAATTTACTAAATATATAAATGAGATTTTCAAAAAAACAAATACTAAAGATTCTCCTTGGATAATAATAGATGCTGATGATGAAAATTATTCAAGATTAGAATCTTTCAATAGTATAATAAAATCAATAGAAAAAGATAAATCAAACATCAAAGAGGGTGGAATAAAAGTAATATTTGAAGATTTAGATGGACCATTAATTCCATATGATAAAAATTCAGATACCGACTATCATAAATTTTTTAATGATCCAGAAAAATGGAGTAAGACTGCTATGAGCAATTTAAACAATATTATTGAAAAGACAGAAGCAAAAGTAGTATTATCTTCTTCATATAGAGATGATAAACCATTAAGCGAAATAGAAAAGATGATGAAAACTGCTGGATTTAAATATAAAATATATGACGTTGTTCCAAATGACAAATCTAAAAAACGTGGATCTGATATAAAAGATTGGTTAAAGAATAATAAATCAGTTAGTAATTTTATTATTATTGACGATAATAAGCATGACTTATATGAAGTATTTAGCAAAAAACACATTGTTAAAACTACTCATGAATTAGGAATAACAGATGATATTAAAGATGAAGCTATTGATAAATTAAATACTAAATGATATTATGAAATATTTAAAAAAATATGAAATGTTAAACAAATTAGACACATCAGATAATCCTATATTTATAGAATTTATGATTAATTTCATAACATCTTTAGATTATGACTTAACCACAAATTACAATAAAAAATACTCTAGAAATGAGATATTTTTTTATAACAAAGATATAAATTCTGAGGGTTTAAAATTTTGTATTGAAATAACAAATGATGAATTAATTTTTAAAAAATACCATAATAATTTTAAGATTATTGAAGAATATTTAGAAACTATCAATGGATTAAATTTAATAAATATTGATCATCACATATACAACTTTAAGATATCAGGAAATACTCTAGATATCGAAGAACAGATAACAAAAAAGAATTTTGATATGTTTAGAGAAGCAAATAAATTTAATTTATGAAATATTTAAAAAAGTTTGAATCTAAAGAAGTAGATTTATTTAATGCTATTGTAAATGACAACACAAAAAGAGTTGAATATTTAATTAGACTTAATGCTGATATAAACATTCAAGATGCTGAAGGTAGAACTCCATTATTTTATGCAGCAAATCATGATTTTATGAGTATTGTTAATATACTTATTGAAGCAGGAGCGGATTGGAATATTATTAACAACAAAGGATATGATTTTACATATTTATTAAGTGATAAACAATTTGATTATATTATGAAAAAATATCCTGATGAATATAAAGAATATTTAATGAAAAAAACAGCAAACAAATTTAACTTATGAACCATTTAAAAATATATGATAATTATAAAGATAAAATGAATTCAAAGAACAAATTCAATAATATGATAAATGAGTATATACCAGGATATTACATGATATATAAATCTAATACTTATCATTGGAAGCAACATAGATACAATGAATATATAGTATTATGTAGAATTATAAATCCAGAAGTTTTTGATGAAGTGGATCTAAGATTAAACATAGATATTCTATCTTATTTTTGTGAATTAGAACAACATGAATTAAGGGAAGATGAAAAAATAAAGACTGGAAAACAAATAATAAATCCAAATCATTCAACGTTTGAAAGATTATTTTTGTCATCGTCATTAAAAACATCTCAAGATAAATTTGAAGAATTGAAAGAAACTACATATTATCAATGGGAATTAAATAAAGTCACAGATAAATTTAACTTATGAAAACATTCAATCAATACAATGAATCTATAAAAAATAAACATTTTCCTATATATTTTAGAAGATATTATGAATCAGGTAGATATAAAATATCAGATATATATTACGACATTGAACAAGCAAATAAATATAGTATTGAATATGTTCTATTTAATAATACCACTAAAGGAGATGAGTTCTTTTACTTATATTTATTTCCATGTAATGAAAATGAATCTAAAATTATTAGTTCTGAGTTAATAGGTATGTTTAATCTATCAAGTATATTTAATGAAGACTTAACAACAGAAGAAAATATAGAATTAATAAAAACATCAAAAAATGCGAATATTATAAATTTAGAAGATGTAAATTTAATAATAAATTCAAATAAATTTAATATATGAAAACATTTATACAGTTCAATGAAACTGAAAATTATGGAGAACCAATGTACAGTAATACAAATAGAATAACTCTTAACCTTTATTCTTATAATGACGAAGAAAATGATTTTCCTCTTTTAGAACGAGATATCAAAAAATTAGAAGAAAATAATATTTATTATATTATAATTAGTACAACAGACAATTATATTAACTCTACACAATTTCAAACAATGTTTAAAATTTATGCATTACCAAAAAATAAAGAACAGAGAGATATAACTTATTATAATATGAATTTTTCTTATAATACTAAAATTAACATAGAATACAATGGTGAAAATTTAGATGAAGTTTTAGATGCAATTAAAAAAAGAAATAAAAATTTTTCAATCATAAATAAAGAAGACTTATATGTTATTATAAATTCAAATAAATTTAATATATGAAAACATATCAACAATTTAATGAAATGAGCAATGTTGGATGTACTATATTTTTCAAAGTATATTTTAAATTTGAAAATGTGTATAAACAAATTGAGATATTAGATGAAAATAGAATAGATTATGATATATCTTATCATAATAAATTCATTAAAATAGATGCTTATGCTTATTCTATAAGTGAGTATAATTTTCTTATATCAATTGAATTCAAAATAAATAAAAAATCACAAGAACTAATAAATCCAAATATGTCACTTGATAAAATTAGAAGTATTGTAAAATCAGACAAAGGTTGGACGCCAACAAGTAAAGAAGAATTACCATACATTAATGATATAAATAAATTCAACTTATGAAATATATAAAAAGATTTGAAAGTATAATAACAGAATTGAATTACTCAAGTAAAGGATTAACTTCTTTACCTGAGTTGCCTGATACATTAAAGAATTTGGGATGTCATCATAATAAATTAAGATATCTACCAGAATTACCAACTACATTAGAAGAATTGTTTTGTGGCGATAATGAGTTAAAAAAATTGCCAACTTTACCAAACACAATAACAAATTTAATGATTCATCATAATGATTTGACAGAATTGCCAGATCTACCAGATTCATTGATAAATTTTTCATGTGGGCATAATAATTTAACTGAAATACCAAAATTACCAAATAATTTAGTATATTTTTTATGTGATAATAATAATTTATCTGAATTACCAGAAATGCCAGAAACTGTAACTCAATTTAGTTGTAAGTATAATAATTTACCATATGAAGATTTGAATGGATATTGGGATTGGTTTTATGATAGAAATCCAGAAAGAAAACAAGCAAAAAAATTCAACTTATGAGATATTTAAAAAAATTTGAAAAATATAATGCATCTTTAGATTTAAATTATATTTTAGAAGATGATGTATATAGTGATTCAGATGCAATAAAATTATTAAAAAAAGTGAAATATGCTATTGACAATGATTGTGTTATTGATAATATTAATATACATTGGATGGAAAGAACTCCTTTAATTACATGCGCTGTTTTAGACTGTCATATAAAAACCCAGTCTAAATATAGAAATATATTTGAGCAAATAGCAAAAGAACTAATTAATTCAGGAGCTAATATAAATCATATAGATAAAGATAACAGAAGTGCTTTAATATGGGCTACAGATAGAGGACATTTTGATGTAATGGAACTATTAATTGAAAATGGCGCAGATTGGAATATTATGGATGTATTCCATCATGAATTTCATGAATATTTGAGTGATGAACATTTTGAAAAAATTATTCATAAATATCCAGAACAATATGAATTGTATAACATGAAAAACAACACGAACAAATTCAATTTATGAAACATATAAAAACATATACTCAGAAAGAATTGGATGATAATTTGTTGAAATATTCAGCAAAACAGGCATCTTTGCAAAAAGTAAGAGAATTGATAACAGATGGAGCTAACGTTAATTGTTTTGATCGTATCAGATATAACACGCCATTAATTAACGCATCACAACAACTAAATTATAGTACAATTAAATTGTTAATAGAAAATGGTGCTGATATAAATTTAGTAAATAAAAACAATAAAAATTGTATATTTTATATTGTTAATCAAAACACATATACTTATACTAAATATAAAAATAAAATTAATAATATAATTGATTTATTAATTTCATCTGGAATAAATTTAAACAATAAAAATAAAAGTGATGTTGATATTTTTGATAATATTCAAGAATCAAATCCTTTTATTCTTCAATATATAATAGATAATTATCCAGAAGAATACAAAGAATATTTAATGAAAAAAACTGCAAACAAATTTAACTTATGAAATATATTAAAGCATATGAAACAGTTGAAGTCTGGAACGATAATAAAAGGATAAAAACATATGATTCATCAGAATACGAATTAAGTGATTATGTGATTTTGAATAAGCTTTATTTTCCAGATATAAGTGATAATTACACATATCTTATAGGTAAAATAATAGACATTTCAGAAAATAATAATATGTTTTATTGGGTTATTAAATTACCAGATAAAAAAGTAGTATGGACTGGAGATTATGAAATACATAAAACTATAACAAAAGAAGAATATGAAACGCTAGAAATAAAAAATTCATCAGATAAATATAATATATAAGAATATGATAAGTAAATATAATGACTTCATTTTAGAAAATAAATATGAAGATGAACGTGAAGATGTCACAGGTAAAGTTAACAGAAGTAAAAAGTTATCGAAAGAAATGAAGGAAAAAATATTACCTTTGATTATTCCTGGTAATACAAAATACAAAAATGGTAGAATTTTTGATTTACATATACCTAAAATCGAAGGTAAATCATTTAAATTAGTAAGCTTAGGTGCAGATAAAAATGGATTTTTTGTATTTACTCATAGAGCAAGATGTAAATCTAAACCAAATATTGAAGATATTCCAAATAAAGATATTGAATTTATTGAAACAACAGGATAATAAAATAATATATAGAATATGAAAATTAAAAAATTTAAAGAATTAAATGAAGCTGATACTAATCAGATACCAGGTACATCATTAGATAAATATTATTCTTATTATAAAAGATGGTGTGATGAAAATGGATTTGAATATAATTTTAAAGATATATCAGAAGATGAAATTATTGAGATAGCAAAAAAATACGCTGATGATAATAATTTACCGAATATGACATATTACAGAAATGATTAATATATTTAACAATAAAAAAATGAATTATTTATTATAATTCATTTTTTTTGATTATATTCGTAGATAAAAATAAATAGATAAAATGACAAAAATATTAGATATTATAAATAAATTATTCTTATTTTTTGCTTTGCTTTGGTTAGCCTTATCATTGTGTGTAATAATTATATTATCATTAATTAAAACTTTTTTGAGAATAACATATAAATCAATTAAGAATAAAATCAAAAGAAAAAATGAAAAAAAAATTACTATGGTTGGATGATTCTCGTAATCCATTAGAAAATGATTGGTTAGTTTTTAGTCCAATTGGAAAAGATGTAGAAGTGAGTTGGGTTATGACTCAAACTGAATTTGAAGATTGTATTATGATTAATGGATTACCTGATGCAATATGTTTTGATCATGACTTGGGTACAGGTAATGGTGATGGATATGAGTGTGCCAAATGGTTATGTAGATACTGTGACAACAAAAAATTAAAACTACCTTTATATGCTATGCAATCAGCTAATACAGTAGGAAGAGAAAATATTGATTGCTATTTAAAAAATTATATGAAACACTGCTATTAATATTATGAAAAACGAAAAAGAAAAAGAAATAAAGGATTTTGAAAAATGGAGAATAAAAGAAGAATTAACTCTTCAAATTTTGATTGGATTAAATAAATCAATTGAAGATTTTAAATCTACTACAATTGAAGGATATAAACCAACAAATAAAGATATAAATTCTGTTCTAAGTACAATTTTAAGCAAAAGGTTAAATAAATAAAAAAAGAGTTATGATTTAAATCATAACTCTTTTATTTTTATTTCTGAAATGATGGTTTCAGCCACATTTTTGTGTGTTTAAAAATATAATCTCTTAATTCTGGAAATTCATTCAGCATCAAAATTGTTTTTAATGTATCATACTTAAAACACTTTGTAAGTTCATCTTGAATTCTTTCATTAGAAACTACTTTCATTTTTGATTCATAATCATAATTTTTGATAGCGATTTCAATATCATCAGTCATTCTGAATCCTTTTGTGATACAAAAACGGACGCATCTCAAAATCCGTAGGCTGTCCTCATCAAATGTAAGTTCACATGGTCTTGGAGTTCTAAGAATTCCCATTTTTAAATCTTTCACACCATCAAACAAGTCAATCAAAGTACCATTCTCATCAACAGCCATAGCATTTAATGTGAAATCACGTCTTATTAAATCATCTTCTAGTGTACCAAGTTCTAAAATTGGACGTCTTGTACCTTCATAATAGCCAATTTCCTTTCTTGCCATTACAAAATCTGCTGTCAATCCTTCATGCTTATGTCCTTTTGGAAATTTTGCTTTGATAGTAAAACATCTTGGTGTTGAATTGTATATAGTGTAACCATTTTTACGTAGCCATAACTCCATATCCATAAATCCAGATTCAACTGATTGATTCATATCATCTAATACAAAAGTAAAGTCAATGTCTTTACAATCAACTCCTAAAATACGGTCACGAACCGCTCCTCCCACTTCATAAATTTTTGGCATATTTTTATTTTTATTTAATTCTCACAAAGATATGGAGAATAATTGATACTAGCAAATCTTTAAGTTAAAAAATCAATCTATAGGTAATCCACCAAAAGTCTTTTGAGCCCATACAGCTAATGAGTGTCTTTCGGAATCTGTGTAATTATTAACATGGTTGTGGTAGTAATTATAAGTTTTAACTTCCTCAGCATATCTTCTATCTTCTATTTCCGATTTTAAAGTACTGTTAACTTCTATACCTTTTATATTATTGTGATTGAGTAACGTTTCTAGTATTGAAGTTTTAATATCTTCTAACTTGTAATCCTTAATTACAGAACCTATTACAATAGGTAACCTCTTTGTATTATCCAATACTGAATTGAGTGTGTTTGGATCAGTAAACTTTAAATATACATAAGCCCCATACATATCAATATCTAAGTTATACATGTCAAATAGTATTACGTTCTTGGAACAATAATTACCATGACAAAGAAGAGAATGTAAACTAATATGATTCTCATGAAGACAATACCTATCATCTAGTGATAACTCTTTTAATACTTTCTCAAAATATTCAGGAGTAGTTTTCTTATCTTGAACTGCCTGATGGACAATTCCTGCATTAGGGTGATATTTGTAATCTCTCATGATTTTTATTTTTTATATTTTTTAAACCACATACTGTAAATCGAATATATATACACACTTAGAAGAAACAAAATAAACACACCTAGTATAATACAAATACTAGTAAAATCTACATTATGATTATTTATATTTGAATTATAAATTATCATAATAACTTTAATTGACATTGAAATAAGATACATATACATAGCTGATACTGCTATTGTACCGAAAATTTTAAAAAATTTAATGTTCATATCTTTTTTTATTTATATGTTTATCTTCTATTTTATCAGCGAATTCATTAATATCTTCTGATAATGCTATTAATAAGAAGCCTATTAATATAACACAAGTAAAAATACCAATGAAGCCTATTAATAAAGCTAATAATCTCAATAATGTTATTATGAATCTCATATTATTTTTTTTTATTTTTTTAATATCTTATATGAAAAAATTAATATTATAATAATTAAAAAAAGAGTGATAATTGTTCCTATTCCAAAAAAAATATAATTCTCTATACATTTATTTAATGAATAATAATTAACATCATATAGATAATGTGTCATTTTAATTCCATCAATTATATAATATAACATGTATCCGTATCCAATCAATAACAAAAAATTAAAAACTATATTAAAAATTTTTTTCACCATAATATTATTTATAGTTTAAATACATAACCTTCTGGAAACTTCTTTCTACATTCTGAACCAACTCCCATAACCCATGCATTATCATAAGTTTCTTTATCATCTGCTTTATACATTCCACCACCAAATATTGAATTGATGAAATATTTTGGCTCTTTTAATATTCTACCGCAACATGGACAATGATCCATATTCATACTATCTGCTTTATCAGCATTAGAATAATATAAATCAAGATTCTCAATTGTAGGAATACTAATAATATCTTCAGGTTCTTTATTCATATAGTTGATTATTTATAATTACAATACAAAGGTATATAAAAAGCCTTGAATAAAAAATATTCAAGACTTTATTTAATATATTTTAATACTAATTAGAAAAAATTGGAAGCGTCAACATATTTGAATCCACATCTTTTAGCGAATGTTTTATCACTTGTCAAATCTCCAACCATTGTACATTGTGATGAGTCAAGTTTATATTTTTCAATAAAATCTACACCTAATCCTACACCTGGTTTTCTACAATAACAAATTATTGGAGGTACTGAATGTCCACAATATTTATAATCAATATTAACTCCTAACATTTCATTTGTTTTTTCAAAACAAGCTATTGCAGTTTCATGAGTTAATAAGCCTTTTGCTATACCGCTTTGATTTGAAACCCCTAGTAGTATATAACCTTGTTTCTGTAATTCTAAAAGTTTTTCTGTTCTACCAGGAATAATTTCTATATCATTCACATCAGTAGGGAAATGTCCTCCACTTTTAGTTACTCTTAAAGTACCGTCATAATCAAATAAAATAGCTTTATTTGTATATTCTGATGGTTTACGTTTAAAATCAATTTTTTCTATATCATCAATTCCTTCTGATAGTTCTGGTGCTTCAAAATGTTTATTAATTTTATAAAGTGCTGCAACAGGAAACATATGTGGATCATTAACTTTAGAATAATCACTTAAATTTGTAAACAACCTACCTTGAGTTTTTATCATTCTGGTAACAGCATTGAACATACAATCTTCAATTTTTGTTGTGAAATAAAGACACAATACATAGTAGCCATATTTTTTTGCTAATGCAATAGCATCAGCCCTAGATAACTTAGTAGAATATGTACCATCTAAGATAATATCTACTCCATCTATCATCAAGTTTTCAAGTTTTTTGTTGAGTGAACTTAATGTACCACCTTCAATATCTCTTGAAAGTAATGTACACTTATAATCAACCCATTTTTCAACAATACTTGATTTTCCTGCTGCTGGTAATCCACAAGTTATAACTAATTTTTTATCTTTTATCATTTTTTGATATTTTTTTTATAAAATCACAATATTCTAACCACATCACACTTGAAACATCAGTAGAATATCCTATATCCTTATATGACTTTATAAATAATTCTTCAGTTATTTTGTCAGAAATTTCGTTTTTATATATAATATTAGTTGTTAATCTATCAAGATGCTCCCTGGCATATGATAATATTCTTTGTTTTACGAATTTACTTTTTTGTTCTTGTAATTCTTCTTCTGTTTCTAAAATTTCAGTCTTAGTTGTTTTTGAAGTATGGCCTTCATATGTTTTCATGTCACCTCCCCAGTGTTCAATCAACATTTTACCAAATGCACCCATATTTATTACTATTTAATATCTATAATTATTCCATTTATCATTTTCATCTACAATTTTTCCATTGTTATCATAATAATAGTTATTAATAATTACATAAGTAGATAATCCTAATGATACTATAAGTATAATAATAAATAACCAAATTTGCTGTGTTCCACTTAAATCTACATCAATATAATCAAAATCTTTAAATTGCTTTCTTTGCCAGTATTTTGGTATATTGCTTTCTGTCCAATTTGCTAATTCTTCTAGATTTAATTTATCTTTACCATTATAGTAACTTCTAAAATTAACTTCAAATGTTGGTTTATCACTCCATGAGAATGCATCTACCCACTGTAGTTTTTTTGATACTGAGTCCATACCAAAACATAATATGAGTTCATTCTTATTACCACCTAACCAATAGCTTTGTTGTTCTTTTACTATTGAACGAGATTTATTATAATAAAACATTAAAAATACTCTTATCTGATTTCTTGGACCATAATAGCCATTGATATATTGCCAAGATTTCAATTCTTTTAATGTTGGTTTATAACCTAAAAAAGGAGATTGCTCAGTTGTACTGCTTCCTGAAAACATACCACTATCACCATCATTATTTGAATATAATTTTGGATAATCATATAATCCATCTATTTTTGCATCCTCTTTAGAAATTTTTGAAAATCCAAATATAGAATATGAACTATTTATTTTATTCGTGTATGTATGTTCAGTTGTTATTGTTTTTGAACTATAAATATTATTGTCCCATTTGATATTATACATATTACCATCATGATTATAAAAATCTCTGTTCATATCTACAAATATTTTTTGAGCATTCCAAGATTTCAACAATCTATAATATTCATTTTTTGAGATTTCTTGCTCTTTACCATTTGATAATACTTGTGACCAATGTTCAGGATGATCGTCTCTATGAGAACAATCATATGATTCACTGTGAGATTTACCATTACCATCATCTACTGTTCTTGAACAAGTTTCTGTAATCCATTCATCCCAAAATTCATAATAATGTGCCTCAGTAACATAGTTACCAAAATACTCAGTTGCTTGTGTCTTACTATGAATCATTATAGTACTAATAAGTAAAGTTAGTAATATAGATGGTACAATAACAATGAGATATTCCCACCAAACAACTTTTGTTCTGAAAAAAATAAAAATTAAGATAGCAATTAAAATTGGAATGAAATAAATGAATGTTGTCATAATTTTAAAATTTTAGTTTTTAAATTAAATATATTTATTTTTATGTTCTGAATAATATTTTTTCAATTCTTCAAAAGATTTCATATCTTTGTGAATAACACATCTTTTATAAGATTGTAATTCTGATAAAGAAAAATCGGAGAATTCATTATTTGGTATAAATTCATATTCATTATTCTCATTTAATTTCAAATACTTCTCTAAATATTCATCTCCATCCATAAACCAATGATCAACAGATGATGAAAAACTAACACTTGAAATATTATATTTTTCTTTTTCTTCTCCATCAAATACAATTTTACAGAAATCGTACCAGTCAATCAAAGGATTACCAGTATCAAATCTCATTTCTTTCTTATCACCATAATATAGAATAAGAGCCACATATGATGATTGTAATGAATCATCATAATCTACAGTTAAAAATCCAGAGTTATCCATATTGATTGAGTTTTAAATTGTGTACAAAGATAATAAAAAAAAGTCACTTATATACAAATAAGTGACTTTTTTTAAATAAATTTAATTTTTATTATAGAGAAATCTCATTATCATCTACTCGAGTCTTCATTACTTCTTTTGTTACTGAGCAAGAAATTGGAACATATACAAATTGTTTAGAATTTTCTTTTGTTACAAACCATTTTGCTGGTATTTGAGTTATATATGTATCATAATCACGTTTCATATCAATCATTCTTTTTTGCTGATTAGCGAAGTTTGTACGTTGAATTTCAATACTATTCATTAAAGTTACATAGAGAGTATTATCAAATTTAGGATTAGATTCTTGAATCCATTTCATTAATGTACCATCACCTTTTGAATAACGTCCACCAATCATATCAGTATAAATTTTATCAAAATTGTCTGCATATGCTGCAGGAACTTTTGCTTGATCTTTAAGAATTGTCCACATTTCATTATGAACTGCTTCAATGTTACCGTTCTGCGCTCCACAAGCTTTGTACTTTTGAATTGCATTGTTATTTACTGATACATAAGTAAAAAATACTGAAATTGCTAACAGTGCAACAATTCCTACAACAGTGAGAATAATAATTTTTTTCATTTTTTTAAAAAATTTTTAATTGTTTTTATTAATATTTATTTGCATTTAGAATTAAAAAGTTCTGATATAATTATTTTATTTTACATTTTATTGTTTTTAAATTATATGCAAAGATAATTATAATTATTTATATAAAAAATTATATTTACAATATTTAACAAAAAATGTTATAATATTTATTTTATAAATCCAAGTAGTTCTATTAAAAATTCATCTTTACCTTTAATTAATTGAATTGTAGATTCTTTTGCAAAATTTCCTTCATATCCTACGTTATTACGTCCAAAATTTTCATTTTCAATTAATAATGGTAGAATTTCTATTTTAGTTCCAATCCAGAATTCTTTAGTAATTTCAATTTCATTAAGATATTCTTTAGTTGGAAATTCAGTAGTAGGAATCAACATCTTTCTCAAACTTCTCATTTTAGAATCCCATGATATATCTGCTTTATTATATGTTATTTTTTTCCATTCATTATTACATTCATTACATTTATTAATTTCAACTGTATCTATACTACCACTAATTGATGAAGAAGATATGAAATTAGGTAAATTTGTTGATGATGATGAAGCTTCAATATTACCTTTCAATTGACATATTTTATCAACCACTTTATTGGATTTACATTTTGGACATGTTTCATTTTCGTGCTTGACTCTTTTATTTTCTTGAATTTCATAATTTGTTTTTTCTTCAAATATTTTATCATTTAAACGCTCACTTTCTATTAAATAAAGTGCATGTAATCTATCATCTTCAAGTTTTTTAGAAATCTCTTCCTGTTTAACTATATCAGATTTAATTCTATCACGTTCTTTACGTGCACTACTTTTTAAAAAATTCCACATAGTATTTAATTTTTAGGTTATTTTTATACATCAAATCCATTTATATGAGTATTATTAATCAAGAAATCATCAATTTTTTTCATATTTTTAAGTGGATAAATTACAACATCATATTCAACTCCAACCACGTTATTCTTTTTTCCTATTTTATATCTTTTATATTGTATTTCAAGTCCTGACATTTCTTTTTCTAAATCTTCTATTGAATAATCAGTAGATAAAAAATGAACAACATATAATTTAGAATGATGAAAAGTATCAAATATTTTCTCAAACTTAAATAATACAATCATAACTATTAGCACAACTAATAGAACGAATAGAGCTAATGAATAATGTTGATATCCTATGCACATACCTATTGCTGATGCCATCCAAATGATAGCGGCAGAAGTTATACCACGAACATTTCCTCCTTCTTTAAAAACAACCCCAGCACCAATGAAGCCAATTCCTGTTACAATATTTGAAGCTATTCTATCGCCACTAATCAAATTAACTGATAGTATAGTAAACAAGCATGAACTAACGCAAATCAATATCATTGTTTTGAAACCTGCAGGTTTACCATGAAATCCTCTTTCTATTCCTAATATAGATCCAGCAGCTAATGATGCTAATATTTGTATTATATTTTCGTATTCTGGTAGCATATTTTATTTTTTTTCTAAAAAATTACAACATTTTTCTTTAGCATCTTTAATATTACCTTCTCTTGAACTAAAATATCCTACTGTTGGTATAGCAAAACCGACATATCTTTTACAAAGAGCAGAATGAAAACAAACCGCACCACAATAGTACATTTTGTTTTCTTTCTTTATATCCTTTTTTTTATTACCAAACAACATTTCAAATAAGTTCATATTTTATTGAATTGAATAATACTTTTATGATTTAGGCGTACATATTTTATTTTCTACTTCTTTTCTTGATTGAATTGCTTTATAAATAAAATCTGTATTTATAAAATCTGTATTGAACACATCAAATACTTTTTTATAATAGTCTGATAATAATAATTTATTGTTTTTTTCTTCAGTCTTTTGCATATCATTTTTAATTATGATGCAAAACTACTATTTTTTTTACTGTGTTCCAAAAAATAAAATACTATTTATATTTTTTTCACAACTTAATTATATTTATTAATGTTTTTTTCAGATATATAATCATAAACATGTCCAATATTTTTCAATTTATATAGCCAATCATATCCATCAAAGTACATTTTTTCTATTATGACATTCTTTTTATCATAATTGAATTTAACTTCATTACTATATTTTGGATAAGTTTTTGGTTTTTCAGGTTTGATAATTTCGAAATGGGATTTGATTATTTCATCTGTGACATCATTTGTTTTATATAATTTTTTTATTTTACCTCCTAAAATTTCATAAGGAATTTTACATTTCGCATAAAGCTCATTTATATCAAATTTTTCTCCTACAAAAACAGTTTTCCACAAACGTTTATTCCAACCAATGCTATTAGGAGCATCGCTATAACAATTAAACTTTGAGTCAATCATTCCTTCAAAATCTTCTGCCCAAAGTTTACTTTTTAATGCATAATCATAAACTATCGCAACTTCTCTGAAATGTTCAGCAAATTTCTCAATAAAATATATCTTATAATCTACAACTTTGAATTCCATAATTTTACTTTTTTAAATATTGTCCACAAAAATACAACAATTATTTCAATTGAAGAATTTAATTAAGTTTTTTTAATATATAAAGTATGAAATATATAAAGAAATTTGAAAATACTGAAGATAAACCAAAAGTTGGTGATTATGTATTGATATCAATTGATAATGATGAAGAAAATGATTTTTACTCTAATAATCCAGGACAAATTATTAAATTTTTTACTCTACAAAAATATAGGTTTACAGTTATGATATCATATGGTAAAAACATTCCTGATAACATGAAAAATATATTATTACTTAATAAAAGATGTGGTTATTATAAAATTTTTGACTATGAAGATATCTTCATATTTTCTAAAAATAAAGAAGATTTAAAACTAAAAATAGCATCAAATAAATTTAACTTATGAAATATATAAAATCATTTGAAAAAATAAATAATACAATTCATTATAAAATTCCAGCATATCCGTTAGAAGTATATTTTATTGCAATAACTAAAATTGGTATGACACAAGATGAAATATCTCATTGGATTAATAATAAATACGCTCAATATTGGAATAACTCACATTTTAAATTTATATATTTAAATAACACATACAATGATTATACTAAAAAATATCAATGGAGTTGGACAAATAACATAAATAAAGCAAATGAGACTGTAATAGAAATAACTGTTGAAGATTATGAAATTGATGCAAACAAATTTAACATATGAAATACATTAAGAAATTTGAAATGATTGAAGATAGCCCAAAAGTTGGAGATTATGTCTTAATGAATATTAGTTATGATAAAAATTCAGATTTTTATCTTAATTATCCAGGTAAAATAATTAAATTTTTTACAATAGGAAAATATCGTCAAGGTGTAAATATATCATATGGAGATAATATTCCTGATAATATGACAGAAATATTAGGGTATACAAAAAAACATGGATATTATAAAAATTTTCAATATAAAGAGATATATGCATTTTCAAAAAATAAAGAAGATTTAAAAATTAAAATAAGCGCAAATAAATTCAATATATGAAATACTTGAAAAAATTTGAAGATAATATAAATGAGCCTGAAGTTGGAGATTATGTATCTATAATAGGTAAAAAATTTATTAATCATTTAAGAAGATACTATGATGATAAAGATATTGTTAATTTGAAAAAATATCTTCTTAATTTTCCTGGAAAAATTCATAGTACCTTTAATGATAAAAGAATAGGTGTGACATATGGTTTTGATGTTCCAGAAGATGTAAAAAAATTTTTACAATATGATAAACCTTATGGAGGTTACAATAAAATATTTAATTATGAAGATATAAATGCATTTGGAAAAACAATAGAAGAATTAAAATATAAAATAGAACTTAAAAATAACATTAACAAATTTAATATATGAAATACATAAAATCATTCAAAAATAAAAATTTAGAATATGAGGTAGGAGATTGTGTTAAAATAAAAATAATTCCTGATTATGTAAGTCATATAGAAAGAATTGAAGATAATTTATTTGTAAAAATAATAGAAATGAATTTTTTGACGAATCATAATAATAGTGATATTGATAATATATTTATTGTGTTTGAAACATTAATCACTAAACAAAAAATATCTGGTAATATATATTTCATTTCTAAAAAAATGACTGAATCAGAAATAGATTATTGTAAGATTAAATCAGAAACAAATAAATTCAACTTATGAAATACTTAAAAAAATTTGAAGATATTGAAAATACTCCAGAAATTGGTGATTACATTATTCCAAATGTAGAAACATTGAATCATCTTATTGACAATAAAATTAATAATCATGTATATCAAATAATAGGAACAAAAGAAAGAAATATGGGTGGTTTTTTATATATCATTAAAGTAAAATTGAATGATAATCAATTAGATGACTGGTATTTATCCAATTATGAAATAATGCATTTATCAAAAAACAAAGAAGATTTAGAAGTATTATTACAATCAAATAAATTTAACATATGAAATATATAAAAACATTTGAAAGAATTAATTATTATATACCAGAAAAAGGTGATTATGTTATTTGTGGTGGTAATAATACATGGGATAGTAAATTCGCAAAATTTATATCAAACAACATTGGAGTATTAATAAATCATTTACCTAATCAATATAGAATAGATTATGATTATATTGATCCATATTCAATATATTTAACAAATAGAAAAGATATATTATATTGGTCAAGTGATAAGAAAGAATTAGAAGAAATTCTACAAGCAAACAAATTTAATTTATGAAACACATTAAAACATTTGAAAATAATTATGAATATGCAGAAGTTGGAGATTATGTTATTATTAATGTGAATAATCTAAAATTCAGCAATGATAATATAGGTAATATTTACAAGAAAATGTTAACTGATAATGTATATAAAATAATTGACAGTAAAATAGTATCAGGAAACAGACAAATATATCTAATTGATTTATATGACGATGAACATATTAACGGATATTATATTGATAGTAAGAATGTATTAGCATTTGATAAAGATAAAGAATTTGTTAAATGTAAAAATGATATAAACAAATATAATTTATAAAATATTTAATTTTTCTAACTTCCTCTTTCTTTGAATTGATTTATAATCAAAATGCTCAATTATTTCTTCTTCAGTTAATAAGGCTAAATTACAATTACGATTAGAATAAATATATATTTCTGATTCTACTGTATAACATTTATATTCAAGGCAATAATGTGCATATTTATATTTATTACCTTTTATAAATGTGTGATTTTGAAAACCTAAATCATATTTTGTCCAATCATCTAATGATATTAGAATATCTCCTACACTTAAATCAAGCTTATTCATATCTATTAATTTTATATCAAACAAAGATACAAAATATTTTTGGTTAAATAACATTTTAATAATAAACTTTCATATAATTTTTGATACAATAAAATAAACTATGAAAGAATTAGAATTAAAAAAATTAGTACATTCAACTATAGACAACACTATCAAGTATATTTTTTATACTGAAGATAAATTGATAGTTGAATTTTCTTATATCAATAAGAATGATGGTAAAAATATTATTTGCTGTCCAGTTTCAACATTTTGTAATATAGGCTGCAAATTTTGTCACACAGCAGAATATATTGGTAAAATTAAAAATAGAAACCTAACATCATTAGAGATTTCAAATGGAGTTGATTATATTTATAATGATTTGAAACTATCTGAAAACCCAAAAACTTTATTGATAAGCTCCATGGGTATTGGTGAAATTGTAACCAATGTTGATGAAGTTGTAGAATCAATGATAAATATTCAAAATACTTATCTTAAAGATATATATGTTAGATTTGCATTTGCAACATCTTTACCTGAATCTCACAAAATCGAGTTTTTCAAATTGACAAATAAAATTGCAGAGAATAATTTACCTGTTAAGTTGCATCTATCATTACATTATACAACAGATGAATTAAGAAGTCAATGGATGCCAATGTCAATGAAAATTGAACCAACTATTGCAGCAGTTGATTACTATAAAGCAACTACAGGAAATGATGTTGAAATACATTATGCACTAATAGAGAATGTTAATGATAAATCAGAAGATGCTATGAGATTAAGCAATCTTATTAAAGGTAAAGGTTATAATGTTAAATTTTTATTCTATAACAAGAAAGATAATATAGACGCTGAACCATCTAACATTTCTAAAATTAGAAACTTTGTTGATATATTTAGTCTTGTAGGAATAAAACATGAATACTATGTACCTCCTGGACTCACAATTGGAGCATCTTGTGGTCAACTATCTATAAATGAGTATATTAAAATAAAAAAATAATAATTAAATAATAATTAAATGAATAATAGAAACTTCATATTACATATAAAAGAAGATAAATACAAAAAATTATTAATTGATTATATTTTTAAATATCGTCAATTCGAAAACTTATATCTTATAATATTAAAAGAGAATAAGGATGATTTTAATTTTTTATCTAATTATAAAGTAATGAGAGCTATTCTTGCGGAAACTACTGGAGGTAAAGATAAAAATGAAGTTGATTTTATTAGATATAAATATAAAGAAAATGATAAAATGAATGAATTAATTATTTTATCAAAAAGTCTTAAAATACATAATATTTCAGATTTGATTAAAAGAGTAAAATCAAATTATAAATCTTTTTTCACTAAAATAAGAAATAAAGTTAAAGCCAACGTTCCATGTACAAAAAAGTTATCACTATTGACTAAATATTCCATTCTAGTTGATAAAATTGCATTTTCAATAAAGAAAAAGGATAAAATTGGAATCAACTTGAGTAATAAAATGTTTTATATTGATTTTAAGCATAAAATATTACCAGATAATATACAAAGTCTTAAAGTCGTTTACTCAAATAAAGAAGTTTATTTACATTTTAATTACTTGACTGAAGATATATTAAACACAAATAATTCATTAATAAAAGAAGCAGGAATAGATGTAGGTATTAATAATTTATTAGCTATATTTATTGATGATAAAACATCTAAATCAATAATTGTTGACGGAAATATTTTTAAAACTTATAATTCAAAATTCAACAGGTTCTTGTCTAAACTTAATGAATCAATTTCTAAAGAAGTCATAGAATTTAAACTCAGTAATACTGGTACTAAATATGCAGTTAAGTGGACTAAAAGAGGAATAGAATTACGTAAATATAAGACATTTATTTATGAAAAAAGAAATCGTTATTTTTATGATCAATTTCATAAAGTTAGTAAACGTGTGGTTGAATTATTGAAATTAAATTCTGTAAACAATCTAACAATTTCATACAATCTAGCTAGATTAAAATATAATGGTGATTGTAAATTAAATAAAAAAGTAAAACAAAATTTCATACAAATTCCTTTCATAAAACTACTAAATTACATTCAATATAAAAGTAATGAAGTTGGAATTCAAGTAGATATAATTGATGAATCTTACACATCAAAGTGCTCATGTATTAGTGATAATGTGAATGATCCGTTAGATAAAGAACTAAATGGTGTTCGTTCTAAAAGAGATTTATTTACTGATAAACTAATAAATAAAACAATGAATGCTGATTTGAACGGTGCTGTCAATCATATAAAAAAATCAAACAAAAATAATAATTTTTCTTGGTTGGAAAATTATATGTTTAAACTGTGTAATCCAGTTAAAATTAAATGCGACTACGATTTCTTTAAATATTTAAAGAATAGTGTGCTCTGGCAAGGAATTTCATCAAAAGAAGTTCAAACGTCACTTCATGTACAAAATTGTACAAGTTTAAGTTGACGAATTTGATTACTGCTGTATATGTTAAGTAATTTTAATAAAATTAAAGATGATGAATTTCATGAATTAAGAAGACAATATATTGAAAAGTTCAAAATTATTAGAAGATTATATAAATAATAAATGTGATGGAAAAATTTAAAATTGGAGATAATGTAATTAAAAATAAAGAAATCTGGATAAGTAATGATTTTGATGGTTGGGGTAGAGGAATTGGAATTGGTATTGTTATGGAACCTCCATTTGAGATGAATGACAATGAAGTTGATATTAGATGGAACGGTGGTAGATGTTTTGAATTTACAGAAGAATTAATAAATATTAGTATAGAAAATGAATGAGTAATCACGCATTAAGTATAAAAAAACAAAAGATTGAATGAGTAATCATTCAATCTTTTTTTATAAATTATTACAGGTATTTATTTATAAAATGGCATACTTCAGTTCTTTTTTGGATCCCTCTGTAACTTAGACCTATTAATTTTTTTAGTCCTGCGACGAACTTGCTATCGTTTTTCAATGGCATCGTAGTTCCACTTCGTCTTACAAATATAATATCATAAAATCACCAAGACAGTATGGTATCGCTTGTTGTAATTTCAACAAAATGAATAACATAACTTTACAATAATAATACTTTAATAATTTATATTTATTAATTAAAGCTAAAGTTAAAAAATAAAAAATTTAAAATATCATCACATTTCCTTATAGAATTAATGAACTCTAATCTATTTTGATATAATGCTTCTAAACCAATTGAAATACCATCAAACTCTTCTAATTTATACTTAGTCCTTGGTACATTAAAATAATCATAACCACCAAAAATTTTATGAGTTATCATAGATATATTAGCAAGACAAAAGTGTGTTCTCAAATCAGGTTGTAAGTAAGTATTGTTAATCTCACTCACTTCCTTTAATGCATATTCTATAAGCTTCCTTTCAACAATATTACGAACAATACCATTAAACTCTATTTGGTGAGTATCAATTGTTAATTCTTCTTCTGGTGGATAAACTGCTACTGACATAATTATAGTGTTTTTTAATTGTTTGACTTAATTGAATACAAAGATACCACATATAATTAATATATGTGGTATCTTAAAAGTTAAATAATATTATTAATAACTAATATGTATTAAAACGCTATTTCTTACTATGGCTTTTTTAAGAATATCTATAAATTCTGCATGTTCTTCATCAGTCCAATGCTTATTTTCTTTCATTAAACTTTTTATGTTTATAATATCGCTCTCTTTCATATTTACAATACAATCATTGAGTTCATTATTTTTATAGAAAGATTCTTTATCATCTTTTATAATTCCATACTCTCCAATCAAATAAGATAGAAGAACCCAATTATTTCTAAGATAGTAAATCTCTGTTACTAATTTCTCAAAGTCTTCAAATATGATTGAATCTTTTTTTTGTTCATCACTATATTCTACATCTTCATATATAACTGGAGTAACTTCCTTATATGAATCCTTTGTTTTATAAAATGTTATATCAAGTCCCATAATTATGTTGTTTTTTCTTTGTGTCTAATCATCAATCCAGTACCACTTGGAGAATTTAAGCAATAATATATTTCCAGATTATGAGTAACTAAATATCTAATTAATCCATTATATTCTTCTGCTGATACTTCTTTTGATTTTTGTGCTCTCAATTCTGTACCATCAATAAATCCTTTTGAATACCCTAACTTTCTACCATTCTCAAATGATTCAGTATCATTTTTGTATTTTAAAAGAGTAATTTTAATTCTCATCTCGCATATCATATTAAAGATATAATCAAAAAATTTTTTCATTTGATATTTTATTTAATTTACGTTTTCTATATTCTGATAATGTTATAAATTCATGATATTCAGTTATAAAAACAACATCTTTAAATTCAAGAAATTCAAAAGCAGTTTCATTATTACCAATACAAATAATATGTAATGGTTTAAAAAGTGGAAAATCATTATTCATAACTTTATTATTAGTACAAATTACTATATCACCTATTTTCATAATCCTATTGTCCAATCAATTGGTCCTTCTTCAATATAAACACTTTCATACTTTGTTTGAAGTTCATCAAAAATGCTACTAATTAGTTCATATTCAGAAACTGTTAAATATCTCTCAATTCTCATATTATCTGTTCCAGATATTTCAAGATTATATAATTTTTTTTCGGTTTCCATTATATTTTTGGTTTTAAATTTTTAACTTTTTTTCTTCTTAAATATTTTTCAATAACATCAACACCAATTGTATCTAAAAATTTATCATCAATTAAAGCCTTAGGATTCATATAGTATTCCCATCCGTCAGCCCACTCATGTAAATTAAAGTCATGATGAAGATCCATAAAAATTTTACTTTTAGTAAATATAACATAGATTCTATTATTAAGTATTCCTAAAAATATCATTTCTTCTCCTAAATAAGAACCATCATCTCCATGTGATCTTTCTGTTCTAACTATGCTATCTCCTTTTTTGAATTTTAAAATTGAACTCATTTATTTGTTTAAAATTTTGTTGTCCATTTTGGATTAGGTAAATAATTAACCTCTTCATATTTTTTTAATAGTTTATAAAGTGGTTCCCAATCTGAATCTGGAAAAAACGCTGCCTTATCATCCAGGATCACGTTGAAATACATCTTCTTATCATAGAATCCGAAATTTCCATTATTAGATGATATGTTTGGATTTTCATTTATATTATCAAAATGTATAAAATTATTATCAAACTCTTTTATATAATTACTAATTTCATTTTGATATGATGATGTCCACATTATTATATGAATATCATTTCTATTAGTTAATATTTGAAGTACTTCTTTTGCGAAAGGATAGAACTCAATAGTTTTATCATTCAAGTTATAACTTGGTTTAATTACAGTTGAATGCAAATCTATAACCCAATAAGTTGTATACCATTCTTTTTTAAAAGAATTGGTAAACACCTTATCAATGTATTTAGTCATGGATGTCGTTAATAATTCTTCAAACATATTTTACTTATTATCTATATCAAATTCCTTTTTCAACTCAAGATATCGTTCTAATCTATTTTGTTTCAACCTTTCGTCTGTTTTCACCTTTTCAATCATTCTTTGATTATATTGCTCATCAGTTTCTTCTATCATTCTACTAATTTCGACATCGAAATATCCATCATGTTCATATTTTGTTGTACACTCAGGTTCTATATATTCACAAATGATTATATCATCATCCTGAAATTGTATATGTTTCAATTCTTTCCAAGTAATATTATTATCAGAAGTTTTAGAAAAAATTATTTTTTTAATTTTCTTTTTCATATTATTAGTCGAATGGTTCTATAATTTTCTTAATATATTTAACTGGTATATCAACTTCACAACACAAATGATTTCTATTAGATGACATATCTTGGTTTGAGAAGTTATCATCATAAAAAGTTATACCATCTTTAATTAATTCTTGTGTATCAAGTGCAACTATAAATGAATCATCATAATACCTAAACATATCGCCAGTTGTATGTTTAATAGGATACGAAAAGAACAACATTCCTGTATCAACAATTGATTTGTGTTGTGGTTGGTTAATTTTTAGTCCTTCTTTTTCAATATTTTCTATTCTATCTTCAGTAGTTACATGGTATAAAACATCATATTTGCTAATATCATGCTGATTAAACTCTTTTTCATACGTTTCACCTGTAAAAGGTGATGTGAATTGTTTTTTCATATTATTTAATTAAAGTACAATTATTACATTTTTCAATTAATTCTACTGTGTGAATTTCACTATTTTCAACAGAATAATAAAAAAATGTCCAGTTTTTCATTGCATATCCTATATTGAATGGCTCTGTAGTACCAAAATCCTTTATACATGAAGGAATGAATAAATATTTTAATTTATTTTTAAATTCTTCTCGACTTGTTACTATTTCAGTAGTATTCATATTATTTCATCATTGTTTTTGCTTCAACTAATTCTTTAATTATTTGTTCCATTTGAATGATGTTGTTACTGTGTAGTCCTGGTATTTTTTTATAAACATCATTAATTAAATTATCAAAATTTTCTGATTGATATATGAAATTATGAGTTGGAAACCATTTTTTGAGTACATCTTCTAATACATCACAACTTTCATCACCATCAAATGGTTCTTCCAATCCTAAAATAATATTATTTTTATCATCAATAGCAATAACATTATCAGATATTGGTTGAAGTGTACCCCAATTATTATAATATGACATAAATCTTAATTCATATCTTTCATTGAAAATTCTTTGACTTTCAAATTTAAATGGTAATCCAAGTGAACAATCATAAAACTCATCAGATGAATTATTTAGGAAATCTATAATTTAATTTCCATTAATTTTATCTAAATTAATCATTATCTTCAATATAATAATCCAAATCTAAACCATTTTTATCACAATAATCTTCAAATTCTACTGAGTAATCAGTACCATATTTTTCAATTAATTCATTACAATTGTCTGGCATACCATCGCAAACACCAAAATAGCATACTTCTCCATCATATTTATCTGATGATACATATAAATTTCCACAAGGAACATTATTTTCTTTTGAGAATTTTTCAAAGAAATGTAAAACAATATTTATTGCCTCTTTACTATTTTTAATATGTTCTTTATAGAAAATATCAAGAGTGTCTATAATCATATAAAAATCTTTTGATTTTTCACTTGTAATAACTGGGTAATCTTTAAAATCTTTCATTATTTTATTTTATTTTATTTTGTTTAATTGTTCTAATTTCTTTTTTCTTACATAATCCTCAATATCTTTCAGTTTCATATCACCAAGAACATTCCAACCATATTGCATAAATAAAAATTCTAGTTGTTTTGCTGTCCAATCTCCTGGATTATTCTTAATATTTTCAGAAAAAATTTAATATTCATGATTTATTTTTTTATTTCAATGCAACCATGTCTTGTTCCTTTATAACCAATCATAATTTCTAAGAATGGTGTAATCTGTAAAGAATAAATGCTTGATTTATTACTAAATTTAGTTATGCTCACTCCGATTACAAATGGAATTATTCTATAAAATTTTGTATTAATAATACCTTTATAAGTTTTCATTTTTATTTATTTTCATTTTTATATTCATTTAAAAATTCTTCAATATATTTTAATTCTATACTTTCAAGAACACTATATATTGGATTATCATTTTCTTTACTAATTAAAGATTCATCTAAACATTCCAATTTCTTAATTCTTAAAAAAGATTCAATATTTTTAATACTCATACCTTTAAGTGATTTATTGATTATATCTATTTTAAACCTAAGGTTAGATAACTTACTTTGTATTTCTACACAATCATCATTGGCTATGCTCCAATATAAATTACCGCCCATCATATCTCGAATTTCAATGGCTTTATCCAAATTTTTCTGTCCTTCTTCTACTTTATCAAAGTTCAATAGTTCACTGAAATTATGCATATTTTAATAGTGTAAATTTTTAAATTCTAATTTTATACCATTCAATTTTTCAGAAATAAATTTATCTTTATTCCATAAAATTAAAAACTTCTTCCACTTTTTAGATAAATTATTATATTGTGTTTTTGTTAAATGTTTATTATGATCATCATAATTCATAATATTAAACCAATGTTTATTTATGACAATATTCATTTCTACTGATTTTTCAATAATAAATTCAGCATAAAGTTCTTCTACATTATCAAAATTTACATCCCAAACACTTTCAATATAGCTATAATAATCTGAATATCTACTTGTTATACAAATCATATTAAAATATTTTAATTAGTGATATAAATTATTTTGATGTATGTATTTATCAACATCTAATGGTACAAAGATACTAATATCTTCTGAATTGGCAACATTATTTCTTATTTTTGTTGATGATAATGATGATATTTTAAAATCTTTAAGAAAAACAGTATCTTTATTTATAATTACATTATCACTAAGTAATTCAGATTTTTTATATTCAAAACATTTTTCATTTGTTTCATTATCAAAATCTCTTGGTAAAACTAAAAAAGGATAGTTTTTACATATAACTTTAAAATTTTTCCATTTATCTATATCTAGCCAAATATCTAATCCCATTATCATATAATAATTAGTATCTGGATTAGAATTACTTAGTGAAGTTAATGCATTAATTGTATATGATGGCAAAGGTAAATACTGTTCAACGGTATTGACACTAATATTATCATAGTCTTCTACAGCTAATTTACACATATTACATCTATCCAAATAATCAGCCAAGTCATATTTGAAAGGATTTTGTGGTGATACTACTAATTGTACTTCGTCAATATAATTTAGCTTATATATATACTCAGCTATCTTAACGTGTGTATTATGGCAAGGATTGTAGCTACCAAAAAAAAGTGCAACATTTTTCATTTGAATATGTTATTGAGTTTTACTGAAATTTCATTATTTGTTGATACATAAAATTTATGTAAATCAACTAAATCATCAACAAAAATTTCCAAATCTGATTTGGTTGATAATTTTTTTTCTTTATTCTTACTATATACTAAAGAAATATTATTAGAGCTAAAACTCATCAATCCAATATTTTCATGTTCATTTTTACAATCATCATCATATTTTCCACCACAAAATATAATATTCGATGCAAACCAATTTAATGGATAATCTTCTCTATATTTCTCAGTGGAGTCTTTTAATGTCAAAGTAATATTAAAACTACTAACAATTGAATTATTGAGTATATTTTTAATATCATCTAATACTAAAGTGTTAAATTTAACACAATCATAATCTCTAACTATATTTTCTCCATTTATACTAAAATGATATGTTGATTTATCATCAGAAAAAATATTATGCATTAACAATTCTTCAAAAATTAGTATAATGAAATTTTTTATTTCTTCCATGATATATTTTTATATTCACCTAAATAGTTATCAAATGCTGTCATCCAAGCATATACATCTTCTTCATATGATGTATCTGGATCATAATAATCCAATTTGACTTTCATTGACATATCATCAGAAAAAATCAAATCATATTTAGCATTCCAGCTCAAGTCAGAATTTACAATTTCATGAGCTTCTATGTTTAAATCTATTAATTCACCTATTTTCATATTGTTTATTTTAATTCAATTCTTATTTTATAATAACAATTTTCTAACCCAGCATTTTTCAGTGCGTTGTAAACTTTCATTGCTTCTTCTTCATGATTATATGAAGTAAAAACTTCAATTGCCACTTTAGCCTTACCTTCTAATTCTCCTCCTCTTATCCAAAGTTCACGTGGATTATTATTTAACACATTCAAATTATCATTCTTGTCGATGTAAAAACTTTCTGAATTTGCCATGATTATTTAATTTTTTTTATTGACAATATAATAAATACTATACCGCCTGAAAAAATCACAAAAGAAAAAATAAATGATATTATCGCTAAATCTAATACACTAAAAGGTGATTTACCAACTAATGATAAAAGAAAAAAGAATAACCATGTTGTTAATATGGTATATTTCATTTCCAGCATAACTGAAAAATATAGTTTTAAAAATTTTTTCATGTTATTTAAGTTTTTTATAATTGTTATACGAAAAAATATTAATAATCAATAGTATAGGAAGAATAATTCCAGCAGCAATAAGAATAGAAGATTGTCCTTTGTCACAAATATACAAAATAAAAATAGCAGACCAAATGAATACAGTTGATATAGAAATTCCAATTATGTCAGTTTTCATTTATTTATAATTTACATTTTTAGTTTTTTTATTATATTTAGGTCTTGAATATTTATTCTTTTTTGCATCAGTAATCCAATATTGAAGAAAATGAAATAATCTTTCATTGTCAGATATTCCGCCATAATTAGCCAGTTGAAACCTAACTTCTCTACAAATATCTTCTGCAGATTTGTTTCTGCGTTGTTCACGTTTATTTACAATTGATTTCATATTGAACATTTTAATGTTATTAAATACAAAAGTAATAAATAAATATTACATTAAAACTAAATTATAATTTATTAACAGAAAATTATAGATTATTATACCATTTAATATTTTCAACTAACTGTTTCCAGGCATCATCTATTTCATAGCATGATACCTCATTATCTAATTTATCGCACAATTTTTCGTATTCACTATAATATTGTATTACTAAAATATCTTTATCATTAATTACGTCCCATTTTTTACAAACAGGCATAAATAAATCCCATTTAGCATTAAAAAGTAGTGGATTATCTTCTCCATTATTATTTTCCAATGAATTTGCGATATTATCTAAATGTAATAATGCATCATCATAACCGTTACCCCATTCAGATTCTGATATAATATATAATTCTTTTTCTATATCATATGATATACCAATGAATTTTGAAATCAGTTTATTTCCTTCAATAATGTTTTTTTTCATAATTTAGTCTATTTCTTCAATAGTTATTTTAACTTTTTTACCTATAAATTTATCAAAATCTTTATGCTCTAAGTTTTCATCCCAAGAGCACAATTTTATAAACATACCATTATCAGCATTTTCATCCAAATCGATATGAAAACATTTGTAATGCATATCATCTTCAGTGTCCATCTCTTTTTCATTTAATTTATAATCAAAAGATACAAATGATTTTTCTTCTGTTGGTTTTTTTAATTCTTCCATTATTTATTTAATTTGTAAATTATTTCAATTTTATTGTAATCATCAATAATATAAAAATATCTATCATTTTTATATTCATAAATTGATAATGTATAAATATCATCTGTATAGAAGCTATCTAGACTTATATTATTACTATAATTTTCAAGTTTCTCATTTAAATAATAATAGACAGTAGTATTATTTAATGCTAAAGTTATTTTTCTATTATCTTTGTCAATATACAATTGTCCATTTATCTTTTGCCAAGGTTGCCAATTATATAGAGAATAACAATTTTCATATTTAACATTATTGACTCTTACTTTAACACTATCAATAATATATTTGTTGATAGGATATATATTTAAAAATATACCTGATACAAATATGAAAATTGTTATTATTCTTTTCATTTCTATAATTTATTTAACATTATCAATTGAATCTTCTTCTGTTTCATTATAAGATTCATTAATATCAACATCAGGTGTCAATACAGTTGATTCAGTTACTTCAGTTTCAGGAATTTCATGTTCTACATATGAATTGATTCCAATTTCATTTACCCCCACACAATACGTTGCTTTTTTCATTTTATTTAATTTATTTGTTTTTTCTTTTTAATATAAATAATACTATTTTTAATTTCTAATGCGTTTGATAAAGATGCAATAAAAAACAAAAAAGGTAATATAAGCATAAGCCACAATGATTGAATCTTATTATTATCATTCAATAAAAAAATAAGAACATCATAAATTATACTCCAATAAATCATTTTTTTCCAATTATTACATTTTTTCCATATTTCAAAATATGACAAATTTAAATAATTTTGACATAAGAGTTCATCTGTCAACTCTTTTTCCTTTTCTTTAATTGAATACAATTGATCTTGTAATTCTTCCTTTGTTAATTTGCTTTCCATTTTATTTTAATCTTTTTAATTTTTCAACCTCAGTATCTCTTATATAAATTCCGTTGACTTTTTTACCCAACATGAAATCAGAGAATTTTAATCCAGAATAACATTGCACAAGTCCGTCAAATTTAGCATCAAATGGATTAGTGAAATGTTTATCACAATGATATGTAAAATCATGATTATCTTTTCCCCTTACTTTTGATATTTGATATCCACAAAATTTTTTAAAACTTCCATTTTTAAAATCCATTGAACAGTAGCTAGTACAAATATAAATATTAAAGTTGTCATATAGCCATTTAATTATTGATTCAACTTCTAAATAACTTTCCAGTCCTTTTGGTTCATATCCTAAAATCTTGTATCTTTTTATTAATGTTTCATATTTCATTATTCTATATTTTTAATGTTGGTTTGTTTGACTTTTTCTTCTTTATTTAATATTGAATAACAAAAAACACAAGTCCAATATGTCAATAATGCTATGTTAAATAATAAAAATTTAATTTTAATCTCAACACCTAATACATAATAAGATATCATATCTATTAATAGATATGTTATTACTAACATCAATAAATAATAGAATAATAACTTCATTTTTTTGACTATTTTCATTTTAGATACAATTTTAATAATGATTCACAAATATCTTTCCAGTTAATTGTTTTATCATTAAATATGCACATGACTTTTGTTTCATCATTAATAAATTCCATGGCATCATCATCATCATCAAGATGCCAAATAAATTCTGGATTATCTAAAAAAAATTTATATTTATCTTTCATATTAAGAAAATGAATATTGTTTTTATCAATGCCCAATTTATTTACAACTTCAAATAAATATTTATTATTATATGCACATTTAGTAGTATCTTCAAATCTATCAGTAACAATATGAACTTCTATTCCTTTTTCGATTAAAGATTTAGCATATTCCTGAATATCAGTTTTTGATAATGTACTATCGAAATCAAATGAAACTTTTAGTTTTTTAGTTTGACTGTTCATCAGTTTGATTATTAAAATTATCTTCAGTCTTGTCTTTGTCAGTTTTTATTAATGCGATTAAAATATATGGATATAATGTAACATTTATAAACATTAAGAATAAGATTCTGATTAATAATAAATCAACATTAAAATATTTCGACAATCCAGAGCAAACTCCACACACCATGCCATTTTTAGTATCTAAATAAAATTTTTCTTTCATACTATTTTTTTGATATTATTTAATTTTTTTTTTCTATATTCAGTATTAGTTATAAAACAATCCTCTGAATATGTAAACTCTGGATGTTCCTCAATATAAATATCATATCTTGTAAATCCTACTATATGATAATCTTTTAGAGTATAAACTCTATCTACATACAATCTTGGTTTAGGATCATATGCACCTCTTTTATTCAATATACAAACAATCTTATCACCTGGTTTCATAGGATTAGTAAGATATTTTATATTTTTCTAAAATTGGAATAGAATCAGGACGATTAATAGCTAACAAAGCTATATCATATTCTGTCTCGTGTTCACCATCTGTTAAATAACATCTATATGTGTCATGAACGTCATCAACTTTAAGAATTAGATTGGCATCCACTTTTTCTGAATGTCCCCACATGTTTCCTAAGTTAACTTTACATGATACAGAATAAACAGTTTTATATTTACTTTTAGTAAATAATTTTTTAAAAAAATTCATAATTGTATAGTTTTTTAATTAATTAGATATTTTTTATAAAATTTATATTTAATTTAAGATTTCATATTTAGCATCTACATTATATGTAAAATCAGAAGGAGTATCCCACCAATGTTCAGTTTTAAATGGATATATCCGAATTTGTTGTTTTTCTATCCATTGAGGTCTGTTATATATAATTTCTTCTGTATATAACCAAACAGTTTTTGAAATATCTGTAATTGTTCTTGTCTTTTTATTTGTGGAAACTTCAAAATTAACATTCTCTATATCATTAACAAGTTTTACCATTGTTGGTGAATTGCCATGCACAACATTAAAATCTTTACTTAATAATTCTGATAATGATTCTCCAGGTAAATCGCATTTTGAACATCTCAAATATTTATCAGATAAATCTAATATTGCTTCAATTTCTGTTAAATATTCACCTTCTACTGTCAATTTCCATGTTTGTAGTCTATATTTCATATTCTTAATTTTCATATTAATAATAAATCCATAATATAATGTACAAATATACAACTATATTATGGATTAACCAAATAAAAAATCTAATATTTTAATATTATTTCAAAGATTCAAAAAAATCTTTATCTTGATCGCAAACTTCCCATTTATTACATTTAGGACCGTCATAATCTACAAATCTAGTTATCTTAGATTTTGTGTTTTTATCTAATAAGCATATTCCTGCAGATGCATAATAATTTTTAAAATTTTTACATGTACAGCAACAATCTAACATAAATGTTCTCTCAAGAATAGCATCTTCTTCTGTGTATTCTTCTATTTTTTGATTTTCTATATCAAAAAAACTACTAAAATCTAATTCTTCTGTTTTCATAATTTAAAATTTATTATTCAGCATAATAACCGCCGTGTCTACCTATTTTCAAATATAAATATCCTAAAATTCTTAAATATCTATAACCTTGTAATGTATATACAATTCTAACATCTGTATAGTCAGCAAATATAAATTTAAATAAAGTATTGTTTTTTTTGAGTATGAGTTTTCATATTTTTAATTTTGTAGGAAGAATGACTGGATTCGAACCAGTAATAATTTATAATTTTTTACAAATGCTTTTTTGGCTACTAGTTTACCGATTAACTTACATTCTTCTATTTGGTGGAATTATGGGAGTCGAACCCAAGTTTAATCAATTTAAAATTGACGCTTTAATGGCTATAAAATCCGTTATTCCATTTTTTTAAGTATTTTAAATATTTTTGGTATATTAATATTTTAACTGTAGTTAAGGCGGGACTCGAACCCGCATGAGAAATTAATCTCTGAGATACCTCATTAATAGGATTTTAATCCTAAACGTCTAACCATTTCGTCACCTAACTATCTCCACCTGAGTCTACGATGAATGGATGTAACCGATGTTTTATTTACTTTGAAAAAACAACTTAATCATCTTACTGAATAAAAAAAGTCACCTAAAAATGGGGAATTGGTTATTCCTAATCCATTTAGCACTAACTAAACCATAGTACAATCTGTATCATTTTTATACGTAAATGATAAATCGTTAAGTGTCTCTTGCTTAATTAATTGAAAATTAAATTAATAATATTCAATCATAAACTATATATAAATATTTTAAATTTGCAATTTGCAAATTGCAAATATAATTTATAGTTCTTTGTTAATCAATTATTTAAGCTCTCTTTTTCTATTAAAAATTCGACAATATCGTTTGTTAAATATGCTGTTGATTCTAGAGTATCTCCTGCATCAGAATGCTTCTTTCCTATTAAGTATGCATTTTGTAGCATTTCATTATTTGGTACATTAAAATAATCCATTTCATTTTTGAATCCTAACATATAGAATTCTAATAATCTTTCATTTTTCATAATTTATTAATTTTATCAAGTTTTTCTTTTCTTAATTCTTTTTTATCATAATATAAAAATGTGTATATTAATTCGTTATTATCATTAAATGATTGTTTAAATTCTTTAATTTCAATATCATTATTGTAATTTAACCATTTGGTTATATCAGATTCAAAATCTCTCAAATCATATGAATCTCTCACATGGTTTTTAAATATTTTAATTTTCATATGATTAAATATTTAAAATATAACAAAAATCAGGTAGAGCATCAATATAAGTAATGGATGTATTATCTTTTTTTGATTCATTATGAGCTATCTTATCTAAGTGAGTATGGCCACAAATTTGATGATAATTTTTTAATGATTTAGTCCATGTTTCAGTTTTATCAGCCCACAATGGACCGCCAACCTGGAAACGACCGTTTCTTATATATCCACAATCAACTAAACAACTCAATTCAAATTCTTGTGCTAAATTTAATTTTTCTGCTATTGTACCTTCAAAATCTGATATTTTTTTAAATTCTCTCAAAAATTTATCATACCATCCACGGTGAATACCAGCATGAGTCCAAATATAATTTTCATATTGATATGACATTTGAAATAATTTTAAATTGATGTGGAATATATCATACAAATCGAAATGCATATCTGCTCTATAACCAGTACAATATCCTAATATTTTCATTTGGGGTGGGCGTATTGCATATTGGTAATCGTGATTACCTAATAATAAAACAACTTTATCTGGATATTGTTTTTTAAATTCAATTATATCTAATAAATTATTTAATATTGTAATATTACTTAGATTATATTCATCTACATAATCTCCAACAAATATAATTTTATCATATTCTGATATATCTTTAACGAATTTCTTCCATGAATCAAAACCATGAATATCACCTATACTTAAAATTTTCATTTGATAATAAAATTTGAAATGTCCCTACTAATAATATTACATGCTACAACAATAGCATCTTCATCTATATCGAATTCACTTATTTCAATTGAGTCTAATACGTCATCGACATTTTTAGTATCTTCAACATCAATAATCAATTTAAAAACACAATCAATTTCTATCCTTTTCATTATATTAATATGAAATTTTCATTTAAATATTCTTCTGAATGAGAACCTAATGATGTTTCAATTTCATTCACATCAAATATAATATAATTATTCATTGCAACTGATTCACTTATCATACCATATTCTCCTCGATGAGATATTATTAAAACATTCTCATCTCCATAGATATCTTTTCCAGCTTTTAATGTATCTTCGTGTGTTTTATTGAATGATTCAACTGCATTATTGATTTCATCAATAATTGCAAAATCTCCTACCCATTGAAACACCAATATATCTTCTAATCTTCTATATCTTTTCATGTTATTGTAATTTCTTTTATTGTTACTTTGATTTTATCATTGATAACATTCATTCTTTCAGATAATGAAATATCGTGTTCCATAGAATGTTCTAAATGATCTATATTCCTATAACCATTACAATCTAAATCAACTTCAAGTCCAAATTCTTTAAGAGCTTTTACAATTGCTAATGTAACTGTAGATTTGCCTATAGCTGTTGCTCCTTCAACTTTAATAGTAATATTATTTTTGTTCATTATTTTTGTTTTTATTTTGTGTTGTTTTTTTTTCTAAATATAAAAAATATTTTAAATATGCTAAAAAAAAGACTGATATGATTACAATTTGTAATTTAATATCAAAAGGATAAGACATTAGATATCCTAAAACTCCAAATGATATAATAAGTATAAATAATTTAAAATATGTTGTTTTTTTCATTTTAATTTTCATTTTTCATAATACAAATTTTTAAAATCTATTCTAAATTTATATTCAGATGCATTTTTATCAACTGTAATATATTTAAGTTTAAAATTATTAACTATTGGACTTAATAATTCAGAACCAATTAAAAAATATTCAGTATCTTCACTGATAGTATCTTTATCAAGAGTACTATCATTATAAGTTTGAACGAATAAAACATAGTTATTTTTAACTCCTATAACTTTTTTATTTATTTTAATCTCTTGTTTAAATGGATCATTTTTATAAATATTATAACTCCATGTTTGACCAACTTCAATTTTTTGTTTAATAGTAGGTGTCATTAAAGTTACATAATCTTCTTTTTCTGATTCTTGACTAATCATAGTTCCAAATTGAAAAGACATAAATGAAACGAACGCTATACCTACAACAATTAGAGCGTGTTTAAAAGATGATAATCTCCTAGATTGCTTGTAATCATAATAATCATTTTCTTCCATAATAAAATTTAAATTATTTTTTGTTTAATATAACATTTCACAAAGATACAATAAAATATTGATATATTGTTTATATAGTAATATTTTTTTTATGTTTAACTTTAAAATCTAATATTTGATAAGCCATATTTTTTTAATATGGTATAAAAACTTGTCCAGGTTACAAAATATTGATTCTTATTGTGATGAGATTCGTAAATGATGCAAATTTCAGTGTCTCCTTCTAATATTGGCTTAGAAATACTGATACATGGTTTAGAACTACTATAAGGAATTACAAAAATTTCAGTTGGTGATTTTTCAATAAATAATTTTTTTATTTCATGAAATGTCAATTCAATTTCAATTTGTTTTGTTATTGTTTCAATTCTTATTAATCTATTATCTGTCATTTTTTATATAATTTTTAAGGAAGTGATAAACTAAATGGCGAATATACATAAACATTAGCATCTATTGATATTATTCCACCGTGTTTAGTTTTAAAATAGTCAAATATAGCCATCTCAGCTTCAAAGAATGAATCATAATGATAATTAAAATTTATCAACATATGTACACTCACATCACTTGCTATCACCCAACCAATAAAATTCTTCTTATATACTACAAAATATGTTTTATTATGTTGATATGTATGAACTTGTTTAATTATTTTAAATTTATCCATATGTTTAATATTTAGGAAATGCATGATTTTTATCTAACCAATAAATTGAGCCACACCACAATTTAGTCCAAAAATAGTCATGATTAAATATTGATAAAAACATAAAAATGATTGCGAATGGAAATAATACTAAACCGATAATACAATAATTAATTGTAATAAATATCATTTTTAATATACTTAAAATTATCAGCAATAAAATTTTAATTATCAGCAATAAAATTTTAATTATTTTCATGTTTATTTGTTATTTTCATTAATTTCATCTAATTTTTCTTTTCTTAAATTCATTGGATCAATAGTAAGCAATTTATCTAATTCTGATAGAACTTTATTTACTTCTTCAGATGAATCAAAATCAATAATCAATTCACAGATACCATCTTTAGATTTCCTTTCAACTATAATATTCCAAAAATTTAATCTATCGCAAGGATAATATGCAAATATGCTATTTAAATTTAATCTATAAATACCAATTTTAATACACTTTTTTATTTTACATTTCATCTTTATTTAACTCAATAAGTTTCTCTTTTCTTTTGTAGTTATTAATATTTAAAACAAACAAAGAATCTAATTCATCTATTGTTATTTTCAAATCTAATTCGTTTTCAAAAGATATATCAAATTCGTCTATATTATCCAGTAACAGACGTTCAATAACAAGATTTTTATTATTATAAGTATAGTAGCCAAATATACTATCAATTTTTATTCTTCTACCTCCAATTATTATTTTATCTTTATCTATTACCATAAATCTTCTGATGTTAATTCACTACCTAATAACTTATTTTTTAATTGCCCATTTGATTTAACTAATTCTAATGCTTCTTCTCTTGTTAGAAATCTATTTTTTGTAGTTAGAAATCCCTGTACTGTTAACTCACCATATTTTTCAAATGGATAAATTCTATTTGTTTGTTCAAATATAGAAGGATGACGATTACCGCTATATACAATTCCTTTATTTATATTATATGGTTTATATAAATAATCAATTCCGTCATCAATCCAATTTGCTGCACACACAACATATTCTATCTCACCATTATTAAGGTGGACTTCTAATCTTTCTTTGTCTATCATTTACAATTCATGGTTTTGTTCCAACTTTTTATTACAACATCTCTCAATGTATCAAGAGTAAAATCATCATATACTAATTCCTCAGAATTTTGTCTCATTTCTAATCCACAAGTGTTACATTTAACATAAGCATAACCACAATTATTTAATCCTGTATGACTACAATTAACTTCAGCATTACCTCCACAAACACATTTACTAACACCACTTTCAGAAAATGATGGATTCCACCTATCTATTAATTTCTTATAAAAGAATAATAATTCATAATCACCAATATTAACAAAGTCTAAATCACTAGCATCTTTACAAATATTTCCATATGAAAAATCTTTAAATTCATCACCTGTAAAATTATTAGTTTCTTCTCTAATATTTTCTATCTCTCTTAGTATAAAAGTTCTATTCATCTATTTTTATTTTTAATTATAATTTGGATAGATTATTGATTCAAATTTATCAGTTAATCTTTCTTTAATATTATCAATAGCTTCTTCTAGCGTAATAACATTAATACCAATACTTGAAATATGAGTTTTAAAATGTTCATCATATTGTTCATCAGACATTTTTTTAAAAAAATTGCATGATTTGCGATTTTTAATATAATATTCTTCAATCTTTATATCATAAAGTTTAGTTGCTTCATCTTTATCTGAAAAAACTTCAATTATTTCAGATACGCATAAATCATATACTACCCAAGTGTCAATTAATTTCATAACATTTTTATTTTAGCCAATAATTAGTTTTATTTGTTCCTTTTACATTCATCATTTGTAAGAATTCTTTTGGAAATTCTGTACCCCATGCAAATCCAACATCACAATGAGTATCTTCAGAAAAATCTGTTATTATATTTGATGTAGAAAAAATTAGAGGATCTTCCCTTCTTGCTAATGCTTGCTGAACTTCAAGCTTCAATGTTTTAATTTGTTCTGCTTGCTGTATAGCCATTTGCTGTTGACGAATTTGTTCTTTTGATATTTTTTCAAGTTCAGATTGTATTCTACCAATATTTTGTTCGATTCCTTTTACTTGTTCTTTGAGTATCTTTGTTGAATTTTCAAGTGCATCTACTCTATTACCAAGATTTACCATTGTTTCATACATACTTCTAAATAATGGTAAATTCATACCAACATTCATACTAACCATTGATAATGAATTTGGAAAATATACATCGTAATATTTTTGACTCTTTACGTGTTTTTCAAAATCATAAAAACCAATAGGACATAATATATAAAAGTTTCTTTCTGAGTTAGCATTTTTGTAGTTATTAATAGCAGACTCAATATCTTTTGATGCCCTTTTTGGGTCACAAGTCAGAATGGAATTTTTTGCTAATTCTAATGGAATAATCATAAATCCAAAAGTCTCTGCAATTTGAACAATAGAACTAAGATTCGAATTTAATCTTGAGTTAAGGTACTGATTGTAATTTTTGTCTATTTGAATTTCAACTTGATCATATCTGTCGCCTGAAGAAGTTCTTTCTTTTTTTATCAAGTTGTATTTTATTAAGTTTTCAGGAATCTTAACATTATATGATTTCAAACTGCCTAATATATTATTATATTCAGTAACTTTTTCGTTGATTGAATATCCTAACTGTTTAAAAATTTCCCTTTTAGTAGAAAAATTAGTTTTGGTTTCATCATAATAGGAATTAGATCTAATAATATTGGCTTTTTCTAACACTTTTAATGTTAACATAAATTCTTTTAAATCAGAGTCTATTAATTTTAGCTTATCAATTAATAATTGACTCTTTTCAGTGCTTTTTGCTGCACCTGATACATTTTTTGTTGGAGTGACATTTAATAAATTCATAATAATAATTTTTAATTACACAAAAATTGAAATAATTTTTAATTTCAAACACAAAGATAATAAAAAAAATCAATTACACAAATTAATTGTTCATATATTATTCAATTTATTTAGTTTTTTCTTTCTTAAATATAAATTATAATTACCATTATGATTTAACATATTAATATAATCTTTTAATGTCAATTCAGATAACTCAGAAATATATTTATTTAGTTTTACTTTATAATCTCTAAGACTAACTAAAAAATCTTTATCAAAAAAATAAAACATCAATAATATTAAATCAAAAAAATCAGAAATTTCTTCATTTTTTATTCGTAGTAAGTCATCTTTTAATTTTAATGACAAATCATATAAAGAAATAAATTTATAATCATTTTTTTGATATTCAATTATAGTATTTAATAATTGATAAAAAATACGGGAATATCTTTCATCAATAGCCTGAATATCTACTAAAAAAAGAAATCTATTACGATATAACATATCATTATATTTCTTAGTATCAAGTTTTTTGATTTCAATCATTAATTTTTTTTGATAATTGTATTAACTTCTCTTTTCTAATTTCTATCTTCGCTTTTGAATAATATTCTAAATAGTTATCGTGTTCTAACAGGAAATCAAAAAATGTATGATTTACACCACGATAAGGTGTATCTTCATCTTGACCACAATATAAATCATATGCTTTATGATCTAATTCAGTAATAATATAATCATTATAATTAATCATTTGATTCTGTTATTTTATTTAACTTATCTATTCTTAATTTAGTTTTTAAATTAAATGCAACAGCATGAGCATACTTTGAGTGACAATCATCTATTGATTTCATAATATAAATATATTCATCATAATCTTCTTCATTGGTTATTTCAAATTCTTCATTTAGTTTAATTTTTTCAAAATAACGTAATTCTGATTCAAAATAATTTATTTCTGATAGTATATTTTTTTCATTTATCATAATTTTATATTTTACCTTGAACAAAAAACTCAAGTATAAATACAAGTTTAGACTCAAATTCTTTATCTTCTTCAATCTCTTTCAACATTTTATAATAATATGATGTGTCTAATGTATTATCATCAGGCTCACCACTTCTTAAAAACATCTGATAATGTTCATTAACATAGTTGTCAATATTTCCATATTTATTTATCTCAACTATAGATTCTTTTATCTTATTGATAATTTCTTTTGATTCGCTATATCTCATTTTTGTAACTTTTTTATTTTTTTATCATATAATATAACATGGAAATATTAGATATTAAATTTAGAATGGAAGGCTTAGAAAAAAAACTATCGAATTTATATCCATATGAATTCGAGATTGATGGCGTATCTGTGGCTTCATATGAAGGCTTTATACAGTCATTAAGAACTCCAGACATACAAATTAAAGAGAGTATATGGAAACTATCAGGGTTTGAAGCATGGTCAGCTGGTCAATGTTTAGATTGGATAGATACTCAAGAATTATATTGGATATCTACACCAATCAATAGACAATCTGAAGAATATGATGAACTAATAAAACGATCATATGATTGTTTATTTGAACAAAATGAATCTTTCAGAAACAGTTTAAAAGAATCAATACCTTATAAATTAGATCACACTATTGGTAAATCTGGCAAAACTAACACATTAATGACAAAAAGTGAATTCTTAATCCAATTAAATAGATTAAGATCCAAATTGACAGAAAAGAAGTTTTTTAATTTACTTGACTTGTTCTGATTTATAATAATTTCTAAATCTCATCAATGTTTCACAAACCCAAGATTCAACTTCTTTTGCTTTCCATCCATGTTTAAGCTGAAGTATTGCTAATTTAAGTACTCCTCTTTCATATCTGGTTGATGCACCTCCTTTGTACATATAGATAAGACTTGCTACTTTCTCTGCTTCTGATACGTTTGTGCCATCACGTACAATAACTTTTCTACAGTTAACTGACTTATTTGTATCTGCTTCGGCTTTAACATTACTTGAATGTCTATCTCTTAAAATTTCACAAGAAATAACCTTTAAATTCTTATCATAATAAACTGCTGTGTAATCCATGTTTTTTTGTTTAATTATTTAAATTTTGGTGGCTTTGGTATATTATATCCACCTTTATCTAGAAATGTGCTAATTGCCATATATATGAATAATATGGTAAATGGAACACAAATACATAATACTAATATATCATCCATGATTTAATTGTTTATAGTTTTTATTCATTAATTTATAATAAGTTAAATATCCAATGAGCCAATATAGACTTAAATCATGACTATCAATATACACATCATGTTCTAAATTTTCTTTATCATTATCAATAATTCTATAAAAAGGATTATCTACATCATTAACTATAATAACATCACATTTGTCATTACTATAATTATAATCATCAATTTTATTGAAGTCATTCTCTTCTAAAAAATCTGTAATTGGTCTGTAAATCATTTCTTTAGTTAATACCATATTATCGTATTGTATCACCAACGTTATGAGTTTTTCCTATAATATTAGCCAAATTTGAATCATATTTATAATACTTAATTGTTTTTTCTGAATCTTTAACTACGATTGAATATGATGTATCAGGTACACTACCGCTCTTATCTATTGATAAATGAATTGTTTTATAACAACTGGTGGTTTTAACTTATTTAATGAATAATCAGCATACATATCATAATTATCAAACACTTTACCATCATAATTTATTTTTTCATTACAACTAAATAATAAAACACACAATCCACA